TACGCAAAATAACCGATAAATAACTTAAAAAGGTACTGTATGTCTAATTTGTCGCAACTAAAACAAGAAGTTTTTGATTATGTTTATCTCATGCTCGGCGGGGATATAGTGGATGTTGAGCTTGACCTGAAACATTACGAGATGGGTTTGACTGCTTCACTGTCGACTTATAGGCAAAAAGCAGCAAATAGCGTAGAAGAGAGTTATGCGTTTTTAACCCTAGAAGAAGATAAGTCATCTTATACACTAGATAAGAACATTATCGAAGTTCGGCAAATATTCCGACGAACTATCGGTACTTCACAAGGATCTGCTGCTAGCTTCGAGCCATTTGAAGCCGGATACATGAATACCTATCTGTTACAATCGGGTAAAATTGGCGGCTTAGCATCGTATGATTTGTATTCAGGGTACCAAGAATTAGCAGCTAAAATGTTTGGAGGCCATATAAATTTCACCTTTAATAAAGTAACTAAGCAGCTCGATATTGTTAGACGAGTGCGCGGCACCGGCGAAGTTGTTATGTTATGGGTGTACAACTACAAACCAGATGAAATGTTGCTTGCAGAACCGCAATGCGGCAACTGGTTAAAAGACTACACTCTTGCAAAGTGTAAATTTATGCTAGGCGAAGCTCGATCGAAGTTCGCAACCATTGCCGGTCCACAAGGCGGAACAAGCTTAAACGGCGACACGCTTAAAGCAGAAGCACAGCAAGAGCTTCAGAAGTTAGAAGATGATCTAAAGTACTTCGCCGACGGATCTATGCCGCTGAGTTTTATCATTGGGTGATTGACTAATACAGTATAAACATGTTATACTTTGCTAAAATCTAGGAGGTATAATTTGATTATAGGATTAAGTGGCTTTATAGGGTCCGGTAAAGGGACAGTTGCTAAGCGGTTAGTCAATCATCATGGTTTCGTAGAGCTTTCGTTTGCATCTCACCTTAAGGACGTTATAGCAGTAATGTTTGGATGGCCCCGCAAGATGTTAGAAGGTGACACTCATGAATCTCGTGTATGGAGAGAGCAACTTGACCCGTTTTGGTCCGAACTATTAGGACGCAACTGGTCACCAAGGATCGCAATGCAAGTCATTGGCACTGATGTGGTCCGAGATAAATTTTACGACGGGATGTGGGTTGCTAACGTGCTAAAAACTGTGCAACAAAATCCAAATGCAAACTACGTTATATCAGATGTTCGGTTTTCGACGGAAATAGAAGTATGTTCGCAAATGGGCGCAACTATGGTGCGTGTTACTAACGGAAAAGATCCGAGTTGGGCTGATACTATGTTAACTCATGGGATTATCCCTAAGGACGTACATCGATCAGAGTGGGAATGGCTATATTGTGGAACTTATAACTACGTGATCAAAAACACGTCGACATTAGACGCGTTAGCTAATGAAGTTGACAGTTTTGTCTCTAGTCTGGGTTAAGCCCGCTTTTTGGCCAGCCTATTCCTTTCATTTTTAACTCAACCGAACAGTTTAGACAAATGGTTTTTAAATTCCGCCAGTCGGTGTTATTCATGTTGCTGTCAACAAAATGAACTATTAACTGATTATCGAACTGTGCGGTAAAGTTACATTTCTCGCATTTTGGAAGTTTCTTATACCCTGCAGATTCCCACCGCGGAGTATCTACTTTTAACGGTGTCTTCTTTTTGCGGCTGCAACTATCGCAAAGGCTCCGGTAATATACCTTTTCGTTCTTCTTATAGTTAACTGCTGCTGGCTTTTTATTGCACTTTTTACACAATGGCCTGTCTGTATTCATAATATAAACCTTTACTGGTACCTTTATTTACCGCATAATCTCAGAGATATCCTGCTTTTTACATAAATATTTAAAACGATATACTTGTTAAAGTGAGGATTCTAGCAAATGGCATTAGTATCACCAGGCGTAGAAGTATCAGTAGTTGACGAAAGTCAGTACGTTCCAGCAGCAGCTGGCACACTGCCGTTAATTGTTGTTGCTACTGCACAAAATAAAACAAGCGGAACAGGAACAGGTTTCGCTAGAGGAACACTATCATCTGCAATCGGTCAACTGTTTTCAGTAACTGGCCAACGAGATCTTGTTGAGATTTTCGGAAATCCGTTGTTCTATACCGACGCGTCAGGGAATAGTCTAAACGGATATGATTTAAATGAATACGGGCTACAAGCCGCATATAGCATGCTAGGGGTAACTAACCGTGCTTATGTGTTAAGAGCTGATGTAGATTTAGCCCAGCTTAATGCTACAACTGTAAGACCGACAGGCGATGTACTACCGGGCACTGTATGGCTAGACACAATTAATACCTCGTATGGTATTTTTGAATGGTCGGCTGAAACAAACACCTTTGTAACTAAATCGGCCCGCGTGATTACCAACACTGAAGAACTAGTCGGTGGTGTTCCGGCAGTGTCGGTTGGTACTATTGGAAGTTATGCAGTAGTTGCAACAAATACAAATAACCCTGTTTATTTTAAGAATAAAGACAACCAGTGGGTGTTAGTTGGAAGCGACTCATGGAAGCAGTCATGGCCGACTGTACAAAGTCTTGCAAACGTTTCTGTAACTGTTGGCGATGATATTATCATCAACGGAGTGACAGTAGTTGCAACTGGAACAGATTTATCTAGCTTAGCAGCTGACATTAACGGAGCAGCAATTCCTAATGTTTCTGCTACTGTGCGATTTGGTAAGCTAGAGATTTATTCTAGTGTACCGTTGAATATTATCTCTGGTGTTTCGGGACAACTAGCAGACGATTTAGATATTGCTGCTACTAGCGGAAACGAAGCGAACCCGCCTGCTTTACAGCAAAGTTCGCATACTAAGATTCCAGCTTGGCGCCGGACTGACGGCGTTACTGCTCGTCCTACAGGTTCAGTGTGGGTTAAAACTACTGCAGTCAACAATGGTGCAAGTTTCGCGCTTAAATCATTCAATGGACAAACAGGATCGTTTAGCTTGCTAGCAGCGCCGCTTCATGAAAATGATAGGTCAGCAAATAAAGCGTTAGATCCGATTGGCGGTGGCCGGAACATTGCAACTAACAGTTACTATATCCAGTACGATGTTAGTGAAACAGATACTGCAACATATAAAATATATCGCCGGTACGCACAAGGTAGTACAATCGCACGAGGCCTTGTTAATGCTGCTAGCTTTACTGCTGGCGCAGCATACACTGTACAAGTAAGTCGGCTTAACTCTACAGATTTAACAGCACCAGTTGAAATTACACTATCTGGAACTACTGCAGACAGTTTTGTTAGTGACTTACTAGCAGCTAACATTGACAATATTTCTGCATTAGTAACAGACTCGGGCGCAGTACAGATTGAACATGTATTAGGTGGCGAGATTGTTTTAAAAGAAACATCAGGAACGCCGCTAGCGGATGCTGGTCTTACTACGGCACTAACTGTTGTTAAGAACGGCCCAGACTCGACTCTAGTTGTTAGTAACTGGGTACCTGCGTTGTATACTGCAAGCAGCTCAGCGCCAGGGACAAATCCGGAAAACGGAACACTGTGGTATTACGGTGTTACTGACGAATTCGACGTAATGATTCACGATGGAAGTCAGTGGCGAGGATATCGTAATGTTGGTGTAGACGCCCGCGGTTACGATTTAACACAAACAAACATCAACGGACCGATTGTTTCGTCATCTGAGCCTACAAGTCAAGACAGCGGTAGTCAGTTGGCACTTGGTGATATTTGGGTCGATACTAGCGACTTTGAAAACTTCCCAACGTTGTATCGTTACGAGCAAGTAGGTAGTGATCGTAAGTGGATTCAAATCGACAACAATGACAGCGAAACCGAAAACGGTATTGTGTTTGCTGATGCACGCTGGGGCACAGATGGTACAGTGAATCCTATATCAGATTCCATCCCATCGATTGCAGATTTGGCTGAAAGCGATTATGTCGATCTAGACGTTGTTAGTCCGGACTTATATCCACGCGGAACACTACTGTTTAACACTCGCCGATCTGGTTTAAATGTTAAGCGTTATGTATCGGAGTACTTTACTAGCGACAAGTACGCAAGTACATTGCCAGATGTAAAGGCTTCGTGGGTATCTGCTGTTGGATCGGCTACAGGCGGCGCAGCACCGATGGGCCGCAAAGCAGTTCGTGCTGTTGTTGTAGCAGCAATGAAAGAAGCGCTAGACACTAACCAAACTATCCGCGAAGAACAGCGTGAGTTTAACCTTATTGCAGCACCTGGATATCCGGAGCTTGCTCAAAACATGGTTGCATTAAACAACGAGCGGAAAAATACATCATTCGTAGTAGTTGACACCCCGATGCGTCTTGCACCAAGTGACGTCGAAAACTGGTCACTAAATGCAAACGGTGCTGTTGCTGACGGCGAAGACGGGTTAATCACAAACGATCCATATATGGGCGTTTACTGGCCATCAGCATTAACTACTAGCTTAAATGGTCAGCAAATTGTTGTACCTGCTAGCCACGGTGTACTTCGCACAATTGCTAGAAGCGACGACCAGAGCTACCCATGGTTTGCATTTGCTGGTACACGCCGCGGCCGTATTGACAATATTTCGAGCTTAGGTTACATTAATGCTGATTCTGGCAACTTTGTAACTACACAAGTTAGAGAAGGCGTCCGCGATGTACTGTATTCTAACAATATTAACCCATTAACGTTTGAGCCAGGCATTGGTAACATGAACTGGGGTAATAAAACCCGTTCTGGTACTGCTAGTTCGTTGGATCGAGTAAACGTAGCTCGATTAGTTGCGTATATTAGACGTCAGTTAGACAAAGCAGCTAAGCCATTTATATTCGAACCTAACGATAAGCTAACACGGGACGAATTTAAAGGTATTATTGAGCAGTTCTTAAATGACATCCTGGCTAAACGTGGTATCTACGATTACCTTGTAGTGTGTGACGAAAGTAACAACACCCCAGCAAGAATCGACCGCAATGAGTTATGGGTAGATATTGCTATTGAACCTGTAAAAGCAGTTGAATTTATTTACATTCCGATTCGATTGAAGAATACTGGTGAAATATCGGGCAGTTAATAAAGAACTGTTAATAAAAAGCAGCGCTAGTCGCTGCTTTTTTGTGACCATACATACTTGGCACTTCCGCAATCGTATATACGCAAGTACCCTTCTTGCAACCTTAAATCTCGCTCACTAACAGCTGATCCTGCAGGTTTCTTTAGCTGATAACGATGGATTCGTCTGACTTCATTCTGCGGGATATACCAATAGTTTACTTGGGTGTTACGTACATGCAAAAACCCTAGTTTAGTGTAAAACTCTGAGTTATAGCTCCACCTTAAGTCTGCATATGATATAACTTCTGCAGGGTTTACATCACGTATAAACTGCTTGAACAGCTTACTAGCTCCGCCTGTTATATTAAACCCTGTTTTGGAACAATATCGATTAAGTTCCCACGATGTAATGCTTTTAGATATATCGCCCTTAAGGAATGTCATAACTGCTACTAGTTCGCTGTTGTAGTACAGCCCATAATGGCAGTTTGCTCTTCCGCTACCTTGTAGATGGTGTTTCTTAACAAACGCGTTAGCTTCGGCTGGTGTTATCGACGCAACTGTGCATTTTCTTGCATATATCCTTTGATTTCTTTTTAAGTAGGATAGCAGTCTAGATTTTACAATATCTTTGTTATGTACCCATTCGTCTTCAAAAACATGTATTAAGGTAATACCTTGTTGCATACATTTTTGGGATTTATCTATGTGGTATGTAGAGTCTTTATACTGTTCACTATGCCAATATAACCCGTTGAACTCAACGGCAATTCCGATATCGGGCATTAATATATCAAGTTCTAGCGGACTTAATGTTTTTCGGTCGTTGCGGATAACAGTAGTGTGTTGTGATAAAAAACATGCTAATTCGTTCTCCAGTTTACTAACTGTTGACTCTCGCGGAAAACACACAGGGCATAAATCGGCCCGGTATTTACTTTTTGACAAATACTGTCTGGTGATCCGAAACGTAGTTCCGCATGTGTCGTGTAAAATGTCGCAGTACTGTTGACTATGCCCATCTAACGAATACCCGTCGGCGCGAATTCGGTTAATTGCGCTGTTTAGTGATTCGATTGACTTTTTTCGATTTGCGATCTTAGACGACTCGCTTATTTTTTGTTTAGATGTATCAGTATGCTGTTTGCCTTCGAAAACAGCAAAATTGTAGCCTTTTGCTTTTTTTGTAGCAACTGCTTTTTTAGCAGATTCGCTAGATACAGTCTGGAGCTTTCGTTGTTCTTTGATTTTGTTGATAGTTTCGTTGGTATGCGGAACTCCTTTGTTCCACGCCTCTTTTCCTTTATTTGCTGTACTAATTGCAGCTTTAGTAGACTCAGACAGAGACTTACCTTTGTTCCACGCCTCTTTTCCTTTGTTTGCAGAAGCTATGCGCTCTTTAGCTGCACTATTCATTTTGTTTCCGAAGTTTGGGTTTAGTTCGCCTTTACGTTTTTCGGAGAGTTTAGCCCGGTACTCAGCAGTAGAAACGTCGCCGTATTGTGCTTTATACTCTTTAGTTTTGATGTTGTGTTTTTTAAGGTGTGTCGATGAGATTAAGTGCTCGAAGCATTCACCACAAATTTTGCATGTAATCATAGTATGATATTGTTATCGATCCTAAAAGTCTAATATAGCATATTTGAATATTTATACAACCGAGCATCTTGCAACAACACAAAAAATGCATAAATAAATAAAAATAGGAGTAAAATCGATGGCTGTTTCATCATTAAACAAATTTACTGTACCGTTGGCTAGCGACCAGTCTGCATCTAGTCAAGGTCTATTGATGCCTAAGTTAAAATACCGATTCCGTGTTATTTTTGAGAACTTCGGTGTCAGCACCCCGCGCAGCGAATTAACAAAACAAGTAGTAAACGTTAAACGCCCTAGTGTGAGTTTCGAAGGTATTGACCTTCCGGTGTATAACTCTACAATCAAACTAGCCGGCCGTCATAACTGGGACGACGTTACTGTTACGTTACGAGACGATATGGCAGGCTCTGTTGCAAAGCTAGTTGGCGAACAGTTACAGAAGCAGTTCGACTTCATGGAACAGTCTAGCGCTAGTTCTGGTATTGACTACAAATTCATCATGAAAGTCGAAGTGCTTGACGGTGGTAACGGCGGCAACGAGCCCACTGTACTCGAAACGTGGGAAATGTATGGCTGCTATGTATCAACTGCAGACTACGGCGACATGGAATATTCTGCTAACGAACCAGCAACAATTAGTTTAACTGTTCGTTACGATAATGCAATCCAGTCTCCAGTAGGCAGCGGTATCGGTGCTACAGTTGCAAGAACTTTAGGCACGAACTCAACTGGTTAATAAGGGATAGAATTTGAGTTTCTTCGATAACTTTTTACAGGCACTATCAAAAGGCGACGAAATACGTGATTACCAACATGCTAGTCGCGTATTTCGCGATAACGATTATACGCTATCGCCTAAGTTCCAATTTTTATATTATGTGTTGTTTGAATTCAACCCTAAGGTTAGGCCTTATACTGATTTCTCAGCTGACACTAGTAAAACATACGAAGTTGGGATGCTTGTTAAAAGTGCCCAACTTCCGTCGTTTGACTTTGAAATTGAAGAGAAGAATCAATACGGCCGTCATGTTAACGTGCAAACACGGATTAATTACACTCCGGTGCAGTTAGTATTCCACGACGATGTGTCTAACACTATAAACACCTTTTGGATTAACTATTATCGGTACTACTATGCTGATGCAAGCAAAGATATCAATGCGCCCGACGATGTGGCGTATAGATACACTGAAGAGTTTGCAGCAAATCGGCACGGGTATAAAGGGTATACTCAAGACGGGCTAAGTGTTGAACCGTTCTTGAAATCTATTAAAATTTATAGCCTACATCAAAAGCAGTTTACAGAGTATACTTTAGTTAATCCTATCATACGCTCGATGCAGCACGGAACACACGATAGTTCAGCTGCTGACGGGTTGTTAGAAACTACAATGCAAATAGGTTACGAAAGTGTGTTATATGGTCAAGGATACGTTGCTCCAGGTGTACCTCAAGGTATGGAGTTGCACTACGACAGAACACCAAGTACAATATCGTCGGGTACAACTAGCTTCTTAGGTCCGGGCGGCTTGCTAGACACTAGCGCGGGGATATTATCAGACTTGGGATCAGGAAACTTCATCGGCGCTATATCAAAAGGCCTAAGTGCTAAGTCGGCATTTGAGAATGTTAATATAGGTTCGGTCCTTAAAGAAGAAGCACTAGAAACTGCTGGTAAAATTTTACGACAGTCGAGTACTAGAACAAAATCTAACGGCGATGTGTCGGTACCGGTTGTTGAAAAAAGTATTAACTCTGCAAATGCTACAGGATCAAACCCGCAAGTATCATCAGGCTCTCGCGGCTCTAATCTGATTAGTAATGTATCCTCGGGTGTTGCTACTATATACAATAATACTAGAAAAACTGTTTCTGGCATATTCAACAGCAACGGAGATGATGTTTAATGGCTAATACCGAAGTCGTAAAAAAAGTAGTATTTGATGGATATCGCAATGTTGAGATATCAATAAACCCGGATGCATATAATGCTATTAAGAGTTTCTTTCTTAAAGAGATAGGTGACAAGGATGCAGCTGAAGCAATGGCTCAGAGTTTAATGGCTATATCTGCAGATACTAATATCGACCCAATGAAACTATTAGATGAAATATCATCACAAGAAGGGGTATCTGTTAATGCGCTTATGGCAGCACTTATTAATAGAACAAGAAGTAATACAAGCTTGTTGGGAATTAAAGAACCTAAGAAGCCGACAAATTTTGTTGCAAGGAACATAATTCAATAATATGGCTAAATTTGCACAAGGAAAGTTTACTCCGAAGAATCAGTCAAAGTATTATGAGTAAATTAAATTACGAAGGATCTAATGTATCGAAGCGTGAATGGAAAAACAAACAAAATGTTGATCCTAAACATTACGCTAAAGAAAAGAAAAACAGATCCAAACGACCCGCTTGAACATATTAAATCGTTAGTAAATGTAATGAAAAACCGATAAATTTTACTTCTTAACGTAAATATAGTTGTTGGGAGATAAAATTATGCAATGTAGAATATGTTCGGAAAAATTCAAATCGGCGAAGAAGCTATCGCTGCATGTTCGCTATGCACACAAAATTTCAGCTAGGGAATATTATGACACACATGTTAAGTCGGTTAATGACGGTGTATGTAAGTTCTGTGGCAATAACACTTCGTATGTAAACATCGTTGCAGGATATAAAAATGTTTGTTCGTCGACGGCATGTAAGTCATTGGCAATGAAAGAAATCAGGCAACAGAACGCAACTGACCCAGAAAAACACGCAGCGTTCGTACAGAAAGTTAGCAATAATCAAAAAGCCATATGGGCAGATAGGAAAGCCAAAGGCGTTGATAAAGCCATACATGCAAAAGCTGGTGCCACTGCTCGCAAAAATAATAGTAAAATGACTGCTGAAGAACGAAAATATAAATTCGGCTGGATGAATTCATTATCAATTGAGCTAAAGGAAGAATGGGTTAAAACTGTTATGCTTAAGACAGGCGCGCACAGATGGTGGAAAGAGGCGACAGATTCGGAGAAACTTGATGTAGTAGTTAAGCGCGAAGCAACTAAGAAGCAAATTGCAGAAGAACTTATCCGTGAGTATATGTCGAACCCGGAAAGTAAACAGTTATATTATGCAGCGGTTCAATATTTGACAGAGCAAACTTACCACATACATAAAGAAAAAATCGATCCAAATGGTAACCGTGGCAGAGAGTGGCACCTTGATCATAGATATAGTGTATTTCAAGGGTTTATCAATGGTGTGCCTCCGGAGATTATTGCGCACCAGCATAATTTAATATTAATATCTGCAAAGAAAAATTTACAGAAAGGAAGCAACTGCACGATCACATTAGAAGAGCTTCAGTTAAAGTATGCCGAATCGTTGCTTACAGAGGATAATAAATAATAATATGACTAAATTTGCACAGGGGCTTTTTACACCAAAACATCCCGAAAAGTATATAGGAAAAAAGAAGATTCATTATCGCAGTAGTTGGGAATGGGCTTTTATGAATTTTGCCGATAACAATCCGAGTGTATTGCAATGGGCAAGTGAGTCAATTAATATACCGTACAGAAATCCGTTCACAGGAAAGAACACAATATATGTTCCGGACTTTTTTATCGTATACGTTGATAAAAACCAAAAGCAACATGCAGAGCTAATTGAAGTAAAGCCTAAAAAAGAAACAAGCCTAGAAGAAGCAGGCCGCAGTAAAAAAGCGCAAGCTGCTGCTATTTTAAATCAAGCTAAATGGGAAGCTGCTGCAATTTGGTGTAAGCGCAATCAAATACGATTCCGGATTGTTACAGAGGATGATATTTTCCACCAAGGCACACAACGGCGTAGAAAAAAATAAAAAGGCAGTTAATCAATGACAAAAAAGTTAGAAGAAACATTTAATATATTATCAGCTGATACCGACGATGAGATAGTCGATGACGATGATATAGAATATAACATCGATGAATATACCGACGAAAGCACAGACTTAGATCGTTATAATGAGCTGTTGGATAAAGTTACAGCATCACTACCGTCTATTAAAGGGTTAGAAGCAGCAGACGAAGAATTCGACAAGTTGTCAAATGACGCACACACTGGGTTTAACGACTTAATGGACCTAGGCCTTAATGTTGATCCTAGATTTTCAGCTGAAATATTTAATGTAGCTAGTCGGTTATTAGGTCATGCAATAACAGCTAAAACTGCTAAAGCAGATAAAAAGTTAAAATCTATTGACTTGCAGTTAAAACAAGCACGTTTATTGCAAAATGCTCTTAAGAATAAACCTGCTGCGTTAGTCGACGATTCGATCGACGGAACAGTACAGAGTAAAGTATACGACCGTAATGAACTGCTAGCTGAGCTCAGAGCTGAGCTTAATAACAAACCAAAGTAACCCTTACATTCTGCTAAATATAACATATACTATTTAGAATAGGAATGTTATGAAAAAGTTTCGCGAATACTTAACTGAAAGTGCAAAAGAATATAGCTTTAGATTAAAGTTTGCAGATCTGCCAGACGACTTTAATATCGAAAAGCTAGAAATTGCGTTAGAAAAATACGAACTTAAAAGTTTGTCAAAGCCAAAAAAGACGCCGATCCAAGAGCATCCCTTAGACTTCCAAACGTTGCAGAATGCAGATGTGTCGATTGTTGACGCGACTGTGAGTTATCCGGTAACTCCGGCAGAGTTGCATAACTACTTGTCGTTTGTCCTTCGATACCCAGCAAGCCATATGGTTGTGATCAATAAAGATCACCCAGAAGAGATTGCTAGAGAAGAAGCAGTTGCAAAAGGCGATGAAGAATATGAGTCTTTGCTCGACACAGATTATGCAAAGTCAGATATTGACCACGACGATTATTACGGCGACAATTACAATAAAAAACTCGTTAACGACCTAGTAGACGACTCAATGAAAGATGTGTTTGCTACAAAACCAGGTCCGCTAAGTAAAAGGGATTAAACATGAAAGATATTTTAAACAAGCTTGATGCTATATCATCAAAAACATCATTGTGCGAGTCACGCACCTTAGAGTCGTACGGCGACAAATTTGAGAAATTTAATGCGCTAGTTGACCAAGTTGGGTTAGTTAGTTTATGGGCTGAATTAGTCCGCTGGCTCGGAAGCCGCGACATGCAAGAATTCATTGATCATGTCGAAGGCGCGTTCGACATTGACGTAGATCAGTATGGAGATTTGCAAGCAGCAATCGACGAGCTAGAAACAGCCCTAGGTCCTAAAACTCTCATGGCCGAGTACAGTAAGTGGACAACAGCTGACGAGTTGAACGAATTCGTCGACGACTTTGCTCGGGTGCACGATATTGAACTAGACAGTCAGCTCGAAGATACAGTTATAGAAAGTGACGACGACTATTATGAAGATGACGACGAAGAGGTATTTTCGGAGGGAGATCGTGTACACTCTCCCGAAGGGCTCGGAACCATCGCAGGGGTATCACCGTCGGGCAAATTCTATGTTGTTGATCTCGACCATGGCGACCAAAGTGCGTACCACGGAAGTCAATTAAAGCATGCAGACGACGAAGACGAAGATGAAGACTGGAATGATTACTCTCGCCAGTTTGATTTTGAGTCCGTGCACGAAGGTAGCGATGACAGCAGCGTAGATAAATCCAATGCTGTTGAAGTAATGAAAACGTTGTATGCAAAGATGGAAAGCTTATACGACCAAGGCGAATATTCTGAATCATTTTTAGAAGAATTTAATGAAAACTTATGGAGCTTTGCGCATAAGCTAGGCACGACTGAGTTAGTACAATCATTCTTCCGTAAGATGGAAACTTGGTACGACGATGATGAATATATGACATTGTCGCAATACGGCGATGAAATGGTGTCGTTTGCTGATAACTTAAGTAAAAACGCTCCAGTCACTGAATCTAAAAAAATTAACGAGTCGTTTAGCATTACTAGTACAGTTAACGATGCTGGTGAGCAAAGTGTTAGTGTTAATGCAACAGGACAACATGCTTTGATGCTAGCAGAAATCCTTAAACTATCAGGATTAAATACTGCCGACGATTGTGGCTGCTCGGCTGTAACAACAGAAGAATACGCCAACGAACCAGACGAAAAGTATCTAGATACCGAAACTCAGCTAGTTGGTTTAAGTGGTGGCATTAACGGACCGAAAGGTAAGCACTTCAAACAACGCCCGGGAGACAATCCGCTAGCGGCAGACGATCGCGGCTATAATGTAAAAGAGAGCAGCGTAGTAGCCCGAGACACAGACATGGACGGAAAAACTGTTATTGTAACTGGTGTACAAGGTTTAAACGACAAGAAGTTTCGTAAAAAGTTTAAAACACAATCAGCAGCTGAACGATGGATTGCAAAAAACGAAGACAACATTGATAACGTGCGCATTTTTGCCGAAAGTTGTGTTGACAACGAAAGCGCTGCTACTCTGCAGGAAAACTTCGAAAACGGTGCTAAAGTTACAGTTAGCAGCACCGTTAAAGATCGAATTGGTAAAAAGTATGCCGGCCGAACTGGCACTGTTTCCGGAAAAGACGGTGGTTACATATTAGTAAAATTCCGAGGTGGAAGAGAAGTTGAGTTCCGCGCAAGTGAATTAACTAAAGCTAACATCAATGAAACAGACGACTGGGGTCAGATGACAAAGCAGCAGTTTAAACAGCGCGAATTAGATCATGAGCTAGGATCAGAGACGAATAGTGTGCCTGCTGCACAAAACAAAGTATTTAATGTTGTTATCAACGGAAAAGTCTGGAAAAAAGCAGGGACGCCAGTTGAGTTCAAGTCTATGCGCCATGCTAGAGCAGTTACTGATAAGATCAAAGTTAAAAACCCAACGTATACGATTCAGATTGTCTCAGCTGCCCGCGAACAAGGTAGTGTAAGTGAAAACGCTCAACAGTTGGCGCTTACTAATCAGCTAAATCAAATTGTGCACCGAAAACAAAAAGCACAAGAAGCCGGTAATACTACGTTAGCAGATAGCTTAGCAAGGCAAGAAGAGAATTTGCGCAAGCGACTTAAGTCAACTGGAGTAGATTCAAACGTTAACGGAAGCGGCTACACTTCTATGTAATTGAAAGTAAAAAGCCCTGCATATGCAGGGCTTTTTTATGACAGTACAGGTTTTAAATATTGCCGCCAGCTATCGTGTTTAATTTTGACATGCCGACCAACTGACTTTCTTGCAAGATCCCAGTATGATGGTGCATACGGCTGGCGAATTGGCTTGATGAGTTTGCTTCCTTTACCGTGGTTGCACGGTTTGCAACTAGTTACACAATTCTCCCATGACGTACCACCGCCGAGCGACTGCGGGATTACGTGATCAATCGAAAGCTCGGATGTGCTGTACTGCTCGTTGCAATACTGGCAAACAAATGCATCACGTATGTATAGATTGGATCGCGAGAAGTTTGCGTCTAGAGGAACTTTGTAGTACTTCGATGTAACACATACCGCCGGGACATGGAACGAAGTAGTAGGACTATGTACTATCCAATCTTCGTATGTGTGTAGTACATGAAGCTTTCCGAGCCACTGCAATTTTATCGCCTGTTGCCAGTCAATGACACTTAGCGGAATCAAGCTAATAGGCTGGTAGTCTGCGTTTAAGATGAGTGTATGCGACATAGTATTAAGTTCTTTAAAGTTACACGATAAATAGAATTATATCATCTATAAAAAATAAGTCAAGAGGAATCGATGTCAAAATCATTAGATGGCGTCTTAATCAAACGAGCCCACAAGCCGCAAGAATTCTCCCGGGAGCAGATGTTAGAATTTGCAAGGTGCGCTGATGAATGTTTTGGCCCTTCGTATTTTCTGGAAAATTACTTCTACATACAACACCCTACTAGAGGTAAGATGCTCTACGAGCCGTATGGCTACCAACGCGGACTAGTAGACAACTATCACAAGTACCGGTTTAGTATCAACTTGCTGTCGCGACAGCTCGGCAAGACTACAACTGCTGCAGGTTACTTACTGTGGTATGCTATGTTTATTCCGGATAGCACTATCTTAATTGCAGCGCACAAGTATTCGGGTGCGCAAGAGATCATGCAGCGTATCCGATACGCGTACGAGTCATGCCCTGATCATATACGTGCCGGTGTAGTAAGTTACAACAAAGGCAGTATTGAGTTTGATAACGGAAGCCGAATTGTAGCACAAGCCACAACAGAAAACACCGGCCGCGGGATGTCTATTTCGTTACTATACACTGACGAATTTGCGTTCGTACGAAACACTATTGCTAAAGAATTTTGGACGTCCATATCGCCTACACTTGCTACAGGCGGTAAAGCTATAATAACTAGCACACCAAACTCAGACGAGGATCAGTTCTGGGAGCTGTGGCTGGGTGCAAATAAGACATTCGACGAGTTTGGTAACGAAACAGAAGTCGGACAGAATGGATTTAAAGCGTATAAGGCGTTATGGTACGAGCATCCAGAGCGAGACGAGCAGTGGGCAAACGAAGAGCGCAGCCGAATCGGCGACGAGCGATTCCGTCGCGAGATGGATTGTTTGTACACCGACAATAATGTAACGATCTTAGACGAATTTAATAACGAAATAACAATCACAATCGGCGAGTTGTATAATTTGATGGATAAATGATTTTAGTAAATAGCGATTTCAACGAGACGTATAGAAATGAATACTAAATTTTATGTAATATCAAAGATAGATAATAAGCAATATTGTAGAAAGAATGGCCAATTTACACGTCATTTGCGTACTCATGGTTTAACGTATAAAGATTATTATGAAACATATATAACTGGCGTAACGCCTGTCTGTGCATGTACAAAGCCGTTAACATTCTATCAAAAAGATGAATCGTATGCTAAGTCGTGCGGTAGTCCGAAGTGTGTTGGTAAGAATGTATCAGTAACGAAGCAGTCTTGGACAGAAGAGCAAGTGTTGCAGGACTTGATTAATAAGAAGAAAGCTGCATACAGTCGAACAAAGGAAGAAGTTGCAGAGCAAGTAGCAAAGTCGAAAGCAACACAGATTGCAAAGTACGGTATGCTTGCTACACAAACCGAAGAGTTTAAAGCAGAGGCATCGGCAACTAAATTAAAAAAAATACGGTCATAGTAATTATTCTAATCCAGGAAAAACATCAGCAACCTGGCAGAATAAGACTACAGATGAGATTGGTGCAATTGTAGATAAGCGTCGCGAAACATGTATGGAAAAATTTGGCGTAGAGAATGCATTAATGAAGCCGGAAGTCAGGGCAAAGTCAGCAAAGTCAAATTCGATAGGTCGCGAATTTGTATTGCCTTCGGGTGATATTGTGCATGTGCGAGGCTATGAAGATAAAGTCATTGCTATGTTGTTAGAGCAAGGGTATGCAGAGACTGAGTTAGTAGTTGATGATAGAATATCTGAATATAACATTCCGGTGTTTGACTATATTAATAAAGAAGCAAACAGTCGCCGAGCAAAGTATTACCCAGACATCTATATCCCGCATAAAAATAAGATTATCGAAGTTAAAGCACAGTGGTGGTGGGATGCCAAACAACGGCCTGGGTACGAAAACAGATTAACAAACAATCTTCGTAAATGGCAAGCTGTTTTAGATGCAGGCTATGAATACGAAGTCTGGTTATTTAAAGATGACAAGACTTTAGAAATTTTAAGAGATATTAATAATGTTTAAGAAAAATACAAAAGGATATAAGATTTTAACGGCTGCTGGTTATGAATCGTTTGATGGTATAGTAGAGAAAGGAAGCCAGACTGGGTTACGGTTAGAGTTTGAGTACAACTTATGGGTCGAGTGCACGCACGATCACGAGATTTACGTAAACAATTTAGCCAAAGTTCCTGCGCAGGATTTAAAATTGGGTGATATAGTTCAGTCTAGTCTGGGCCCTGTAGCACTATTAAACATTGTTGAACTAGGCAAAGGGAAAGTATACGATATCGTTAATGCGGGCAAAGATCATAGATTTTATGCCAATGGTGTTTTAGTTTCGAACTGCGAGCCGATCATCTTTGACGAAACCCTTATATCGCCTACTAAAATAGCAGCTCTAGAAGCAGTAGAACCAGTGTTTAGAACTGGTCAAGTCCGGTGGTTTAAAAAACCAGAAAAAGGTCGCACGTATGCAGTGGGCTTAGACCCTAGTTTAGGAACCGGCGGCGACAATGCTGCAATTCAAGTGTACGAGTTACCGACGATGATTCAGGTAGCAGAATGGTGTAACAACCGGACTCCTATACCGAAACAAATTAGTATCTTAGCAGGAATCAACCGTTACATTTTAGATATCACAGGCGAGCCGACTAATATTTGGTACAGTGTTGAGAATAACACATTAGGCGAAGCTGCTCTCATTACAATCGAAGAAATCGGAGAAGAAAATATCCCGGGCATTTTCTTAAGCGAAACAAAGAAACCCGGATCCGGCCGCCGGTTTCGTCGAGGGTTCAATACTACTAACAAAACGAAGTTAAACGCATGCAGCAAACTTAAAACCTGGGTTGAAAATGATATCATGAATTTAAACTCTAAGATGTTGATATCCGAGATTAAAAACTTTGTTGCTGTAGGAAGTTCGTACGCAGCTAAACCAGGCGAGAAGGACGATTTGGTAATGTCTACTATTTTGGTTGTTAGAATGTGTTTAGAATTAAAGCGTTTTGACCCTGAGTTTGACACAGTTCTGGCAGACGGCCTAGACGACGATTATGTAGAACCGATGCCGTTTATAATGATTTGACTAGGTAAATACACGCATGAGAGAAATTGAAAATACAGCAGAAGAGTTGTTTAATAAGATCCGCGGAAAGTTTCCCGGGGTTGTGTTAGGCGATGAAGCAGCTAAAGTAGTAACAGACCCAGCGCAGGCACGATTTTTTAACTTTGATTTTAAGGTAGACGATCGTGTATATGGGAATGTCACTCTTAGTTTGCTTGATAAAGATACGTTAAATGTTATATATGGCCGTAGCATTACAAGTGAGCTAACTGACGAAGACAAGCCGATTTGGTTTGACTTTTTGCGATCGCTGCGAAAGTTTAGCTCGCGTCGGATGCTAGGATTTGAAGTTCGGGATATTTCTAAAAAAGTACTCAGTAAAGATGATTTTAAATTCTTAGCAACAGGCGATTCCGACGTAGTGTCGGCAAACGAATCTACATCAATTACCGAAAGTAAGATGTACGGTAGCAAAAAAAGTAGCTATCAGAAAGTTGGCGAGTGCCGGTTGATAATTCGTCACAGTACTGCAATTGACGAAGAAAAGCGCGGCAGTCGAGCACGTCGGATCAGTACAGTGTATATAGAAACACGAGAAGGCGAGAGATTTAAGTTACCGTTTAATAACTTAGCAGGCGCCCGCGCCATGGCCCGGCATGTATCGAGTGGCGGCTCTACTGTAGACATTGTAGGTGCTCATATTACTAAATTAGTCGACGATAAGCAAAAGCTAAGCAAGTTCATCCGTAAAACACGTAATAAGCAGTTTGCTGAGGCAGACGCTCAGGATATTGTAGAAGGTGCAATAAAGAAATACTCGAGTATTAATAAGACATTAGCTAGGCTGCAATCTCCGCGCGGTTATGCTGCGTATATCGAGACAACAGACATTCCGGAATCTGACGGTACTAGTGTACCAGATTCTGACATTGACAAAATACGCCGCAAGCTAGTGAAATCAGTTGTTAGCGACGATATCGATGATGCGCTACCTCTTGTAGCACAGACATTCAATGAATTAGAGGACGATAAAATGAATAAACTAAGCGAAGCGGCATCTATTTTCGAACAAGCCAGTTTTTCGTTGTTGCTTAAAGAAGACCCTGCTGCAGATATGATTATAATGCAGTCTCGATTCAGTGACGGTGCATCACTGATGAGGAATATCATGGAAGATATATCGAGCAGATCTATTAACCAAACGTTGCGTACATTTGCAAAAAGTATCGTTGAGAAGTTTGATCGCTTGAGCGACCCGGAGATGTTGCTAGCAAGCCGTATTGCTAAACACTACCTGTCTGATCTTACTAAAATTAAAGAAGATCAAACATATAAGACCGAAGTCCGTACTGCAGAACTCGCAGAATCGAAATCATTCGAACGATGGGCTAACCGATTGTCTGAGCAAGTGTGGAAAAAACCTAATTCAAATAATGTCGGTGAGCTATTTGAACTATTCAACGAGCCGATCTCGCTAGGAGTTGATGGAGACAGTGCCATTGGTACTATTGCTTCTGTACTAAGCGCAGACGGGCTATCTGACGCGTTATACGCAGCTAGTAAAGCAACACCCGATGCTGACGCACGCCCGGTCATACTGTCGTGGCTAGAGGAGCATATGCCTGATATTGCAAGACGAGTAAAATCTCAAGTTGATAATTCTGTTACAGAGTCAGATGAAGATTTATCTCCGGAGGAAATGTACACTCGTATTAAGGATTGGAATCAGACTGCATTAGCAGGTTACGCTCGACGTGTTGGTATTGACGATGATATTATTGACTCGATGAAAAACGATCGCGACTCGCTAGTGGATGAAATCATGGGATATGTTTACGGCGACGATTGGGTTATAACGCTAATAGACAAAGGCGCTGTTTAACAGCCTATTTTTATTGCAACAATTAATATACAATTAAAGTATACACAAATTAGATTAACGGAACATTAAAATGAAAATGAAAACACTATCAGAATACTTAGTTGAAGCTGAATTGCGGACTACTAAGCGCCGGAAGATCAAGGAAGTAGCTAAAACAGCATCTGCAGAACGATTAAAACTATTAGTAACCCGTCTTATTAAAGAAGGAAGAAGTCCGGCTGACATCTCTTCATTAACTGCAGTCCCCTCACGCGCGATAAAGACGTGGGCAAAAGAAGCAGGGTTAACGGTGCTCGAAGGATATAAAGTCCTTCCGCCGATTGATACAGAAAGATACCAGGAACGCGAAGGATTAGAGGGGCCGTTCCGCACACGCTCCGGCAAAGTTGTGTATTACGATCCTCGCGAAGGGAAATACTACGACCCGGATACTGACATGTACTTGTCGTACGATGAATGGTATGCGTATGACAAAGATGAAGATGTTAGTAAAACTACAGAAGCAGCCAGCGGCGGCGGGCCGTGGGTTATATACAATACTGCTACAAAGAAGCTAGCCGCTCGTAAGCGTTGGTCTACATACAACGGAGTAAAAGCTGCACTAGCTAAAGCAAACAATCCTGATTATGAGATTGCATCGGAGCTATTTTACATCGATAATATCAAACCAAAAATAGCATCGGAGTCAGCTGACAATTCTTATAGTGCAGGCGTGCACGAAGCAACAGCTGCTATAGCTGGGCCGTATACTGAAGATCAGCTGGAGCAATTTTATAACAACGCCGGATATACCGAAGGAGTGATGTCAGACGTTGTTTTGATCGAATATGCTGGATTCCGGTCGGGGTCGCATGTTTATTACGTAGTGCTTGACGATCCTGCTGTAAACAACCAAAATAGTTTTTATGTATCTCGTGCATCTGTTACACTTACTCGCAGCGGTAGTATTGGATTTGAGTTTGACCCTGTCCCAGAGAAAGAAGACTTATCACTTCAGACAGCAACTACCATGGCCAAGAACATGGCTAAAGTAGCTAATAATCGCAACGTCAGTGAATCGGTTAAGTTGTCAGAAAGTCCAAATTCGTTTGGATGGAGTACAAAAAAATCCGGCGACGGATTCGAGTGGAAAGTATACGCAGTTGAGTACGGAAAACCTAATAAAACATTAGAATCCGGTCGCGAACCTACTCGTGCACGAGCTGTAACTAAAGCTAAAAAAGCAGTTATGAAATATCGCAAACAACTCAACGTAGCAGAGTCAATGAACTCAGTTCGTCGGGTTATTAACGATGACGTTGAAGCAAAAATCGATGACGTTGATGAAGTAACAGATGATGTGTTTGGCGACGTGTATGTTGACGGCAAGCCGGTTAGTGAATTCGTGCTTAAGTCAGCTGATAAGACTACTAAAGCATTTGGCAAGGTGTTCGACTCGTTTGCACAGATGCTTTCGTATGCCGAAGATAAGTTTAGCGGAGTTGTAGAGACGCGTTGTCGCTAACAACATAAGTACTTGACTTGTAACAAGAAAGTGCTACTATAGTAGCTGTACTTCGGTGCAGCTATTTTTTTGTTTATTTTTTGGTTGACAATACTGCAAAAGATAAATAAAATTGTTCGCATAGGTGTGTACGTAATGTATCTCACTGTTGCGATCTAGGCATAACTAAGGCATAACTAAGGCATAACTAAGGCATAACTAAAATATGAAATCACTAGCAGAAATTCGCGCTCGTCTACAAGCGCAGCAAGCAAACAATTCACAACGCCCAACCGGCGACAACGCAATTTACCCACACTGGAACATCCAAGAAGACGAAAGCTGCACAATTCGTTTCCTGCCAGACGCAGATAGTAATAACCCGTTCTTCTGGGTAGAGCGACTTATGATCAAACTGCCGTTTGCAGGGGTCAAAGGCCAGCCGGGATCAAAACCTGTTACAGTGTCAGTTCCGTGTGTTGAGATGTGGCAAGAACCATGCCCAATTCTAGCAGAAGTTCGGACCTGGTTCAAAGACCCAAACCTAGAAGACATGGGTCGAAAGTATTGGAAAAAGCGTTCTTATATTTTCCAAGGTTTTGTCCGCGAAAATCCGCTTTCAGATGATAAACCGGAAAATCCGATTCGTCGATTCATTATCGGCCCGCAGCTATATGCTCCGATTAAAGATGCACTAATGGATCCAGAGCTAGTAGAACTCCCAACTGATTATATGCAAGGCTTGGATTTTGTTATTAAAAAGACAAGCAAAGGCGGTTTCGCAGACTATTCTACTAGTAAGTGGGCACGCCGCGAAAGTGCTCTAACAGAAGAAGAAAGCACTGCTATTCAGCAATATGGTTTGAACAACCTAAGCGAATTTTTACCTAAAAAGCCATCAGCGCTTGAGCTTGATATCATTAAGCAGATGTTTGAAGATTCTGTAAACGGAATGCCGTACGACATTGATAAGTACGGCCAGTACTACCGTCCGCCTGGTGTACAAGCACCTACTGCGCAGTCCGAATCAGCCCCAGCTGCCCCAGCTGCTCCAGCTGCTCTAGCGCCTGCTGCTGCACCGGCTGCACCAGCAGCAGAACCGGCCCCATGGGAAGGCAATGAACACTCTTCGCCATCGGCTCCGGCTGAGCCAGCAGAATCACCAAAAGCTGCAGCTAACCCGCAAGATATCCTTGCTATGATCCGCGCCCGCAGTCAGTAAATAATAATAATGCGGAGCTAGCTCCGCATTTTACAGTATGAAAATAAATCTAGTATATAAAAATTCCGGCGATACTCTTCCGGTTGATGTTAAGTACAATCACTCTCTAATAGAGTGGTACATACATCATGCTAATGCAACGCAAAACAATTATTTCTCTGATTTTAACGCAGTAGCTAATAAAATAAATCCGCTTCTAACATCTATTCACTGGTCGGTGTGTAAAACTAATGAAGTCTTATATAAATTAGCCAGACTAACCTTTGACACTAATGTAGACCTTAACGATTATTTAGATCAAAACTTTTTAAATAAGCAACACTCTGATTGGGTGCAGTCCCAGAAAGTTATAGTTGATATTGATGCGTTAAAAGCGTCTCCTGATGTTAGCATATCAGAAACGGGATGGAAATTGCATGATATGTTTGATGATAGTGTTAGAGAAATTCCACTAGCAGTAGCATTAACAAAGATAGGGTATATTTTTTCCGTATGAAGAAGTAAACTTAACTGTGCATCGTCTAGAATCGGCATTTAGTAAAATTGAATTCCAATCAGAGAATAAATGGCAGGTATTCGAAAATCCGTTTAAAGACACGTTTGTGTCGAATAATGATGTAGTTAATTTTAGTTTTGGATATACATATGTAGGTCGGCAAAATTACGATAAATGGGTTAATTATGATAGTACACTAGAATACCCAGACGTGTATAATTACGAAACACTTGAGTGGGCATTTCAGGTAAACTTAAACCGCCCACAAACTATTCCGTATTCTCCTGAGTTTATTGCTTGGTGTAACGATCGGGGAGTAAAGCCTATAACAAATCAAATTCCGATCGGGATTTTCGAAAGTATTAGTGAACGCCTTACTTCGTATCGAGAAATCGTGTATCGAAATTCAGTAGCAGGCAACGGGTTAGAGCTCAAAACAAACACATAGGAATAAACATGGCAAAACCATTTGACGTAAGTAAATTTCGAAAAGATATTACAAAAAGTATTAACGGCTTATCAATCGGGTTTAATGACCCAACTGATTGGGTAAGCACTGGTAGTTACGCACTAAACTACTTAATTAGCGGAGACTTTTACAAAGGAATTCCGTTAGGAAAAGTTTCTGTATTCGCCGGGGAGTCTGGCTCTGGTAAAAGTTACATCTGCTCGGGCAACATTGTACGTGCTGCACAAGAGCAAGGAATTTTTGTAGTACAAGTTGACTCGGAAAACGCTCTCGATGAGGCGTGGCTTAAAGCACTAGGCGTAGATACTAGCGAAGATAAGCTACTAAAGCTTAATATGGCTATGATCGATGATGTAGCAAAAACTATCTCGGAGTTCATGAAAGGATATAAGGAGCTTGCAGAAGACGAGCGGCCGAAGGTGTTATTTGTAGTTGACTCGCTCGGTATGCTCATGTCACCAACTGAACTAAATCAGTTCGAAGCTGGTGACATGAAAGGTGACATGGGCCGCAAAGCTAAAGCACTCAAGGCGTTAGTAACTAACTGCGTAAATATGTTCGGAAGCCATAATGTAGGACTAGTTGCAACTAACCACACGTATGCAAGCCAGGACATGTTTGACCCAGACGACAAGATTGCCGGCGGCCAGGGATTTATTTACGCTAGCTCTATCGTAGTTGCAATGAAGAAGCTTAAGCTTAAAGAAGACGAGGATGGCAAAAAAGTAACCGACGTCCGCGGTATCCGGTCTGCGTGTAAGATTATGAAAACACGTTACGCAAAACCGTTTGAAAGTGTGCAGGTAAAGATCCCGTACGACACTGGTATGAATCCTTACTCTGGGCTAGTAGATATTTTTGAGAAGTCGGGTATTTTGTCTAAAACAGGGAATCGACTCGAATACATTGACAAATCTACTGGTGAGTCGATTATTAAGTTTAGAAAAAACTGGGAATCAAACGAAGACGGTTGCTTGGATAGCATTATGGCTACATACAATAATAAAGATTTAGTTGTACTCAACAGCGTTAACGAAGAATCCGATGAAACAGTTAACGACACAGACGAAACAAATGGAGTAGATTGATGGAAGCTGAACTATTAGAAGCAATGTACAGTATCATGATCCGGTATGTACCTGCTAAAGACAGACAAGCTGTTGCTGATCATGTTGTTGACCGAATTTCCGAATTGTCGCCGGACGAAGAACTGCTTGTTGCACTCGCAGAAGTTGACAAGTATTTAAAAGCCGCAACTAACTACCACGTTGACTTTAGTCCAAACGACGACGAGTGATTAAGAAATACTAACTTGAATTACTATTGTTCAGAAAAATTCACGTGGTTAACAATAGACTTAGTCCAAATGACTACGTCTAGCTGTTGTGCTGCTACGTCAACTAAAATTGATAAGGCATGGGTTAAAGAGCATCCTGGAATGCTCTTTAACACACCGGCGTTACACCAAGATCGAACTGATATGCTAGCAGATAAGCCAGTAACGTCATGCAAGACCGCATGCTGGCTGCCAGAAGCAGCAGGCTTGCCTAGTCGCCGGCGCGTGCATAACAGAACTGATGTAACCCACACTAATGTTAACGCTACACCCGAATACCTATCAGTTAATGTGTCGAACGACTGCAACCTGACATGTGTGTACTGTTGTAAACAGTACAGTTCAGCATGGCGCCGCGACATTGTAGAGCACGGCTCTTATGCAGTAGAAACTGAAGACGACCGCTTTGTCTTATCTTCTCGCGACAAAGTATTGAATAAGATTTCGCAAAAGGATATTATTGCACGGTCTAGCGATAGTGGCATAATTTCAGAAATAGTACAGTTAGCTAACTCGCCTAGTCTGCGCGAGTTAGATATAGCAGGCGGCGAGCCGTTGCTCTATAACGGAATAGTCCCCTTGTTATCAGCAATAAACACGCCGGGCGTAGTCCGCGTGTGGACCGGGTTAGGTGTGAGCGCGTCACGATTGCAAAATGTAGTAAGTGCATTAAAAGGTATTAATCATGATGTTGTGGTTTCGGCTGAAACTACTGGCTCGCTATATGAGTTTGTTCGGTATGGCAATACTTGGACGCGATTTAACTCTAACCTTTCACTAATCCGAGACACTGGCTTAACTTATTCGTTTAACAGCGTTATTAGCAATCTGACACTTTTCGGATTTTCGGATTTTATTAACACATACAGTTCTGGTGCTAAAGAGATACGAGTTTCACTGTGCAATTCACCTTCGTTCTTAAACGGCTCAGTCATGGACGAAGACTCAAAAAACTTGTTGCTTAAGCAAAAGGATTGCTTTTCTGACAGTCAGTGGAGTGTAATTAGTGCTTTGATCGAAACAGTGCCTTCATCAGAAGAAAGGTCAAAGTTGCGGGAGTATTTGTTAGACTTTGCAGCCCGCCGTAACTTATCGCTAAACGTATTTCCAGAGTCATTTATTAAATGGGTTACTAATTAATGTGGTACAATAAGGTAGTATATGATATATCTGTAATTCCGGATTTTATAGATTATTACAAGAATGAACTGATATCTGCAAAAGAAGAAGTAAAAATATTCGGCAACGTAGAAAAGAATATAAGTAAGCTCCCGGGTGTTACCGAACATCGGTTTAATCAGCTTCAAGAAATCGAAGCTGTTTTAAACTTCTTAAACATCGAGTTGCGAAAAATACGTCGAAAGCATTTTCAGAAATATTTAGAAAATTATCAACGGGCACTTTCGAGCCGGGACGCCGAGAAATATGTAGACGGAGAACCAGAAGTTATTACTCATGAAACTATAATCAATGAAGTTGCGTTTATTAGGAATCAGTGGCTAGGTATTATGAAGGGATTCGAAAGTAAAAACTTTATGTTAGGTCATATTGTGCGGCTCCGGACAGCAGGTATGGAGGATGTGTCAGTATGATGCAATCCTTTAAAGACAACGAAAGCAGTCATGATCACAGTCTATCAACACTTAATGTGTTAAACGAATACGATAGTTTTATGTCTAGTGTTGATACAGTGCTAGACTTAGGATCCGGATCTGGTGCCGACGCAATATGGTGGGCAACCCGCAGAGACCCCTCACCGCCGCATGTACCTCGAAATTATAACGTGATAGCTGTTGACAACAACTTAAAGAACTTAAGTAAACCTGCAAAAAGTTTGTCAAATATTACTGTAATCGACGATGACTTTGATAACCCGGATATAATCAAGGCAGATTCGGTTGATATCGTCTGGGCGCATAACTCTTTTCAGTACAGCAAAAACCCGTTGCAATTGCTTTGTAGCATTAAGAACTGGTTAACTGATAACGGAATGTTGTACGTGTCGCTCCCGTATAGTGTAAACCGAATGTATAATTCATTTTCCGGGAGTGCAGTATCGGGCGCATATTTCCATTACACACCGTCGAATATGTTATACATGCTAGCAGCAGCAGGGTTTGACTGCAGCGATTCTAGACTAGCAGTTAAACATAATCCTATGCACTTCGAAATAGTTGCATATAATCAAAAGTCGACGGTTTGTGAGTTTAACCAAACAGTATACGATTTGCATAGTAGCGGACTATTACCAAAGTCGGCTATTACATCAATTGATCAATATGGTTACATCAATGACTTAGTGTTAGAAGGTCATTGGTTCGACGGCCGCATTTACTTGTTTAATAAACTATGAAAAAAATTGTATTGTGCACAGGCGGATTTGACCCAGTGCATTCGGGTCATATTTCATACTTGAGGTCAGCAAAAGCACTCGGCGATATACTTGTTGTTGGGCTTAATTCAGACGACTGGTTAAGGTCTAAAAAAGGGTCTGAGTTTATGACATTCTCATCGCGAAAATTAGTATTAGAGAATCTCCGATTTGTTGATACTGTTATAGACTTCGACGATATCGACAATACAGCATGTAATGCAATTGAACAAGTGCTCAACATGTACCCTGATTCGGTTGTTGTGTTTGCAAATGGCGGCGACCGAACTTTAGACTCGACACCGGAGCTAGACCAGTACAAAAGCCACCCGCGCGTGAGTTTTTCGTTTGGCACCGGCGGTACTGAGAAGATCGAGTCTAGCAGCTCATTGCTCTTCCGACACAAAAACAGTGAAACTAGACGCAAGTGGGGTAACTTTGCTGTACTAGATGCCACTCCAGACTGTAAAGTTAAGAAGCTAGAAATTGCCCCAGGCATGTCTACTAGCTTGCAGCAACATGCGATGCGCGAAGAAATATTTGTAGTAGTAGCAGGTACTGTTAGTGTACTGTGCTCTGATAAAACTTCAACTTACACAACAAGAGACACTGTTTACATTCCTCTTAATGCGATTCATATGATAAAAAACACAGGCAGCACTCCGGCCGTCCTGGTAGAAGTTCAGCTCGGTACTTGTTTAGAAACTGATATTGTACGTTTTTTTAGACTAAATAGTCGTATAGGCACAGAATAATTAATTAAAGGTATAAATTATGCAAGACGTATTAACGAAACGCAGTATTGTTGTACAGCTGGAAGCGAATCCGTATGGAACTGAGCTTCCAGCTGCAACTGTTACACTAGTTGAAAAAACAACAGGCACACCTGTTGTTAGTAAAGCAGTGACAGTGTCGGCTACAGACATGACTCTAGTAGAGTTAAATCCGGTAATTACTTCCGGTGTGTATAGTTTGCAAGTGTCGTTTGATAACGAGTTTTATGACCAAGCAGGCACTCGCGAGCTAATTATAGCAAATGTAGAAGTTGACCAAGATGCCGATGACAGTGCAGATACTATGACGTATCCGGACCCTTGGACAACTGGTACAGTCAACGGAACAGCAATTACAAACACATCTGGAGGATTTAAGCCAGTTGTGCTTTCGTATGCTAGCACGTTTGCATTTGATATTGACATCATCAAGTGTGAAAAACCGACAATCGACCCAGACACACAATTAGTAACTGACTTAACCTTAACGTCAAGTCCTATTACTAAGGATGACATTCGTGTAGTAGTCGATGGTGCAGAGTATAACGACTATTCAATCGACCGTGACAAAATTGTTGTTAACTACGCGAGCGAACATAAGTCAACTGTTCCGGCTATTAGTCAAACAACCGGCGAACCTGTCGAAATAACTGTAGTGTCTGTGGATCGGTATGTAATTCTTCTCGACCCAACTGGTAAATAATTGTACAATATACATACAATACAAAACGTAGCTTAGGCTACGTTTTTTTGTGGCAGCGACTAATACCGGTTGCATATCGCAGTGTAATACAGTATTATACTAAGACACGCAACGTACACGAGGGTAGATGATGTCGGATCCGATTGTAATCGAACACGATGAAGTGTCACTGAGTGAGATTGAACTGCTAGAGTACATTGTACCGGGTGACTATGTAAGTGATTCGCAGCGAAAGCAGCAGATTGCAGAACGTTTTGCAATTCTTCAAGAGATGGCAGCAGCAGCTTGCGCAGGATATATCCGAGGAATGATTGTATCAGGACCTCCGGGTGTGGGTAAGAGTCACGGCATTCAGCAAGAGCTCGAAAAGATGACCTTGCTAGATCGCATTGCAGATCGCGACCCCCGGTGGCAAGTAGTAAAAGGAGCCATGACCGCAGTAGGTTTGTACTGTAAGCTGTATGAATTCTCCGATGAAGGAAATGTTCTAGTATTCGACGACTGTGATAGCATTCTTCAAGACGAGCTCAGTTTGAACCTACTTAAAGCTGCACTGGATAGCGGTAAAAAGCGTCGAATCTTTTGGAACTCAGACAGCCGCTTGCTAAACCAAGAAAACATTCCAAATGACTTCGAATTTAAAGGTACTGTAATTTTTGTTACAAACGTCAAATTCGAAAACATCCGAAGCAAGAAGCTACGAGACCACCTTGAGGCATTAGAGTCACGATGCCACTATCTGGACCTAACGTTAGATACTGACCGAGACAAGTTCCTTCGCATTGAGCAGATTGCTGAAACTGGTGAGCTATTCTTATCTCAGAAGCTAACAGACGAACAGGCTGACGAAGTTCTTACGTTTATGCAAACTAATAAAGCGCATTTGCGTGAAATTAGTCTTCGGATGGCTGTAAAAATTGCCGACTTGTACAAAACTAGTAAACGATGGAAAGAGATTGCGTCAATTACTTGCATGAAGAGGATGCCCTAGTGCGGACTATTACTACTTACGAGATGCTGGTGCACGTTCTTCTGAACTGCGGTATTAAGTTAGCACGGTACGATGTTAAGTTTGTCTACGGCATTGCAAAAAACCTAAATGACAAAATCGGTCTAACAGACGCCCAGCGGCTCGTAGTAGAAAAATGGGCTAAAGTGTACTCTCGGCAACTTAAAAAGAAAAGGTTCGTCATTCCGTCTGATATTGCCTGGGAGTCTAGAGCCCGCAAATTTGACAGTAGTCATACTGCCTCGATTGACACTGACACTAGAACAGTTGTTCTAGACATGCCGCACACCGAAGAAGTTGATAGTGTCAATCTACTAATGCACTCATGTATAGAGAGAACATGGCTGCGGTTTAAAGATATTAAAGAAATGTCGTTAATGAATGGGCAGTTTTATAAGAACGAATACGGACAAACACGGTATAAGATAGGAATGCCCATTGAGTTTGCATGTTTAGACACACTGTTTTCGGATTCGTTATTCACTGAAAATTTTGACGTTGCTCCGGAGATTGTTGCACTGTACAACGAGATGCGCGAAGTTGCGAGTGTGTGTTCGGAAAAATCAAAAAAACCGTACATTAACTTCGAAGCTGGAAATATAGTTATTGTCAATGCTCCAGAGTCTCTGCAGTCTAAATTCAATGATTGCAAAACTTCAAACATCGTGTATAATATATTGTTAGCGGTTACGCTAGGTGTAACTGAACGCTCACAATGTGTTCAGGAAGCAATCGAGTTATATGACACTACCGGAATGATTTCTGAGCTAGTAGCATCACGAAACACTACTATGCCAGGCATATGGAGTTGGAATAATACAACTGTCACTGGTGAAGTCTTAGACCTGATATTTAGTAATCGTAAAGATTCTGGATTGCTATTTTCGTATAACGAAACAACATTAGCCGATATCAGGAAGTGCATTTCTCGGTCACTAGGAATAGCTGAGGATGACATTATTTTTTGCTCCTCGGCTGCAACAATTGCTGATGTCAATGACTGTCCAGTGCCAGTATATACGCTCAGTGATGTGAGTAGTTGGGCAGACAGTCTTCCAGAATGCATTTCGAATGATAAGGTGAAACTGCTAGCATTAGTAGGCCCAATTGGGGCAACAACAAGAATGTCGAAGACGTTAACTAGTGCAATAGACTCATGGAGTTTCTTTACCGTAACATTCGAAGCAAGCATCAGTTAACTGACAACAACTTAAAGGTAGATATGGCAAAGGCTACGTTAATAATCAACGATGAAGTAAATGTAAAGATTGCAGGTTTAGATCTAATAGACCGCCGGAAGTTAGTAACAAAGTTTAAGTATGAAGTACCGTACGCAAGGAATACTCCAGCATATAAATTAGGCCGATGGGACGGCAAAATTGCATTTTTCCAACTTGGCGGAATGACATATATTAATTTACTCCCTGAAATCATCCCAGAGTTAATTTCAGCAGGATACACAATAGAGGTCGACGATCGTAGAGATTATCAAGTCGATTATAAATTTGACCTGATTACCGAAGACACGTATAGTAACCGAGCCTGGCCAAATGGACATCCCATTGAAGGTCAGCCGATAATGTTCCGTGACTATCAAGTAGCAGCAGTTAATCAGTTCCTGTCGAACCTGCAATCGATCCAAGAAATATCAACTGGCGCCGGGAAAACTATTATGACCGCAGCGCTTAGTGAGCGCGTAGAAACATACGGCCGCAGTTTGATTATTGTTCCGAACCGCGATCTAGTAACACAAACATACAAAGACTATGTTAATATGGGATTAGATGTCGGTGTGTTTTTTGGAGGGCAAAAGGAATATAACAAAACTCATACTATATGCACGTGGCAAAGCTTGCACAATCTAATGAAAATGACTCAAAACGGCGAAGCTGATATTACGTTTGCTGAATTCATTGACGGAATTGTAGCAGTGATTGTCGACGAAGTTCAAAGTGCAAAGTCGGATGTCCTTAAGAACATGCTGTCCGGCCCGTTATCGCGGGTTCCGATTCGATGGGGGTTAACAGGAACTATACCTAAGGAAGACTTTAATCGACTTACAATCGAATGTAATATCGGGAGCGTAGTTAACCAGATTCGCGCAGTTGACCTCCAAGAACAAGGAATGCTAGCTAAGTGTAACATTAATATTATGCAGCTAGTTGAGAATGTTGAATACAAAACATATCAAGATGAACAAAAGTATTTGTTAACTAATTCAGCTAGGTTGGAATATCTATCTGAACTTATTAGTGCTATTTCGGTCACTGGCAACACTCTTATACTAGTTGATCGCATTGCAACTGGCAAAGAATTAGAATCATTAATCCCTGGAAGTGTTTTTGTGTCAGGCGGTACTAAATCTGCAGAACGCGAAAAACACTATAGTTCTGCAGCCGACAACGACAACCTTAAGATTATATCAACATACGGGGTTGCAGCAGTTGGTATTAACATACCACGAATATTTAATATGGTACTAATTGAACCCGGAAAATCGTTTGTACGTGTAATTCAAAGCATCGGCCGCGGAATCCGTATTGCAAAGGACAAGGACCATGTAGAGATATGGGATATTACATCAACTTGTAAGTTTTCGAAGCGACATTTAACTAAGAGAAAAGCATTTTATAAAGATGCTCAGTATCCGTTTAAAATAGAGAAAATATTATGGCAACTATAAGCTACAATAAGTTAAAACTTACTAGTGATGTACAAACAACCTACGATGTAGAACCCGAAACATGTGTAGTTGATTTCTCGGAAGAAACAAAGCAATCGCAAGCCACAGCTGTACTTACAGAATCTGACTTGCGTGATAATATGATAATTGCAACGATGTTGTTTATCATTAAACAAGCACCGGAGTATACACAAACTAACACACTTATCGATCAGCTTTCTGAAATGTGCACTTATGTTACTTTGCAAGATGCATGTAGTAAGTCAACAGTGATGGCAATCGAGCACACTTCGTTAGTTGAAGTCGCGCGGACACTGTTCGAATTTGACCCGCTACTGCAACAAAAATATCCTGTGACTTGGTTCTATGTCCGAGCTAGGTTGAGCACAAATCCGACACTAGGATTATTACAAACTGATGTATATGGATATTCAAAATGGTGCAAAAATCTAACAGTACAAACATATAGCATCTTTTTATCGGAGTTTTTTAGCGAGGCGCTGACAACTCTTCTGGGCAAGATGTCAAATGCATCGTGCAAATTTGTCAGGAATCCTGCTTTGAAGAAGTACGCTGTAGCAGTGCGCCAGTGCACTGATCACTATGATGCTCGGCTTAACTCTGCCTCGGCATTTTTTAATGCGATGCGCACTGAAGTAGCTCCTTATGCAGAAGTTTTAAGCACTATTTTACCTAGTAAAAATACACAAGAGATGTTAAAATAAACATATGCGGATATTAACAGTAGAAAATGAATCATTTGAATTAGACCAAGTACCCGATGAAGTCGACGACTTGCGTTTCATGGTGTTAGACAATTCTGACCCGTCGGAGCCTGACTACTTTGCAACTCCTCTTATTTTCCTTGAGAGCTTTAACGCACCAGCACTGGTGTTAAACATCGGTGGCAACATCATTAAGATGCCAGTTGACTGGAAGATTCTATTAGGCGACCCGGAAATAGGCGATCTGGAGGTTATGAATCTGACTAGTATCAATGGCCGGGACTTTTCGGCGTTTGAATTTAACCCGCTTAGCGCGTTTATGCCGACGTATCCTACTATAGACATAGTTGATGTTTATACCGAAGTAAAGTGGTATCTACCGAAGCTAAAACCTGGGCAACTGCTGGCAGTCCCGCTCGAGTCTGGCCCAAAGCCAAAGTGCGTGTACTTTGTAAAAGAACTGAACAAATCATGTGAAGTTGTAGACATTCACAAAGCGTGGTGATATATGGCAAAGCAAAAACTCCCTCTAAATCAAGTACTAGCTGCAATTGATAAGAAGGATCGCGGATTTTATGATCGATTAAGCGACGACGACAAGAAGCAGCTAGCTCCGTTTTTGTTGAATCGATATGCAAGCTCAGTATCGGGCGACCCTATGCTAGTTGAGTACTTTTTGCTATCTGACAATACGAAGGTTAATCGAAATTTCTTTGATTTTAGTAAGCACCCTAAGCTACAATGGCTACGGCTCACAACCGTAAGTCCTGGGTTAGGTACATGCCGTCATGAGTGGATTCCTATGTCTAAAACTACAGTGCCGAAGTCAGAAAAGTTTCTAGCAGAGATATTCCCGGCAATGAAAGATGACGAAATTAAACTGCTAAGCAGCGTTAATTCGACAGAAGATTTGATTGCACTTGGTGTTGAGCACGGAATGGATCCGAAAGAAGTTAAGAAGAAGCTAAAATGATCACACCCGAACTAGTTAACAAAGTAGCAGAGTATAAAAAGAAAAACCCCCCAAGTCGACCGTTTGTGTGCAAGTACTGTAACAAAGGATTTGCAAAAGAGACAACAGTTGTTGCACACATGTGCGAAACGAAACGGCGCTGGATGCAAGAGAAGGATATTCCGGTACAACTAGCGTTGCAAGCGTTTAACTTGTTCTATCAGTTTTCAATGGGCAGTAAGACGAAGTCGTACACTGATTTTGTCAAAAGCCAGTATTACAATGCATTTGTTAAGTTCGGGTATTACTGCAACAACACCAGGGTTGTTAATTTCCGGCGATTTGTTGAGTATCTTTTAAAGAACCAAATCAAGCTCGATCACTGGACACATGAGTTGCACTACGCTAACTATCTGAGATCGTATCTTAAGTTAGAGCACGTTAATGACGCACTAGAGCGCACTATTAAGACAATGACTGAGTGGAGCGAAGAAGTAGAAAAACCGTTTAATTTATACTTTGTAAGTGCATCGTCTAATCGTGTTGTTAGGGACGTTTGTAACGGCCGGATAAGTCCATGGTGTATCTACAATAGTTCAACTGGTGTTGATTTTTTAGCGTCATGTAACCAAGAACAAGTAGCAATGATGTTTGACTTGATTGACCCGGACTTTTGGCAACTCCATTTTCGGAAAGCACCAAGCGACCAAGAGTTTGTAAAGTCTGTCTTAACAGCAGCAGGAGTGTAGAGTGATTGACTTGCATAACAGTGATAATCATGTTGTTCTCGAACTAAGCACGTCTGGGTCACTTCAGACGGTTATGCATGACATTGAAGCAGAACTAACATCATTCTTAGGACCTAGGAAATTTCATCTTCATTATGCTATAGGATCACCGAACTGGGAACTTGTAACACCGATTCGCTCTGCTAGGCGTAACTGTATCCGTGTTACATTAAAATCACTAAGTAAATCATTAAACGAGCAAGTTGCTATTGTTTTAAAAATGAAATTTTCGCAATATGTATAAACACACGTTACCTGATGTTGACATCGATGTTGCAGATCGTCGACTTGTACTAAAGCACTTTAAATACACTCCTGCGTCGATAATCAAGGATGGTAAGATTACTAAACACAACACAGGAGTGTATTTTAATAAAATACCAATCGACGCAATGTCTGGATGCGCTAGTATTGATTACAAAGACGCTGAACGCCTTGGGTATTTTAAACTAGATATACTAAATGTAAGTGTATACGAGCTAGTTAAAGACCAAGAGCACTTAGACCGGCTGTTGCAACACGAGCCAGACTGGGAACGTTTGTGCACAGATAAAGAATACGTTAGTAAGCTAATACACTTAGGAAATTACTTTGATGTAGTGTCGTCTATGCAGCCGCGGAATTTAATGCAGCTAGCAATGATATTGGCTATGATCCGGCCGGCAAAGAGACACCTAATAGGTAAAGATTGGAAAACAGTTGAAAACGAAATTTGGATTAAGCCGGCTGCAGACGAATATTATTTTAAGAAGTCGCACTCATTATCGTATGCGCATTTAGTGAAAATTCATATGAATTTGTTAAGTGGTGTTTAAGGTTTTTTGATTAGTTGGATCGATCGACGTTTGATTCTTTTTTGATTTATGTTGTTTAAGTTAACAACATGTCCGCAAATAATTTCTAATGGTTTGTTGTTAAACGTTCGGAGAGTGTGCTTAAATACTAGCCAATCGGTTTTGAGAAAGATATTAATGGGCAATAATCGATTACTTTCCCACCACCATTGATCTGCTAACTCAAGGAATAGTTGTTTTTCGGCTGCAGTTCTACAAAGACTGATATCATAGAAATTTGTAAAATTGGAGTCTTGGTTTTGTACAATCCCGGTAAATTCCTGGCCGTTGTACGAGACTACTGTTAAAAATGGATACTTGTTAAAAAGGTCTTTGTATTTTGTTATCATATTAGGTAAATATTCATATAATTCGGTTTACAATACATGCAAACTATTCCATATTATTTATACGAGAATGAATTGGTGTTTACACACAACACCGAGATAGAAAATCCTGACAGAGGTGATTTTGTGTACGCACGTGACATTAAACTATATCAAGGTGTTGTTAACACACTTAAACTAACAGGCAAAAATACAAATCAACGTAGTGTTGGTCTAACAGGAAAAACAGTTAGGCTGGTTATCACATCAGTGCCTGACAATCAGCTTGTGTTAGATCTAGAAGCACAACCAGTTGTCCAATCTTCGGGCCTCTTTTACGTAGATATCACACCGTCTGACTTAGTTGACGTAGTGCCTGGACACTATCAGTATGGAATTGCAGTATCTAGTAACGACACTGGTGTTGTTTCTGCAGCGTACACTGATGACAATTACTCTACTGTAGGTACTGTGCAAGTACTTCAAGGGTTCATGCCTAAGCCGGCAGCTTCTGTTGAACTTGACATTGTGTCAGGTGCTAGCAACGTAGTCGTTAACAGTAAGAATTCTAGTAGTCATTCTGTGCAATTTTATACAACTGATTTTTCCGGCCGGGTAGAACTACTAGCTACTATGATCGAATCAACTACAGCTAGTTCATCGGATTATCTCCCAGTGGCTGATATCAGCCTCACAGCCGACACTGGAACCCACATTATTTCAGCCACTGGTGTTTTTTCGGCTATCCGAGTACAAATAACAACTGACTCTGGCACAGTGGATTCAGTTTGGTACCGTAATTAAAAACCGTTTGACTGTATACAACATTGGTATTAAACTAGTACAATGAACTATGTACAATCCCTTCTTCTAGATTCTCTACCAGCCCGCCGTCGTACTTCGCCAAAAGGATGGATAAGCTTTAATGCACCGTGTTGTCAACACCGGGGGCATCGACCAGACACTAGAAGCCGCGGCGGCGCACATTTAGACTCGACTGGTATAGCGTATCAGTGTTTTAACTGTAAGTATAAGGTAACATGGCGGCCAGGTTGGCACCTACCTTATAAATTACGAAAACTGCTGTCTTGGCTAGGCGCAAACGAAGCAAATATAAACCGGGCAGTATTCGAGTCGATGCGAATACGACAAGATATAATTGACGTTGGCGAATTAATCGAAAAGCCGATTGCCGAATTTCCGGAAATTGAGCTCCCGGAGTGTGTTGATATTCCTGCATCTGCGTGGACATTAAGTGACAATCCTACCTACGAAGAAAGAGCATTTAGTGCAGTAACTGAGTATTCTCATAGCCGATTGCTCTCAGGTCCTGAAGTAAAGTGGTCTCCGGCTAACTACATCTTAGGAAATCAGGTTGTTCCTCTTAAAGAACGATTAATTATCCCTTGTTATTATCATAATAAAGTTGTAGGGTGGGTAGCCAGACACATAAAACAAGATGTAAGGCCTAAATATTTTGCACAGACACCGAGTGACTTTGTTTTTAATATTGATGCGCAAACAGATGACCGTGAGGTAGTTATAGTTGTTGAGGGTATTATTGACGCACTGCTGATCGGCGGAGTTTCTGGATTAGGTAACGAAATTAGCGACGAGCAAGCATCTATCATCGAGATGCTTCATAAGAGGGTCATCGTCGTGCCTGATAACGATAAAGCTGGTAAAGAGATGGTAAATGCAGCGTTAGAGTACGGCTGGGAAGTGTCTTTTCCAGACTGGTTCGAAACCGTTAAAGATTGCGCTGCAGCAGTAGAACGGTATGGCAAGTTATTTACGGTTGCTAGCATTATTGCAAATGCAGAAAAAAACCCGCTCAAGATCCAGTTGCTAGCAAAGAAAATGAAAACAGATTAAGGAGAAGCATGGCCGAATACAATCCAGATTTACAAAAGTTATTTTTAGAACTTATGTTACACGACCCGCATGCATTTGTTCGTGTACAGAATATATTTAATACCGAAAACTTCGACAAGAGCTTACAAAAAGCCGCAACGTTTATTAAAGAGCATGCAGAGTCGCACTCTACTATGCCAACAGTACAGCAAGTTAATGCAAAGTGCGGCACAAAGTTAACAAAAGTAGAAGAGTTCAACGACGGTCACTTAGATTGGTTCCTTACTGAGTTTGAGCAATTTACCAAGCGGTACGAGTTAGAACGGGCAATTCTTAAAGCAGCTGACATGATCGAAAAAGGCGACTATTCGCCGGTTGAGAAACTTGTTAAAGATGCTGTACAGATTAGCTTAACAAAAGACTTAGGAACATTATATGCAGAAGACCCGATTGGTCGACTGTCTAAGATCAGAGATAACAACGGGCAACTGTCGACCGGTTGGTCTGCGCTAGACGCTAAACTATACGGTGGTTTTAATCGAGGCGAGCTTAATATTTTTGCAGGCGGCTCTGGCTCTGGTAAGTCGCTTTTTATGCAAAACATTGCAGTTAACTGGATGCTAGCAGGATTAACAGGCGTATACATTACTTTAGAACTTAGTGAAGAGCTTTGTTCAATGCGTATAGACTCGATGGTGTCTGAAGTACCTAGCCGCGAAATTCTCAAGTCTGCAGATGATGTTGCGCTTAAAGTTAAAATGAAATCGAGATCAGCTGGCGACTTGTGGGTTAAGTACATGCCGGCCCAGAGTACCATTAATGACATTCGGAGCTACTTAAAAGAACTGCAGATACAAAAAGGCTGCAAGCTCGATTTTATCATGGTCGACTATCTGGATCTATTGATGCCGGTTAGTGTTAAAGTAAATCCAAACGATCAGTTTATTAAAGATAAGTATGTTTCGGAAGAGCTGCGTAATTTGTCAAAAGAACTAGGTCTCCTTCTAGTTACAGCGTCTCAGTTAAACCGTAGTGCTGTAGAAGAAATCGAACTAGACCACAGTCACATCGCAGGCGGTATCTCGAAGATCAACACTGCAGACAACGTATTTGCAATATACACTTCTCGTTCAATGAGAGAACGAGGGCAGTATCAGTTACAGTTAATTAAAACGCGAAGCTCATCTGGCGTTGGGTCTAAAGTTGATTTAGCGTTTAACATAGACACACTTCGAATTACCGACATGTTTCAAGCAGACAGCGATAACGGAGCTCCTAACTCTGCAATCTATGCAAAAATTAAACAGTCAGCCGAGTCCGGAGCAACGACAACAAAACCGTCGTCTATTGCGTCAACGCAGTCGACTGCAAAGATTTCGGGCAACGTGCAGAGTGCTAAGCTAGCCGGGATGATAGCAAGCCTTAAGGGCAATTCGGACTAAATATTGTAATAGAAGGAACATCTGAGTGAAACGCCAAACCCGAAGCCTATTAGAAGAATTAGAAAGTTTAGCAGAGCGCCATGACGAGTCGCACGTCATGGAAAATCGCGGAATCCATATAATCGAAAGTGCTATCAATTTTTTAAATCATGTGCGCGAAACGTATGACGACAGCACCGCAGGTGAACTCGAACGCCGGCTAATTAACAGTATTCGTGGCAGGGATTCGAAGAAATTTCAACGTGCTATTCGCAAGAGTAGAGACAATTGAAAACGGTTAAATAAGTACTAAAAGGTTAGATAGTAATGAAGAAATCGTTATATGATGAGTTTACTCCAGAGTCGCTAGCGACAATTAGCGCACGCCGGGCTGAGCAGCGTGCTAAGCGACAAGCACAGCAACAACATGATAAGGTTAACAATCCTAGAGCTGTTGTTAAGCGGCACAAAGCGTTACAGCAACGCGCCCTAGCTGATTGGTTTAAAGAACAAGCAACTGCGTTAGTGAACGTTGACACTAGTAAACTAAAACAAGAACGCCGCAATGCGTACATCAAATGGGGCAAAAAGATGTTCGGGAACGTGTTTAACCCGGGTAGACACATACCAGCAAGCTTTGAGACCCAGTCTCTAATTAAGGCAGTTAGTCGGGCAGTAAAGGATTACTTAGCTAGTAAAAATGTCGATGTTAGCGTTATCAAAGAATCTAAGGTTCTGACAGAAAAGTCCCCAGTGCCGTTGTGGCAAGTTGTATGTGAGTCTAAGGACGGTAAGAACTTACACCTAGAGCACATCGAAGATATGATCTTTGATCGGGGGTATTCGGGTGCAGTGTCGGCATTAACATTTATTGACAACATTGTTGACGTAATTGAGCAAGGCAACGCCGATTCAGAGCATAAAATTACTGTAAAGTGGGACGGCGCGCCTGCAGTGTTTGTAGGAACTGATCCGTCTGACGGGAAGTTTTTTGTTGGTACAAAAGGTGTATTTGCAAAGAATCCTAAGCTTATAAAAAGCACCGAGGACTTAGATGAACTGTATGGAGATAAGCCGGGCCTGCGCCAGAAGCTGATGTATGCATTTACATATCTCAAAGAGTTAGGCATCGACGGTGTACTACAGGGCGATTTAATGTTCATTGATTCCGACCTAGAGGAAGCAACAGTGGGCGGTGAACCGTCTGTTGTGTTTACACCGAATACTATATCATATGTTGTCCCCAAAGACAGTGCTCTAGGGCGAAAGATTAAAACTGCTAAGATTGGAATTGTATTCCACACAGGATATACAGGATCTAGTCTAGAGTCAATGAATGCAGAATTCGGTGTTGATGTGTCGCCTCTTAAACAGAGTTCAAACGTCTGGTTTGATGATGCAACTTATAAAGACCTGACAGGTGTAGCAACGCTAACCAACGACGAACAACGGATCTTCAATGGATACATTACTAAGATAGGTAAATTGCTGCAAACAGTGCCCCGCGCGGAATTTGATGTTATAACAAACCCAGATGTTGCTCCTGTTCTTAAAGTGTATATGAACTCTAGAGTTCGATCAGGCGAGACAGTCGGCGATCCTAAAGCGTTTATAAAAGGCTTTTACGAGTTTTATAAAAGTAAGCTTGAGAACGAAATTGCTAAGTTAAAAACTGGCGCCGAAGGAGCAGCAGGACAGCGCCGCCTAGAAATGATTCGGCGCCAAGAAGAGTTTGTTAATAAAAACCTTGACACACTAGTTAAAATAATTACAATATATAAAGCTATTATCCAATTAAAGTTGATGCTACTTAAAAAGTTGCAGAAGATTGATAATATCGGCACGTTCTTTAAAACAGATAATGGGTACGAAGTAGCAAACCCTGAAGGATTTGTTGCAATTAGTAAAGGTAATGCAGTTAAACTAGTTGACCGGCTTGAGTTTAGTAAGCAAAATTTTACGGCACAAAAATCGTGGTAACATATGTTTGACTTTATACGAAAAGAATTAACCGAGGCAAGATTGCTTCGTAACGAACGAAATATTCCTAATAGCATAGATGCTGTTAAGAATATGATAATGACACACTTGCTAGCACTAGAGATTATACGTCATTTAGATCCTGCTGCAGCAGCAAAGTATGCTTCTAATACAATCTCCCTAGGTGATTTTAGCAGCATCAAGCCGGGTGCAACAGACTTGCATAATCTTGTGTCAGTTATTGTGTCACGCGAAAGCGACGAGTTGGACATTCCTGCAGACGTTTCGATCCCGGGGCTACAGTTAAAGCAGTATCTCCGAGAAATGGCGCGTGAGGTGTACAACGAATCAACTACCTCTGAAATCCTTTTTAAAGTCGAGCGCTACTTAAAGGTAGACGATAGTTACATAAAACGGGCACGAAGAGGCGCACAAAATTGGATCGACTTGTCGGAGTCTGAGCGCAAGCAAGTTGTTGGCATGTTACATCGGCAGTTTAAACAGCACAGTAAGCGATCAGATCTGTACGCAACATTCTCGAACGCAACAAAAGATCCGGGTAAAAAAGGCATGAGCTTAGCAGCCAAAGCAGCAATAGCGTTTGCTGCTGGCTATGCCTTAGGAAAAAATATTAAATAAGATAAATACTTTACAAAATAATCATTTTAGGAGATTAAAAAATGGCAGAACTTACTAAAGCACACGGCTTTGCAGCATCAGGCGAATTTGTAGGCCGCGATCTATTCTTCAAAGGCTTCACTAAAGACGGCACTGCAACTATTTCTCAAGTTGAACTAGATGCCCTAGTACAAGCAGTACAAACTGTTGCAACTGTTGAAGTTGTTGGCGATTTTACTGCAGGTACAAGCACTGAAGTTAACATGATCATCAGTGGTGCTGATATTGCTGATGTAGCTGATAATAGCTATGCTGGTGCGTTTAACGTATCAACTGTTAGTTTCTAAGCTACATACTAACAACCACTAAGCCCGCAGTTGTGGGCTTTTTTATTGGTTAAATATTAATATGGAACCAATTACACACGAGTACGCAGAAGTATTTGATTGTTACTGTTTAGTTGACATAACAGCATCTGGCATTACTAAGCTATACAATCCAGAAAACGGCTGCGTTATTACAGACACTGGTGATATCTTGTCAACAGCGGCTAAATGGAACTTGGCCAGAGCACAACAGCGTAACTACGATGTTGTGTTGCAAACTCTTATGCTTCGGACAACACCTGCAAAAGTATCAAAACCGACTGTGATCACAGGCCCGGCACCGGATTTTATGTTCGGTACTAACTATACTGGAACTTTACGAGTTTGGCACTTTTACATGTGCATGGACCGCGAGTGTACTATAGCATCGTCAGACAATCCAGCCGGCCTTGCACTCGACGACATAAACCTTTTACCTGTGTCTGTTAACTTAACTGAGTCTATTAAAATCGACCCACCGGTGATTGTTACAACTGGCTTAGCAACAAATTTTTATATAACTAAACGAATAAATACATAAAAGGAGCAAGCTTGATGTTAATAGAAGAAATTGTAACGTCATCTGTGCTAATAGCCGAAGCAAAAATAGCATGGGCGCGCCGCGGCGGCAAAGCAGTTAGAAAATATCGCTGCACTAGTGGAAAACGTAAAGGTAGAGTTGTTTCATCGCCTAGTCAGTGTTTTGCTGCACCTGATATTAAGAAGCGGCTAAAACTTAAACTAACCAAAGCCCGACTTGGAAAACGGATGGCAAGAAAAGCTAAGCGCACTAAGCGAGTTAATCCGGCAAGTCGTCGAGTTCAATCATTAAATAGGTAAATCGATGAAATTAAAGTTAGGTAAAAACGCATCAGTGTATGTTACATTAGCTGAGTACAATTTGTTTAATATAATAGAGTATAAACAGCCAGTTAGGTATAGCGAGCTGTCGGAGTCTGATGCAAAATTAGTCGACCGCTTAATAGCTAAGTCGCTTGTTGAGAGAAAAAGTATCGGCGGAGATATAGGGTATGTTATCCAAGCTCACGTTAGTCGTTGAACGGTTTATTGCTAAAGAGTCGCAACAGTTGCGCAATCTCCCTGACGTAATGATTACAGATGGTGATAGTATTCGGGTAGGTCAGTTAGACATAACGCTTAACGGTACCAAATACATCGTAAGCATCGGTACCGAAGTAATAGCATCGTTTGACAACAAGTCAATCGCAGTGTGTTTTGCTAAAGGGTACCCTGCAGCAGTAACTGGGTTGTCGTATTTTAACATGCTTGACAAGCGAGTAACTAAATCGAAGCAAGATGCATTTCGATACTCTTCTATTGTTCGTGCTAATATTGCTGCTAAAAAGTATGCAGACGCGGATGTATTCTTAGATCGCTTAAGCGAAGCTCAGTATGTATTAAACAACACGATATACAGTGCAGAACAGTATAATAAACGTCTGTTATCGACTAAATATTAAAAATACTTTTAGGTTATAGGATAATATAATGAAATTGAATCAAATCGGTAAACAGCATACTTTTGAGAGCGTGCAAAAGTCTTTAAATTCTCGTTTCGGATATACGTTTGAAACTAGTAATTTAACTCTTAAAAAAGCAACAAAAATGCTATCAGCAATGAACGAAAGCTTAGAAAAATTCCGCCAGACTGCAGGGTACGCAAATGCAGAACGCAATCCTGAGTTCTTAAAGCGACTTACTATTGCAGAAGCGCTCTCGCTGTACATTCAAGAAAAAGAAACGGCTACTGAAAAGCTAACAGAATCCGATGCTAGCACTGCAGAAGTTTTGCTAGCAAGTAAAGACTTTGTTGACCGCATGCAAAAAATGGTCGAGGATATCAGCAAAATGCTGAATGAAGACTTGTACCCGCTAGTTGATGATATGCGTAGCGAAGTTGGATCCGAAGTAGCAGAAGCGTTTGCTGCAAAAGCTAAAGCAACTTTAGAGCAAGCACTAACTGATGTAACAACTGCGCGTGAAGGACTAGACTTAGCTAGCCGAATCATTGCCGGCGAAGAAGCGCCAGATATGGGAGATTCTGACTCAGACCTAAGCGATGAGATTGCGTCTAATGCAGTTGACGACTTAGACTTAGATGTCGATAGCGACGTTGAGACTGACGATGAACCAGCTGACGATGAACCAGCTGACGAGTTTGATGCTAGTGTTGCTGCATCAGGCGGCGAAGCAGAACTAGGCCGGGAAAAGCGTGACTAATGCGACTAGTAGAGTTTGACAGTTCGGGCGAAGTCTTGACGCAGTTGTTAACTGTACTAAACTTCTTACGACAACGTGCTGCAAAGAATAAAAAACCCGCAGTAATATCGTTTCCGGCGCTGTCGTACATGATGAGTAACTTCGGTGGGTCAATTGATTTTGAATCATTTAAGTCACTGTACGACAATAACCGCGAAGTTAAGGACTTGATTAAGAACTTTAACGCAGATACTATTACTATCGACCCGTACGGGGACACTAACAACGTTGATCAGTCAAATCCCGACAATGCTGATTTACCGTCTGTTGACAAAGTTGACACGATGGCAAAAAGAGCTTTACGGAAACGACAATGATTGTATAATTATTATATGATCATTGATAAAATCCAATACCATAAGCTCAACAGAACAGACTCGCCGAACGGTCGACAATACGTAACACCTGCAGGCGAGTCCTTACCTAGCGTTACTACTATTCTTAGTGCAACAAAGGACGCACAAGCCGCAGCAGCCTTACAAAATTGGCGAGACCGAATCGGCCATGAAGCAGCAGCAAAAATAACCAACGATGCTGCTAATGTTGGTACGTTCATGCACGAGCATCTTGAGAACTACGCACTGTCGGACGCTGAGCCCGAAGTTAAAGGAAATTTCATCCGCCGTCTTAGCGCAAATATGGCAAGTTGCATAATTAAAGAAGGGATGTCGAACCTTGACGAAATATGGGGTGTAGAAGTACCGCTGTATTTTCCGGGATTATATGCAGGAACAACTGACTTAGTTGGTCAGTGGAACGGCAACCCGGCGATTATCGATTTTAAGCAAACGTTAAAACCTAAAACTGATGATCGTGTGCACGATTATAAAATCCAGTTAGTAGCATATGCTCTTGCGCACAACGAAGTCTACGGCACTGATATAAAAACAGGTGTCATTCTAATGTGCAGTCAGCAACTAGATTTTCAACAATGGGTTCTAGAAGGCGCCGACTGGGATTATTATGTGTCTTTGTGGCTCAGCAAGCTCGAGCAGTTTTACTCTAAACTGATCGCGTGATTCAAATAAATACAACAAATAGAGGATTTATTACGTGATTACGCAAATCAGTCGGATTCAACACCGCCGCGGCCTGTCAGAAAATCTACCCCAACTAGCAAGCGCAGAGTTTGGGTGGGTAATTGATAAACGAAAGCTTTATATCGGTAACGGAAGTATTGCAGAAGGCGCCCCAGAAGTCGGCAATACTGAGATTTTAACAGAATACAGTGATATTTTGGGACTAGTCTCGAGCTATACATACAAAGGGGCCCGGGCTGGGTACTCGGTACAAAATACTAAACCCCGAAGCCTTCAGGATAAGTTAGACGAATATGTAAGTGTTACTGATTTCGGAGCCGTCGGTGACGGATCTGCAGATGACACAGATGCCATACATGCTGCAATAACCCAGCTATTCATCCGCGAGCATAACCCAAAAAGCCGCCGTACCTTGTTCTTCCCACCTGGTGTGTACAACATAACAAAAGCGATCCGCCTTCCTACGTATGCAAAATTAGTCGGCGCTGGCCCAGACTCAACAGTAATACGTCAGACTGGTACCGACTACGTTATTGTAACAAGTGACTCGTTGGGGCAGTTAGCGCCAGCTATAGGGTCAAACAGTGCGACTCAGCCAGGTCATAGTTCAGTGTCTTCACTGACATTAGAAACTAAAGCAAACTACCACGTGGCTAAACTAGATAGCATTAAAGACGCTAAGTTTAGTTGGGTTAAATTTGTTGGTAACTTTTCAACAGTGCCTGATCAGATTTTTTCTAGTACAGCGTGTGTTTTCTTAACTAGTACACCTGTTAACCGAACATACAATGTAAGCTTTTCGAATTGTGAGTTTTATAATAACATCTATGGTGTGTTAGCTGACGACGATATGTACAATATTGTAATCGAAAAAAGCCATTTTGCACGTTTATTTAAAGCAGTTAAGTTAGGCGAATCGTATACTAACAAAGGGCCTGTGGGCGTTAAGATTATTAATTCGTACTTGAGTCACATCTATAATGTTGCAATACACAGCTATAATAAAAATTCAGTTGTAAGCTCGTTTAATACGTTTGAAGAGTGTGCAAACGGGCTACAAGGCGACACGAATCCGCTAGCATCTGTAATTAGATTTGAACAAAGCGGTAATTATAGTATAGGAGACGTCTTTAATAGGCCGCCTTCTGTGCTGCTAGTGTTTCCTAATGTAGATGTAAACGGCAGAGAAAACTACTATGTAGCAGCGTCAGGTTTGATCAAGCACGGCATTTTTGAACAAACACCAGGTAATCAAGTTATATTGTTAGACGGTAGGTTAACTCCGACACAGATCCCAGAGGTATTGCAATACGTACTAGATGCTAACGGCGCTGAAGTTAAATACACTATCCGACGAGGCAACTTAGTTCGACGAGGTATATTTCATGTAACATCAGATGGAACAGATATTGAATACACTGACGATTATAACGAAACAGGTAATGTTGGAGTTGTATTACAAGGAACGCTAGTGTCGGGCGAAGTTAAAATCGCCTATACAACGACACCTGTAGGCGCCCCAGCAACCCTGTCCTACTATGTTAATATTTTAAGATAATCTATGTTTGGATTAAGCGTTACTGAAAGACTACTTGAATTTCATAAGATACGAAATTCGATTGAAAATATTGAGTTACAAGAACAAATTCTAACTATAGTTGCATTGTGGGAAAAAGCCCCACAATGCAATCAGTACTACTCCGCCGACTTCACTGAGAATTGGCCAGATCCGTGGCAGCTTTTAGCAGACGGTGTATACGATCCGGTTAGTGTTGGACTTGGTATGTTCTACACTCTTGCTCTTTTGCAACACAAACAGTATAATACTCTAAAGTTATTATCTATTAGAGAAAGAGACTCTAACGAGCTTAAGTTGATTGTCCAGGTTGACGAATTGTTGCTCAACCTTGTATCTGGGGAAGTAATAGAGTCTAAAGCAGCAACACCAAATATTATAGTGTGCAACGAATACACTCCTAGCTATTTCAGCTGTTTGACACACTAATTTTTAGTTTTTTTGAGGAAATCAATGACACCGAAGCAAATTCAAATTGTAAAACGCAGTAAGTCGCGGGAAGACTTAAACCTAGAAAAGATTCACCGGGTTGTAATATATGCATGTGAGGGCATCACGGGTGTAAGTCCTAGTGAAATCGAAATTAAAAGTCATATCCAGTTTTATGACGGAATAACAAGTGCTGAAATCCAGGAAACATTAATTAAGTCTGCAGCTGACTTAATTTCGGAAGATACTCCTAATTATCAATACCCAGCTGGACGCTTGATTAATTATCATTTGCGCAAAAGCATTTATCGATCTTTTACACCGCCTCATATTTTTGACATTGTTAAAAAGAACGTTGCTGCCGGCTGGTACGACAGTAGTCTGCTAAGCGATTATACTGAAGCAGAGTGGGATCAAATTGAGAAGTTTATCAAACACGATCGCGATGAAAACCTAACGTATGTTGCAATGGAGCAATTCCGCGGGAAGTACTTGGTACAGAATCGCGCTTCCGGTGAAATCTTCGAAACTCCGCAAGTCGCATACATTCTAATTGCAGCTACGCTCTTCTCAAAGTACCCAGCTGAAACACGACTGAAGTATGTAAAAGATTTTTATGACGCAATGTCGAATTTTGAGATTAGCATGCCAACTCCGATCATGGCAGGTGCTCGTACTCCGCAACGTCAGTTTAGCTCGTGTGTACTAATTGAAACTGCAGACAGTCTGGATTCTATTAACGCAACGTCGGCTGCGATCGTAAAATACGTTAGTCAGAAAGCAGGTATTGGCATCGGTGCCGGTGCTATCCGGGCAATAGGAAGTCCGATTCGGAAGGGTGATGCGTATCACACCGGGGTAATTCCGTTTTACAAGCACTTCCAGACTGCAGTAAAGAGTTGCTCTCAAGGCGGTGTACGCGGCGGCGCTGCTACGTTGTATTTTCCGATTTGGCACTTAGAAGCTGAAGACTTGATTGTACTAAAGAACAACAAAGGAACAGAAGATAACCGAGTCCGCAAACTTGATTACGGTGTTCAGTTTAATAAGCTAATGTATGAGCGCTTGTTAACAGGTGGGAACATCACACTGTTCAGCCCGTCAGATATCCCGGGGCTGTATGATGCGTTTTTTGCAGATCAGGCTAAATTTAAAGAGATCTACGAAGCAGCTGAAAAGAATCCGGATATCCGGAAAAAAACAGTAAAAGCTATTGACTTATTCCAAGCATACTTAACCGAACGCAAGGACACTGGCCGGATTTATTTGCAAAATGTTGATCACGCAAACACACATGGTGCATTTATTGAATCAGTTGCTCCGATCCGCCAGTCGAATTTGTGTGTTACTGCTGATACAAACATTGATGTTAAAGTGGATGGCAATGAGTATACTGTTGCTATTGAAGACTTAGCCGCGTTGATGGTAAAACACGAAACTGTATTAGTTAAGTCTTATAACACTGACACCGGAGCGGACGAGTACAAAGAAATCGAAGCATTTGCAAAAACATCACCGTCTGCAGAACTGCTCGAAATCGTCGACGAAGACACAGGCAAACGTTTGGTGTGTACACCGGATCACAAGGTATACACTGAAAACCGCGGGTATGTGTGCGCTAAAGACTTGCGCGAAGATGATGTTTTGAAAATCGCTTAAGTAGTTGTATCTCTGTACACAACGATAAATAACTGTGTACAGAGATTAACTTACTATGGATTATATAAAATTACACAAAACATTCATTGATTATTGCAAGTCGACAAAACCTATAGATCGTATTAAACTAAGAAATTCAAATGACCTTAGGCTTAGCAAAACAAAACTATATACTGAAATGCACCACATTGTCCCTAAATCGTTAGGCGGCGAAGACACACCAGAAAATTTGGTTATGTTACTTCCGGAAGAGCATGTTTTTGTGCATAAATTAAGGTATAAAGCGTTTGGAACCCGTTGTGATATGTTAGCTGTTCGTTATGTGTTAAACGGACTTAAGAATAGACAGCACATAGACAAAGTAACTAAATTGAGGTTAACAAAACCGATACTCAATGGCTATAAATGGATCCGGCAAAATAGCAGCGAATTTAGACATATACATGGTTGGCAAACAGCAGAAGGCCGTAAGTCTATATCGAATGCAAGAAAAGGAACAATGCCAGCTAAGGACGCAAGCACTGGAAAATCTATAGGGGTAGTGTCGGTTAATCACCCTAAGGTAAAATCAGGCGAATGGGTGCACATAACAGCAGGTCGAAAGGCATCAGAATCTGAGTTAAAAAATAGGAAGCCGTCTTTCGGTAAATCGAATAACAACTATAAAGAATTTGCAACACAAGAATTCCTATTAGATTTTTTTAAAGACAATATGGATGTTTGTGTCGAAGGCGGTATGTTTTTGTTTAAGCCGTTTAATACTGCTTTGAAAGAATACGTCATGAGCAAATTTAAGAAAAAAATAAACGCTAGTACGATAATAAAAAACCGATTTGGTTGCATTGATGAGTTTGTTATATATGCAAGTAAAAAAGTTGGATTTGAGGTAAAATATAATCCTTACTACAGAAGCACCGAACACAGAAAAAAACTAGCAGAAGCACAACAGAATAAGTGCACAATTAACAACGGAGTCACGAACAAGACGTGGCCAAAAAACGAACCTATCCCAGAGGGGTGGGTAAGAGGAAAACTATGCTAAGAATTACAAAATTAAAAGACAAAGAAGAAGTATACGACATTACGGTGGCAGGCAATCACAACTTTTATGCAAATGATGTGCTAGTGCATAATTGTGCAGAGATCGACCTTCCTACTAAGCCGTTAAACGATCTACATGACCCCGACGGGGAGATTGCGTTATGTACGTTAGCTGCTACTAACTGGGGCGTAGTTAAGTCTAAACACGACTTTGAGCGATTAGCAGACTTGATTGTACGGGCGCTAGATGAACTACTAGATTACCAAGAGTACCCTGTGCTAGCAGCAAAACATGCTACTATGAATCGCCGTCCGCTAGGCGCTGGGATTATTAACTTTGCATACTGGCTAGCTAAGAACGGCTTGAACTACCAGGACATTACTCCGGAAGGTCTTGCTTTGATCGACGAATGGGCTGAAGCATGGAGTTACTATCTAATTAAAGCTAGTAACGATCTTGCAAAGGAAAAAGGCGCATGTCCGCTATCTAATCAAACAAAATATAGTCTAGGCGTGACACCCAACATGACGTACAAGAAAGATGTTGACGAGCTTGTTCCGCATGTGGAACGGATGCCATGGCCTGCTTTGCGCTCAGACTTAAAAGAGCACGGAATCCGAAATTCGACGCTGATGGCACTTATGCCGAGTGAGACGTCTAGTCAGATTAGCAACAGTACAAACGGCATAGAGCCACCTAGAAGCTTCGTGTCTGTTAAAGCAAGCAAAGACGGACAGCTGCGACAAGTTGTTCCCGAATACAGAAAGCTTAAGAACAAGTACGATCTACTATGGGATCAAAAAAGCCCAGAAGGGTATTTGAAAATCTGCGCAGTGTTACAGAAGCACGTCGACCAGGGTATAAGCGTGAATACTAGTTATAACCCCGAGCACTACGAAGACGAAAAAATTCCAATGAGCGAGCTGTTAAAACATGTTGTTATGTTCTATAAGTTCGGCGGCAAGCAGCTATACTATAATAACACATTCGACGGCCAGGGCGAAGTAAAAGTAGTAGATCAGCCCGACTTACCAACAGATACAATTGACGACGATGACGACTGCGACAACTGTAAAGTATAAATCCTGTTGGTAATCTACATAAGTAGCACGAGATAAGTAAACTACAAAAAGGTAGTTTACTATGAAATACACTAAAATTAAGTGGAAGTACAAGATAGACGAAACTTGTACTTTCCAAACTCAAATCAAACCAGATACTTTAATATCAACGGAATGGATAACGTTAACACCGTCTGGTTTGTTGACGTTACAAGCAGGTTACGCCTGGGATGGTGCTTCTGGTGCAGTTGACACTAAGTCGTTTATGCGAGGGAGCGCAGTACATGATGCACTATTCCAGCTTATTAGGCTCGGGCTACTAGATAAACAGTGGTTTAAAGAATGTAATAAAGAAATGATCCGCTGGTGTGACACCGACGGGATGTTAAAGATTCGACAGATTTGGGTTTACCATGCTGTGCGGCTTTTTGGTAAAAAGCATATCCGGATTGGAAAAAGCACAAGCAACGAAATAGTCTAACGGAGTACGAATGCAAAGCGTTTTTGAAAGAAACAATAAAAACAATTTATCGCGGAATATGTTCTTTGACGGAGCAGTAGAAGTTCAGCGATACGATTTATTAAAGTATCGTCAATTTGACAAGCTAACTGATAAACAACTCGGGTTCTTTTGGCGACCCGACGAAGTTGACCTAAGTCGCGACTCTAAAGATTTTAAGGACCTATTGCCGCACGAACAGCACATTTTTACTAGTAACCTGAAGCGACAAATACTACTAGATACAGTGCAAGGACGAAGCCCTAACCTTGCGTTTCTTCCGATTACTAGTTTACCCGAACTAGAAACTTGGTTCGAGACATGGGCATTTAGTGAAACAATCCACAGCCGCTCGTATACTCACATTTTGCGCAATGTATACTCGGACCCGTCAAAAGTGTTCGACTCGATGCTCGATGTTAAAGAGATCGTAGATTGCGCTACTGACATTACACGATATTACGACGAGTTTATCGAGATGAGTATGTGGTATCAAATGTTAGGCCCAGGCACACATACTGTAAATGGCGAAACTGTGGTCGTTGACATGTACGAGCTTAAGAAGCGCCTCTGGTTAGCGATTATGAGTGTTAATATACTAGAAGGTGTTCGGTTCTATGTGTCGTTTGCTTGCTCGTGGGCGTTTGCAGAACTTTCTAAAATGGAAGGTAACGCAAAGATCATTAGATTTATTGCGCGAGACGAGAACTTGCACTTAGCAGGAACCCAGCAACTCTTAAAATTGCTAGTAAAAGAAGATCCGGATTTTGCAAAAATACGAAAAGAAACCGAATCGCAGTGCGTGGAAATGTACATCGAGGCTCGCGACCAAGAAGTAGATTGGTCGAAATATCTCTTTAAAGACGGTTCGATCATCGGCTTGAATGTTGATTTGCTATCGCACTATGCGAATTATATCACAGCAAAGCGAATGCAAGCAGTAGATTTACCATGCCCGTATAAAGCAGGATCGAATCCGCTTCCGTGGACCCAGTCTTGGATTGGAAGCAACGATGTTCAAACGGCCCCTCAAGAAGCAGAAATAAGTTCATATATCATTGGCGGCGTCAAACAAGACGTTACAGAAGACACCCTTAAAGGGCTTTCATTATAATGACAGTTGTAGTTAATTTATTCGGCGGCCCGGGAACAGGTAAAAGCACAACAGCATCTGGGGTCTTTTATCACTTGAAGCGTGACAATCGAAATGTTGAGTTAGTGCAAGAATATGCAAAAGACTTAACATGGGAAAAAGCAGAGTCAAAGTTAGAAGACCAATTGTATATTACTGCAAAGCAAAATCGGAGAATGTGGCGACTCCGGAACAAAGTGGATGTCATTGTAACAGACAGTCCGCTGTTACTAGGGATCCACTATGCAGCCCCTGACTATTTTCCTAACTATTATGAAAAGTTAGTATGGGAAGTATACAACAGCTACAGCAATATAAATATATTTTTAAACAGAAAAAAACCTTATAACCCTGTCGGACGAAACCAAACCGAAGATCAAGCAAAAGAAATTGACTGTATGATTAAAGCACAACTTGATCAACACAACGTTCCGTATACTGAACTAGATGCCGACGAACATGCAGTTGAAAATATAACAAAGTTAATCAAAGAGAGAGTATGGTAGAAGTATATTCAAAAACAAACTGCCCATATTGCGACAGAGCAAAAGATCTACTAACACGCAAAGGGATTGAGTTTAATGTAGTTAATATAGAAGAAGATCAAGCAGCCCGACAAACACTAGCTGACTTAGGTCTTCGTAGCGTTCCGCAAATTTTTAAGAACGGCAAACTTGCAGTACACGGCGGATTTACTGGACTATCAAAATTGTCCGACACTGAATTAAATGACACACTAGGAGATATCGATGTTACAAACTGGAGTATTTAAAAAAGGCGACATTGTTGCAGCAAAATTAGTAAACGGCGAAGAAGTGGTTGCAAAAGTACATACTCCGGAAGACAACGGTGTGTTAGTGATTACTCAGCCGGTGAGTATTATCCCAGGGAAAGAAGGGTTAAGCTTCGGACAAAGTTTCATGACAGTGTCGGATACAACTCTGGTGTATTTGCGCACAAGCAACGTTATAATGCTAGCTGAACCGGTAACTGATATTGCAAATGCGTATATCAAAGCAACAAGCGGCATTGAAATTGCAAGGCCGTAAGACATGCCAGTAGTAGTTCGGGTAGGCGACATTAATTCCGCAGGCGGCGCAGTTATCAAAGGTGTTGATACTGTTGTTGTCGGCGGACAGCCAGCAGCGTATCTCGGATCTCCGGTAACTCCGCACGACTGTTGTGGATCAGACGGCTGTGCTAGCCACTGTGGCGCAATTGTTGCGGAAGGTAGCGCAACGGTTTTTGTAGGCAACAAGCCGGCAGTGTATGTTGGCGCAGGCGATTCCTGCGGCCACACACGGGCCGCAGGTGATGTAACTGTAATTATAGGAAGATGATATGATCGAACTGTCAGCAGCATCGCTGATTGCAGCTTCGGGGTTAACTGAACACCGCGGAGTATCACTAAATCCAAATGTAGTTGCGTCGATCCAGCAGTGGACAGAAACACCTGTGATTGCGGCGATACAAGAGGCAATACAATTGGCACCGGCTATAGACACGGCTAGTCCGTATTTTTTACTCAATCAGCTAGGCGCTAGTACAAAGCCATGGGTTACAGGTGTCGCCCCGGGTGCAGCAGAGTACAATGTTGCTAGCACAACTCTGTTACCTGATTACGAGTATTATAATAAGATCGGATCGTCGTATGCACCGTTTGCAGTTAGCTATCTCGAATCGATGTATCCGCGTGTAGATGTGTTTTTACAGTCTCGCGCGGCCGAGTACTTAGGACACGGTGACTTAAGTGGTTTTGTTTCGTTAATTGCTCGTGTTCAGGGTTTTTCGTCACTGAGTGCGTCATATATGAAGTCAGTGTCGCGGGCAAAAACGTCGATTGCTGCTGTTGGCACGGGTATATACTCGGACTATAGTAGTATAGCAACTGCAGGATTTACACAATTATCGTCTAGACTAGACTTACTAGCAGAGGATCTCGTTAACCTCGGACGTTATGGCAATTTTAGTGCACTTAACTACTTAGGACACCCTTCAATGGTTATCATGGAGTTATACGATAACCAGCTGCTAGAAATTACTAAGGTAGATAAATTGCTTGCAGCAACTGGGTTGTCGGGTACTAACTTGTTTGAAGCAAAACCGTCACTAGTTCGAAGTATATTAGCGCAGTGTAGCTCGGAAAGTGTAATGAAATTAGTTACAGAGTACTTTGGTATCCTAACGCCTGTGTCATCGCTAAGCGACTTGAATATCGCCGAAATTTTGTTCCCACTAAGTCACGAATTTAATCGATTTAATACACTAGATGAGCTAGGGGTGTTACTACAACAAATCGGAAACTTAACTGAAGTAGAAAGTTACAGTGCTCTCGGCACAGTCCTTCTGAGTATGAATACTGTCGACGACATGTCTGAGCTAAACTCTGTTACGGATATGATAGATGATTCTGTTACAGATGTCATTTCAGAATCGTACGGCGGCGGCACTGGTGAGTATGGGAATATTGTCATTAACGATATGATCGGTAGCTTGGCTGGGGTTAATGCAGAGTACTTCGCACAATATGTTAACACGAATAGCAGTAACGACACAGATCTTATTGTAGCTGAAGTAAACTTAATATCGCGATTGTTTCAGGGCGAATTCACTGTAACTGAAACAGACCCAATCACCGGTGATCTTATTGTTACATACGATGTCCCGGCGTACGGTGTGTACTCTGATATGCCAGCAGCATTTTTGGATATAGCAACAACAGTTGAAAATCGAATTAGCACATGCACAGATTACGACAAGGTAGCAGGACTGTATATAGCGTTGTTTAATCAATTGAGTCGAGAGCAGTTATTTTTATTAAATGCAAACATTTCACCATCGACATTCGTACCTGCTGATAAAATGGGCATAATGGTGTTTGCTAGCAACCTCGAAACAGTTAATAAAGAAGTAGCAGACTACTTAAGGTTAGTATCGGCCGCTGACAAGTACGGTGATGCTATAAAAGTTGCTGTTGCATCAGGTGAAAACAAGCAGTTGCTCGAAGCAGCTGGTATAACTAATATAATGCAAGGGTAAACAGTAATGTACGAGTATAGATGTAAAGTAGTCTATATTGTCGACGGAGACACAGTTGATGTTGATATCGACTTAGGGTTTGATGTTTGGCTTAAAGATCAGCGTATTAGGATAAACGGTATAGACGCACCAGAGTCTCGTACTTCGGATCCGATTGAAAAGATCTTCGGCTTAGCAGCTAAACAGCGAGTTAGTGAGTTAGTACCATTGGGGTCAGATCAAGTATTACAAACGTTTAAGGATGGTACAGGTAAGTACGGTCGAATATTAGGCGACTTTGTAATTACCGCAGAAGATGGTTCTAAGACTACATTGACTAATATAATGTTAACAGAAGGTCACGCAGTTCTGTATAACGGAAAATCTAAGAGTGATATCGAAGCTGCTCATTTGCGGAACCGGCAGCTTTTGGTAGAAGCTGGAATGGTTAAGTTGGACTAATATGTTTTTTGCTTTTATTTTACTATTGTCGGCACTAAGTATAAGCGCTGTAGCTGCTTATTACAGTATTGCTGGATTAACAGCTATATTCGCAGCTGCGTTTTGGCCGATTGTGATCATGGGCTCAGTGCTTGAAGTTGGCAAAATTATGACAACAGTATGGCTCCATGTTTACTGGAAACGAATACCGCTGCTAGCAAAAACGTATCTGTCGTCTGCAGTGTTAGTTCTTATGTTTGTTACTTCAATGGGGATTTTTGGATTTCTATCGAAAGCACACATTGAGCAAACATCAAGTGCTGGTAATCAAAGTTTGCAAATCGAGCTAATTGATAGTAAAATAGCCAGAGAGCAGAAACGAATAACAGATGCAGAAACAGTAATCGATCAGCTTGACGCTGCAGTAGAGACTCTTGCTAAGTACGATCGTATACGCGGACCAGATGGTTCGATTGCAGTCCGCGAAAGCCAGAAAGAAGAAAGAGCTAGTTTATCAGCTATTATTAACGAAGCTAGTGAGTCAGTTGCTGCAATGCGCGAAGAGCGGTTAGTGTTGTCTAAGCAACAAGTTGCACTCGAAGCTGAAGTAGGACCAATAAAATATATTGCTGAATTGATATATGGAACCAGTCCCGATGCTAGTTTATTAGAAGCTGCTGTTCGGTGGGTAATTATAATAATAGTAGCAGTATTTGATCCGTTAGCAATTATGCTAGTCCTTGCTGCAGCAATGACATTTGAATGGTCTCGTTCACACTCGGACAACAAAAACCACGTTAGCGAGTTAGTTGCCCGATTTAATAAATTACGTCATATATATGATATTGTAATTAAACAAAAACAAAGGTTACAAATGGAAATATTAAATTTTGAAAAACTAGTTAGCGAGATTGGCGATCACCTAGACCAGTTGTCGAAGGTGTCTACTACTGCGATTGATTACGAAAGCAGCACGTTAGAGCTTTATCGCGAAAAAAACGAAATCGAGCAGAAGCTTTCGGTTGCTCGTACAGAATTGCAAGAAGCAGACGAGCTGTCTGAGACACTTCGACTAGAAATTGAATCACTCCGTGCTGAAATTAAAGAGTTAACAGACCGCGAGCCTGAGATCGTTGAAGTTGAGAACACAGCTCGCATTGACCAATTGATTTCTCGAGTCGCTGAACTCGAGCGCGAGGTTGACAAGAAAGACACTGAAATTTCAAAACGAGATGCTGCTATTATTGCGCTAGCTGATCGTTACGACTTAGTACCAAAGACTGATGCAGACGAACTAGCTGCTAACAGTACAACAGAGCCTGCAACTGGATTTGGTGTTGTATTCCCAGAAAGTGCTCAGAAAGGTGATTATTTTCTTAGAACTGACTTTAGTCCTATTCGACTGTATCAGTGGAGCGGCATTAAGTGGTCTCAAGTTGACCAGTCGACTTGCGAAGCTATGGTAAACAACGCTGAATATTTACAACACATGGCTAAACTGGTTGCTGCAGGAACAATTAACTTGGCCGAGCTACCAATTTCGGATACTGAGCGATCGGCAATATCTGAACTTTCTGAAAAACTAGCAAACGAACCCACAGGTTTAACTGATGAGTGACATCCTACTAGTAAGTAGTCCTGATATAGTAACTACGCTACCGACGAGCTACTTACTAGTAGGACCAACACCAGAAGACGTAATTGAGTTCATTAACAAACTTCCTGATGAAGATGTTGCAGTACATGTGGGCACAGAAGACGTTGACACCGTGTGGGCAACGTCGGTTGCAGCCTCTGCATCAACTATAGTGATAAATATCGACACTACGCCAGCCCCGCTTGCTAGTGCATTGTTGTCGTTTAGTAACGTGTACTGGTACGGCCGCCAAAAACGGCCTCCTGTGAAACACGACAACGAAGTAAGCGGATTGCTCGCTGTTATTTAAACTGGAGGAATTTTGAAACCATATCAAAGCTTTGGCTTGACAACATCTGTAAAAGATGGTAATATAGAAAAAGCCCTTAGGAAACTAAAAAAGAAAGTGAACAACGACGGTCGGTTAGCAGAAGCTAAAGCCCGTAAAGACTTTACAAAACCAACAGAAGAACGTAAAATTGCTAAAGCAGCTGCTGTTAAACGATGGCAGAAGAAGCTTGCAAAAAGTCAGCCGAAGGGTCGGTGACTTTAACTAACGAGTTGCACATTACACTGTGGACTCTATTTAACTCTTGCTTATAAACAAAGGAGAACTACAATATGAAATCTGTACTAAACCCCCTACACATGCACTTGTTTGCTCTTAATAACATGTTAGATGTAAACGACCAAGCATACCCGCGTTATAATATCGAAGTTGAGGAAAATTCCGACGGTTCTGTGTTTACAGTATCTGTAGCACTTGCTGGGTTTTCTAAGGACGAAATTTCAGTAACACGGGAAAAAGGGACTGGCAAAGCTTCTGGCCTAGATCTTATTAAGATTAGTGCAGAAAAAGAAAAGACAGAAGAGCAGTCTTCTCGGAAGTTCCTGGTTAAAAATATTGCACTTCGCAATGCTAGTCGTGTAATTCCGGTCGCCCGAAGTACCGAAGTTACTAAAGTCGAGTATGTCGATGGTATTCTGCGTATTACTATCGTAGATACAATTCCTGAAGAAGACAAACCAGTTTCGTTTGAAATTAACTAAGTAGAAGGGGCAATGCCCCTTCTTTGAGGATATCAATTTTATGGCAACTAAAGAGCTACAATCGAAAAAAGTATCAAAACGAACAATAAATGTCGAGCCGCCTACAGAGTACAAGATTGTTTACTTAAACGACGATGTTACTACTGTTGATTTTGTTGTGTTTACTTTAACAGATATATTTCTGTACTCAGAACAAGAAGCACTAGACTTAGCGTCGAAGATACATCATGAAGGCAATGCAGTTATTGCAGTTTACCCGTATGAGATTGCTGAGCAAAAAGGATCTGAGGTAATACTGCTGGCGCGCCGGCACAACTTTCCACTTAAGGTAAATGTGGAGCCTGTTTAAAGCGTTCTATCGTTTTATCAACAGCAATAGCATGCGCCACCTTAAAGTTTTCTAAAAGCTCTTTTAAAATAATTTGCTTGAACTCACCGTAGAAGTGGTTGTAATTAAATTCTGCTACAGCAGCCATTTCCTTTAACTGATGCTCTTTTTCGGCTTCGCTTAGAGAACAGAACTGCTCAGCTGCCGAAATAGCCGAATCAACCCGGTCGACCCACGACTCGCTTGTATCGTTGACTTTAAACCATTTTGAGTAATCTTTAAAACCGTAGCTAGTTAAATAGGCCGTAGCGTTTTGGCCTGCAATTAGTAAAAACGGAGTTTTAGTTACAATAGGTTGAAACACTTTTTCGGTTAAGTGCTGCCTGTTACACATAGCAACTGTTTCTGCAACAATTTGAAATCGGACTTGGCTGTACATAACGTCATTGATACGTGCACTAGCAGTAGAGCTAAATTCAGAGTCGTACGACACTGATGTACTGCTAGGTAGACTAATACTAGATGCAATATGTGCAGGTAAACAGCGTTTTGCAATTTCGCTGTAATCTTGGCCGTCTTCAGCAACTGACACACTATACAGACTTTGGTCTAATAAGCCTCGTTTGTGAAGTTGGCTAATTAGATATAAGCGGTATGCCCTAGAGCCACTTATGCCGCGAGCATTAACAACAAAGTTGTACTTGGGCTGTTTTGGTAAGCAGTAAAACTCGTTTGACCGATACCAATCGAGTGCAGCAAATCCGTGAAAGAAGTAGTAAAAATCAACAACCGGGAGCGATCTCAACACAGCATCCTTTTCGGTGCTATTTTTTTCACTGTTAGCTAATAACAGTGTGGAAACCCTCCAATTATTAGCAACCTGGGTAGTACACTGTTCCGAAACAAACTCCCAGACATTGCTTTTAGCCGAAATAGGTTCTTGGTCGTGGCAAAAGATACTAGGCATACTTTTCGACCTCCAGACCGCACTGCGGTGGAATGAAATTATGTCGGATTTGCTACGCTTACCGTCAAGTAGCGCATATAATTTGAGCACCGGTTCTTTGTGGGTTCTTAGTATGTTAAATAAAGAATAGTAAAAGTTATCAATATTGATCATTGGAGAATTATGAAAAAAATAGGTTTCATCGGCTTGGGGAAATTAGGAATGCCTTGTGCAGAAGAGTTGGCTAAAGTACATTCTGTTGCCGGCTATGATATTTATCCCCGAGAAAGCAACTCTGTTGCGGTACTGTCCTCGATCGAAGAAGTAGCACAGCACTCTGAGGTAATTTTTGTTGCAGTTCCAACACCCCACGAACAAGAGTACGACGGCAGCGTACCGAGTTGCCATTTAGCTAAGAAAGACTTTGATTACTCTGCAGTTAAGCAGGTGTTAGAAGAGCTAAATCGATGTTGTAATAAGAACCATCTTGTGGTTCTTATTAGCACGGTACTGCCCGGAACAACTCGCATGCAATTAATCCAGCGAGCTCGTAATTACCGATTTATATATAACCCGTACTTAATTGCAATGGGCAGTGTTCGTTACGATATGGTAAATCCTGAGATGGTTATCATTGGTACAAAGGAAGGCGAAACATCTGCAGATGCTGCTATGTTAATCGATGAAGTCTATGGACCGATTATGCAAAACAATCCTAGGTATGTAGTTGGTACATGGGACGAAGCAGAATCTATAAAAATCTTTTACAACACGTTTATTAGCGCTAAGCTAAGCCTTGTAAATATGATTCAAGATGTTGCAATCCGTAACGGTAACATTAATGTTGATGTTGTAACAAAAGCGTTAGCCGAATCAGACTATCGCATTATGGGACCGAAATATATGATTGCCGGAATGGGAGATGCCGGTGCTTGTCACCCGAGAGACAACATTGCCCTCCGATATATGTCAGATCGACTAGGCTTAAATTATGACTTGTTTGAGTCTATCATGCAGGCTCGTGAGCTGCAAGCTAAAAACCTTGCACGTTTTATTGTCGACATCGCTAAGTCTACAAATCTCCCAGTGTACATTCACGGTAAAGCATACAAACCGGGCATTGATCTAGTAGACGGTAGTTATAGTTTGCTAGTAGGGCATTATATTAGTGAATTTGGGCTTATTCCGGAATACATCGATCCGTTGACAGAAAGCACTACTCCGGAATCGATAACAGGTGTAGTACTATTGGCTCACAATGCAGTAGTAACATATGACGGCCGAGAGGAGCAAGCGACTTATTGTCATTTCAACACCGGCTCGGTAATTATTGACCCGTGGCGGAATTTTGCATCATTGGACAGTGGGGTTGAGGTAATCCATTACGGGAATACAAGAGGTATGAATGGAAATCAACTCTAACAACGAGTGGGACCCGCTGCGCACTGTAATTCTTGGTGATGCAACGAATGCTAATTGGCCAGTGAATTGTAGCGACTTTAGGGAGCTAGAAGAAACAACAGCTTGGAAGGAAACACCGGTACCAGCTGGTCCAGTTAGCATGCAGATTATCGACGAAGCAAACCATGATCTGCAGCAGTTCTCTGCTTTACTGACTTCTTTGGGTGTAACTGTACTTCGACCTAGCGTGTTGGATTTCCAAAGCCGGGATGGTATGTATAATTACTGCCCGCGGGATCGGTTCTTAGTAGTAGGGGATAAAGTCATATCAGCGCCAATGGCGTTTAAATGTCGCTATATGGAAGAAGAGGCATATCCGTGGTTTGATGATATTGCAATAAAACCAGATGACCCTACTGTTGTGTTTGATGCTGCAAACGTTTGCCGGCTAGGAAACGACTTGTTATACTTGGTGAGTAACTCCGGGAACTACGCGGGTGCAAAATGGCTACAGCGTGTGCTAGGAAGTAAGTACAAAGTGCACATCGTTGACAATATATATTCTGGTGTACATATCGATAGCACAGTTAGCCCTGTCAGAGACGGGCTAGTAGTGCTAAATGCAGCCCGAGTTAATATAGCAAATTTACCCGAACCGTTGCGCGCCTGGGACAAGATATGGGTCGAAGACGATCAAATTGTTCCGCAAGAGTTTACCGGATATCCGTATGCTAGCAAGTGGATTGGTTTAAATTTTCTTACCGTTGATCCTGATACTGTTGTGTGTGATCCGAAGCAAGTAGTACTCCGTGACCAACTTGCAAAATTCAACGTAGTAACACACGGTATAGAACTCCGTCACAGCCGGACATTGGGCGGCGGACACCATTGTGTAACTCTCGATGTGTTGCGAAGATAATACATCTCCGAATTCTAATATTATAAATAATTAAAACTATTATTATAATAACTAGGATTAGGAAAAACTATGTTAACATCGTATGCAGAGTATTATCGCTTTATAAGCGAATATGCATCAAGTTCGGATAAGATCGACGAGTTAAGTGCTAAAAAAGCCGAAACAATTGTACAAACATTTGCAAACGAACAGGCTCAAGTTGAGACAGTATTGTGTGTCGGCTTCAGCTTAGCTGCTGTTGGGTTAATCAATTTAGGGTACACTGTTACTATAATCAATTGTTCTCCAGCATGCATCGAGTACGGAGACGAAGTGGGTATTTCGGATTTGATGTTACCGGATGACATCCTTGATCACCGTCCGATATCGAAGTATGATGCAGTTGTTGCATTAGACGACTATATCACTAACTTCGATACCGAAGAAGTTCAACGAGACGTTGTTAAAGCATTAATCGAGCTAAGTCAGACTCTGGTAATTCTAACAGCCCGTGACTATAAAAACTTGCCGCAACATGCTAGAAACTTCGACGAACCGCTAGCGTTCTCGTATGAGAAGAATAAAGACGTTGTGATGTTCAATCGGAGAAAGTGGCGCAGGGATGACAAACAAGTATGGGACAACTATATGTTTGTCATCACCGAAGACGGCGCTTGTATCTTAGGCCCGCTAACTCGAAGAACTATTTACTTTAAGCAGCTAGCTAGCATTGCACACGAGTGTGACGTTGCAGAGTACAAAATACAGAAATCGTTAATGTATAAGCCGTTGTTTGCGAAGCACTACGAGCATATAATAACAATTAAACCTTAAGAGGCTTCAATGATATCAGATGATCAATTGCGAGAATACGCCTTAGGTGTTATTTCCGATTCGATACAAAGTGAGATTACAAAAATACTTAAGTCGATCGACTTAAGTGCGTTAGTTAAGGAAGTGGCACGAGACATAATTTCGACACCTGGAACAGTTGATGCTATTGTAGACGAACTCAAAACTACAGTTACAAAACATGCTAACAATAATTTGTTAGCATCTAATATCGTTTGGAACAATTACAAATTGTCAGGCAACAACGTTAAGTCAGGAACAATAGCAGAGTTTTCTAGTACTGGCATTAGAGACTCAGCTTCGTCTACAGTTGTTAAAGTCACAAACGAGGGACTGACAGTTCGCGGCGACATACTAGCTAATTCGATAACAGCTGACTCGGTGACTATTAGTGATTCATTGCAGTTGTCCGACAATGCAGTATTATCGGTATCCCGGGCAGTTTCTAGCTTATTAGAACCAAAGTTCGAGCGCTACACAACAACAAATAGTGTGCAGCAGCTTCTTGACAACCTAGATATTGAGTCAGTTGTTGCTTCGTCTGCTAAATTCGGAAAGCTAGAGTCTGCGGCTATGCGAGACAACACGTCATATCCGCACAGGGTGATCGAACTCACTGACACTGGTATTCAGGTAGAAAAGTTATCTGCTGTGTCAGTTTGCACTGAATCTGTCGAGTCGGACACTATATCAACTGTTGACTTAACTGTTACAGGAGACTTGTTCTTACCAGATGACGTGTGGGAGTCCTTAGTCGGATCAGTTGCAGAGTCGATTGATACAACATCGGCTAAGTTAACTGGCGATCTTACACTAAACGGTACAGTTGTGTTAACTACCGACGAGCTAGGCCCTACGGTAACGAAAAGCAATATTCGCCAGCTCGGAAATTTAACAGAGTTGGTTGTTGCAGGCGAAACAACACTAGGCGGCACATTGTTCTCCTCTAAATCCGGCCGAGTTGGTATTAATACGACTTCGCCCGATTCTGCGCTAACTGTTTGGGACGAGGAAACAAAGCTCTCAGTCGGCAAGTTTAAGAAGCAAACTGTAGGAATCCTAACGTCAGGCGCTGACATTGTAATAGGAAGCCGCAATAGTGCTGGTGTGACAATTACAGGAGACACCCTGAGTGTCCCGAAGATAAAAGTAGGAAAGTACGAAGTGATGTTTAGCGATTCTGAACCAAGCTGCGCCGGCAGCCGCGGAGACGTGTGCTTCAATACATCATTTGACGGGTCTCTGGGAACACCAGCGGCGTGGACTTGTATCGGTGGAACTAGATGGGTTAATTGGCCGTGAAGATAAGTTTTGCAATAGGTAACGGTACAAGTCGTAACGGTGTTAATTTGCAAGAGTTACGAGAAGTCGGACCACTGTATGCGTCTGACTATATCTATAAAGAAACTCATGTTGATAACTTGGTCACGACTCGAAAACGTATAGCAGCAGCAATTGTTCATAGTAATTATCATACTAAAAGTAATTTTTATACAACAGCAGACAACGTCCGGTACTTAGACTATGCACAGGGTGTCAACGAGCTTCCTGCTGCTGCGCAATCGTTTGAGAGCGATCTTGCTGCAGTTGTAACAGCATGCGAATACAAAGCGTCTATGGTTGTTTGTGTAGGGTATGACATCGAACAAACATTTGCACCAGTCAATTATAAGTTAGCGATCCCGGGACTTGACCATCCTGCAGCTGCAGACAGCCGAGCTAGCGAATTTGAAAAAATATTTCAAATGTATCCGAATGTTACGTTTGCATTTATAAATTCAAGATCATGGGCTCCTCCTGCAGACTGGGAAATTTACGATAACTGGACAGTTGATGACTTTGATGTCTTGTCACAATTTGTTGCTGATAACAAGCTGACTTGACAGTTTAGTAGATTGTTGCTATCATACTTAAAAGTTAGTAACCTAGCGATTAAGGTAGCACATGTTTGACCAAACAGTACAGAGAATCGGATTTGCTTGTAAGTACTTACACCCTAATCAATCACTAAAAAAGTCGCTGTTAGAGGAAGTACAAAGACCACTTAATACTAAAACGACAACAGCTCGGTGGCTCGGCGGTCAAACTCGCGACGTTGCTGCTGATCGTTTGTGGTCAATCATGCAGCACAATATACAGTCGTTTTACAAGCTAGTTGACTATGTTAGAAAACTACCGCCCGAACAGCGGATGGTTAGACTAGGGTCTGACTGTTTACCTTTGTACACACATGCTAATTGGAAATGGTTCTGGCAACAAACTGATGTTCAGGCCTATTGCGAAACTCACTTTTCTAAAGTTGGAGATTTAGCACGCCAAGGGGACGTTCGACTGTCTATGCACCCTGGGCAATTTACTGTACTGGCATCACACGATCCAGCTATAGTAAAAAATAGCATTGCGGAATTCGAGTATCATGCGGACATGGCTAGATATATGGGATTCGGTAAAGAATTTCAAGATTTCAAAATCAACGTACACATATCAGGAAAGGCCGGTCCTGCAGGATTCCGGGCTGTTCTTCCGCAGTTATCAACCGAAGCCCGAAACTGCATTACAGTTGAAAACGAGGAATGCAAATGGGGACTTGATAGCTGTCTTGAACTTGCAGACGTGTGTCCTGTTGTATTTGACATACACCATGCATGGATCAACGAAGGTAGATACCTTTCGGCAGCCGACGATAGAATTAAACGTGTAATTGAGTCGTGGCGCGGAGTCCGACCGACTATGCACTATTCGTATAGCCGCAGCGAGCATTTTCCAGAGACGTTTGATCACACTACAATGCCTGATTTACAGTTCCTTCTAGATGTAGGTATTAAACGCCAAAAGCTTCGGGCACACAGTGATAGGTACCCAAACGATGTAGTTAACAGCCACGTGTTAACCTTTAGTCCGCAGTTTGACATTATGTGCGAAGCTAAATTAAAAAATCTTGCTAGTTTAGAGTTGCATAGTTGTAAAAATGTGCTAGCAGTTACTAATCAGATCAACCCGACAATTGGTGGAATTTCATGAACAGTACACATGGTATATTTTTAGAAGAAGCAAGCTCAGTACATGTTGCGCCGGAGGAGACATACATATACGTAATTGAGGATAATCTTAGCACTGCGATTAATCCGATGCATTTAATTGCAGCAGGCCTGCAAGCTGGTCTCAAGTTGCACGAAATTGCAACCGAGCTATCGTCGTACACTGCTAAAAACTTTTTTCAAAAGGAATACGTTAGATCTAAGTCGCATCGCACTGTAATTACGAAATCGTCTAAATTGTGCCCTACTGCTAGTGCAATTGCACATGCTGAAGAAGTTAGTAGTTATTTTGTAGCTAAGTTCTCTCATCTATCGTTTATGTCTGTTCCACTCACTGACTACAGGCGCGATGTTAGCAAAGCATTAACTAACTGGAAGAACGGAGTTACGTTCCGGCAACTCCCAGCGCTTGCTAAGCTGTTTGATTTTTATGAAGAGGATGTAATTACTGATTCTGTCCTTGCAAGTTCGGAGTCTATTTGCTTTGCAGATGAGTACATCGAGCACATCACTGACTTTTCAGGAACTTATAACATAATCCAGCAGAGCACTCGGTCGTCGAAGGATTCGTCTTACACATCGTTTTGGTGCAAAAATGCAGCCGATAGTACAGTGTTAATGTTGTGCGTTGATTCAACGTTACCGTTTGCGTCAATGATTACTTCTCAGCTAACGCCTAGACAAACAGTTGAAATTTCCGGAGTTGCTAAAATACGGCAATGCGCGTATAATAATAAAAATTATTTGCAAGTGTTCCGGGCAGGAACTGCAATAAAAGAATTTAAGGTTATTAATTTTAATGAGAATTTTAGTCACAGGGCATAAAGGGTTCATTGGACGTGCACTAGTTGCACACTTAGAAAAGCAAGGGCATGACGTTGTTGGTTTAGATGTTGTTGATGGCAACGACATTCGATACTGCGACTTGCCGCCGGCTAACGAAGTTGATCTTGTTGTGCATTTAGCTGGTAAGTCTGGACTGCGAGATAGCGCAGACTTATCTTTGGCAGCAGATTTTTGGAGCAACAATGTTATTGCTAGCAGGCGATTGTTTATGCACTATGCTAACACTCGTGTTATCTATGCAAGCAGTTCTTCAGTGTATGAGCACAGTAGAAACATATATGCAGCATCAAAGTACGCTGTTGAGGATTTAGCAAATCGATACCTAACATTTGGCATCGGTCTCAGGTTACATACAGTGTACAGCAGTGCACCGAGAAAGGGGATGTTTTTTGACAAGCTGCTGTCTGGGACTTTAGAGTTTAAAACAACAGCCTATAGAGACTTCATCCACATCAACGACGTATTGCATGCACTTGACTGCATCATTGAGAATCAGTTTGCTGCTGCAGTATTTGATGTAGGCACCGGCCAGAGCGTCCGGATAGATCATCTTGTTCGCTTGTATTCTGCAAACCCTAACAGTATCCCGCTAGTTCAGCTCGACGAGAACGAGCGAAAGCACACAAAAGCTAACATTGCTCACTTGAAGACGTTAGGCTTTGAGCCGAAAATTTCTGTCGAAGAATTCTTGCAGTTGTTTGCGTAGTTTGCTATTATACAACCATGAAAGAGAAGATACTTGAACAGTTGCAAGAGATAGCAGTAAACAATCCCGGGATTAGAAACCGGTATAAGCTTGCTGCTGCAGTAGTTTACAAAAACCGAATTGTATCAATTGGTGTTAACTCGTACAAGACACACCCGATCATGATGAAATTCGGTAAAAACGACGAAGCATTGCACTTGCATGCTGAAGTTGACGCACTAACTCGAGCTAGTCGTGTACTAACGTCTAAGCAACTGTCTAAGTCTGACTTGTATGTTGTTCGCGTGAAACGTCCGGACAAGAGCTCGAAGAAGTGGATTACAGGCTTAGCAAAACCTTGTCCGGGCTGTGTAAGAGCTATCGAACACTATGGAATTAAGAACGTATTTTGGACTGCTGACTGTGTATGCAGTTAATTAAAGGAGCCGCTATGCTAGCGCATCGCCAAGAAGCTACAATTAAACTAAGTCGATCTGAAGTAGAAGCAATTCTTCTCTATGCAACTGAGTTGCAATCTGATGACATTAATAGTAAAATGTTTGACAAAGAAACCCGTGCTGCAGCAGTTAGTATCTTTCAGAAGCTGTCGGCACAAATCGACGGAGTTGATGATGAGTGAGAAACTTGTTGATTACTTTGCGAGCTGTTTGCGTGACGAAATCCAGCTGCTAACTGAAATCAAAGATTACTATAACACGCACGAAGATTTTTTCGGCCGCCGGGTTATAGCAGAAACCCAGGGATCACTTAAGCGAATTCTGCGGCGATTCGAAGAAGGTGATGAAATTTTTCTAAAGTACGACAGCAAAGGCGATGCTTCGCTAAGCTATAACACAACCGATAAGCATATTGTTGCTCGCAACTCAGAATATGCAGAAGCTAAAAGCCAACTTGAAACATACAGGAAACTAAGTTCATGACTAATGACTACAAGTTTGTTTACCCGGCTGAATTTCTTGTTCGCAATGCGATTGAAACTCCTGACGGTACTGTACTAGAATCAACGCATCGTCATCATTGCGCAACTCACACTGACGCAGTAGATGGTAACTTCTATATGGTCGACGGCGGCCTCTCGTATCAGCGAGTTGCGGGTGCTGTATTAAAGCAGCGGTCTGTTTGGACAAGTGATCATATGGTTGCACGACAGTATCTGAAATGGGGTACTCGAGGCAAATTCGGCGATCAGCCGATCGAATACAAGAAGATCATGGATCTCGAGACAGAGCACATCGAGGCTATCTTAGAAGATGTACCGAATATCATGACACAAATTTATGTTTGTCTGATGTTTGAACTAATGTATCGGAAACTAGTGCAGCAGGCCGATGATGATTGACTTTTTTAGCATATACGGCCCGGGCCTCTTGGGGTATGCACTTTTACAGCTAATGCTAACTGTAGTACTAGCACCATGGTTGATTGACAACTACGACAGGGTAACATGGCTAACCAAAACCATTGTGGTGTTAGTATATCCGTTGTTTTATTTGTCGATGGCTATCATTGCTACAGTGACGTTTGTGCACACTAAAGCAGGCAGGCGCACAAACGTCACTAGACCTTCTGTAATAAGGAAAGTTATGTCTGCATTTATTAAGCCTGAATCTAGCGAATAGTTGTCGACATGCTGGTGTATTTGTTTGTATAATTTGTGTTTAGTGATTACGGAGTAATTTTTATGAACGTTGAACTTGTTATCGAAGATCTAGTTGACAGTCTGACAGTTGATTTTTTTGTTAATCTGTTCAGCGAGATAGGCACTGAGCACTTCGTCCAACGTAAGTCGTACGACGAGTTCTGGTTCACGAACAGCGGCGTTGGCGTAGGCATAGATATCGATCAGCTATCGCGTCTTGTTGATTTCTGCCACTCTGTAACATTTCATAGCAATCGAGTAGTTTGCACTGTTTAAGCAAATTCTGCATGCAGGTGTTGACACGGGCTACTTGCGACCTTATACTACATTCATAACGTAAAGCAATGAGGATAACACGATGCGTCATGTAGTACTCGAAAGCGATTTTAGCCACAATAAGAACTATCTAATCAATGGTGTTATTTTTCGTTATACTGAGTACGACGGTGTTGGTGCTATTCGTACTGTAGACGGATCTAATGTTACATACTTCCTTGACAAGACATTGCGTACTCGCAAAGAAGGTGACTTCCGATACCGTGCAGTAAACATCGCCGGTAACTTTTGCTTTTGGGTTTACCCACACAACATCAATAAAATCATTTCAAAATAACTGTTGACACTGGCATGTAAGCGACTATACAATACATACATAAGGTAAGCAAACAGAGGAAGTGATCATGGCAAAGCAGGCTAAGAAATACATTATTACTAAGACTGGTTCGATGTCAGGTCGACTGTGATGAAGAAACTCGACGAATTCAATAAGACCCATGATGCTACAATGCAGCACATCCGCGACACATTGTCGATATCCCCAGACTCGTATGACTTCAGTATGGTTGCACTTGTTAAGTGGATGCTAGAAACAACTTCTAACCCGTATGCGTATGTTCCGGGCCGTGCAGGACTCCTTTCGTCTGCAGTAGGGTTTGAGTCGTTAATTAATGAACTCCACCATGCGCTGTACGACGACGGCGATATGGAGTTTGTTAGTGTTAACGGCGAGCCTCGTATTGTGTTTGCATGGAGGTTTGACGACAATTTCACCGATCGGTGCCTAACTGACACTGAGCGAATGATGGCCGCTCAGCACGGAACAACGTATGAAGTCAACGTATTAGATATTACCCCAGAAGAATTTACGCAGATGTATGATGCATTTGAGTCTGAGCATCTTAAAAAATGCTACGTACACGATGCAGCTCGCCACGGCGTTGCGTTTGCAGATTCTCACTACAAAGTCTATACGTGCTGGACGCCGCAGTGGAAAGACGAGCTAGCAGATCGGATCGAAGCTATGGCACAACTGTTTACAGGTAATAAACAATGAGCGAGCAAACAATTGCTCAGCTTGTAGTAGTATTTTGGGTCACATCAGGCGCGTGGTTCTACAGTATTACCAGAGGCGATCACATTATAGTTCGCATAGTATCGGCTGTATTTGGACCGATTGTTGCTGCTGGTTTGCTCGGGTTACTAGGCACTGTTGCTGTAATCATGCTAAAAGTAATAAGTTTAGCACTAGGTATAGCTTAGCTTAAAAGGAAGGTAAATGACAACTTCTGCAGATATCGTAGATCAAATCAACAACGTAGCATCAAAGCTTGCGCAAGATCGACTAGAGTATAAAACGTCGATCTTGCAAGCATGTCTGGCATCTAGCGACTTCGAATCAATTAAAGACAAGTTAACCGCGCGAAGTATCCTTGTGTTACACGAAGACTACAAACAGCTGTTTACTAATAAACCGTCGTTTGTTATGTTTAGTGCGCTAGTTGACAAAGGACAAATTGTAGTGATGAACAAACCGCTAATTTCAAACGTCTTCGACTATAACTCCGCACTTGACATTCTGTAATTACAGATATTTTGTGTAAAATAGGCGTTACTTTTGTTGACACAGACTGCTGCAGAGTGCATAATAACATTCTTAAGCAAGGCACAGACCCAACATCTGTGCTGCACTCTTTTAAAAAATTTTAATTGTGGAGCAACACATGCAAACTATTGTTAAAATGGTACACGGCTCGCATCTATATGGCTTGAACACTGAAAACTCTGATACAGATTACAAAGGTGTGTTTCTCCCTTCGCTAGCGGATATTGTTCAGCTTAATCCGTGTCACGAAATCCGACGCTCAACTGGCGACGAACACAGCAAGAACACAAAAGACGATGTAGATAACGTTATGTTCTCGCTGCAGAAGTTTCTAAAAATGGCATGTGCTGGTGAGACTATCGCAATCGACATGCTCCACGCTCTAGATTCTAGACTGCTCGAATCTAGCGAAATCTGGGCTTTCATTCGCGAGAATCGCAGTAAATTCTACACTCGGAACATGAAAGCGTTCCTAGGGTATTGCAAGAAGCAAGCTGCAAAATACGGCATCCGGGGCAGCCGCTTAGACGCGATGGAAAAGGTAATCTTGTATCTTAAAGCAGACAACCACATGTCGCTTAAGCTCGGTTCATTGGAAACCGGCTTGCGAAAATTGTCGAAAACATACCCAGAGTATGTGTCTGTGCTTGACGGATTTTACAAAGGAGAAAAGTTTGTTAACAAGCAAGTACTCCAAGTGTGCGAATCAAAGTACGATCTGTCTTGTGATGTTAGCTACGTAGTCGAGTGCATGCAAAAGAAGTATGATGCATACGGGCACCGAGCGCAGCTAGCTAAAAATAACGAAGGAGTTGATTTCAAAGCTGCAAGTCACGCACTGAGAGCAGGATACCAGCTTAAAGAGATCTACGAAACTGGCGATTTGCAGTACCCGTTGAAAAAAGCCGATTTCTTGCTGCAAGTAAAACGTGGTGAGCTAGACTACACTACAGTTGTTGCTCCTGCGCTAGAAATGCTAATCGACGAAGTTGAGCTACTAGCTGCAAAATCGGAATACCCGGAAAAAGTTGACCAATCGTTCTGGGAAGATTTTATCGTCAAGGTGTACTCGGGTGAATTCAGCGAGGATACAGAGTAATGAAACAATACTTTAAAGACTTCGTACACAATGTATTTGTGCACCCGCTTATGATGTTCATGCCTAAGCATGCAGCTACGCAGTTCCACGATTGGAATGCTCGATGGGCATTCCGAGAGTATTACGACGAGATGAAGCACGAAGGGAAGACTGAGAATAACGAATCATAAGGTGTTGCTATGAACATACAAGTCGCAATGTTCCGTACAAACAATCCGGGCTTAAAAGTAAGCGATGTTATTACTAGCATTTCGGCTGGAGAACAGCTCAACGGGATTATAAGTATTAATATCAAAACTGCAGAAAAGTACGTCGATATTGACCCAGTTGGAAGCAGTGTTGGTCCTGGCGCAAAAGGGCAAGTTATTGAAATTCGTCCGCTAATATCTGGCCCAACTGGTTTTTTACTAGCTGATGATGATTTTGGTGCGTATCTAAAGCATCCGGATTACTATTGTATCCAGCTGTTGGTTTGCACTAACTCACTAGAGTATACTTCGGTAGTAACTCCGCTTAAGCATGAATATACAGTGAATTACATCCCGTACGAGATTGTATTTAACAAGGCGTGCTTGCAGCAGATTACACTCGAGCACAATAGCGCAGAACTATAAAGAACTGCTAGTGCACGATACTTTCCTTTGTAGCTTTGATGAGAACAGCAAAATGAAACCAATTATGGCTAAAGACCTTCGGGAGAAGGTTAATCAATTTGACCCAAGAATAGATGAGTTTATTTCTAAAGAGTGTGAATCATCTTTTATGCAAGGCGTCGACATTATTAAGGTGACAACCAGAACATTGTCTCGGTATGATATTGAAACTCAGCACTTTATAAGCCAACTTCAATTGCGTGGTTTTCACGCTTTGTATAAATGTGAAGATCGACCATGTGGCGAATGCTGGGTAGAGATTACACTTCCATCGGGAGATGAATAATGTCTGGAGGATACTTTGATTACATTCAGTATAGACTGATCCAACTTGAAGATGAGATTGAACACCTTCTCATCAATGGAGACCCGAAAGAAAAGTTCACAGATGAAGTGAAAGATAGTATAATCGATCTATTACCAAAGCTTAAGGAAGTACGACAGAGGATTCATCATCTCGATTACTATCTCGAAGACGACTATGGAATTGAAACTTATCTTGAACGATTGAAAGAGTTAGATAAGTGAAAGAACTATATCGAGAAATTAAGTTGGGCAAAATTACGATATGATACAATTTTTACTACAGCTCCGGGACTGGTTTAGATCAAATTCAGACAACCATACTGCTCTTCTATGCGAGCTGTACCAAGTACTTGGTGCGCTAGACGCTGATAGCAAGGTCCTTGACCAAGTGCAAGCAGCTATAAACAACGAGCCATTGCCTCACACAACGTTACTGCTGTATGTTGTCGACCCGCTACCAGATAAACATGTCTTGTCAAGAATGAAAAAAGGAAAAATGGATTTAATGCACAATGAGCCGTTCGCATTCGACTCGAGTCAGTTCAACTCGGGTCAATCCCCGGATAGATAGAAAAAATTCTAAATAATTCTTTACTTTGTGATTAAGACCGCATATACTGTACTTAAATAATACAGCGAGGTGTTTTTAGCATGGCACACTACACTAGTTGGGAAAGTTTTGTTAAGAGCGGTTTGCGTATCTTACACCAAGTACCGGCTGACTTTTATATCGAAAAAGGCGTGCTAATGTTTACTGTCACTGACCCGGATTCCGGAGTTAAATACTTTTGTTCCGGGAGCCACGGTGACGTTGGGTCAATTGATTTCAACCCATCTCTCCCGCTAAATGTACAGTGCGATTTTGACTCGTTTTGGATGTTCGAGTCGGAGAACTCATCTAACGAACTCTGCAACTGGTGAATAGTATGACTTCGGACGTACAAAAAGAATTCAAAATTAAGAGAAACGGACAGACACTTCGAGTTCGTCTGATGGGTTCAGGAGAAACCATCACTGCGAAATCACTAACTTGTCACAAAGAATGCCTGGCATACGACCCAGTCAAAAACTGGAACGAGCAACCAGTTGTTAATTATGCACGTACCGCATTCCGTCCGAGTTATGAAGTAGGGAAATTAGTCGGCGATTTCCCCAGCTGGGTCTATGTCCAAGTAGAGTCTGCATTTTACCGAGGCGAGAGCTTTAGCTCATATTAGCACGTAGGTTACAAGAATAACAACATAGTCGCTGCTCGGGTCGCAGCAGGAAAAATGAATCTATAGTGGGATTACAATGATTATATACGGTGTTGTAGAAGTAGGATCAGCAGCAAAACCGCATAAGGTGGTTGGCTTGCAAAACAAGCCGTTTTTATTTTGTAGCTATCGTGAAGCTGCTTCTCATCTAGATAGTATCATTGTTAGGTCAGAGATGATTTATGACATTGTTGAATTCGAATCATTCCGAACCTGCGATTGCTGCGGCTCGCAGCATGTGCAAGTCTACTCTACTGTAGAAGGCAATAATGTTCAGTACACTAGCACATGTCTCGATTGTAATGTCGAACATGAAACCCAAGAGCCGGAACTTATTGCATATGTAAAAAACACATACCTAGGAAAGTGTAAATGAACTCAGTAAATAACATTCAGGTAGTTGACGTAGAAGCATCAGGGTTACACCCCGACAGTTACCCAATTGAAGTAGGTATATTTGATCTAGCCGATCCTGCTAAACGTATTAGCTTTTACATCAAGCCCGAGCCGCAGTGGACCCACTGGGATTATAATGCCGAGCTCATACACGGGTTGTCTCGCGAGCAAATTAACGAGTTTGGCATTTCGGTTACTGAAGCATGCGAGCGCATTAATGCAGTGTGCGATAGTGTTATGGTATCAGACGCTCCGGGGTTTGACGCAAACTGGCTTAGCGTGTTATACGATGCTGCGAACATGACGCCGAGCTTCGATATTGTTGGTATCGAAACTGTAGTGCCGTGGGATAAGTTTAGCAATTGCGTTTCGTACTTAGCGCAGCAACACCGGCCGCATAGGGCATTAGCTGACGCTGAAATTATTGCTCGTGCAATTGCACAATATATGCATAAATAATACTGCAGTATATCAAGAAGCCTCTCTGCGTTAGGTAGCAGAAGTTCTGCACAGTAAGGCTAGCAATGACCACAGACGATGACCGCTTAACAAAACTAAACGCGAGATGCGAACGACTACACGATGCAATCGAATTGATCGCAAGAATAAAAACAACAAACTCGGATTTTTTAGCAGGCACATTAGCATGGCGCGATGTGCAAACAATGTTGCGAGAAAACCCCGACGAGTCTATCTTATCCCTTAAGGCTCAGGCAATACGCGATGCTATCGACCAGGTTAAGACTGTAAAGAACGGTGTCGATGTGTGTTATGTTAGTGACTTAATTGAATACATTAATAGAGAACTCAAATGAAACTTGTTAGAAACCACATACCTGAGATTATAGGCTACACCACTCCGTGTGAGTTTACTACTATCAGAGAAACTTATCCAGCTGAGCTAGTGCCCCGAATGGTCCAGTACTATTTGGTTAAAAAAATAGTCGAAGAAGCTATCGAAATCGACGCCGCGGAATCAGACTCAGAACTTGCTGAAGAAATCGGTGATCTACTGGATGTTGTCGACAGTTTGCTAGCAGTAAAAGGCTGTGATTTTGCTGCAACAGTCCAGCGGCTGCGCCGGCATAAGACTAGTGTAAAAGGCAACTTTTCTGATGGAGTCCTACTAAAATGAGCAATGACATTGTGTTTAAGTGCTATTACAACAAGTCTCTCAATATGTCCCCGGGCAAGATTGCAAGCCAAGTTGGTCATGCAGTGTCACGTTTAAGCTTACAAATTCAAGCATCTCCTAGTCGGATAATTGTACTCGAAGCCCGTACTGCAAAACTTGACAAAATGTTCAATGATGCTAAACTATGTACGAATACAGTAGTCCAGCGTGATTTAGGGCTAACTGAAGTAGCTGCAGGCGCTGTAACTGCAATCGCATTCGCAGAATACCCCAACACTCCCGACTTGTTATAACTACCATAGTGAGGTATACAAATGATAGAACCTCTGACTCAAATCGAACAAGATGCGTACATCTTTGCTTCGGCAGCACACGCTGCAGTAGGTCAGTTGCGGAAATATACAAACGAACCGTATATTGTCCACCCTGTAGAAGTATACTGTTATGCAAGAGAGTTTACTACTGACTCTGACGTGTTAGCAGCAACGCTTCTTCATGACGTAGTTGAAGATACTAATGTGTCGATTGAGCTAGTGAGCCAGATGTTCGGCCCGGCAATTGCAGATATTGTTGCAGGGGTAACTGACGTTAGCACGTTAGCCGACGGCAACCGAGCAACCCGGGCAGCAATTGATCGCAACCATGTTGCTGCAGCATCCGAAAAAAGTCAAATTGTTAAAGCGTTTGATATCATTTCGAACACTAGTAGCATTGCAAATCTAGATCGGAAATTTGCTGCAGTGTATCTTCCGGAAAAAAAGAAAGTTGCAGAAGTGTTAACTAAGTTGCCCGACGATTTATACAAACGGCTCAATGAACATGTGCAAAAACTGATCGACACACATCTGCAGTAGGCACTATACTACGTACATTAACTACTAGGCAAAACGGTGATTCACATATGAAATCTGTAAAGTTCGTGTCGCGGGCAGAAGCAATCAAACTAGTTCTCAGTGGGTATTTTGAGAAGAATGCTGTTGACTTTATTTCGATTAGCGACACAAACTCGGAAAAGAATCAAATGCGAGACATGTGGGTTGCAAACAAGTCCGCTGAGTCAGCTGCAATTTTTCTTAATTTTGCAGATATCTCGTCTGATCAGAGTGGGTTTACTGAGAACAAAGCAAAGACTATTGTTAGCTTTGTTGACGAATCGTTTCGCCGAAAGAAAGATGTGATCGTTCATTGCTTTGCTGGCATTAGTCGATCCGGCGCTGTTGCAAAGTTTGTTAATGAATATTTTATGCTCGGCGATGAGTATCTCGAGTCATACGCTGGCCATAATCACTGGGTTTATTATACACTTCTTGAAGCAGCAAATATCCCAACCTTGCGCAGTTATTACACTAATTTAGAACAACAAGGATCTTAAGGCCTCACTACATGAAAGTAAAAATCGGAAAATACGTATCACGTAAGATCACAAATATTCATCGCGACTGGATGGATTATAAGTACAGCGAGAAGCAGTTTTATAGAGGCTTCGAACCCGATCGAGTCGATAGACTTATCGAGGTCTTAGACGATGCCATCCAGTGGTTCTATAATCACACTATCAACGTAGTGCTCGATCGCATGGAGCAAACTGTTAAGGTACGGATCGATCCGTGGGATACATGGAGCATGGACACCACCTTGCAGCCGATTATTCTGCCAATGCTCAAGCAACTACAAGAGCAAAAGCAAGGAGCTCCGTTTGTTGATGTAGAAGATGTCCCGGAAGAGCTACGCCCTACACCAGATGAAGTAGCCTTGTACAAAGAAAAAGGTGAAACCGATCCTAAGTTCTTTGATCGATGGGATTGGGTCATTAACGAAATGATTTTTGCATTCGAGAACCTAGACGGTGAGTGGGAAGATCAGTTTACCAGTGGTGAAATTGACTTCGACTGGCAGCCGTGCGATGACGATCGTAAAATTCAAATGTACGAACTAGTACACGGCCCGAAACACACTTACAAAGTCGATCGCGAAGGGATGGCTAAATACCAGAAAAGGATCGACAATGGCCTCTTACTGTTCGGGAAATACTTTAGAAACCTCTGGACATGATCTGCGGTTGCAGTATCAAAACGAAATCATAAACTTACAAAAGCTAGCTGATTTAGCTAGCTTCGAATATTTTAAGTATAAACACCCTTACTACAAAGAATACCGTGACATGTGTATTGCTGAGATTGTCCGGATCAAATCGCTGATACTAACACACGAGGCTAACGATGCTAACTGTAACTAATAAAATCATCACACTCACAAACGAAAGTCAGCAAGAGCTTGAACTCGAAGTAGACTACGAGCTCGAGAATCCAGTTGTAGTGCTTCGCACAGATGGGTTCTCGTTGCCTCTAGACGAAAACGGCTGTATTTCTGCAGAAGCAATCGCTCAGCTAATCGACGCCCTCGGCCCCCGAAGCAATAGCTCAAACGACTGATATTATGATTAACCGTGGCGTTACAAAGCATTTAAAAGCATCAACACAGGTTAAGACACCCGATCGCGAACTTAAGGAGATCTTAGCTAACAAAATAGCACACGAGCTTGACAATACTGTATTGATCTCAATTCTAGAAGCAGCTGGTGTAGATGTTGTGCATTCTGGTATGGAACAGTCTGCTCTAACCAGCTGGTTAGAAGCTAATTGCAAAGGGACCTATAGTCAGTACGGACGATGTGTTGTTTTCGACGACTCAGAAGATAAAATGTTTTTCTTATTGCAAAAAAGTTGTTGACCACCTAGCTAGCTGGCCTTATAATACAAGCATAAGTTAAGCAAACAAGGCAAGTGACATGACTCCGAATCAAACTGCTGTAATCGAGAAAGTACAGAAGCTGATCAAAACTGCTAACGAATTGTACAACATCAACTGTCCTGTGCCGGTAATTAAGTTCGACCTTAAAGGTACTTGTGCAGGACAAGCAATCCGCCGCCGCGCTGGCGGACTTGATCCGCAGTTTATTCTGCGATTTAACAGCACACTGCTTGAGTTGGCGACTGAACAGATGTTAAACGATACTGTGCCGCACGAAGTTGCCCATACTATTTGTCAGTTTAATAACAAACTCGGCCGCGGCCACGATGCTGGATGGCAGCGTGTGTGTAAAGCACTAGGCGGAAACGCCACTCGCACTCATGATTTGCCTGTTGTGTATGCACGTGGAAAAACGTACGAGTACGTAGCAACATGCGGCCGCAAAGTAACACTGAGCGAACACTATCATAAAAAGCTAGTAGCAGGCAAGACGTTTCGTGTTAAGAACGGTGGCGAGCTGACTAACAAGTGTGAGCATCGAGTAATTGGTATTAACGGAAACTACATTACAGAATCGACTCCTGCAAAAAAAGTAAAATCAGCGCCTGTTAAACGCACTGGCTCAAAAGCTGATGCAGTACGAGACCTGATTGCAGCAGCAAAGGCAGCAGGTCAATCAATCGACGATGTTATTGCTAGTGCAATGTCTACGCTAGATATGGCTCGTGGTCAGGCTCGTACGTATGTAAAAAACAACTGGGAAAAGGTAGCAGTATGAGTAAGAAAAAGACAGTAACTGACTTGGGTGTAGTACAAATTGCGATCCGGGAACGCGAAAGCAATAACCTTGTTCATGTTTTAGTGTTTAAAGATCGATCTCGTAAACACATAGCCGACTTCTATCTTCCGTACAAAATCGTAACTCGTGGATTTAGCGAGTTACTCAATGCAACGAAGCGCCGGGCGCAGGATATCGGCATCACATGGCAATACGAGCACTTTCATTCCCTGCCCGAACAACAATTTAATAAACTCTTAGAAGAACTCAATTAAAGGTATCAACATGTATTACATCGAAAAGAACACACCGATCACGCTTATTACCGGTAGTCGACATACCAACTATGCAATCATTAAAACCGTCAATGGCATTTTTCATGCAATTGCGTTTGAGAAACCATCAGCTGAGCTGCAAAAGCCGTATTTTATGCAGTATACAGGGCCGTCAAATAGCCCGTCGTATCGACTAACCATTAATGGCTACCGCCGGGTTTATAGTCAATCTGCTTTATGTAAGTTGTATCACTACAACGGTCGATCACTAACAGATAGCGAAGTCTCTTCTCTAGTAAAACAGTTAAGTCACTATTTGGCAATCCGTGAGCCGTCAGTTCCTGCAAACTCGAAACCCAAAGCTGAAACCAAAGCTGAACTGATTGCTACACCGTCTGATAATGCACCTGTGACATTCAACGGTGGCTATGTAATTGCCAAGATCGTTAAAGGCAACCCGGCGTTTGCTAGCACACCAAAAGTACACTCTAGCGCCGAGGCTGCTGCTGCCGAAGCGGAACGGCTTGCTAAGCAGTTCCCGGGTGAAACATTTGTGACATTCAAAGCAGCTGCTGAGTATGTTGCACAGACTGTGTCTAGTCGATCTCTGTAATAGTAAATCGAGGAGCAATAAATGCATGTTACTACCCGAACACTAGACTTAATGTTTGGTAAAGAAATCGGCATAGGAAGCACTGGTAGCCGGGAAGTCGTGATCGCTGGCTACGCAATGCAAGATGTACCTGAGGTTGGATTCAGTATCGGGTGTAACAAGCACTGTTTCTTGTCGGTAGGTCTAACAGTCGGCCGCTTGCATCTGTATGTTGAGTTGTTCGAACGAATTGTATAAAATCAAATTTTGGGAGACTAACATGAAAGAATTTATTGCATCCGTAAAATCGAATTCTGGGTTCACTACTACCCGTGTGTTTGCGCAGTCTGCAGCTGATGCCCGGCGTAAAGTCGAAGAAAAAACTCAGTCACCTGTAATAGCTGTAATGTCTGCTAAGATTTATGACGAAGTAATGAAAGACCGGTCAGAACTCAACCAGACGTAATTGGTTTTTTCACTATCTATTAGAATACAACATGAGTGATCTAATGTTACATGCGGTGCTGCAAATGCCGCCTGACTGCTGGCAAGGCGACGAGATCGATGTTTGCCAGCGTTATAGTTTTTACCTCAGAGCAAGTCGCGAACTAACTGATAAAGACAACCAGATCAGAGCCTTAACAGATAAAGTTAATCGTCTAGAGGAGTTGATTCAAACAATATCTGCTATAACTACAGGAGCAATTGATGAAGGTATCTGATTTTACTGAAGACCAGATGTATATTATACTGTATGCGTTAGCAGAATGCGTTGGGTTTAAAGTGCTGTCTGTGCAGCACGATAAGTTAAATGTGTCCGTCAACACACCTGCAGGCGCTAAGACGTTTCACTGGAACCCGATTACTGAAAATAGTGACGCTATGAAACTAATGTGCACTGCAGGACTTAAGGTCGACGTAGATATGAAAAATAATGTCACTGTTGCTAGCAGTACTGCAATAGTAGACCATGGCACTGACGTTGAGTCTGCAACTCGCTTAGCGATCGTGTTAGCTGCACTTGAACAGATGTCGAAGTAAGATACTGTTAATAACAAAACCAACCAACAGGCCTATATTATGAACGCTGTGTTCGAACGACACTGCATTTATTGTTCTGAAACTGTTAACACATCAACACTAGTAACCGGGTTAACGTTGTGTGATAAATGTTTGGAAAAAACTTCATCAATGAATCCGGTGACTTACTTATCTCTTCTTGACGAAGTAGCCCGGCTTAAAGAATCAGCCGGGCGCTGGGATGCGCTTGTAAACTGTGCTAGAATCCGCCCAATCGGAAATGCGGGTCTTACAAGTGAGCTCGATCCGTACGGAAAGCCGTGGAACGGCTATGCACATCTCGGTCTAGAGCTTTGGACAAAATACCACCTTGATAACGACACACCAGTTGATAATTCACTAGGAATCAATTGGCTTACAAAATTTGTAGATATTGCAGCAGCAGTCCAGAGCAGCAAGCACATATCTGCAAAGTAACACGTTGTTGAGCTACATAACGAGATCACTAAGTGAAAACAGACATGTTAGAATTGCAAAAGGAAAATAAGCGGTTAATAGCTGAAGTAGAAAAGCTAAAACGGAGGAACGCGTTGATTGTTGAGGAAGCTGACCGAGAAGCTCAGCACAACCGACAACTGCGCGTTGAGCGTTTCGTTCAATTCGGTAATGAAGACTGTTGGGTATACGGCGGCGATAATCATGATAATCTCGAGACGCTTGTCTGTCCAGTTGTGATCCAGCCTCGGCAGCTACTCGAGATTATCAATGAGAATAAAGCGTTGAAAGCTGCACTGCATGATGCTGCTGATCGATAGTACTAGAGCAATGATAGGAGCACTGTGTAATGGGCAGAAAGACAAAGTTGATCAAGAAGCTAGCAAAGCTATCTCTAGAGCAAGGAAGTTATCAATATACAACTCGCAGCGGTATTGATGTATACGGTCCTAGTAGATATGATGTAAATGCAGTAGTTTCGTTAGTCGACGAAGCTAAGCAGATATTAAAAAGGACTTCTTAGCTAAGTTGCAAGAAGAATATAAAGGTAACGTATGGTATTTTTAAAGTTAGGCAAACTGCTTTGGTCCAATGTTAAGTGCCTAGAGTCTGGATTTTACTTAGGTATGGTTTCTTATAAGAAACTAGGCTTGGGCTTCTACTGGCGACAAGACGATGCTACTTAACTTGCAGCTCGGATACTAGCATGCTATACTATGTTTAAATGAACTCGAATATAGGGCAACTATGAAATACATTAGCGGCGACGCAATTGAAGTTTTCAAAAACTCGAAATCTGCAGTCCTCATACATCAAGTAAATTGCCAAGGTGTAATGGGTTCTGGTATTGCAAAGCAGATTCGAGACACATATCCAAATCATTTTGATGACTACAAAGAGTGTGTAGATCATTTTGGTTCTAGTGAAATGTTTGGTGAGTACTTTTTTACTATGATCGATTCATATCATAGTGTAGTCGGTCTATTCTCACAGTTTAATTATGGAACTGGCGAGCGACATACTAATTACGCCGCATTCGTAAACGCAATAACACAACTAGTAAATAGCGACTCCGACGAAGTTGACTATGAGTTGATCATCCCGAAGTATATCGGATGTGGGCTAGGAGGCGGTGACTGGAACATCATTGAACAAATTCTTCTTGATGTCGAACAACTGTATGATGTTGAGTTTACTTGTGTAGAATACGAAGCATGAAGATGTAAGGAACAATCGCCACATGTCTTCATCAGAAACTCTTAAAACAAAAAAAAAGGATAACAGCCTGGTGTTTCTTGCAATACTCGTAGTGTTTTATCTTATTTGTTCAGTTGTTTGTTACGGTTACGTTTTCGGCTACTGGCAAGGGAAATACGAAATTATCGCAGCACAGGATTACTGGTTCGACATGACGTTTGCTATGCTGTGGGCGTTAGCGGGCCCGTTAGGCTTGCTAACGGCATATATTCTCTCAAAGAGGGCACTGTTTAAGTACAAGCGTAAGTTCATTTGACTAAGCAGTGCTGTTCTCTAACAGACCAAGCTGGGCAAAATTTTTAAAGAAAAGTCTTGTATCAGTCTCGTGGTGGCTTTATAATACAAGCATAAGTTAAGCAAACGAGGTAGACGACATGGCCCGTAAAACTGTTAATGTTGACGAACTGAAGACTCGTGTTAACGACATGCTTGCAAATAGCACCTGCAGTGCAGAAATGCGATACGGTATGTGCAATGTTATCGAGCTTGCGCTAATGGAGACTGGTAATTACAAAGGATTCGGGTACCTAACCGCTGAAATGCTTGGCCCGGATGTTAACGGCTTGCCGGGTATCCACATTGACGAAAACGGCAATGTACGCCGCGACTTAGCAACCGACGACAGCCGTCGTCAATACTTTTAAGGTGATTGATATGTTTGACATGTACTCCGAAGAAGGCGACCAACTGGTTTTTCGAATTGCCGATGCTGCGCGACTCTTGCTCAACGAACGTGGCGCAACAATGTCTGAAATTGATGAGTTTATCTACGTTAACTTTAAACGTCTTGCAGTTACTGGTTACCCCGAAGTAGTAGATGCTATTGTTTTGCAAAACGTATACGACCACGTCTTTGGTCTGTGAGGTTTAATATGGATCGCTCTGAATTTGTAAAAGCCCGCGAGCACTTTGCAACCGTCGAACGCGCTGAATCCTTGCTAGTTCAGATCGGCGGACTTGCACCTAAGGATAAATTGACTAGAATGCTCGCTGCGCTACCACACGACGATCTGGTGCGTTACATTACTAACGGTATGTGTGCAGATTTAGACGTTGCTCGACACGAATTAGGCCGTCTAGGAGTTGATCTCACAGTGTGAAGTTGCTATACTGTATTCATGGTAGATAGGCAGCACGGAGCCACTAATGAGCGCACCATATTACGTAATTGAAGTCTTGCATAATGACACTCGCAAAGTATTTGCATCACAAGTTGTGTCTGCAGATTCCGGATACCTGTTCCGCGAAACCGTTGCTCGCCGACTAGCTAAGCCGTTAGATCCGGAGTTAGGATTTGTTAACGAAAAGTATGTCGACAGCGAATGCATTCGAGTGGTTAAATCATATCACGTCTAACAGAAGGATCACAAAATGAGTGTCAGGTCTATTCTAGTTGAGCATTTCAAATGCACCGACGGTAAAGTTTTTGATAAACGCGCAGATGCAGAGCAGCACCAAGCACTAATTGATTGTGTTGCGTACTATGTTGTTCGATATTCTCCGGACCTGACAGAAGGCCGCGGACTCCAACGCGCTGGATTGGTCGCGGTTAACGCTGTGAGCATGCAACAGAGACTTGCACAGTATGCCTGTAACAAAGAGTTTGGGCCCGAGTACGCATTTGTCCAAGGACATTTTGCTCCGACTGCTATGACTAAGAATTGGGCGCTTACTGATGCATGTGCTGAAGATATTGAGAAGTTGAGCATCGTAATTACAGTTGAAGAGGCCCGAGCAAAAGTTAATATCTATCAGCCGGGTATTACATCTATTCTGTCGGGTAAACATTGGGAGCAGTAATGTATATTGTAGTAGCGTACCGAACTGCACAGTTCTATGAGCATGTTCCTACTCATGCTAATATCGACACTGTTAGTGATGCATTGTTAAGTGAGATGCATAATTATACAGTTGGTGTTTTTTCAAAAATCAAAAAAGCAGCAAGAATGATGCTTCTAGGTCCAGTGGTGTTACCGATTGCTGCTGTTCTGTATACATTGCAAGCAGCGTGGCGTTCAAAATAACGCCTAAACTAAATAGTTGCTGCACTGAATAGCATTTGAGAAGTATTACACGTTAAGGAAAAAAATGACCGACAATTTTAAAATTCTATCTGACGCACACCACATTAAGCAACGGTTTTCGATGTACGGTGGCAGTCAGGTTGTTCAAGAGGAATCAGTATTCCTCAACCGCGAGTTTTCAAAAGTTAGCTTAGTAGGCGGCTTGCTAAAAGTTATCAACGAAATCATTGACAACTCAATCGACGAATATGTTCGCACTAAAGGCGAATACGCAAACAAGATTGATGTCTCCGTTGATGCAGACGGTACTATTACTGTTTCGGACAACGGACGGGGTATCCCTGCTAAGCTAATTGACACACCGGACGGTAAAGAGTACCAGATGGTTGCCGCGTTTACCCGTGCTCGCGCTGGCTCGAACTTTGATGACAGCTCTCGCGAATCGATCGGCATGAATGGTGTTGGATCGATGATCACGTTTGTTACATCTGAGATGTTTGATGCTAAGAGTGCCGACGGAACTTCAGAAGTACACCTCGAAGGTCGTCACGGCCAGGTTATCAACATTTCGACTAAAAAGACCGTACGAAAAGGCACGATCATCAAATTTAAACCAGACTACGGCTTCTTCGGCCTCGACGGTATTGACAGTGCCCACGTAGGTATGATTGCTGAACGTGTTACTTCGCTAGCACTAGCATTTGACGACATTAAATTCCGATTTAACAACAAGCTAGTTAAAGTAAAGTTTGCGGACTACTTTGGCGAGTGTGATGTGTTCCAAACAGAAAAGGCGGTGTTTGGCATTACTAAGTCCGACGGAAGCTTTCAAACACACTCGCTAGTAAACGGGTTGTCTGTTAAGTCAGGAACGCACATCGACTATTTTGTAAACACAATCATTAATGATTTGCGTGATGCAATCAAGCGCCGAAAGAAAGTTGACATCACACCAGCCCGACTCCGACAGCACCTTCGAGTTCACGCAGTTGTCAATGGGTTCCATGCATTAAAGTTCGACAGTCAGACAAAAGAGCGCGTTACAAACGCACCTGCTGAGTGCCGCGATGCTATTGGAGAGTTCGACTCTAAAAAGATTGTTGCTAAGCTAATGAAGAATGTAGACCTCATTGAGGAGATTACCGCGTATAGTCGTCTCCAAGATGAACTTGCTACAAAGAAAGACCTTAAGAAGCTTGAAAAGAAACGCAAGGTAACAAGCGACAAGTACTTTGCGGCAATAGGTCATACTAAGAGAATTTACGTTGTAGAAGGGGACAGTGCTTCAGGCGGTCTTATTAAATGCTTAGGTCGCAAAGGCAATGCATTTTACGCACTCAAGGGTGTTCCGCTTAACGTGCTAGAAGTAAGCCATCAAAAGTTCATGGCTAACAAAGAGCTGTCTGAACTGTATGCAATTATCACTACCTACCCAGATGCTGAGATTTGTATTGCAACAGACGCAGACGCAGACGGTTCGCGTATCCGGGGTCTAGTTGCTTTGTTTATGAATAAGTTCTTCCCAGACCACCTAACAAACGGAAAGATGAAGATTCTCCGGACTCCGATTGCAATCGGGAAGAAGAATAACATTGTTAAAGAGTGGGCTTACACATTTGCCGACGTTAACAAGATTAGCAAAAGCCTCGACGTTTCTTACGTAAAGGGACTAGGGTCTTGGAGCGAAAAGGATCTCAAAGATATCATCGCTGCAGACGGTATGAGCAACATGTTGCCTACTGTGCACATCACAGATACTGACCTGTTTACGTACTGGTTCTCTGGAGACACGATCGATTATCGAAAAGAACAAATCCTGCAAAGTCCGCCGTTTGACATAATGAGAATATGACCTTTTGATATTATGATAAAAAGATAAATATTATTAGAAGCAGTTCGCGATGCGCCAACATCCAACTGCACTAACATAAGGAAGGTAATATGTCAGCTAATAATATTTATTATGTCTACGAGTGGGTCCGCACAGATGGGACTCCTTACTATATCGGAAAAGGTAAAAAGAAACGAGCGTTCGATAAAAGGCGCAAGTACTATCCAGGTGATGACAGAGTTAACATCATTAAACAAAATCTTACAGAACAAGAAGCCTGGGATTTAGAAATTGAACTTATTGCTAAGTACGGTCGCAAAGATTTAGGATCCGGAATACTGTATAATAAAACAGATGGCGGTGAAGGGAGTTCTGGACTCAAACATACTGATTTACATAAACAAAAAATGAGTGAAATAATGAAAGACATTAGCGCGGATCCAGCATGGCGAAAATACTTTAGTGAGAAAGTTCGCTTGACAATGAATACACCAGAGTTTAAACTAGCACATAGCAAGAGAATAAAAGAAGGACACGCCAAGTCTGTTAAGATGAAAGATAGAGGTAAGCATATCTCAGAGACGAAGCAGTCTAAAGAATGGAAAGAAACAGTTTGGAAAGATGCATTCGAAAAGAAAATGCAAACGCAGAAAGATCCGCAACGAGTTGCAGAGCGTAGAGCAAGGAATACTAAGCCTTGTCCTCACTGTGGACAAATGATTTATGGTAAAAACAATATGAAACAACACATTGATAACAAGCATGGAGACAGTGAATGACTGATGCAGTAGTAAGTAACTTGCTAAAACTAGAAGATTTTTTCAAGAACGAGTACATCGACTTCAGTGTGTACGACAACGTTCGAAAAATTGCAAGTTACATCGACGGGCAGAAGAATGCCTCTCGAAAAATCCTTCATACTGTGCTACAGCAAAACATTGATAAGTTCGTTAAGGTTTCTAACCTAGGACCAAAAGTACAAGACTATGCACAGTATTTGCACGGCAGTCTAGAAGGTACAATCGTTAACATGACCGCAAACTACGTTGGCTCGGGCAACAACCTGCCGCTCCTCGAAGGTGACGGTAACTTCGGGTCCGCCTTCATTCCGGAAGCAGCAGCAACTCGATATATTTTTGCTCGCATGAATCCAGTACTGCGTCAGCTGTTTAATAAAGACGACTACAATAACCTAGTAGCACAGAGCTTTGAAGGATCGAGCATAGAACCTAGGTTTTACGTGCCAACGTTGCCGATGATTGCAATCAATGGTAGCGACGGTGTTTCGATTGGCTTCGCACAAAAAATTCTACCTCGTAACCCAGCAGAGATTAAAAAATGGGTCGAACAAAAAGCCACTGGTGAAAAGAATATCACTGCAGACCTAACACCGTGGTGGAAAGGGATGACTTGTACAGTTGAACAAGGTGAGACTCCGGTCCAGTGGATTATTAAAGGGACGTTTAATCGTAAAAGTCGAGCTCGGATTAACATCACTAGTCTTCCGATCGGATATACCCTAAAGCAGTATCAGGCTGTTCTTGAAAAACTTGTCGAAGACAAAGTAATCAAGGATTATGACGACCTGTCAGACAATGACGTGTTTGAGTTTGATGTTGTCGTTGACACTAAGTTCACAAGCCACGACGATGAGTGGATTCTTAATAAGCTCAAGCTTGTCAAGAAAGTGAGCGAGAACTTTACGTGCACCGACGAGAATAACAAAGTGACAGTGTTTGACTCACTGACTAGTATGCTAAACGCTTGGTATGTTAAACGGATCGAGTTCAACGACTTGCGTAAACAGCTCAAACTGCAGCGTATGCAAGAGGAAGCAGACCTAGCTATCGCTAGAGCAAGTTTCATCAAAGGCGTTGTACAGGGCAAGATTGAGCTGCGCAACACGGCAGAGAAAGACGTAGTAACTCAAACCATTGCATATGACTCGACGTTGGAACCTTATGTGTCTAAGTTCCTGGGCTTGCCTATGCGCAGCTTAACCAAAGAAGAAATTGCAAAGCTAACAGCAAAAGCCACCCAGCTTAAGAAAGAAATCGCAGCATACAAGAAGCTATCGTTTGAACAGCTGCTACTAGATGACATTTCTAATCTTACGTTCTAAAAAAGTAACATTATCTGCTCAAAGGTGTTGACCTTGAGACTGCGCGGCACTACAATATACTTAAGTTAAACGATGCCACTAGGAGGCAGTATGTCTAAGCTCAAGTCTGTTTGCTACTACACTCAGCCAGTTAACACCGGAGCAGAGTATGCAATCCGCGAAGACGGTGCTGTATTTTCCCGAGACAAAGGGTTTAACCAGCGCCTGGGATGCTACACTAAGACCAAGTGGGAGCGCGACATTCACTAGGAAGTTAACAAAACGTTTGCTGAACTGCCAGAAACTGTAGTGCTCGGATTTGGTCGCAACGGTCCGCATATCAAAATAGAGTCAACTCGGCTGAAACTGCCGCAGGAGTAACACTGTATTGTGGGTCATTTTTATAAACTATATGCTAAAGACGGACGCTTGGTGTGTGAAGCGTCCGACGCTAGTACTTCGACTGGCATCAACTGTGACAGTTCAAGTTACTAGCAGTTTTAAGGCTTACCTTACTAAAGGTGACTTCATCGATCTAATCGACTCTGAGGAAAGTTAATGTCGTACCGTGTTCGTATCAATAAAGTTCCAAAACGTGCATCGGCACAATTTCGATCTATGCCGCGTGATGAACTAGAAGCAGTGTGTTCAGAGTATTCAACATATCTATACCGGCCGTTTTTTGCCGAAGAGCTGTATCAATTACCTGTTGTTCCGGGAAGCCTAGGCGTTCCGTACTACCGCAACGTCGATTTAGACGAGGATATGTTTAATTGTGTTACAAAGAAAGAGTTTGCAGACTATATCGACTACGTTGCTGAACTCTTGTATAGTAGCTTCGAAGAACGGTACACTATGCTAGCGAAAGTTTTAGAATCAGTTAGAGCAGGAAAGTCCCTTTCGCTAGCTGATAAGTTTGTTATCGACGAATTAGAAAACGACACGCGAAGCAGATTATTTTCGTGGGAGAAGTTTAATTACAAGTCCGGCCCGGCTAATCATTTGTACTCGCTGACGAATGCCAACGAACCGATTACTGCGCACAACTTAGAGTATTCGTTTTTTAACTTGATCTATACCTATCATACCTTTGATTGGGCGAACGATGACCTAGTAGTTAGCGGCTGGTAAATAAAGTATGATCAGAGAAATTAACGTATTACACTTAGAAAGTACTGATGTATGTCAGGCAGCTTGCCCGCAATGTCCTAGAGAAGACGCTGGATTGTTTGATAAAAGGTCAAACAATCATTTGTCATTCGAACAAGTGCTAACGCATTTTAGCATCGAGCAGATTAAGCAACTTAAGCGATTGCTACTCTGCGGGAACTTCGGCGATCCTGCTGCTGGCCGCCACACACTGGATATATTAAAACAAACTAAACAGATTAACCCGCTGTGCTCTCTTTCGATAAACACCAACGGTGCTATTCGAAGCCCGAGTTGGTGGGCAGAGCTTGCTGACATTCTTTCGTACGAAACAGATTATGTTACATTTAGCATCGACGGATTAGCAGACACTAATCATATATACCGTCGGAATGTCAACTGGAATAAGCTTATTGATAATGTACAGACGTTCATCAACGCCGGGGGGAATGCCCGCTGGGATATGCTAATATATAAGCACAACGAACACCAAGTAGAAGACTGCATCGAGTTAGCGAGATCACTGGGGTTTGCTCAATTCCGTGCAAAAGTAAGTACCCGTGCATTGGTTCCGGGATTAGAATATCCAACTGGCTGGGTACCTCCTGCTTCTGAACCGGGACACATCGATTGCCTTAGTTTGCGCGGCAAGAAAGCATACATCGATGCAAAAGGAGATTTATTCCCGTGCTGCTTTTTCGGAATATTCGGAGTACATAAAACAATCGATGATGTTGCACCGTCATGGACATCGGATTCGCCAGAAAAAACATGTTCTATTGTGTGTAGTGTAAACAAATTATGTAATAAGACAAAACCTGAAATAGAACTCCAGTACGAAGTAAACTTTCGCTAACTATTACAGAGATGAAAACAAATGACCGAAGTAATCGTATACAGATCTCCACTTGAAGCAGCACTGTACAACTCAGGAGTGTTGTTTCCGGTACTAGTTGGTATGTTTACTATGTTTGTTGTGTCTGTAGTTTTACTAACAGTAGCAAACAGAATAGACCGAGCTCGATCTAGATCCGGCTGGAACCGATCTAGGCTAGCTAAACACTATTCATCTGTTGCATTAGCTGTTGGTTTTGTAGCAGGCTGTGCAGCAACTTATTTGCTAATTATCTAAGAAATTTGAAAAAATGTGTTGACCCCTGGCCTTCTGTCCACTATACTTAGTACATAAAGTTAAGCGATAGAGGAAAGAGACATGTCAAACGAAATGCTGCTTGTTAGTTTTCCGGCGTTCAGTGTTTTTTCACGCGAAGCTGACACTGAAGGATTTGTGGAGATTTCCGACGCTGACGTGCTAGCTCTTAAATCCGAGCGCTCTGCATACACTAAGCTGTATTACACTGGCAACGTGTGATCCCGCGCACTTAAATCAAACCGCAATCCAGAAGAAGATGCTGCTCGAGCTAAAGAAAATGGTCGCCAGCTTGTGTGGATCAACTCAAAGAGTTCAGTGATTTCAAACAACAACGAGCCGGCGTTTAAAGCTATTGCAGTATCGCACGGAATGAAAGTCAAGTACATTGGACGTAAATTTTCAATTGAGCCAGATTGGAACAATAACTTGAAGCTTGTTGAGCTGTAACTTAACTCAAAGGACTGCAAGATGATCAATACCTCAACTGTTGGCACTTATGTAATCGCTGCGTTGCTAGCAAACAGCGAGCCGCTCGAAGTGCCGATCAACGATTACTTCTGTTTAGTTGAAGCAATTCATTACGAAGCAAACGGTGAAGGGTACAGAGGTAAACAAGTTGTTGCTAACGTAATTCAGAATAGAATGGATCGCGTTGAAAAGTGGGACTCGTGGTGCACTACTATTCATTATGGAGGTCAGTTTACTTACAACAAAGGACTTCGCGTTAACTTGTCTAAACCTGCTGATCGAGCATCTTTTAAAGAGACTGCCCGAATAGCATATCTTGCGGTACAAGGCAAGCTAGCTGACATTACAAACGGCGCTGATCACTACTATAACCCCGACAAGATTGCTAGAGTTCAAGATTGGATGAAAAAGGGTATTCAACTAGGTAAAGTCGGCCACCATGTTATCCTAAGACTAATCGACGACAATGGTCACTGGACACTATAAATTAAACATCAACGAGCGGAAAAAGGAAAAACTATGAAAACGTATATTATTGCATTCGTGCTATCAATCCTAGCGACGGTTAGTACTGCACATGCTGCAACTATCACCATCGACACAACCAGGCTGACTAAAGAACAGATATCTCAAAAAGTTGAGGAACTAGCGGCATCTCAAACAACTAACAGTGCTGCTAGCCTAGATGCTACTAATATCGCAAATTGGAAAGCAGTTGGCGAAGAGGCCGGGAAAGCTATTGTAGCATTTGCTTCGCAAATCGGAGTAGCTGCAACTGAGTTTGCTACGTCGGAAGCTGGAATTCTAGTAATAATTGTAGGCTCGTTGTATTTTTTCGGCCATACGGTTGCATTTTATGTGATCGGGATTGTGCTTTGCATAGTTGCAACACGCACTGTTAATCGAGTGTTCCGGACTCGCGAAGATGTTTTGGTGTCTGAAACAACTAACAAAGACGGGTCTGTTACTAAAAAGTTCAAGTCTCGATATACTCATCGCCTAACACTGCTCTCAACTAGGGAATTCACACACGATGAAAGCACTGGTACTACATACTTTGTGTACCTCGGGAGCTTGCTCGTCCTTAACCTACCTGGAATATTGTTTATCGTAAATGCGTAAATTTTTCTAAAAAAAGTGTTGTAGCCGCTTGACCTTGACCACTCGAGCAGCTATAATACAATTGTGACTAAGAGAAACAGCAAGAGGTAAATGACATGGCTTACATTAATCAAGAACGTAAAAAAGAACTTGCTCCTGCAATCAAAGCAGTTCTTAAGAAGTACAACATGAAAGGTACTATTTCCGTTAATAACCACTCAACTCTTGTTGTTACTCTTAAAGAAGGTAAGTTTAAGTTTAACAAAGACCATTTCGGCGTTAACACTTACTGGATCAACGAACACTACACTGGCGAAGTAAAAGACTTCTTTAACGAGCTTGTTAAAGCAATGAAAGGCACCGGGTGGTATGATCGCAGTGACGCGATGACTGACTATTTTGACACTGCTTACTACATCGACATTAATGTCGGCCGTTGGAATAAGCCGTATGTTTGCACCGAACTGGAGGCTGCGTAAATGACCAACGACCGCACTAAAGCAGAGCTCGACTAGATCACCGCTCTAATAGAGCTTGCACAACAGAATATCGTCGAGCTCGAAAAACAGCGTAAAGCTTTACTCGAGGCAGCTGTTCCTCCGGAGCAACGAATTGCAGAGTTGCTACATTCGAGTTTGTGTACTGCAAATCACATCGACCAGTGCGGCTGGGGCTACGAAAACTGGGAGAGACCCGGAAGCACCCGCAGACGTTACTTGAATAAAGCAACAGTGTTGCTAGCAGAGTACACCGTAGAAGAAATCGTCGACGCGTTCGGTATCGTGTCACATGCTAGAAATATTTAAAAATATACCAAAAAATGTGTTGACCTGGGCTTGTTGTGTAGCTATAATGTAAACATAAAGTTAAGCGATAGAGGAAAGCAAAATGAACGACAAAACTTTTTCTTTTGTAGGTGTTTCTTTCTTCAACGGCGAATACAAAGTGCGTTATGCAAACAGCAAGTCGCGAGCCAAAGTGCTCGAGAAAAACGGCCACAGTGACATCCAGATGGTGAGTTTAAAAGAATCGCTACCGAAAGAAGACTGTGTTGATTACTTGCTAGACATCACATTTCCAAACAAAGATGTTAACGAAGCAGTAATCAAAGAAGCACGTTCACTGGGATTTTTGGTGTAAGGAGTTAGACATGATCATTGATATGGTAATCATGGCTGTGTTTTTTGGACCTATTATTTCCTACGCAATTTTTAGAATGATTAAGGAGGCTTAATGAGAAAGCTAGCATCTATTCGTACAATTGACTCTGTTCGCAGCATCCCCGGAGCCGACCAGATTGAGTGTGCTGTTATCGACGGTTGGACTGTTGTTGTTCGCAAAGGCGAGTACACTGCTGGCGATCGTGCAATTTATTGTGAAGTTGACAGTTTTATCCCGCATGAAATTGCGCCATTCCTTGACCGCGGCACTGGCCCGACTGAATTTTCCGGCGTGCAAGGTTATCGCCTTCGAACTATGCGACTCCGCGGCCAATTGAGTCAAGGCCTGCTCCTTCCTATGTCACTGGTGCGCAGTAAAATGGACATTGCAGTTGGCGATGACGTTACTCAGATGCTCGGGATCCTCAAATACGAGCCGCCTATCCCAGCGTGCCTATCGGGCGAAGTTAAAGGTGTGTTCCCTGGCTACATTCCGAAAACCGATGAAGAACGAATCCAGAATCTAGCTAGTCAGTGGGGCGACCTAAAACAGCTAACATACGAAGTTACCGAAAAACTCGAAGGTAGCTCAATGACAGTTGCAATCGACGCCGATGGTGATTTTATCGTTTGCGGCAGAAACTTAAATCTCAAAGAGAGCGAGAAGAACTCTCTTTGGAAAGTTGCCCGCGCATATAACATCGAACAGCGGTTGCGAGACAACAACTTGACTACGCTAGCACTCCAAGGTGAGATTGTTGGGGAAGGAATTCAGGGCAACTACTACGGAATCAAAGGACAAGATTTTTATGTGTACACTGTATACGACTACAGTGTAGGAAAGTATCTGCCTGCCGCAGAACGTGTTGCACTGTGCAAAACACTAGGGTTAAAGCACGTTCCGGTTGTCGACGCCGAGTACATGTTTGACACAGACGCAACAATTGAGCAAGTACTAGCTCGCGCTGAGAACTTTAGTACAGTGAATCCCAAGAAGCAGCAAGAAGGTCTAGTGTTCAAGGAAGTAAATGGCGGCCACCACTGGAAGGCTATTAGCAACAAGTATCTTCTGAAGACTGGTGGCTAAATGAACTACCGAATCGCTAAGAAAATTCTAATGTGCAAGAGCCGGTTGAGTCAGTCTCGCAAGAGTGTAGATCGCGCAAGAGAGGAACTTTTGCGCAACCCTACTAGGATGACGCGAGATTCAATCATCTTAGTGCCGTACGACAAAACTAAGCTAAACCCGTAAAACACTGTTGTTAACAGTGCTAACTTATTGATTCTACTAGGCAAAAGACCGCAGCTTTTGCAAAATGTGCACACTGCTACACAATTCAAGCAGCTTGCCTATCTTTTAAATAAGTCATTGATTGATATAAAAAATAAAGGTTTAAAAACATGAACTTACATGATTCCGAAGACATTATTCGACGTTTACTAGAGCAACTGAGCGACCTACGCAACGAACAAGGGTCTGAGCCGCCTGCAGGATCTGCTCCTATGTTTAGTGTCGGGGAAGAAGTAATGGTCCGGGGTGAGACACGATCCGACCATGACACCGACTCTGCTACTGTAATTCATTTGTTCTATGCAGACGAAGAACTGCTCGAGTCCGGAATTCCGGGATGGTACTACTTAACTGACCATCAGCCAGTGTACAGTCTAGCTTGGCGCGAAAACAGTCTGAGAAAGAAACCAAAACAGCAATCCATTCCTAATACAGTGGCTGATTGTGCAATTGTCGAGAAAGTTAAAAATAAAGTTACTTGAGGTAGCGTTTTTTACTGGAGCTGCAGCAATTGCAGCTGGCGCGCTAATAGACGCATTCGTTTACTAACGCAATCGGTACCGATATGACAACAGTGTTTTACACAGTAACAGAGTACGTCGAGGCTAGCATGTTTAATCATAGCTCAATCTTCGACACTCGAGTTGACGTACTAGTTCATCTATTTACAGTGCCAGGCAATGGCGTTTACTTGGATAGACTCGGCTGCTTACGAACTGACGATATTATCCATCCTAGAGCGGTTAAGGATCCGCGCACACATCTGATTAAAAAGTACAGGAATCTATTAGAATCGCTCGACATCGACCCTAATCAAGTTGACGTAGCTAAAGTTGAGCATGCACTGAATTGGAAATCTCGTTATAACGCAATTCCTGACAAGCTAGTGGTATATAGCGCATGGGACGAGGAGCACAAACCGTACGAGTTCTTGCAGAACTGCAGCTGTCCAGATCTACTAGATCATGCACGATTCTTTTCAAATGTTATTAAACATGCAAAACTCCCCAACACTAGCAACACTGATCTTAGTGTCACAGAAAAAGCTATAGTATCCGACTTAGATAGCTGGAAGAAAAATATTTCCAAATTTGATAATTTCTTTGGTATATGAGGCAGTAACTAATGCGCAATCAAGAACAGCTTATCTACACAGACAACTCGAACAACCTGATCGCTATGAGCACAAGGATGTCGTCCCTGGTCAATGATATTATCCAGCGTAATATTCCAGTAACAGTGGTACAGACTAACTCCAATGCGGTTGTTCTCGACTTGCATGCAGAGACATACTGCGGCATGTATTTGACTGATGAAGATGGGGAGTTAGTGATCACCGGGCGATACGGGTTTAGAAAACCGGTAAGTACATTTGAAGATGTGTGCAATGTCTTCAATGAGCAGTTCTTCTGCAGAAGTTACGGCTCTAGTGCATGGCTCGCACTTATATCAGAGCCCGAACTAAACAGGTAATGCAATGAATTCACACTTATTAACATACATCAACGATTTAATTGACAGGGAAGGTGGTTATGTAAACAACCCCAACGACCGGGGCGGCGAAACAAATTGGGGTGTTACAGCTAAAGTAGCACGAGCATATGGTTATAATGGACCTATGCGAGACATGCCTCGCTCAACAGCAGTAAAGATATACACATCACGTTATTGGAATGCCCCCGGGTTCAGTAAGGTTGCAGACTTACACCAGGAGTTAGCAGAAGCTATGTTTGATTTCGGCGTCAACTCAGGCACTAAAGTTAGTGTTAAGACTCTGCAGCGCTTACTAAACGCGCTGAACAGACAAGGTCGTGATTACGAAGACATTAATGCTGATGGCGCAATAGGTCCTATCACTATATACACCTTAGGCGAGTTTAAGCAGACCCGAGGCCAAGAAGGCATGGATGTTTTGTTATACGCATTCAACGCAATTCGAACTTCGTACCTACTAGACATCACAGAATCTCGAGAGACTCAAGAAGAATTCTTCTACGGTTGGGTGCGGCGAGTTTTTCACTTAGACAATAAAAATAAGTAATCGGGCCTTTACTCTTAGCCTGCAGGTGCTATAATGTATACATAAATTAATAGCACTTGCAGGAGTAGCTACATGAATACTATCGATGTTATCAAACACGTCATCCCTACACTAGATGCGATCGAAGCCAAGCTCGACGCTAGCAATAGTGCTATTGCAATTCGCGATGATATTAACTCCTTGCGTGCAATGCTAGACGTCGAGGCTCAGGCCGCTATCGAAGCAACGTTAGCGCAGACACCATTGACCTGTGACGAACTAGCAGAAGCACTTCGCACTAACCGTAATATTATTGTCCACTTCACTAAAAACGCTTTTTTTGAAGACGATTGGACCGAAGAAGGATCGTTAGCTCGTATCACTAATGTTCGCTGGAAAGGTAACGCAGATTGTTTCGAATTTACCATCGACGCTAGTGGGTTTGAGTCACATAACTTTCCGCTAATGACATCTTGTTATTACGAAAACGTTTACTCTATGCGCAAGGTGTGTGAAGGACTAATTGAACAAAAAGATTTGTACACTGCAATCGAAGCCGGCATGTATAAATCAGTGTTCACAACCTTTTTTAGTGCGTATGCCGATGGCAAGGAGTATACCCCTGACAACAGCCCAGACACTGTTTATCAACACTTAGCAAACACACTGATAAACGAAATCGGCACGTTTTACGCTGTTATCAAATAATTTAAAATAGTGTTAGGTGCTTCATGAATACAATGGTAATATTTTTAGTAGTAACGTTAGGGGTATCGCCATTTGGTCACAAAGGGTACGGCGGTGTTTCTGTAACACCAGTTCCAACGTTGCACATATGCGAAACGCTCCGTGCAGAAGTGATTCAGCAAATCAATACAACATACGGACTAAAAAGTCACGACCGCGGCGAGCTAGTTGTTCGATGTGTAACAGTAGGAGAAAAGAATGACAACTAAAACTAACTTTACAGTCACTAATGACGGGTCTATTGCTGATGTTAGATGGATTGAGTTTGCAGGCGGCGAACTACATCCGAAGTGCACTCCGAATCTACTAGGTCGTAGTAACGTAACAACTATTACAGCTGAACTCAAATCTGCCAGCGATATTGTTGCGCTAGTGCTACTAACTGATGCTGTTAAGCGAACATACAAACCGAAGCACCTAGTCCTAAAAGTGCCTTATGTACCGTACGGCCGACAGGATCGAGTGTGCACCGAAGGCGAGGCGTTTGGTATCAAGGTGATGGCTAATATCATTAATTCCTTAGGATTTGATGTTGTGTATACACTAATGCCTCACTCGGACGTAACTGGTGCTCTTATCGACAATGTCGAAACCGAGACGATGACAACCAAGTGGAATAATAAACTGATTGCATACGGCAACTCTTTGTATTCCGAAACCAAGAAAAACGTAGTAGTGCTCAGCCCAGACGCTGGTGCAACTAAGCGTACACTCGACTTTGTTACTAAATGGAACACGTATAACGCTACTACGAACGCAGAAGCGCCAACTGTTAGTGTTGTTTGTGCAGACAAAGTTAGGAATGTTTCTAACGGTCAGATTGTACGTACTACGGTTCGCGCTGCAAGAGAAGACGTCGAGTCTGCACATGTGATTATTTACGACGACATAGTTGACGGTGGGATGACGTTCATTAAAATTGCAGAACGTTTGCAAGAACTAAATCCGGCTAGTGTAACACTAGCAGCACCGCATGGTATTTTTTCAAAAGGCTTCGAACCTTTTAGTAACCTGATTGATACTGTTATTACAACAAACACGTTTGTTAACCAAGACAGTTTCGACTCTGCTGCAGATGCAAACATCGAGTTGATCGTTGCGTCAGTGTAACACTACTGTTCTATTAAACTAATTAATTTGCCAAAAAAGAGTCGACTTCTCTTTTCTTTGGTTGTATACTATGCATATCAACTAAGGAAACGAGGTCAGCGATATGAACGCTCGTACTAAGAAGTACACTATGAAAGAGTTCCGTGCACTAGACCGTAACGAAGACGGTACACTAGTTAACATGTTCGATCACTTCCTGCTGCTAACTGATAAGCAAGTTGCAATGCTTGCAGAAGACGACCATGTACGCTATAACGATTACCAAGAAGAACTCAACTACGAACTCTACGCACTCGGAGCCTAAACTCTGAGAGGTATCGACAATGTCTATAGTTGCTAAACTTTGCACCCCGTTACTAACATCTCTTATTGCAAAAGACTTCCGGGCCGGGTTTGAGGACGGTGTTATTAATCGATGCAAACAATGTATCCTCGACGCCGGCTACACTGACGAAGCCCGAAAATTTTGGTCTGATGCTTGCTGCTTTAGCTACATGTATGCTCCGGAAGGTAAAGTCAAAAAATGGTACGAAGTATACGGTAAAGAATTTACAGATTTGTACCTAGAAGCCACTCGCATCGAAAACCTCGAAGGATGCTTCGAAATGCCCACCTGGGGTACGCGCGGCACTTAACGTTAATTGTGTTACTTACAACTCTACTTTTAAATTAAACCAAAGGATCATCCATGAACCTATTTGCACCAACTGCGATTGATTTTTATAAAGCAGATCATCGCCGGCAATATACTCCGGGTACTACCCGAGTGTATTCTAACTTTACTCCTCGTTCTATGCGACTGTACAAAGGCACGAGTGACACTGCTGTTGTGTTCGGTCTGCAGGGCTTTATTAAATGGTATCTCATCGATCACTGGCGTGATACATTTTTTAGTAAGCCGAAAGCGAAAGTGGTAAGAAAATACAAACGTCGACTGGACAACGCGCTCGGAATGAATGCCGTTCCTGTAGAGCACATCGGTGAACTACACGACCTAGGGTTCTTGCCGCTAACAATCAAAGGCATCGATGAAGGCGAAATGGTCGGCGCAAAAATCCCAACAGTAACAGTAGATGTTAGTCCTGGCTACTCGCAGTTTTACTGGCTAGTGAACTACATCGAAAGCGTAATGTCAGCCGAACTGTGGAAGCCTTCGACTGTTGCTACTATTGCAAAAGATTACCGACGTATCATCGATCGTTATGCACTAGAGACTGTAGGCAATACTGATTTCAGTGCAATCCAGGGACACGACTTCAGCTTCCGCGGTATGAGCGGCCTGCACGATGCTGCAAGTTCGTGCTCCGGACACTTGCTATCGTTTATCGGCACTGACACAGTTCCTGCAATTGATTACCTAGAAGAGTACTACGGTGCTAATTCTGACAATGAGATTGTTGGCATTAGTGTTCCAGCAACAGAACACTCGGTTATGTGCCTAGGCCAAAAAGACGAAGAAATCGAAACGTTCCGGCGTATTATCTTCGACTTGTACCCAGCTGGTGTTGTGTCAGTTGTGTCTGACACGTGGGATTTCTGGAAAGTGGTGACTGAGTACATGCCAAAACTGAAAGATGGCATCATGAAACGGGACCGGAATGCAATCGGGTTGTCCAAAGTAGTACTGCGCCCTGATTCAGGCGATCCTGTTAAAATCCTAACAGGCTATAAAATGTACGACATGGACGCTAATCATGAGCTAAGTTACCCAGAGCTCGTACAAGAGAAGTACGAAGCGTACAAGTATCGCGGTGTTATTAGAACAGTCTCTGATCCAAGTGATGATTACAACTCTTCTGTCGAACTTAGCGAAGCAGAAGTTAAGGGAGCAGTTGAGTGTCTTTGGGACACGTTCGGAGGTACCGTGACCGGAATGGGTTATAAACTCCTCGACGAGCACATCGGGTTGATTTACGGTGATTCGATTACACTCGATCGGGCAGATGCAATTATGCAACGACTCAAAGACAAAGGTTTTGCTAGCACCAACGTTGTGTTTGGCATCGGGTCGTATACATACCAGTACAACACACGCGATAGCCTGGGCTACGCAATGAAAGCAACATACGGCGAGGTCGACGGCGTTGGCCGGGAGATCTTTAAAGACCCTGCTACAGACTCTGGCGTTAAGAAGTCGGCAAAAGGTCTGCTGCGAGTTGAAAAAGAAAACGGTTCTTTTGTACTGTATGATCAGCAAACCGAAGAGCAAGCTGCAACCGGCGAACTTAAACTGAGATATTGCAATGGTGTGATGTACAACACTAGTACACTAAGTGATATCCGGCAACGACTAGCAGCGTACAAGTAATAGGACACAGGACTACCGCAATGAAAAAAGGCAGCATCTTAGGAACTTTGTCTGTTAACATTAACCACATTATGCTAGCAATTATAGCCACTGAAATGTGCGTTAACGGAATTATGTCGAGCGCCGGGTACACTGTAGAAGCCCCGGATTCGATTTGGTATTTACTAAATGCAATGTGGCTTGCGCTCATCTGGGCCGACTACGTAAAACTCCGACCATTAACTACAATTTACAGATAAACAGGTTGTATTGTGGTTGCGCCTTTAGTATAATAACTGTGTCAAGAGCAGCAACTAAAGGTGCATCATGAGTTACAATGCATACAAGAACACGCTTATTGCAGTTGATTATGCAGAGTCGAGATCTGTTGCAATCATGGGTGTAGTTGACCACTGGGGAGTTAGCTCTGTTGTTATTAAGTTGTCTGATGGGTTGTTTCGTTATAAAGTAGATCATCCGGTTTTCGGCGCACTTAACGAACAGCTTAGTGCACATCAGGTTCGCCAGTTGGCATACGAAGGGCAGCTAGTTGTTACTGCATCAGCTGCTCCAAATTTTATATTCCGTGAGGAAGAGGCACAATGAAAGATAATTTTATCATGATCGCAATTGGTGTTGTTGTAATAGCAGTGTTAGCCATTGGCGGATATTTTTCGTTTGTAGCATCGCGCTGGATTAACTACAACTTGTCGTACCATTCAATGGTAGTCGATAGTATCAAGGAAGAAGTTAAAGCCGAGTGCCTTGTTAATCCTTCTAATAATTGATAATTTTGTAAAATTTAAGCTTGACACTAATGCTAATTTGGCACTATAATACACACATAAAGAGTTAGGAATAGAGGATCACATCATGATGAACTTTGCTGGTTATAATATCCCGGAACACACTCAACATGCCCTTTCTAACTACATCGAACACGGTTTTGAACCGGGCGGCTTTTTGTGCGCAGTATTGTCAAATGACTTAATGGGTGCTGTTGCCCGGGCAGACTCTATGAACGCTGTTGCTATCCCAGAGATTGCTAAGTTCATCTACAATCAAGTTCCCCGAGGAGCATGGGGTTCTGCAGAGCGCATTAGCGAGTACTGTGCTAGTGTAGCAGCTCACCGTAACATGTTGGATTAACCAGATAACAAGGTAGCTAAGATGCGTCTTTCGATCGATATCAAGCCAACTAAACTCGTAATAACCTCGTACAGTAACAGCAAAGTTGTTGCTTCGACGAAAAATGAAATTGTTAGCAAAATCAAGAACAATTACAAAGGGCTCACATCTACGTTTAGTAGTGTTTCTTCGGGCGCACTGATTGATCGCCAAGGCGAATATATCATTGCTTACAACTTACAAAAACTTCGCCGGAAAACAACACGCCGGAAGTCAAAACGCGGTGTAATAACTGAAGTTGTTCGCCCAGGTCATTGGGTTGCGTATGTTTACCGGATTCCGGTGAGCTTCCTTAAAGTTAGCAACCGTAAGGTAGATCAGCGGGAGCGTAATTTTGCGCTTATTAAAAGCAAGTAAAAACTTTGTTTGTAAGGTCGTTAATGCCTTACAAAATGCGTGGCTCCCTCAGCCTGGATCGTCGTATGTCCGCACAAAGTCGGGGGTACGACTAGAAGTATTTGACAACGGTTTCCGGGTTGACTTAAATGACCCAGAAACAATCAGACACTTAAAAAATACAATTCGAAAAATAGACAAAGCGTTTTATATTAAAAACGGACAGCTACACAGTCGAACAACTGACAAACCAGTAGAGATAGATTAATGACTCACAACAGTCGCGGGTTCACACTAATCGAACTAATGCTTATAATAGCAATCCTTGGACTAGCTGCGGCTATTCTACTGCCACCTATAATAGGGCATCAAGCAAGACCTGAGCCGCCGAAACCTGAGACTATATGCAAAGCAGGATACCAATTTGTCGTATTAAGCTGGTACGGGTCTACTCCGAATGATGTAGTACAGTTGATCAACGAAGAAGGAACAGGCGTGCGCTGCCCAGAAACTGTTAACACTGAATTTTCTAACAGCCGCCCCCGGGATAACCAAGACATACACAGCTTTGATCTAAATTAACACAGATAGTACAGAATTTAAAAAAAGATCTTGTACAATCCTATCTACCAGCGTTATACTTAGTAACACAAACAGAAATACAGAAGGAACAGATGAAACAACCAACTAGACGTAAACCGATATCAATCTCAACTACGCCGTACAACAACGGACAGGCAACCGCTGTTGCACTATGCGACGATGGTACAGTGTGGGCCATTGACGTGCAACATGGCTTAAGTAACACAAAACCGTGGAAGCAGCTTCCGAGCATCCCGCAAGACTTCGACGGTGCCGAACCGATTAACTTCGACTAGCCTTAACTATTAACGTAATAATATAAACTCAAAAAAGGAAATAAAAATGTCTATTAAGTCTAAGATTCTTAAAGTAGCTGCAATCGCAGGCCTTGCTGTTGGCATGGTGGGTTGTGGCCAGGTCGCAGAAGTTGCTCCAGCTGAAGTTGGCAAGGTCATGACCAAAAACGGATATAAGGAAGGCGTAATTCCAACCTCCAAGTTCCGCCTGGATTGGTGTTGGGCGTATTGTGATAAGCTAGTCACTTTGAATGCTGCAGACCAGAGCGTGACTGAGAAGATGGAGCTGTTCATGCCTCGTGATAAGCTGATGATGACCTTCGATCTACGCGCAACCTTGTCTGTCAATCCTAATGATTATGAACAGGTGTTTGCAAAGGTAACTCCCAGACCTACAGATGATGATCGTGTTTATCAAATTCCGCTAGCTACTGTTTATAACACTTACGCTAAAGACATTATTCGATCTGAAGCGCGAGAGTATCTGAGTCAGTTCACCATTGCAGAGATTGCTAGTAGCCGTGACGCAATCAATAAGGAACTGTCAAGTCGTCTTGCTGAGAGCATCGAGAAACGCACTCCCTTCAAGGTTCGTTACCTCGGTCTTGCTGATGTAGGATATCCTCCGATCATTACCCAGGCACAGGAAAAAGCTGCTGAGCGACGTGAGCAGATTGAACAAGAGAATGCTCAACTGGAAATTAGCAAGGTTCAGCTAGAACGTGAGCTACAAGAACAGGAAATGCGCCGTAAGATTGAAGTTGAGAAAGCCCGTGCTGAAGCTGAAGTCAATAAGATCATGGGTGATAGTATGACCCCTAATTACAAAGTATATCGTTCCTTCCAGATCATGGAACAGATGGCAGCAAGCGATAACAAGGTGTTCATGCCGGTTGATATGATGCAGACTGTAGCTGGTCAGATGCAACTCGGTAAGTGATTTTAATTGGGGTCAAAAGGCCCCATCTTTTTATTGAACAGAGGGTCAGAAAATGATTGAGTACATGATTAACGTAGCACTAGGAATGGCAGCTCCTACTGTTGCAGTGCTTGCGGTTGTTATTGCAAGTCTCTTTTTCAGGAAGTTCCTAAAGAAACAACACGAGAAAGCGCCCAATTGGTTCATTGAAGGCGCGGCGATAGCTTGGTTTATCTCCCTCGCTTTGGTTATGGTTGATTCATCCATCACTTATAAACATGAGCCGTTTGACAAGCTACAAGAACAGAAACAAGTTGAAATGTATAACAAAGCAGATGCAGATCGTCCTACTGTTATTCGTGACATGTCTAAACCGATCGAAGCTAACAACCGTGAAGATTTTGAGAAGTTGGTGGATTATTCAAAATAATTGAGAGAAAGGGGTTTACATAGCCCCTCTTTTTGTTTATAATGGATTCATAAATTGAAACGAAGGAGACGTGCCATGATCTATGAGAAATACGAAAAGATGGTGGAAGATTTTGAGAATGACGTCGAATGCCCGAGTCGTTTAGAAATCGAAAAAGAAGTATTTGTTGGATTCGATAAATTCGTTGGCACAAAGGAAGAGATCAGTGACGAGGAAAAACGTCTGACTGATTTGGTTGCTACAACATATATAAGTAAAGCGCGAGAATACGATAAGCAGCTGAATGAGATAGAGGAACAATTCAAGGAAGCTTTGTTCGAAGAATATGGGTTTGGCGTTGATACAATCAACAGTAAAATTTGGGGGTTTGTTTCTGGTAGTTCCTGCTACTACGACATTGAAGATAAGTTCGAAGATCTCATAGAGATTGCAGAATTCGCCTATCGCGCTGGTCAGATGATAGATTAAAATAATTGAGAGAAAGGGGTTTACATAGCCCCTTTCGTTGTTTATAATACATACATAGCTTAAAGAGAGGACTACGCTATGACAGTTGAAACTACTTTTGTTGCAATGCCCGAGAACAAAGTTGTCCACCACAATGTCTTTGAAATGGGCGTAGCCCCTTACCGCTTAACCGGTGTTTGGTCAGCTCCGAGCAAAGGTCTGCTAGAAGCCAATCCGAATGCCTACAACAACGCAATGGCATTGCGCCCTACGTGTTGCAACTTCACATGTGCCCATTGCGGCACTCCTATCCTGCACCACTTTATCATCAAAGACGCAGAAGGCAAGTTCTTTGCTATCGGTTCTAGCTGTGTCGAGAGACTAGGTGACACTGCGTTAATATCTGCTGTAAAGGCTGCTGAGCTGAAGCGCAAGCGCGAGTTAAATCGCAAGAAGCGCGAAGCTGAACGGGAGGCTAAGCGTCTCAAAGTTATCGAAGAGCGTAATGCCCGTGAAGAAGCAGAACGTGCTGCAAACGGCGGACTAACTGACGCAGAGCTAGAAGAAGCAAAGCGCAAGCTGATTAAGACTTTCCGCAAGCGCGATCTAGAGGATGCAGTAGCTTATTTTGCCAGGCCGCTGGCTGCTACCGAGGGCTACTTTGCTAAGGACGTTCTAGCAGGCTTGAAAGTTGGTAACTTGCCCGCTGGCCGCGGCATTGATATCGTCCTCGAAATAGCTTCGAAGCACTACAGTAACGCCCGAAAGAATTCCAAGGCTTACAATGCTGAGCATGACAAAGCAGTTGACCTCTGGAACGAGTTAGTCAACAAGGTTGAAGAAGTTAAGGCTTGTGAGTACAAAGAAGAAGTTGCAGCAGAACTCAACCAGCTAGCTGCCCGATAACACAATACAATAGCAGCTTATTTTGTTAAAATTGCAAACATGCTAACAATAAAGGTACTAAGATGAAATATTACCAGCAAGAAACATTAAACACTGACAAGGCCGTTATTCAGGTGTTCGTTATCTGTTTCAGTCTTTTGGCTTTTATTTTTGTACCACCTATTCTATTGGATTATTTTCTAGTCGAATGTCCAGAGGACTGCGTAACCAACGAGTACGTTATTTCTACTGTAATGTGGTTGTTTATGGTTGTGTTTAGCGGAATAGCACTAGTAGTGATCTACCTAGTATACAGACTGCTGCTAGCAATTTATCGAGTGTATATCAGGAGAGGGATCAAAGAGAAGTAGTCGCTATGCGGTAGTTTCTTTGTCTTAAAATAGCGCATTTAATGGTTTGCGTAGCTCGTTTAGTTGTTTATAATACACATAGCTTAAAGAGAGGAGTTGGCATGAAAGAATTGATTGACCAACTAACACGGTGCCCCAAAGTTGGAGGCACTTACATGGTTCCTGACTATCTTGTAAGTGAGATTGAGCAGACTTTTGTAGCACTGAGAGCTACTGTGAAGAAAGCAAATGAATCAGTAGGGATCATCAATGATGTCGTTAATGGAGAGTCAAAATGAACAAGGATCTGAGGTTTCTTGCAAGTATTTTGGATGAAACGAATTGGCCTAATGCTGCCACAAGTGTTCGTTTGGATGCTGACGGTGAGGTTCGTTTTACGGGTACAGCAATACATGATTTCTACCCGGACGATGTAGATGCAGCTAAAGATGCTTTCGTGCCTGTAAATTCTAAGGAACACACTGGTAAGTATTACTCTCTTCAAGATATACTAGATGCCCGTGACACGCTGGAAAACCAACCAAACAAAAAGAAAACATACACTGTCGATGAAGTAATAGACGAACTCGAAATCAGACAAGAAATCGATACAGCATTTGTTGCTTTGGGCTTTCAACATCATCGATGTGCTGCTGGCCAGCGCCATATAATTTCTGATTTCAAGAGAGTTTATTGAGTATGAGAGAAGTCCTAAAGTATGAGTTCAATTGGTGGCAAAAAATTTTACACCATCTCTTAGGCATGTGGAGAATCAATAGAGACTCTATTGATTTCTCATGGGGGTATTTTGCTCCTAGGTTCGGGCTAGAGCTTCGCCTCATGAGGGGAGGCTATTTTGATCAACGTTATGCAATCGGCTTTTGTTTTATCTGGGGCGTGTTCCATGTCAAGCTGCCATTTAAAACAAAGTTAGCAGAGGGTTGCAATTTACCTCAATACGGGTTTTGTGTCTCTAATAATACTGCAATGTTCTACTGGGGCGGAGAATTTGATGAGTCGATTGGCCAGATGTCAAAACCGCGTGTTAAGTGCTGGGACCTGCCGTTTGTTAGTATGGTGTTCGAAACTCACGAAATACTGTCAAAAGACGGCGGATGGGTCAAAGTAGGTGCCAAAGGATGTCCAGACTCGTGGGATTTTCGTCAAGACGGGGCATTGACTGAGACACACAAATACACTTACACTCTTAAGAGTGGAAAAGTGCAAGAGGTTGATGCAACTTGCACTGTTGAGCAAAGAGTGTGGCATCGCAAATGGCTGCCATTCCTAAAGTTGAAACATAAATGCATTGATATTAGTTTCAGTAATGAAGTCGGCGAGCGTTCCGGATCTTGGAAGGGCGGAGTAACTGGCACATCATATGAGATGTTGCCTAACGAGACGATTGAGCAGTGCTTGCGACGAATGGAACACGAGAGGAAATTTTCATGATGAAATGCAATTGCGGACAAGAGGCTCGATACGCTCATGTAACAAATGGCGTTGAGACTGCTAGCTGCAATAAGTATATGGTCTGTCCTACATACGACGAACTCGCCGACTGGTGCAATACCGCTTCGCGATTAGCGCGTGAATACAAACACATTGCCGAAATTCTGTCGACTTACAAAGAAGGGACAACCATGTACACCGAAGCAGTAGAACGACTAGAACTAATCAAGGATTCACAGGGATACTGATATGCCACATAAAGAGCAACTAGAGTTTGAAATCCGCGAGCTAAAGCGTCAAATAGCTGCAATGCAAGACAGTGTGCCTGACGTCTTTATGCATGGTTACCATGCGGCCATTGACGGAATGGATTTAGACGAAGCACTTACTGAAGTTTTACCTCATGTATTACACAATGATACATGGCAACTTTCAAAAACCCGTTGACAATTTACCAGAACTGCTTTACACTAGTTACATTCAACAACACATTAAATGAGAGAACATTCAATGAAAACTACTAAGTTCCTTAAGGACGGTAACACTGTACAGGTTCTAAGTCTGCAAGTATCTGACTTCACTGATACACTTCGCCCAGCTGTGTATTCTGCTAGATTTCACCCGAACCGCGGTTTTTACCTAACGTACGAAAAGGAACGGTTTACTGTCCCTGAAAAAGTATATGGCTCAGCTCTGGCCCGTGCTAACAAAGTAGTTACTACTTATAACAGCAGAACATCTTCAACTGGTGTTATGCTAACTGGCGACAAAGGCGCAGGGAAAACTCTAACTAGCTCCATCATCGCCAATACTGTCATCGACCAAGGTCTACCAGTTATTACTGTCAACGAACCGTTCAGCGGCTCTGGGTTTAACGAATTTGTTAATAACATCGGCGAGTGTGCTATGTTTTTCGACGAGTTTGCAAAAACGTTCAACGCAACAGAAGACGACGACCCGCAGAACAATCTGCTAACGCTGTTTGACGGTACAGGAAGTCAGAAGCGGCTTATTATCCTAACAGAAAACAACGAGTTCAAAGTTAACGAGTTTATGCGTAACCGCCCGGGGCGTGTGCACTATCACTTCCGTTACGGAAAGCTTGAAGAATCTGCAATCCTAGATTATTGCAAAGACCAAGGCGTTCCGGACAGTGTTGCAGAAGAAATTGCAGAACTTGCATTCCGGATGTTCGAGTTCTCGTTTGATGTGCTGCAAGCTATCATCGAAGAGTACAAGCGATACGGCGGGTCGGTGACTGAGCTGATTAGTGATCTAAACGTAGATACTCCGTATAATCCGCTAGGCGGCACTTCTAACAAACTGCGCATCAATCAGCTGCTGAAAAAAGGGTCCGACACACCGGTAGAAGTCCGTACAGGGTTCGACGTCATTGACATGCCAGTCGGTACTAAATCGTCTAAAGTTCGATTTGTTGTCAATCCGGGCACCTCAGACTCGTACACTGATTACGCGGTCGTTGATCTCGGAGACATTGTTGTACGAGAAGGCAACACTGTCGTATTCTATGATGAAGATGAAAACCTGCTAGTAAAAGCAGAAATGTTCTCCGAGTCTAACAACATCAACCTTGAACAGCTGCTAGTTTAACTAGCAGCTTATTAGGAACGTTTGATATGATAAAATTCTTTAAACGGGTTAAAGACAACATTGCTCTTGTGTTCAATCTCGACAATTTACGATCCGAAGTGTATCGAATTAAAGACGACCACGACGAGCTCCGGCGGCAGTTCGACGACACAACAAGATCGTATGTTGAAACTTCAATGAACCTCCGGCGTGCAATAGGACTAAACAAACTTCTAAGTCAATATATCGTTAATCACCGGGCTGCACTTAAAGAAATCGACCCAGACGGATATGCAGACATCGAGAAGAAGATTATAGATTCTCTGGAGTAGCAATGTTAACTGATAATTCGGACCTAAAGAAGCTATTAGCCGAGATCGCATTGCTTAGGGAAGAAAATAAAAGCTTAAAGGCGTGCATCGCAGCAAACGAAGCCGCACAATCAATGACAACTACAGATCAGTTAACTAGTACTACATTTGCTGAAGGAAGAAACAATCTTCAGCTAGGCGATTGTAGTGTTATATCTATAATGTCTGATGCGTTGTATAACATACTCTCGATAACATCAGAGGAGTTGTATGAGTCTGCAGATGCCGCAAAAAACACATCTAGTGCAATATGGAACATCCACTCGATAGTCCGGCAAGTTGTGCAGCAAGTACGGAATAAAAGCAAGAGTACAGCAGCATACGAAATACTATTACGCTCAGACGGTATATCTCCCAGAACCGCAGCTGAATTGTTAGAGTTAAAGCAGCAGCTCGATGTCATACATACACTTAGTAAAAACAATTGAGTAATACTAATAATGAAACAGCATCGAAACAAAGGCGAAAAGTCTATAACTGATCGTATTGCAGAACGAGCCGAAGCACTAGCTGTTAACAGAAACTTGTTCTTAGGCAAGAAAAAGTACATCGAAATTAAACACGGCGGCTTCAAGGATGTCTCTAGCGCTAAGCAACAGCATAGAGCAGGACCTGGCTTTATCTATCTAGAATACACATTTGGGTCCCGTAAAGAAATTTGGTTGTCAGATAAAGAATTAACTTTTAGAGAACTAAGCGACAATTATTCCGAAGACAACGACGTTACATTAGAAAGGTCGCACGATTTAAAAAAGCGCCGGTTTTGATTTACAAAAAGCCACTTATTATACTATACTAACTGTCTAAAGGTAACATCAATGAAACGGTTTCTTCCGGCTCTAATATTTTTTATTGCACTGTTTGCAACAGGTGTGCACCTAGGCTAGGTTGCTGCCGGCAGATAGTCCTTAACTCTACACAAATTACAAGGTAAGTTATATGTCTGTGCGAGAAAAAATTAGATATCTGTTAATGTACCTGAACATTGCACAAACTTACCTGACAGGTTTTATGCAAAACAAGTATTGCCCGTATGTAGACGCAGTAGTCGACTATATGGTAACACACAGCATGAAAACAATGCCAGGCAAGCAAGCAATTGACAACATTTCGGTTAGCCGGCACGAAATAGATTTTATCTCCGGCGAAGACGTGATCGCAACAACGTGGATATCTAACTATCCGTATGCATACGGGACCACATGTGTGTCGCGCAAAGGCCTACTGTTTTTTGTCAACAACTGTGCACAGGACAATCCGTTAACGAAGCTCCCGCATAGCATTACATCTATGCGCACCAGCGCGCCTGGGCTGTCTGTGTATGTTAAACCTTCCGGGCGGCCTAGTGTGCGTACCATTGCAAAACTTAGAATGTTTGAGCGCACAATACATAATACAATCAAAGCCAACGACGAATGCAAACAGGCAGAAGTCGACTATTACAAGATCAATGACAAACTAGTTGACTATATTCGCGCAGATAGTATAATTACACAATAAAGACACAACTATACCAAAGGAATGTAATACATGGCAACACTTACTATCGTACGCGGCGTACCGGGTTCAGGCAAAAGCACTATTGCTAAGGCTCTTGCAAATGCAAGCGCTATTCGGTACTACGAAGCTGATATGTACTTTGTAAACCCCGAAACAGCTGCGTACGAATTTGATCCTAGTAAACTCCGGTCAGCGCACTCATGGTGCCAGCAGCAAGTTGAGCTCGAACTCAAAGCAGGCCGCGATGTGATTGTGAGCAATACATTTACTACTCGAAAAGAAGTTAAACCGTACGTAGCTCTTGCAAACGAATATAATGCTTACATTCAACTGATCGAGTGCAAAGGGCAGTTTCAAAATGTACACGGAGTACCGGAAGAAAAAGTAGCCCAAGTGAAAGCCCGATGGCAGGAGATTGAACTTTGAAATTTACATTCGAACTAACGCCCGAAGAATTTAAAGAACTTGTTGGTACATCTACTGTAGAACAATTCTTTAAAGAAGCAGCCAAGCAGTACGTCGATGCCCTAACAGCCGAGTCGATGTCTGCATGGCCGAAGACTATGACCGAGTTTTTTGAACAGTTTCAAACCTTTTCATCAAGCGCACATAGTCAGTCAAAACAACAATAGACATAGTTTATTGCTCCTATACTGCCCTACAGACTGTAGGGCTTTTTTAAGAGGTTGGCGTATGAATATTCTAGTATCAGCAATTAACAGTGCACTAAAAAACTACGACCTGTATCGAGCCGAAACATGTAGGCAGAAATTAGATCTAATCTGCGCACTCAAATACACTAACATTAAAACGAAAAAGTTTGGCATCTTTCCTGCCACAACAACTAAATTTAGCAAGTTTTGCGAGCTAACCCAGAAACACGGTCAGCGGGCCGCATGTGACTGTTTGGGTGTAGATATTGGCATCATTACTGACCACGAGGAGTGTGTTAATTCATACAACCACATTAGTGCTGCACTAAACGATAAAATTAACGCACTAGGCGACAGGAACATTGGGCTAGATGACTACATTATTAGCATATACTCATATGAAACAGTAGCATTTATTAAAGACTTTGCTACACCAGGGATGCCAATTGAAGCATCTGTATATAAATAGTTGTATGCGTATAGACGAGATTATATTAGAAGATGCTACGCCCGGGAGTACAAGTGCTGCAAACATTGCAACTCTTAACAATCCTAGTGCAGCAAAACGAAAGCTAAAAAAGAAAACAGACCTAGGTGTTCCTGAAGCTCCTCAGCTTAAGAACCCAGACGGTACTGTAAAGAACGCGCTCGATGTTGACTCTAACATATTCGGTGCGCCGCTAAAACGATAGTCCTTGACACTTAGATGTAGTAGCCTTAGGTTATCTTTATGTACAAGGCAAGGTACTAACAATGAATAACATATACCCATCCGACGAGACTGAATTAGAACGTCTCCAACAACACACGAAGAACCTCGAGGAATACATAAGCAAAGAGTTTATGCGATTCTTAGAGTGGAGAGGATTAGATCCTGACAACGATACTATTTGCACATCATGTCGCGGGTCTGGTACTAAACTATACCCGACAGCAGCAACTTGGCAAGAAGTTACTATCGACCCAGCGCCTGCAGATCCTAGATGCGATGTGTGCAACTGTTGTTAGGGATCAGGTGCGCTAAACAAGCCTGGCCAAAATCTTAAGAAAATTACCGATCAACTTAATTAATAGAGATTAAATATCTATGTCGCAAGAGCGAATCAAAATCCTTATGCTAGTCCTCGAAGGCAAGCTACCAGCGTCTGCTGTAACTAGCAACGAGATTGATCATATTACTAAAGTACTTGATCAGCTGATAAAAGATAAATCAACAATTAATGAATAAAACATATACAATCAAATTAACATGGGTGTCTGGGTTCACTAACTCTTACTCGATTGACACTGACTCGCAAGTTCGTGTTGGCTACGAAGCTAAACGAATCGAGTCGCTAAGTGGTATTAAAGAGTATTCAATCTCAGAAGGCTTAACCACAGTATACCACAAGTGCCTACAAAAAATAATTCAGACACCTAACTTGACCGCGGTGTATTAAAATGTCTCAGATCTATTACGTCGGCGCCGACCACTTTGCAACCGGCGAAGGCCGTACCCTGTCTTTATTAATCACAACTGCACAATCCGACCAAGAAGCACTCGATAAATTTCGTGCTAAGTTCGGAGAGTACTTTTCGATCGGAGCAAGAACATGGGGCAAGGATGAGTTCTTCGCCCAATGGGGCCATTATGTTCCAGATGCTCTTAATCAACGAATCCACGCAGGAAATTGCATGTGGTCGATGCAATTTCACCTTAACCTGAGCTAACGATGAGAACACAACCACAAGATATTATCAAAAAACTCGAAGCAGATAATTCGAGGTTAGCAAAAGAACAAATTTTAGCCGATGCGATGGACGAAGTCTTAGATGAGTTTTTCCTAGGTGTTAGAATGTGCCTTGACACATTATGCACATTCGGCGTCAAGCAAGTTCCGTCAAAAGAAGACACGCCTAGTCAAGGATTACCATGGGACGTTTTTCTCGATTTAGCTGAGAAGTTGCAACGCAGGGAACTAACTGGGCATGCAGCAAGAGATGCAATTAACCTTGCAATGGATGTTGCTACAGCAGACCAGTGGAACAACTGGTATCGTCGGATTTTAATTAAAGACTTGCGGTGCGGTGTCTCTGAAAAAACTGTTAACAAAGTTGCAAAGGCAAAGAAACTGCCTAAGTACCAAGTTCCGGTGTTTAGTTGCCAACTAGCACACGACGGTGCAAAGCATGAAAAAAAGATCGCAGGCCGGAAACTAGTCGAAACTAAACTAGACGGAGTTCGCACTATAACGATCGTTTATCCATCCGGCGGCGTAACTATGTTTAGTCGCAACGGAAAACAATTTTCTAACTTTACCCACATCGAAGAACAGTTTAGTAATATTGCAGCTATGCTGTCCGAGCCGTACGTGTTCGATGGCGAGATTATGTCTAGCAGTTTTCAAGACCTAATGAAACAAGTACGGCGCAAAAAAGACGTAGCTGCAGAGGATGCTGTGCTATTCTTGTTTGACATGATTCCACTTGCAGACTTTATGAACGGTCAGTGCTCTACTTCTCAGCTCGATCGACTCAAGCAGTTACACAAATTTTATAACACAGAGAACGTGTTTACAAAATTAGAAAATGTAGAGTTGCTTGAGTATGCCGATATTAACCTAGATACCCCGGCTGGCAAGACTGAGCTCAACGAAATCAATAAACGTGCAATCGACGGCGGATACGAAGGTATTATGCTTAAAGACCCTCTTGCGCCGTATGAATGTAAACGTACTGCTAGTTGGCTTAAGATTAAACCGTTCATCGAAGTTACGCTAACTGTAGTTGCTGTTGAAGAAGGGACCGGTCGCAACGAAGGTCGTCTAGGTGCATTTGTGTGCAAAGGAACAGACGATGGTTGTTATATCGAAGTTAACTGCGGCAGCGGCTTTAGTGACCGAGAACGGCAGCAATACTGGGATTTTAGAGAGTTGTGTGTTAACAATCTAGTAGAGATACGTGCAGATGCGATAACGCAAAACCAAGACGGTACGTACTCGCTAAGATTCCCGAGATTTAAAACGTTCAGGGGCTTTGCTCCGGGTGAAAAAATTTAGAGCACTAATCCGAGTTAGACAGCATGTGATTGTAGTCACGTGGCGTGCTATCGAGTACCTACGCATTTCTACACCCGAACACTTGTTGTCTACTTTTGATATTATCCTAGAACATGAGTATTAAACTAACAGTACCAACTACACATCGATCCGCAGCAAGACGTCTAAATGCTTCTGTAAGCGCTTCTATAGTTAATGCATGTCTGCAGTACTCGTTCTTCTGTATGTGCGCATACACTGCAACTGCAGCTAATCTAGCAGGCGCTACTACACTTCGCGAAGTGTATGCTGCGCTAAACGATGCGAAGCACACATCAATGTCTCTTGTTGAAGAAGCTGTAAAACTTTATAGAAAATAACTGGTTGCAAAAATTGCTACTCTTGCTATACTAACTAGACATAGCAGTAGGAGTACAACAAATGACAGATCTTAGTAATAGCTCAAACATCGAATACGCACTGCAAGAAGCAAGTGTAATGTACATGGATAAGGAACATGCATTGAGATTTGTAATAAGAAACGTACCCGGGGTAAGCGAAGATACAGTAAAATCAGCATACAGCCACTTTATCGATAAGAAGTTTCACGTTAACGTTAATTAAGGAAAAATCAATGAACCTAGTACCCATCGTAGTCGAACAAACATCACAGGGCGAGCGTAGTTACGACCTTTACAGTCGACTCATGAAAGACCGCATTGTGATGCTCAACGGCCCGGTCACTGACAGTATGGCTAACTTAGTTGTGTCACAGCTGTTATTCCTAGAAGCAGAATCGCCAACTGAAGACATTATTATGTACATCAATTCTCCTGGTGGCTCAGTAACTGCAGGCTTGGCAATTTACGACACTATGCAATTTATTCGCCCTGATGTATCGACTATTGTCCTAGGCCAAGCAGCTTCAATGGGTAGTTTCCTAGCTCAAGCTGGCGCTCCTGGCAAGCGGTTTGTACTACCAGAGTCTCGCACAATGATCCACCGAGTAAGCTCAGGAACGCGAGGTACTACCGGATCTGTGCACGTCCAGGAACTTGAATTCGAAGATGCAGCACGACACTTGCAAGAATCGAAGCGCCTAAACGAACGGCTAACACAACTGTACGAGCATCACAACACTGCTGGCAAGACATACGACGAACTGTTCGAAACAATGAAATTCGATACGTTTTTGTCGGCCAGTGAAGCAGTTGCAAACGGTTTTGCCGACGAAGTAGTTACTAAAAGAAATTGATGTCTGACCTCAAAACAACATTTTGCTCGAGCCCTTGGTTTCATTTCCGGATAACTGCGTCGGGGCACTACAACTATTGTAGATGGGCGTATCGCCCATCTACAATGCCCCACATATCCGATATGTCTCCTTTGGAATACTTTAATAATGTGATGCAAGCTGTTAGGCAACAACATGTCAACGGCGAAGTTGTGCATAATTGTACTCCGTGTTACAACATGGACAAGTATGGAAAAACCAGTGGTAGAGCACAGCAGCTAATTAAGACCGGTATCGACATAACTGCGTTTGAAAAATCTCTACTAAGCTCAGAATGGAAAGACAGGCTAACGGATTCTACTGCTCAGATATTTCCGGTCGACTGGCAAATAGATCTAGGAAATTACTGCAATAATGCATGTATATTTTGCAAACCAGAATCGAGTAGCCGACTAGCGCACGATTTGATAAAAGCAAAAATAATCGATTCGCACTCTCACAAAAACTGGACTGATGATCCAGACCTAGTTGACAAATTTGTTAATGATCTAGTTAAGCTGAATCAGCCGGCATACTTGCATTTCATCGGCGGTGAAACGTTAATTATCCCAGCATTTAAGCGTTTAATTAATGAAATTGTAGCAGCTGGTGTAGCAAACAAAGTTATAATCGGGTTTACTACAAACTTATCCAGCTGGGACGATAGTATCGTTCACTTGTTACACGAGTTTAGGCAAGTGCATGTCGGACTAAGTATTGAGTCACTAGACGAAGTCAATGACTATGTGCGATACGGATCTAACATTGCTGATGCAAAAGCTGAGCTAGATCGCTGGGCAAGTCTTAACGACGGAGTTAAATGGTTAATCCAACTCCGAACAACACCTACCATCTTTACTGTACACAAGCTAATCCCTATATACGAGTACGCACTTGCAAACAGTATGAGCGTAGAGAGTTGTAATTTCTTGGAATTTCCAGAGTACATGCGGCCAACTGTCTTGCCCGACAGTGTTCGAGCAACGATTGTCGAGGATCTTACCAATTGGCGAGACTCTACATTCTCCGAACAGGTGTCAAGGAGTGCTTCTAATCCTAATGCCCGAGCGCCGTCTGTAGTAGAATCAAGTTTGTATCATGATGTGACAAGTTATATCAACTATCTTAACTCGGCGCCTAGTGACACTTATAGGTTTGCTGACTTGATATCGTTTATAACTAAGATAGAAGCAGTAAGGAAAAATTCAATATTAGATTATGTCCCAGTGTATACAGAACTTTTTATCCGGCACGGATACCAGCGACCTACGTCTTCAAGTAAGAGCTAAGTTACGTCCTATAGTCGACGCCGGCTTCCCTGGCGTTACTGTGACAGTAAACGGCATTACTCTATTAGATTGCGACTTGTACAATGATGTACACGTTAACACGTCTATACCGTTGTTAGACGACGTTACAATCACAGTATCCATGCAGAATAAGCACTATGTAGAGAAAGAAACTGCTGTTATAATCGACGAGTTATACATAGACGATGTTAATGTGGCAGAGAATATTTTTCGATTCGGAAAGTACCATACTGAATTCGGTGAACTACCTCCGATGCCATACTTAGGATTTAACGGCACACTAACGTTACATATTCCGAAACCGTTTTATCGATGGAGACACGATATAAAAGAGTACGGTTGGTATATAACACAATAAGGCGAGTTATGGATATAATTTTAGAAAACAACTTAACGAACGATATCAAAGATCGACATACGCTGTTCCGACTTGATGTTTTTGGCAGCAGCTCTGACCAGGCGCAGTCTACTACACAGTCGTATGCTCTTATCGACGCAGGAAAGCTGTCGCTAGATGATTTGCCTAGTCTGAGAGCCATTAAACTACTACACGAGTCCATGATCGACGAATACAGAGCCGGACAGCTAGACGCTGCACTAAACAAGATTTCAATGTTAGTAGGATCGCTAGGAGGCGAGCTAGATTCGTTTTATACTGTCTTAGCAGATCGCATTAACGAGTATTTAGATGCCGGATTGCCTAGCAACTGGAATAACGGAGTGTACTACCTTGACTAACGACTTACAGCGGGCACAGCAAGCTGGTACGGCACCATGGGACGATGTGGCGTTCGTAACTAAAGATTATGTTGCATTTAATGACAAGTACCCGGTTACTCCGGGACATATGTTATTTGTTCCAAAAACAAACTCTGCAGAATGCATTGCTAGCTGTACCCGGGCAGCACTCGAGCTAGGAAACCAAAATGTGTCAAGCGAGGCAACTGATATCACCGGATACAACATCGGGATCAATGTCGGCAAAAGCGCCGGACAAACTGTTATGTACCCGCATGTACATTTGATATTCAGACGTAACAATGACACTGAAGATCCAACCGGAGGTGTAAGGAATGTTATCCCTGGAAAAGGAAGATATAGTTGACAAGAATACGTCTTAACTGTATAATTTAAAATAAATACTCTGTCACACAACGGTGACATTCGACTATACACTAGTCCGTTGAGCGTTAACGTTAGACGCTATCTAAAGGAGAAATACAATTGAGTTTTAACAAAACAAAATGCGACCCTGAATTAGGTCGTATGGTTCACGAACATCTTGCAAGCGTAGGCGTATCGACTCCTACAATTGAAACAGATCTTTCCCGCACTGCAAAAATCGATATTATTGAAACAAAGTTTAAAGACATCATGGAAACCTTAGGTCTAGACCTAAGTGACGATAGCTTAGCCGAAACGCCGAAGCGGGTCGCAAAAATGTACGTAGGCGAAGTGTTTTGGGGCTTAGATCCAGATGCGTTTCCTAAGTGTACAACAGTCGAAAACAAAATGGGTTACAACGAAATGGTTGTAGAACGTAATGTGAATGTCAAGAGCAACTGCGAACACCACTTTGTTGTCATTGACGGTTTTGCAACTGTTGGCTATATCCCTAACGAAAAAGTCCTAGGATTGTCAAAAATTAACAGGGTAGTCGAGTACTTCTCGAAACGGCCGCAGATCCAGGAACGGCTTACTGAGCAAGTCTTTCACGCCTTGTGCTACATTCTCGAAACAGAAGATGTAGCAGTAGTCATTGACGCAAAACACTATTGTGTAGCAGCGCGTGGTGTAGAAGATACTGGGTCTAGCACTGTAACAAGCAAGCTAGGCGGTGCTTTTAAAGAAGATCCTACTACCAGGGCAGAGTTTATGTCACTAGCGCGAGGTTAACATGAGTTCAACAATAAAAGTACTAGGCACACCTAGTGCTTTTTCTTTATTACAATCAGGCAATGTAATCACTGGCCGTCACGAAGCTCTTATGCACAATGGCTGGCAAATGCTTTTGGTTAAACCCGAAGGTGATCTTATTAAAATCGACGATATCCTAATTAACGGGCAATCGATTAGTGAGATCCTTTACACCGGGTGGTTTGAGGAATCTCAAACCGGCGTAATAACCTGTCCTGCAACGTATGTTGATCAAAAAACAGGACATTTTAAGTTAATGGTCCATAGCAATCTAGGTGTTATGCGAGCCCATTACAAAACTGTACTCCCAGACGGTAAGTACGGCACTGACTTGTTTGACGAGTACTACGTAATGTGCGACAGCGGAACTTCTGTTCCGGAGGTAGTTGAGTCAACTTCTGTGCGCAGTTTTTTCGAGCATCCGTACGGTCCGTTTTACTATAAAAAAGGGTCAGATACTGCGCCGTACTATGTTGTTAACGAAGAATTTAATCAAGATATTGCTGCAACCGAAGTGCTCGAGTTACTTTCGCAGTCTAGCAGTGCTACACATTACAGCCGACACAAAGGATGGTCAGTTCTCCGCGACCACAACAAAGGCCCAGGTAACACCGACTGGTCTAATGTTTATAGTGTCAACGAACACCGTGACGAGCTACCGTATGTTACCAATTGGCTTTTGAGCTTAGGTATAACTGAGCTGTACGGCCTTTATATCAACAAACTTGAGCCAGGTGGATTTGTTGAAATTCATATAGACGGATGTGAAGCTCCGGTTAGTCCAAAAATGTATATTCCAGTTAAGGTTCCGAGCCCAGGAGCGCCATTGAAGTTCATGCACGGTGGTGTTTCGAACCTCACGCATCCCATGCTAGTGAACACTCATCAATTTGCACATGCAGCGTGTAACTATAGCAACGAGCCGCGATACGTGATTACTGTTTATGGAGATTTTACTAAATACATAAACAACCGAGAGCTATAAATAATGCCCGATCACATGTGGTACGATGTAAAAACTGACGTGTCGAATGCATTCGTCGACGACTTTTCTTTACCTAAACTGCTCGAATCTGCAGCAGAGCACACAGACGGCCTTTATGTATGGAAATACCACGGCCGTCTCCTTGACAGCTTACTAAAGCCAGAGTGGCTTTCTTACATGTCAAACTTAGGCCTAGATGTTGACTCGTGTGTAATCTTTTACAGAGAAGCCGGACAGTTTGATCACACTATACACACTGATGCTAGTCCCGCAGACGATATAACATTTGCAATCAACTGGACAAGCAAGGAGTGCACCTCAGTGATGGCATGGTTCAGCGGCGAACAGTACAAACTAAACACATCAAATCTAGACAGCTATTACTTCGGCGAAGTGGACATCGCCGATGTTTGCAAAGATGATCTAGTCGACGAGTGTATTATTGGTACTAGCCCTGTGCTTGTTAATATCCGCGAGTTACACACAGTTTACCCTAGCCGATCCGACCGTTGGACCATTTCACTCCGTGTGTCCAAAAACAGCAGTCTTTACAGTGCGCCATGGTCTGTGGTTGTTGACTATTTCAAAAATAAAGATTTAATTCGCTGTCGGAGTTGACACACTCTGCTAGTCGTGTATAATATACGTATTACACAAGGAGAACCCCAATGGCTACTAATGTAGAATATCCAATGACTGACATGCTAGGACAAGACATTAGTGTCGGCGACTTGGTTGTGTACACGCCTCCATATTCTAGATGCTTAGACATCGGCAGGATTGTTAAGTTTAATCCGAAAACGGTTCGCGTAGAGCGAGTCACTAATACCTGGTCTGAGCAAGCTAACGTATATCGAACTAATTTATGCAAGGCTCCGGAGGAATATGCTATGTTAGCATTACTGAGTCAGAGTCAACAGTAATCTAACTTAACTATCTGGGGTTAGGTATGAAACCGCTCAATAATACAATTGCCATCAACTGGCTTGTTAACGGAATCTCTGGCGGAACTGTAAACGTACATGATCTTCTTAACGACATCGAATGCACCTTAAACAAGTACGACATTACTTTTATCAGTGGCTATGTAGCAGCAGTATTAACTGATCAATTTTCAACCGGCAAAGGATCTGCTGTGCAAATCGATTTAGCATTGCCAGCAGACATCGAAGTTCTGCTGCAGCAACTAGCAGTGCGTCAGGGTCTATACAGCAAGTTATCTGATCTAGGCATAGATCGTGTACGCATGATAAAAGCTATCAGACAAGTTTCTAGAGTTTTGCTTAAAGATGCAAAAAATTCAGTAGACGAATTGATGATTCGCAAATCAACTTCGATATCAATACCTGCAACACAGCTCACAATGTCACTAGAAGATGTAACTGAATACCTTGCTGCTATCCGAGAGTTTAATCAACAGTTTAAACAGTTTATTGTCAGTGTACATTAAGATAATTATTAAGGAGAGTGCCTTATATGAAATCATTTGAGAATACCGTCTTAATACACTGGCTTAAGTCGGAGCTCGATGCACTTACCGAGTCAGCGGATACTACTCTAAGAATCTTGCAAGAAATCGAAGAAGTAGTAAACCGGTACGACATTACAGTTATCGACACGTATCTAATGGCTGCACTATCATCTACATACAGACTAGGTATAGGATCAGACGATACGATCCGCTTAAAGGTCCCAGAAGCGTTCTGCGACGGGGGTACCCGCGGGGACGAATACAATAAGCGCTGCGATGCTCGCCGGGCTGCTGGCTTAGATAAAGTAACATTAATTAAATCAATTCGGTCAGTGTCTGGAAAAGGTCTTAAAGAATCTAAAGAATTAGCAGACGAGCTGTTCCAAGTAGGACAAGTTTCTGTTCCTGTCGACGTGCTAGTAGCAGATAGTCAGACTAAAACGCAGGCTAGGCTTGACTGTTTAAGAGGATTTTTAACTCGATATGCAAATTTTATTGTCGACAAACCAAAAATAACCAGTTGACAAGAACGTAAGAGATAAATATACTATATACATACTGAGGAGTACAAGACATGCAACACAATAGCAATACACAACGACAACAATGGTGCTGTATGTCTCTAGAGGATTTGATTCTGTAACACTTGTTATAGTAACAAGTCCTCCGGTAGAAATACTCGAGGACTTTTTTATTGGCGTGTTGCCGGAATGTTAACGGGCATGACTGCAAATCATGTTTTTGTGGGTTAGATTCCCACACACGCCTCCAAATTTAGGGGTATAGCTTAATGGTAGAGCACTGGCCTTTGACTCCAGTGGTCCAAGTTCAATTCTTGGTACCCCTGCCAATTTTAGAGTAAATGTATATGCCAACTGGAAGAACATGTGGGAACTGCACTAACTTTATTCGCATAAAGGACTGGGGCACTACACGAAACGGGTTGTGCATTAAAGCAGATTACAGCTGTCACAGCGACAGTTCGTATGCTAAGACGTGTAAATACTACGCGTCAGTTCGATATAACAGAAAAATAGGTCGGTAGTTCCAACGGCAGAACAGGGTGCTCCAAACACCAAGGTTGCGAGTTCGAATCTCGCCCGACCTGCCAATTTCGAGTATAGTATGAAGCACTTGCAAAAGACATTCAACCAATCGATACATGTTGAAACAAAAGCAGAAGCGTTTCGCAAAATATGCCAAATGTCGTCGGGTCAACCTCGACGCTACGCTATACTCAAGTTCATTAACGATTACGGTCGTGATCTCCGAATACCCGTTAATCGCAGATACTGCTTTGTCATTAACCGAGATGCAGATTTCCAAAAACTAATCAAAACAGGATACTTAGTCCGTATACGAGAATCACTCAGTTCTCCCACGAAGCGGTACAACGGGTTCAAGCCGTACTCGACAAACTACACATACGTTCAATTAACTAAAAACGCACTCAAATTACTAAAGGTGTTGTAGTGCTGTACAAGGTACTAAATGTCCGAATACACATTTAAAGTAATGCCGCAAAGTTGGTACAAAAGAAGAAAGCCAACCAGTCCTGAGCTAACAATCAACAGCGTTAATGTTTCTGGGTTTCAAAAAGTCGACAATGCATATTGTAAGCTTGTTGTAACAATGTCTGACAGTGTGTCGTACGAGTTAGACGCCCGCATTAACGTTAACGACATAAGTCAGCGCTGGACTGTGCACGGAACTAACCCACACGGACTATCCGTACTGCTTGAGTTAGTTGAAAAGAATTAGATAATTGCAAAAACCACTTGCATTCGTATCACTCGGTGCTATAATACAAGCATAAGTTAAGCGACTGAGGTGATAGAAATGAGCAACAACTACTCTTACTCTGTTCCGAGCTACGAAGAACTTGTTGAATCCCGTCCAACTGTTTCAGTAAAAGTAAAAGGCTTTTGGTCGGACGTGATCCGGTTGTATATTCGTCCAGTAGGGTTCGGCGATGAGAAATGGTCTTGTGAAATTTCAGTTTCTTCCGGTGGACGCGACACTAAAGAAGTAGAGTCCGATGTTGAAGCATATTCTTATTTTGCTGACGCAGTTAAAGAAATCACCGAAGTTGCAGCAGCAATTGACTTAGACAAGCTAGGCAAAATGCATGCAGAGTTCCGGGCTAAAAAAGAAGCCGAATACGCTGCAGCGCGTGACGCTGAACAAGCTGCAATTGATGCAGATGTAGAAGTTGGTGCAAAGCAGGCTGCTGCTGCAGTTAATGCTGTGAAAGAAGCTGTACAAAAAGGCGGTTCGGCTGCTATGACCATTTACAGCCGCGGCAGCAACCCTCGTAAAACTCCAATTGCAATCGAAAAAACTGACCGCGGTGTATGCTTTAAAATCGGCGGGCGAGTAGTTGGTCGCGCCCGGGTTATTGAGATAGTTGCTGCAAGCTCTAAGGAAAAGCTGGATATCCAGCTTTTCCTAAGCAGTATACTTTAGTATCGGGTAAAAAGATAATACACAATTAATATGACATCAATCCAAAACTTAAACGGAACCGTTATCAAAGACAACGAGACTTACTTACTCGAAGATAACACGTTCCTAAATCATCTAACAGTATCAAAAACAACATTGCATCCTGAGATGCAGACACGCGGCCACTCTCATCCAGGGCTTGAAGAGGTTTACATCTTTCATTCCGGGACAGGCCGCATACAAATCGACAACGATTTCTACCAAGTTGAGAGCGGTTCTCTTTTTATGATACCTGATGGCGCTTTCCACCGTGTATACAACGATAGCAGCTCTGATGACTTGGTGTTCATCGCTATTTTTGAAAAATATGAGAGAGACTTATGATCGACATTCCTAATAGACAGAATTTGACTGTAGGCATTACTGCTGGTGCGTTTGACCTGTGTCATGCAGGGCATCACTTGATGTTCCGGGACGCAAAGAAACATTGTGACTATTTGATTGTAGCAATCCAAATTGACCCGAGTGCAGATCGTCCGTCAAAGAATAAGCCAGTACAGTCGATCGTTGAGCGCCAAATACAAGTAGCATCCTCACGTTATGTAGACCACACAATTGTGTACCACACAGAGAAGGATTTGCACGACTTGTTGCTGTGCTTAGACTATGATGTTCGTATTCTTGGCGATGAATACAAAACCAAGCACTTTACAGGCAAAGACATCTCAGGTCACATGGACAAGTGTGTGTTCAATGATCGCGAACATTCGTTTAGTTCGTCATCACTGCGGAAACGTGTCTACGACGAAGAGAAAAAATCACATTAAAGGTTGACCTGTAGTCTGTTTCTGCTATAATATTCAGGTAAATAAGAAACTAAACGGAGCTGCAAATGGACTACAGGACTGCTATTAACTACATTCAAGCATGCGGTTTTCGACTGCGAGATATCAACGTTTCGTGCGAGGCATCAGTGATCAAACAAGCACACGAGCTCAAGCAGCAACATAGCAAAAAAGAAAATAAAAACGAGATAGACGATGAATAACAGAAACTACGTTGCAAAGAATGCATTAAAGTACAACAAAGCCGTTACACATACTGATAAGAAAAAGGCTATTAAAAAAGGCTACTCTAAGCACAAAGGCAAGTATAATTCCACAATTGTTGCGCTAATTCTTCCATTCTGAAATTATACTAACCTGCAACAGGACTAACTATGCCAAATATCGATCCATACACGTTGTCGACTGTAATTCCTAGTGTCGCTGGGATTGTGTTTATGTCAGCAGTAATGATTTATGGAGCTTACATTACAATCCGTAAAATTAAAGAATGCGAGCTAAAAGAAACAGTAAAAACTCTCAAAAAGTAGTTGACACAAAAGCACATAGAAAATACAATAACAATATAAGAGATAGCCAGTATAGCCCAATTGGCAGAGGTAGCAGGTCGAGATTCTGTAAAGTGTGGGTTCGAATCCCACTACTGGCACCAGATTACTGTATTTTACTAAAACTACAAGCATATTGCTGTTGCGCCAGAATACGCGAGTTGGTGTGAGAGCAGCGGCAGACTGTCTGAGTATAAGAGTGCGGACGATACAAGCACTAACAGCAGTATGCTTCTAGTTGTAGTAAATGCGCAGGCTGATGCGCGAGATGAAGTGCGACTTATCCTCGCACGAAGAATCTCAAGACTTGAGATGGTCGCTGGCCCGACTGCCGCTGGGAACCGCGTACATACAGCGCTGTATGGTTTGAAACGGAACCTAAGATGTCACAACCAGCAAGCCGGAGATCAGCACCGGCAACTACAACCCAGTAAAACCAGGTGCCCTAATACAGGATCAGGCATATGGCGATTACCACCGGATCACAGTGACCTCCATTGGTGTAGATGAGATCACTGGATAAATTGGTACTAGTGACGCTTCGCGAGGCGTATTTTTACATCACATTGTATAGCTGCGGCACACAGCAAGTGACATGACGCGATATAACACGATCAGTTATATGACCATGTATTGTGTCAACTAGAGAAGTCTAGGAAGTAACTATACCGAGTTGGTCTAGAATGCGGTGTTACTTTAATACTAGAGCAGCTAAGACGCCTGCTTGTATAGTGTGATGTAAAAATACTTGACATAATAAATAAAAATGCGTATACTACGCAAGTAATAAAGTTTAAGGGTCTGTAGCTTGACGGTCGAGCAGGCGGCTCATAACCGCTCGGTCCTGGTTCGATTCCAGGCAGACCCACCAATTTTAACATGCAAACGTGGCGGAAATGGCATACGCACACTGAAAAAGGACAGTGAGGAGTAAAATCCTAACAGCGAGTAGCACAGGAGCATGGTTTCAAGGCGGGATGACTGCTTTTCCAATCTTGTACTAGCAAGGAGTAATGCCCTTGTTAACTGTAATTGCGGGTTCGAGTCCCGTCGTTTGCACCAAACAACACGCCCGTGAACGTAGACGAACACTACGTTAAAAAAGTTCATTAGCAGGGGGTGCGGCCTTACGCTGATAAGTAAAAACGCATACTATGCCGATGTGGTGGAATGGTAGACACAGGAGATTCAAAATCTTCTGCTAGAGATAGCGTAACAGTTCGAGTCCGTTCATCGGTACCATACATTAAAAAGGAGTAGTAATAATGAGCATCCATACTACAAGTTGGATTGACAACAAGCTGCTTCAAATTGCAGAACTTCGATCTGCGGTAGTAGAAGAAACAGTTGGCACGCCTAGTTATGACCCAACTGACTACGAACGGTTAATGTTACAAAATGTATTTGATCGAGCAGATAAACTGCTCCGAGATTTAAATCGCTGGAAACAGCACACAAAGTAAAACTTCACCTGCCTATAGTGTAACGGATAACACAGAGGATTTCTACTCCTTTAATCCGGGTTCGAGTCCTGGTAGGCAGGCCAAATTTAGCAAGTTGGCAGAGTGGTTGAATGCGCTGGTCTCGAAAATCAGAAGTCGGTAAACCGGCGAGTATGAATGGATTATCGGCGACGACATGACAGCTGCAGTAACTGCACTTCGAAAACAAATTACACCAGTAACTTACCGGAACCTAGTAGACTTTATGCAACACACCGGTAAGCCAGTTGTATACAAAGAAAGTATCGTTGCTGACTAACATGGAGTTAGTGATTGCAAACATTGTGTATGTTGCGTACAGACTGCTTATAACTGCGCATATTGTACGCTTCATTCATCGGTATACCAACTACTATATCGCAGTGTTAATAGCTGCACAAGTAAGTTATGTGTACGACAGCGGCATTATATAATGCCGCTGTCGTTAGTGCAAGTGAAATACCGTTACTGTCGACACTAATCTTCAGTAACATTGCCTACACTGCCCGGGTAATAGTTGCGTAGTTTGTAATTAAGCAGATGTGGAACTATTCAGGGAGGTACTACGCATCAGTTTCGTCGGTGCTGAACTTACGTTCGTCGCTGACTACTTTATATTCGGAGCCACTCTCACCGGGTCTCAATTGACACACTAGCAGCGAATGTGTACAATTAACTACGCAACTGATTAGCAGATAGTAGCTGCTGTGGAACTATTTTTATACGGACTAGAGATATTTGTTATTAACGCTGCGTCGATGATAGCTGTTGCTGTAGTCCTTGTTAACACGTCAGTGATTAAAGTTACTGCTAACAAAAAGATTAACTCAGCATCTAGTCAACTTCACCATAGTACAGATGTCACTAAACACAAAAAGGAAACTTCATGAAAGTTGATTTGCGCAAAGTCCCGGCTGCAGAAATTGATTCTCTAAAAGAAGCCATTAACGTTGCTACTGCAAAACGTGACCGGGTAATTGAACAATCTACTGCAATTATTGTCAAACAGCAGGACCAGATTGCGCTAATAGTGGATGCAATTGACGGCAAAACTGATCTAATTAAACAAGCTATTACAAAGAAGTTCTGCACAACAAAGAAGATGTTAAGCCGATACGTAGCGTTAGACTTTGTTTCTAAGCAACGTGTTGTTGATCAAAAATACACACACGTCGAAACTTTACTGTCAGATTGCAATGTTGCACTCAAGAACACGTCAAGATTCTTAAACGGATATGTTGCAAACAGTTGTCACTATGTTACCGAATTACTAAGCGAGCTAAGCTGGGATCAATTTCCTGAGCTCGAAGAACTAGAACAGGTATTAGTAAAGCACAACAACACCTTGAGACAACTAATCAAAGAATTCACTATGTTGAACCGCGACGTTAACGAGTTTGACCAATTTATTTCACAAGCTACACAGATTGTACAAGTATACGAGACACCGTATCTAGTAGACTCCGAGTACACGTCTTCTACATACTCAAGCATAGTGGAAAAAATTAGTAAGATCACGTGTAAATAGGGTTGACAACAACAATACAGGCTGTATACTTAATACATAAACGTTAAGAAGGACACAGACATGATGCATGTAAAAGTAGTTAACGATTTGCAACTAGGCAATAACATCTACTTTAAAGGATCTGTGTATCGGGTAGAAAGATCATCCGATCCTGCTATGTACGACTTCGTGCTTCGCAATGTGTCCGATCGCACAGACTACTTGTGCGCAGATAAAGTGCTTCGTACACGCCGAGATGGAGATTTTTACTATCGCCTCGAACGTTTTGAGTTAGACGGCGATAATAAATATCAACGTGTGCTGCACAGCTTGTTGACTCGAGTCAACGAAGTTAAAAAACCAAAAAAGTTTCGGTTTTTTAGTTGACACTACGCAAAAAGACACTATAATAAATAAAAAGAAAGAAACACTAGCTAGTTTTTAGAAGCATGTTTACACGTTCGCGTGATGGGAGGCTTAAGTCGTGAGAGTGAATTGGTTACGTCGATGTGCTGGACTTTTAAGAAGACTGTAGAACGGGTAGCAGTTCCGTACTTAGCCGACGATGAGTATTACTCAACATCATATTTAGACCTTAAGCAACGCATTGCGTCTGCAGTCGAAAAGTATAAGGATTCGAGCAAATGATTTCGTTTAATACCAACTTGTCAGACCCGGCGTTAACCGTTGGTCTACTGTTGTACACAAAGCATTTAGCTTTCCAAAAGTTAACAAAGTGCTAGAAGCCAATATGTACAAAACACCAACAATCGTCAGCGTCGACGTTAACGTTTCCGCACTGTGCGACCATGCTGGTTTTCGAGTTACAATCGGACTGCTTGGATTTGACGCCGAACTGCACTTTCACGACACTAGGGTACTATGACCGCAGAAATTAATATAGTTAGTAAGGCAGACTTGAGCGAAGTATTAGGTGATGTACACTCAACTGCGTATCGTTATTTTCAAGCTATCACAAAACCGTATTTTAGACCAGACGAGCGTATTGTCCTATATACATCGCACCCGATGACATGGCAGCACATTGCCCATTTAGCATTTGCTGCTTTACGTGCCGACATTTCACTGTGTTTTGTTCGTCTCGAAACCCCCCAAGACTTAACTGCTGAAATAGAATACGTCAGAAACAACATAGTTGATTATTCAGACATCGATTTTGAAGTAGTTAATTATGAAGGAACTATAACTGCACCAATACAGCTAGACTCTTTCCCAGCACTATCCGAAACATTTTGTCCTGCACCGTACGGAATGATTAACATTCGCAGCAATAAAAGTGCAAAACCGTGCTGTGAGTACTCTAACAGCGTTACTATCACAGATAGAAATTTCTCAATTGAGGATAACAGTCAGTACGCTTCGATTAGGGCTGCTATAAGCAGCAATACTAAGCACCCAGGCTGCAATGAATGCTGGAGAAAAGAAGAGCAAGGAGCAATTAGCAGACGGCAACAGTTTATTGAAAAGTTTTTACACGCTTGCAACACTCGGTGGTTTGATAACATTGAGCTCCGGGACATAACTGTGTCGGCTACTTCATTTTGTAACTTTAAATGTCGAATATGCAATCCTGACGCAAGCACACGAGTTGCTAAAGAACAAAACAATCTCAGAGCATTTGAAGTCTTTGGGAAAATTCCTCTAGAGGAAGATTTTCTGTCTAAAATTGATTTCAACAGTTGCGAAAGTGTTCACTTACTAGGCGGTGAACCGTTGATTAATCCTAACTTAGAGAAGTTGTTAACAAGGCTAATCGATTTAAAGCAAGCACACAACATGAGCATTAGCATCAACACAAACGGTAGTGTGTATAAACCAGACATTATGCAACTATTGCAGAGGTTCAAATCTATAGAAATCATAGCAAGCATCGATGACGTCGGTCGTCGATTTGAAATCCAACGCGGTGGTAAATGGAACGAAGTTGCAGAAAATCTTAACGATTTTTCTAAGTTCTGCATGCAGAATGCACATGCTAAGTTGAGTTTTTCTGTTACTGTTAATACACAAAATTTATTGTATCTAGACAATGTTGTGTCTCTATCGAAAACACTTAACGCTAATTTAGTTTGGGGTTTTGTTACAGATCCTGCAGAGTTTAGTGTAGCTAATGCTCCTCAATGGCTCAGGGATTTAGCAATCGAAAAGTATCAGAGTAGTAACTACACTGAGCTAAATTGGGTTACTAACTTCTTACGCAAGTTTAATAATCGAAATGATCTAAGCCACAAATTTGTAACTAGCACTGAGTCGTTTGACCAGAAGCGCAACACCGATTTTTACAGCGCACATCCCGAACTAATACCGATTAAAAATTTGAAATAATTATGTTGACAGTGTGTAACTAATCTGTATAATTAATGCATAGATTACAATTTAAGACTAAGCGTATACACAACAACAGTTTAGTTAACTATGTTACAAACGCAACATAATTAGTGTTCTTTTTGTTATCCGAGTAGTTAAAAACCAAAAAAGTTCTGGTTTTTTAGTTAACAGATATAAATAAAACTATACAATTTACAAAGTTAAACAAAAAGAAATTTAAAAAGTTTTACAAAAAGACTTGACAGTAGAAAAAAACGTAGTATACTGTACAACATAACTTAAAGAGAGCAAGAAATGAACAACGTAATCAATCATAACAACATTGCAGAGAATAATGTTAAGCCGATGGCTAATGTTCGCCCTGCGATTGTGGCTGAGATTTTCTTCGCTCGCGATTATAAGGATTACTTTACGAAACTGCACCCTTGCTCGTAAAGTAGAAAAGAATTTAATAAAAAGGGTGCAAAGGCACCCTTTTTTAATGTCTGTAATTAGACAAACGCTCTTTAACATTTTAGGAAAGTTGTAATTGTAGTGTAGCTCAATGGTAGAGCAGCACATTCATAATGTGAAGGTTTGTGGGTTCAAATCCCACCACTACAACCAAACTGCTCGGTTGGCCGATTGAGGAGGCGCTTGCCTTACAAGCAAGTTTCAGGATGGTTTGATTCCATCACCGAGCACCATTCCCTGGGGGCCCTATAGGTAGGGGCACTTGGCTTTAACCAAGTCGCTACTGGTTCGAATCCAGTCCAGGGAGCCAATGGGGATATAGTATAACGGTATTATACTACACTTGCACTGTAGTGATTGGAGTTCGATTCTCCATGTCTCCACCAAATTTTTCATTGGAGTATGTTATAGATTCAAATCTAGCTACTTCAGTTACGGGTCAGTAGGAAAATTGGTAACCCTATCGGGCTGTAAACCCGACGCGAAAGCACTGCTGGTTCAAGTCCAGCCTGGCCCACCAATTATTGCGAGATATACAAGCGGACAAAGTGAATGGGCTCATAACCCATTGCCAATGGCTTCGTAGGTTCGAATCCTGCTCTCGCTACCAATTTTTAAAATTCCTCGGTAGACAAACTGGTAAAGTCACCTGACTGTTAATCAGGCGCCGATAGGCATTGTAGGTTCGAAGCCTACCCGAGGAGCCATTAGGATCGTAGCTCAATGGTTAGAGCATCCGCCTTTTAAGCGGGTGGTTGGCGGTTCAAGTCCGCCCGGTCCTACCAATTTTTGTTCCTGTCGATTATGTGGTTAAATCAGCGGGTTTTCACTCCGCAGCACAGGGTTCGAGTCCCTGCAGGAACGCCACGCAGCGATAGCTCAGTCCGGTAGAGCACTTGGTTGAAGCCCAGGGTGTCGTAGGTTCAATTCCTACTCGCTGCACCAAATTCATGAAGTATCAAGCAACATGCTGTTGGGCACTAGCAGCAATAAAAACGTTGCCGTAAAAGCCGGAATAGGTGTCAGAATTTAAGGACCTGTAGCTCAATCGGGAGAGCGCGACACTGTCACTGTCGAGGTAGCGAGATCGAAACTCGTCAGGTCCGCCAATTTATAACAGGTATAAGCTGAGCACAGCGTTGTAAAACCTTCGGGGGAGTTGACGTGTGTGCAACAGTTCGCTTAACAGCAAGAGGTAGACTTGCCCTGTTACTATTAAATGTCCCGTTCGTCTAGTCGGTCAGGACAGCAGGTTTTCAACCTGCTAACAGGGGTTCGATTCCCCTACGGGATACCATTTTAAGAGTAAGCATTAGTTTACTTAAACGTTTTGGGCTGATAGTATAACGGTATTATACTACACTTGCACTGTAGTGATCGGGGTTCGATTCCCCGTCGGTCCACCAAATAATAGCTCCATAGTTCAACGGCTAGAACGTACCGCTGATAACGGTGAAATACAAGTTCGATTCTTGTTGGAGCTACCATTTTATTCCGGGTTTAGCTCAGTTTGTGCAGAGCACTTGCTTTGGGAGCAAGGGGTCGCAGGTTCGAATCCTGCAATCCGGACCAATTACAATAGTACTGATAGAATCAGTATAGAACAAACTCTCGGTAGCGCAGTCTGGTTAGCGCACTCGGTTTGGAACTGAGTGGTCGTAGGTTCGAATCCTACCCGGGAGACCAATTATGCAGCTTTGGTGAAGGTGGTCCTCACGCTAGTCTGAAGAATTAGAGAACTCGGTTCGATTCCGAGAGGCTGCACCAGCTTAATTGGGGTAACTCCTTCTGGGAAAGGAAGCGGTCTGTAACACCGTCGCGAGAGCATGTCGGGTTCGAATCCCACTGCCCCAACCATATTAGTTTGTAACCTTAAGTACAGTTGAGCGTAGCTCCTGCTTAAGGCCAAGTTTCTGGCTGTGAGATCCTCTGGGAAGGATAACTGCCTGTCTAGCAGTCTGGTGCGGGTTCGACTCCCGTCACAGTCGCCAATTAAATGCCCACATATACCCTCGGTCTACGAAATCGTAGAAAGGTTAATTGGATACATGCAGGTTCGACCCCTGCTGTGGGCACCATTCACTAGCTCTGTATTTCAACGGTAGAAAACACGACTGATAATCGTGCAATGGTGGTTCGATTCCACCCAGAGCTACCAACTTTAAGATATAATAATGAAAGTTTGCATTTGTAGAAACATTAGCAGTAAAGACTTTAGTTCTCCTGAAGCACTAGAGCAGCGATTGCTCCAAAAAGACATACAGTGCGGTAAATGTTGCGAACCATACAAAAATCGAGAGAAGACGCTAAGCAACATTACCAATCTCGGTCAGTGCGCCCAGCTGGGCCAAAAGACGATTACCAAAAGTAACAACACTTAAGGCAGATTGATATGAGAGTAGGTGATTTAGAATTCCGGAGGATAGAGAATCGCGAAGCAGAAATTGTAGGCTGGAGAATGCCTGACATGAAAGAATACTGCTTTACTATTGCGTTCTTTAAGAAAGATTCCGAAGGATACTACATGGAGACTGTTGGTAATCGTTTAGTAGACGAAGACCCGGTTGCGTTCCACAAATTAATGAAGTATGCATTCACTGTACTTAATGCTGAATTTGATTTACTAGAAGATGAGTAACTATGGCCGACTTGCTACCTTGCCCGTTCTGCGGAAATGACCTAAATAATCAAGACCCAATTGATACAATTTATCCTGCTTCTAGGAAGGACGCAGAAGGCAATCAGCTTTGGCAGATAGTGTGCCAAGAGCATTACGGCGGGTGCACTGCTACCATTCTCGGTTATAGCAAGCGCGAATGCATACAGCATTGGAATACTAGGCCAGATTTTACGTCCGATCTTACTTAAAGTAAGAAAAAGTATTGACCTTCACTAACACATGTCTTATAATAAACACATAACTTAGAACGTCAAGGAGAACATATATGAACATTATTGCACGGTCACGTATGCTCGGCGACGATTTTAAATGGAGCGGTCTTGTTGACGGACAATCATACGAGGTTGTCGAAAAAGTCAAAAACGGTTTTCGTATTAAAGTCCAGAGCGGTGATGTACGTTGGTTTCACTACATGTTCTTCGGTATGTCACAACGTGCATTTGAATCTAACAAATTGTCTTAATATAGCATGAATGTTCACACTGACCTGTTAGGAAAGGAAATTACCGCTGGTGACTATGTAGGGGCTTCGTATTACGCCAGCATTTCAATATGTTATGTAGTGGCCGCACTGCCGCACGAAAAGACGATTAAAATTTATCGTGTTGATTCGAAAAACAAAAAAACATCAAGAGTGTATGCAAGCACAACAGTTAAAATCAGCACCGACGATATGTTACTGTACACGCTTGCTAAATCTTAGAATCAACCACGCGCAGCAGTATTTCTAGTCAATTTACAACTTTCCTCGAGGGATGTATGAACTATCTACAAAATCACATCTGGTGTCATCATAGTCACTGGGATGATAAAGTATATCACTGTCGCCATCTTGTTAGTTGGAAAGGATATGTAGATTCTGATATCGCTGATTGGGATGCTCTTGTTGATCCAAACGCAGAGCCATACCTAGATACTGAAGGGTTTGATCGATTTAAATCTGCAATGCAATCAGTTAACCCTGATGTGTCTGATGAAGAAGTTGCAAAGTGCTGCACTCGTTGTGTGCCAAATCTAAAGCCGCACGTATTAGAGTGGCTCGATCGCAATGTAAAAGACCGGAACGACGAAGATAACGTAAAAGGCTGGTGCATCGGTAACACCGAATACCGAGCAAATGAGACTCAGTCAATGACTGTATTCTTTCATCGCAAAGCCGATGCAATGTCTTTTATTAAAGCGTTTAGCGTTTATAAAAAGCCAACACATTACTGTCAGTACTTCACAGATGTGCGTAAGAAGTTAAACCTCGAAACACTACAGTACGAATCGTATTAACATAACAAATATGCCCTTTTAGCTCAGTTGGACCAGAGCGCCGTGCTTCGAACTCGGAGGTCGTAGGTTCAAATCCTACAAAGGGTGCCAAATGTAAAATGCAGTTGACATAATAGTATACCAGCTGTATAATATAGAAACATTAATAAGACAGCCGTCCTGATGAGTCTTTTCAGAGACGAAACGTGCAACAGTGCAATACTGTTGGCGTCGACGGAGAGTTTATGGTGGTGCTAGCTTAATGGTAGAGCTCCGGAATGTGACTCCGGCAGATATGGGTTCGAGTCCCATGCATCACCCCAATTCAACCTTATGACAATTCTAAGAACGCAACGAGATTTCCATGATAACTTTTGAATTCCGGCTGTCTAACCCATGGTCTGATCGGTGGAGACTAGTGGTAGCAAAAAACAAGCACTGGAAAAAAGCGCACAAGGTCTTAGAATGTAACCTGTATAAGACTTCTACAATTGCAAGGATAGAAGTGAACTGTAACCCTGCAGGAGACCACGCAGGTGTTAGATGCATGATCGGAGCGTTTGGTTTTGATGTTGAACTTCATTTTTACGACACACGACATGCAGATCGTCGATGAGCGTGCAGAACTATGAGTCGAATTGACAAGATGGCTAGCGAAGTTATTAAATGGTTTGAAGAAGATGCTGCAACGAACCCTAACGTTATTACCGAGTTCGTTGGCTGTAAAAAAGAAGATCTAACACAGTTTCACTCCGGGCTCGGTACGTACATTAGAAACTATTTTCGGCTATGGGATGCTCAGTGGACACCCGACATAACCGATGGAGTTGACTATTCGCCCGATCATCCTGATGCTGTGTCGATGGCAGTCATCGAAGAAGTTTGGACCCGTCTACAGCATACCGAATACCGCACTATGCACAAACTAAGCTCTTAATACAACTTTCCTATTTTTCCAACTCTATACAAGGTGTTAAAAATGAAAATTAATCTCAGAACTGCAGCGTCGATTCAACAAGCACTTCGCGCAGAAATTGCAGAAATTGATCTAACCAGTCAGTTCGAAACTGTTATTTCGATCTACGACAACGTATACGAAAAAGTAACAGAAGCAAGTGATGCAGTTGAACAGAATATCCAACGAGCAGAAGTACTGATTACTGCTTTATACGAAATCCGCCAAAAGGTATCTGAAGCAAATGCTACATGCGGAGTTGACAAGTTGTTAAATAACATTGCACTCCTTGAAGCTCGGGCAAAGCTGTACAGTGGCGCTGCAGCTGCTGAGGGTCGCGAAAGTCTCGATGCAGTTTCTCAGTTCTTCGACGACACTAAGGAAGGTGTTAAAACAGGAACAGCAATAGGGCGGCATCGACAATGTGTTGCTGTTATGACTCAAAATCAGCTAGACGAACTAAATGCAACACATCGACAAATTAAGCGAGATGTCCAATCTTGCAAAGATAAACTACTTGCTCTCAACCTGACTACAGAAGTTGAGATCAGTGGCGAAACTGCGCAACTGTTAGTCGACGCAGGCTTAGTGTAAGGAAACTTACACGCCCGGGGTTGTTAGGATTTAAAATAGTACATACCTTAAAATATTACTAGACAGCTTTGCTCCGTTTCATAACTTTGTACTTTGCTAAACGGTATAGCTTTATTGTAGGTTGTTTTTTGACATTCGATAATTGACGCTTGTCTTCACTATTTTTAAACTCGCAGCCCCACTTATTTAGGATAATAACAAATGACCAACATAGCAGCATTTAACTACAACAACGATTGCGGAGTTATTCTAAATGCTTTTAGTAAAGATGAATTGTTAACAATCAGTAATCGAATGCTTACATACCAACCAACTCTGCTACCCGAATACGGCCTGTGCTACGGTGTGGACGTCAATCACCCCGACTACTGCTGGTTTTTAGAAAACGTTTTTGCAAGACTTCAGCAGCTAACGAATAAAAAACTTAAACTAATTTTCGGAATGTACGCCGATTTTGATAAGAGCTTCCGTATACATCGCGACATTAAGCCTATTCCAGAAAACGGAGTTCCAGCAGAGAAAGGAATATACGCCAGTTTCTTAGTTCCGATATCCATTGATTACAACCCTAACCTGTGTTCTAAAAATCAAACTTTGATCTTCGAACGAGATATTTTTACCAGCCCGGCTAGCGAGCAACCATGGCATCCTCTCGTAGCTGATTCTAATAAACCATGGCGAAATGATTACTATAATGTAGACAATTTAGATCATCGGTTTTTTAATCTCAAACAAGCAATCACGTGGAATATCGGTGATTTAATTTGGTGGAATAGTTTAATGCCGCATTGCGGTCTAGATCCAGCTGCAGCCGGATTCACACAAAAACAAATGCTAGTAATTCATACGTATGTTTGACAAATCACTCTTAGTTAAAAACAGTATCAAACCGATTAAGGACACGTTCCTTACGTCAATCCGGCAGCAGATTACATCCGGATTAATCGTAGATAAGTCGGCCGACCCGTGGTCGACGTTTATCAATCGATTTACTGATTACGTGCACAAGAACACCGGATTTTACCTCAACGGAATCGAAACATTCGACGATGCTGGAATTATTATCGGGTGCCATCACTATATCGATTCGATACTAATCCAGCACGGCGTTAGAAACGTACAAGTATTAGAACACGACTATAGTTACTACAGTAGACTTTTACCAGGACGTGTTTTTTCGTCAGTTAACAACTTACGGCCAGACACTCCTCTAATAATTGCTACGCCATTTCCGGGGTTTACAACTGTGCACCCAGACTACGACAATATCCTCCAAGAGGCTTATGAAAAAAACGTCGAGGTGCACCTCGACGGAGCGTGGTTAAGTTGTAGCAAAGGTATATCACTAAACTTACATCACCCTAGTATCAGAAGTATCGGAATTAGCCTATCAAAAGGTTACGGAGCATCGTGGAACCGCGTCGGAGTCCGGTATACAAAAAATACACTAGATTCCGATCCTATAACTATTTTCAATAAAGCAAAGATGGCACCTGAATCAGTTGTTCGCAACGGCATACTTCTATTAGATAATGTGCCAACTGACTACTTATGGACAACATACCAAGACGCATACAACGAAATCGTTAACGAATGTGACCTTGAACCTGGAAATATTCTGTTTGCAGCATACACTAAAGATAGACAGTTAATATCGCTCAGCGACGCTATTTTGTCACACAGACCAGACTAGTGACGTTAAACTAGAGTCAGTAACCGTAAGCACTTCGCTAAGATACATTTGCATCCTGCACTAACTCAGAAATAATATGCTAACCTCCGATAATATAAAAACATTACATACAAACCTACCGGTTAAGCCAGACTCTGACATTATTTTTAGTTTAGGCGGCATAGCATGCGGGTCTAGAGTTATGCGAAGTAGACTCGAAGAACAACTGATATACGAAACCTTAGCGTATTCAATTGACGTAGACATCCTCTTGCAAAATGATAAGCACTACTGGGCTAAGAACTTGTTAACTAAAGTCACAGACTATACAGACTACGACTTTGCAATCGAGCACACTGATTACAACATCCAGACATTAGTTGACAATGGGTTTATGTTAATCAATCTCGAGAGCAACAATGCGCAATACAGCGACATAACATCAAAATGTTTGCTTTTTAAAAATATTCAGCTAGTTGGTCAGCCGGCGGTCAGGATCGAAGTAGTAACTAAAGATAACTTTAACGCATACAAGCATCTGTGGCGTAATTTGGATGTCGGTTATTACAGTAAATACATATGGAAGAAATCTGCTTACTACGAATCGCAATCGCTCAGTAACAACGCGATAAAACAAGAAATAGTTTCGCACATAAATCAATTATATGCAATCATCAATAATCAAGGAGTTGCATGATCAATCATAATACATACGTACTCGAAGAAGGGTACTTAAAACTGCTTGCTGATACTTTAAATACAGGCGCAAACGTGTCAGATCGGACCGGAACAGGTACTATTGCAGCTTTTGACGCAAAGCTAATAATTCCAGCCGGTGCTTTTCCTTTTTCCACAGTTCGCAGCGCTGCACTACGTCAAGCATTTGAAGAATTTTGGTTCTTCATGCGAGGCGACACTCAGACTAAAGCGCTTGAGCAAAAAGGTGTTAGTTTTTGGGTAGGAAACACAAGTCGCGAATTTCTAGATAAGCGGGGCCTTAACTACCTAAACGAAGGCGACATGGGACTAGCTTACGGGGCGCAATGGCGGGGCTACAACACTATGGTCGCGCATAAGCCATCTGACATTGTTGATCAGCTGCAAGAAACAATCGATACACTGAGAAACGATCCTTTTTCACGTCGAGTATATACTACGTTTTGGAACCCGTCTGCGTCAAAGTATATGGCTCTCACACCGTGCTGGCATTCTCATCAGTTTGTTGTATTACCAGACAGCAACGGTAATAACGTGCTTCACCTTAAGCTCATCAACCGCAGTTTAGACATCTTATTCGGATGTCCATTTGCACTGCAACAGTATAGATTGTATCAAATGTGTGTAGCTAAGATGCTCGGGTTCAAACTCGGATCAATGAGTTGCGATCTAACACAAGTACACATCTATCACAACCAAGTAGAATACGTAAAAGAAACGCTCAGCCGAGCGTATGCTTTTGAAACTGACGATAGTACGTACTCAGCTGACCGCATTGTTATTAAAAAGGACCTCAACACTGTAGAAGACATGCTCGAGTTAACATGGAACGATGTTGAAGTTGATCACCCAGAAGTAAACAAAACACCGTACAAGACACCGCGGCCGCCGATGGCTGCTTAACTCCGGTTGACGTTTAGGTCAACGGTCGCTATACTATTATCAGTAACGTAACTAGTCTTAGCAGTCAACGCAATAAGGAATCATTATGACAACTAAACAATCTATTTCAAAAGATGCGCTAGGCGATCGTATGAAAATGTACGAAAAAGCAGAAGCCGGGCGCCGATTTATGCCAGGAATTCCTATTGTAGCACGAATCGATGGTCGAGCATTTCACTCGTTCACAAAAGGGCTAGAACGCCCGTACGACACTGCACTGCACGAGTGTATGAAACGAACATGCATTGCACTGGTTGACAAAACCGATGCGAACTGCGGATATACACAGAGTGACGAGATTACACTAACATGGCTTCCATCTAACCCCGAAACACAAATTTGGTTCGGTGGCCGAATTGCCAAGATGACGTCACAGCTAGCAGCTCTAGCAACAGTGTACTTTAACAAATATGTTCAAGAACTGCTCCCGGAAGACTATGCAAACAAGTTGCCGACATTCGACGCTCGTGTCTGGCAGGTTCCTTCTGCAGACGAAGGGGCTAATACGTTTCTATGGCGAGAATGGGATGCAACTAAGAACAGTATTTCAATGGCTGCACATGCACACTTCAGCCATAAATCTTTGCACGGACTCTCAGGGCGGGACAAGGTCGATCGTTTGCTAAACGAAAAAGGGATCAACTGGAATGATTTTCCAGTTTGGTTTAAGCGCGGAACTTATGTTCAACGCCGCAAAGAAGAACGGACACTATCAATTGGCGAGCTAGCACAGCTACCAGAAAAACATGCTGCCCGGAATGATCCTAACTTTGTGTACTCTCGATCTGTTGTTAAAGAAGTCGAAATGCCGGTGTTTAGCAAAGTCACTAACAGGGCCGGTGTTATTTACAAAGGAGAGGATCCTATTGTCGCTAAATAGTGATATATTAGGAGCAAGCAATGAGTTCATCGAAGTTTTTTAAGAAACTGCTGTCAAAATTCGATAACAAGCCAGGTGCATTCTCAGCTGACGATATGGTTGAGATTACATCTGATCAGCGGGATCTTGTTGGGGAGTTTTTCCCCAACAGCAATGCGCACACGTACTACGACAACAGCCAAACCCGACCTGTATTGACACACAACATACACGGAAAAGTTAAAACTCCAGCCAGTACCATTGTAAGTGTAGTGTTTGCAAACTACTCCGGGCAACTAGTAGGTTGGGTCACAGGAGTTGAGAATAACGGAAGGTACATCTCAGTCCCTGAGAATAAGTTATCAATCGATAACATCGCAATCCTTAAGGATTTTGTAGCATCAATTGAAAAAATGTGAAAGGTTCAGTTGACACGCTATCTTGTGCTGCTATAATGCATATATAAAGCAAGAGGCATTAGTATGTACATTAAAGTTGTTAATGAAAGTCAATTAAATAACTTTACAATCGAAGGGGTTTCTAGCCCAGTTGCTAACCCAACGCGTCGAACTGTTCATCTTGTTGTAAAAGATTACCGTTACTGGCCTTCTGACGACCGGTTTATTAAACGAGTTTCGCGAAAATTAACTGCAAAAAATACGTTTCGATATGACGGTGATGTATACGACATCACCGCAACCCTTAAATAACACACCTAGTTATATTATGCTATTACACATTATAGTAAAGATAAAAAATACAATTGCAAAAATAAAAAATAAATGGACACAAGAAATCGAATATCGCAAGAAACTAAAAAAGATTAAAGACGACGATCCATTTATTTACAAGTAACAATCGGCACTGCTGGTGCTCACAGAACCTCTAAAATTCAAGTGACTGAGTTCGAATCTCAGAGTGCCGACCAACTACAAAAGGATTAAGCTATGCGATAGATTAAACAACGAGCAACACTCCGGTTATGGAAGTGGGGTGTTGATAAATTTGCAACAGGATACAAAATACTTACTGTAGCATACATTAGAGGGATCTTCGATTGCTATCTGTTTTTCTACCCTGCGGGGTCGTTTATCCCAAAACACAAAGATCCTAAAAAATACGGCAGGCAATATCGTTTCAACATTGTTGTCGTAAAACCAAAAGCAGGCGGGGAATTCATTTGCAGTGGTAAGCACTTGAATGTTCTAAATCGATTAATTGTCTTTAGGGCAGACAGGGACTACCATTATACAACTCCGGGGTCATCTAGTAGAGTTGTTCTTAGCTTCGGGATATACATAAAGAAATCATGTCACAAATAAAAAATATATGCATTGTTGGCGGAGGATCTGCAGGGTGGCTCACACTGTCGTACCTGTCAGCAGTGTTTCCGCTGATTCAATTTACTATTATCGAGCCAAACGACAAGTCTGCCATTGGTGTTGGCGAAAGTACTACGCCTCAGTTTGGACGATTGCTAGACTTCCTCGAGAAAACCGATCCTAAATTTAGTAAACAAGAATTGCTAGATTACTGTAACTACGTTAACAAGTCCGGTGTACTGTTTAAAAACTGGGGTTCGATTGACAAAGACTGGTACCATCCGATCGGCACCGCTGGAATTGACGTACAACAAACAAGTGATGCACTTGAAACAGCCGAATCCAGCTCGAAGTTTTTTTACGAAACCATTAGCGACAACTACAAAATATGTGTCTCAGAAAACGGAACCGTTGACACTAACTCATACCACGTAGAAGCATTACTGCTTGCTGATTTTTTACGAAACTACTCAATAGCAAAAGACAACGTAACACGGATTGAAAGCACTGTTGTCGATGTCACAAAAGACAGCACGTTAGATAAAATTACGTCGATTGAGCTCGAAAACAAACAATCTATTACAGCCGATTTGTTTATCGACTGCACGGGTTTCCAGCGACGTTTGTTTGACAAATCTAGCTACGTTAAATTTAAAGACTTGCTGTGTAATAGTGCATGGGCTACACATATTCCAATTGAAGCCGCACACGACAAACACTTACATTCGTATACAGTTGCTCATGCAATGCCACATGGCTGGATCTGGGAAATTCGCTTGCAAGGCTCGATCGGTACCGGATATGTGTTCTCTGACAAGCATGTATCTGCAGATGAAGCTCGTGACGAGTTTGAACACTTTTGGAAAGAGCGTAGTTCTATAACAGAGCTAGCAGAAGAAACCAAGCTACTAAAATTCCAGTCTGGTATACTTTCTAAAGTCGGCGGGTTTAACTACGTAGCATTAGGCCTGTCACTAGGTTTCATCGAGCCGCTCGAAGCAACTGGCATCCAGTCATTTATAATCGGCGCGCAAACAATAGCGATGATCAGCGAACAAGCAACAGTTTGGGATCGCGAATCTACTACAATCTATCAGCGCCACATGCACAACTTTCTTCGGATCGTTAACTACTTTATTAAATACCACTATTGTGCTTCCGATCGCTGCGATACTGAGTTTTGGAGAGAATACCAGGCGAGCTACAAAGAACACGAAATCGAAAAAATAACACAAATAATAGTCGACGAAATAAAAAACGACTATACGTACAACTCGTTAGCAATATGGGTTATGATGTTTGACTCGTTTGCTAGATTACGCCCGTACTCAAAATTGTTAGTGTCTGCAGCAACAAAGGTTTAAATATTCTAAGTATGAATTCAATTAATCTCGACTTTAGCAAACTAGATGCACTCCGGACTGAACTTACGTTGCGAGACTCGCCTTATATCGAGTACATATTTAACAAGTTGTTCGACAACCCTACCCGTTCTGCAGATACTATCTTTGACCACCCTCCGAGTTGGGCTTTTCCAGAGTGCTGGATAGCTCGGTACTACCTATACTACCATTTGCACAAGCACTTTTTAACTAATCAAACCGTTTTTGAAATCGGCACAAACCTCAACTTTTACGCAGTTTGGTCTATCCTTAACGGTGCGCAACTAGTAGACGGCATCGAGCCGTCTACTAAACGATATTATCTAGCAAAAGAATATGCAAAAATACGAGCGCCCGGAAAGATCTCGACCCAAAATGTATCTATAGACGAATACATGCATTCTCACTGTGACAAACAATACGACGTTGTTATGTTCCTAGACGTGTTTTACTATTTGCAAAACGGTGTTGAAGTCCTTAAATTTATAAGAGACCGGCTTAAACCAAAATACTTATTCTTTGAAACCACAGTTGTCGACGATTACTGCGAACCGGGGCACATGCAAGTCGAGTACTCAACAACTGATCCGTTGGCGTTTAAGTCTTTTACTACCTCAGACGCTTCGCAAACACTAGGATTTATTCCGTCTCGCAATGCATTAAAAAACATATTCGCAGACCAAGGTTGGGAAATTGTTACATACTACAATTACGCCGATTTTGTCGGTCGTGGAGAATCAGGACCTCGCCGGCGAGGACAGAAGGATTTTTATGTCTTAAAAAATAGTGCATAAATATCTGCATAACAAGCATCGCAACTCTCGCTAACGGAGTAATACCGGCAACGATTTTGATTGTTACGGAGCCCGCAACGTAAGGATTGTCGGGCAGTTGCATAAGCTTTGTCATTAGTCTATCAACATTGTCGATAGATAGCTCGATGATAAACAAGATACAATTGAGCACAATTCCCAAGTACTAATAACCAACGAACAAACCAAGCACCTTAAAACTGATTTAACTGAAGCGTTTTACACTATGAACCGAGCCGCAGGGGTTGACGCTGCTGCACAGTTCTTGTATTATTAACACATAACTTAGCAAAGAGGGTTACACAATGGGCACTACTAGCAAGATTGTAAACGTAATCGAAGTTGAGCTAACCAACGGTTGGTCGCTTGCATGCACTAGTATCGATAAACTACCCGAGTGGATGCAACAGAGCATCGACGAACAGTTTCAAGACTGCGAAGTATCATTTAACGAAGAAGAAATTGTGTCTCTTAATACAAAAGGTTATGTACTTTATTAATTACAAGTAAGGAAAACATCATGGTAACTATTGCAGACCTAATGAAGCAGCGTCTAACAGCACGAAAAGACGCAGATAAAACTCGTTACAACATCTTAACACTATTAGCCGGCGAGTTTGATACAAAGTCAAAGTCTGCCAATCCTGCTACTATCGAAGAAATTGCTCGCAAACTTATCAAGAGCAACAAAGAAACACTTGCAGTTAACGGCAATAATACAGTTCTCGAAAAAGAGATTGCTATACTAGAAGAATTTCTTCCAAAACAAATGTCAACCAATGAGCTCCGGCAAGTTATCGTCGACTCCGGCGAAACAAACATCGGCGCGATCATGAAACTACTAAACACACAATACAGCGGCCAGTTCGACCGAGCAGAAGCTGCAAAAATTGCAAAAGAACTACAATAAGTAGTTGACACTAACAACAAGTCGTGTACAATACACTAACATTAAGAATGAGTTCAGCACTTAATAACTCAATTTAAATCATTCTGGAGATTATCAATGAATACACTAGTTAAAGGCCTCAAAAAAGAATCCAATAAAACTACCACCCTTAACGGAGCAAAAATTAAAAAGTCTTCACTGAATTCAGTTGTCGACTTGTTTTTTGCAGTAGGTGCATCACGCGGTAAGGACATCGTTCCGCTGTTCCAACGAGCAGTTTCCGAAGATCTAGACCTTGCTGTCCGAGTTGCATTATATGCTCGCGACGCCCGCGAAGGAATGGGTGAGCGAAAGCTGTTCCGCGATATGATGAAATGGTTTGCTAATGCAGACTTTGTAAACGCACGGCGCGTTTTAGCTAAAATTCCAGAACTAGGCCGATTCGACGACTTGCTTGCATTCGTAGGAACACCGATTGAACACGAAGCACTAGAGATGTATAGCGCAGAGCTTCGTAACGGTAACGGTCTAGCAGCTAAGTGGGCTCCACGTGAAAAGTCTGCCAAAAAAGCACTAGCAACTAAACTACGCACACACATGGGACTTACTCCTCGTGAGTATCGCAAAATGCTTGCATCACTGTCAACTGTAGTCGAGCAAGACATGTGTGCAAGAAAGTGGAGTGAGATTGACTACAATCACGTTCCGTCTGTAGCTGCTGCTCGGTACCAAAAAGCGTTTTCTCGCAACGACGAACAACGTTACGCTAAGTATCGCGAGTCACTGGTAAAGAACGACGGAACTGCTAAGATTAACGCAGCTGCAGTGTATCCGTACGATATTCTTCGATCAATTCGTTACGGCGACTCTGATGTTGCAGAAGCTCAATGGAATGCGCTACCGAACTGGATCGAAAACGGGCGTTCGTTTTTGCCAATGATCGACGTATCCGGCTCAATGGGTTGCCCTGCAGGTGGTATGTCAATGACATGCATGGATGTCGCAGTGTCACTAGGCTTGTACTGTGCACAGCGTAACCAGTCTGCATTCAAGGACATGTACCTAACATTCCATAGCAACCCAACATTTGGCGATGTTAGCGGAATGTCTCTAAAATCGGCGTTTAATAGCATTATGCAAGCCCCATGGGGGATGAACACCGACCTCGAGAAAGCATATCGGTTGATCTTAGACACTGCTGTGAAGAACAATGTTCCGCAAGAAGATATGCCAGAGTTTCTGATTATCTTCAGTGACATGCAGTTTGATCAGTCAACTCGCGGGCGAGGTGTTAACAAAGACATTACTAAACGGTTTACTCAAGCAGGCTACACTGCTCCTAAACTAGTATATTGGAATCTCAACGACTACGGACGTAACACTCCGGTTGAGTTCACAAAAGAAGGTGCATGCTTAGTGTCTGGATTTAGTCCAGCTCTAATGAAAAGCATCTTGTCAGTAAATGTCGAGAGCTTTACTCCGATCAACATTGTAAAAGATGCTGTGATGAAAGATCGATACAACTGGTAGGAGCAAAGTGCTATGCATATGCATAGCACTCCAAAACGCTTGTATGTAGCGTGATAATAAATAGTGTAGCACATGCTGTTCTATACTAGTACATTGCACACGCAAGCGTTTTAGAGTGCTATACAAGGTAAATTTACAATGAGTATCAATGACGACATTCGACACTACACTGAGATGTTTAATGATCACCATGGCGATGAATTTCTGCAAGAGCGGACATTTGTTGCTAAGAAATTTAATTGTAAAATTTCCGACATAGAGTTCGACGACAATCACCCAACTGGCGAAGTTTGCATTTTTGTCAAAGGAAATTGGTGTGGTTACGTTGATAACGAGTTTTACAGAGAAATGTTTAACAAATAATAGTTGACAGCTACACTGTAGAGCATATAATAAACACATGGCGCGTTGGTGTAATGGTAGCACACTAATAAGTCTACTCTGTATAAGAGTAGTTTCAGCAACCCATTATTCTCCTGTTAAGAGAGTGGTTTAGGTTCGAATCCTAAACGCGCCGCCAAATTTAAGTTAGCTAGAAAAAATAAAAACTAGTTGACAGCAGTAAAAAAGAATATATACTACATACATAATAAGGTTTAAGGGTAATTGCAGCAACTATAAACTTTTATATTTGGCATGAAAAGAAAGTTACCCTGCTTTAATAGAACCAAAAAGTTAACGATTTAGTTGACAGAAAAAATAAATAAAGTATAATTTACAAAGTTAGACACGCTCTTTAATAAACAGTTACAGTAAAAACTGTAAAGCACTATAAAAAAGTGTTTTGTAATAGAATATTTTTATATAGTGCTTTTAGGATGAATACAGCAACAATATATTAAATCAACCAGCGGGTTATAGGTTCGAATCCTATACACATACATAGTATGTGTTAGTTCAACGGTAGAACAGCAGGCAATAATATTTCATCCTGTATTTTTTTAACGCGGGTAAGTGAACGGGTGTCACGCGAGGCTCATAACCTCGAAAGCTAGGTTCAACTCCTAGGCCCGCTACCAAATTAGCTCTTATAGTTAAACGGTATAACAACTGACTAAATTAAAAAAGTTTTACTGATGAAATATTACATCTGTTTAAGCTGCGGTGTTAAGTGCAAAGCGTCGCGCCAAAAAATAAATAAATATTGTTCAATTGCGTGTCAAAAAGAATACCAAACAAAAGAACGCATTCGACAATGGTTAGAAGAGGTAAGGATTGGAAACTTGCTGTTCCTAAATGGGCAGTAAGGCACTTATCCGAAACTAACGGTTACTCTTGTTCTTGCTGCGGCATTAGCGAATGGAATGGACAGCACATTACGTTAGAAGTAGACCACATCGACGGTCAATCCGCTAACAATAATGTAAACAACTTAAGACTGTTATGTCCTAACTGTCACTCGCAAACAGATACATATAAAGCCAAGAACAAAGGTAACGGTAGAACTTACCGTAAGAAATAGTATACGCCGACTTAGCACAGCGGTAGTGCAATCGCCTTGTAAGCGATAGGTCATCTGTTCGAATCAGATAGTCGGCACCAAATTAGCCGGAATGATGGAATTGGTAGTCATGAGAGACTTAAAATCTCTTGTCCATTAGGGCGTGTGGGTTCGAGTCCCACTTCCGGCACCAAATTAGTAAATATATAGCGAGTTGGCTGAGCGGTCTAAAGCAACGGTCTTGAAAATCGTCGGGCGTTAATAGCGTTCCGTGGGTTCGAATCCCACACTCGCTGCCACTTTAAGGGTAATTGCAGCAACTATAAAACTTTTATATTGGCATAAAAAGAAAGTTACCCTGCTTTACATGCGGAAGTGTTGGAATTGGTAGTCATGTCAGTCTTAGAAACTGATGCCGAGAGGCGTGAGGGTTCGAGTCCCTCCTTCCGCACCAAATTTGCTAGAATAGCTCAGTAGGTAGAGCGCTTCACTTGTAATGAAGATGTCGCGGGTTCGATTCCTGCTTCCAGCACCAAGTTTTACTGCAGCATTGGTGTTAGTGGTAGCACATAACGTTGCCAACGTTAAAGGACCGGTTCGAGCCCGGTATGCTGCTCCAAATTTAGGATGGTTACAGCAACCCAATCATACATTTGACTCTTAATCAAACTAGTACGATACCATCCTGTTTTATCGGAACATAGCGCAGTCTGGTTAGCGCATCTGGTTTGGGACCAGAGGGTCGCAGGTTCGAATCCTGCTGTTCCGACCAATTTTAGGTTAATGCGTCTATGGTGTTTAACGGCAGCATACGAGGTTTCCACCCTCTAGGTAGGGGTTCGAGTCCCCTTAGACGCTCCAATTTAGGGTAGTTGCAGCACACTTTAATTTCTTATCATACTATTAAAGAAACCGCTACCCCGGTAGCTTAAGTGCTACACTAGCATCCTTTGGATGCTTTTTGCTTGCTTGCGAGCACCACTTTTAGGATAGTTACAGCAAACAATTCATATCTTTGCCTCATACGCAAATCCAATGAATACTATCCTGTACTTTTATAGTGAGTTGGCCGAGAGGTTAAGGCAGCAGATTGCTAATCTGTCGTTCCGAAAGGGGCGCGTGGGTTCGAATCCCACACTCACTGCCACTTTCCTTATATAGCTATTAACAGCTAAATCTCAAGTACTACTTTACACAGTAGTGCTCATCCAGCTAAATACCTAGCACACAAACTTAAAACCATTTAAATGAAAATACTAATTGTCGGCGACAGCTTTGCAGCAACTAGTCTTGCGAATAAACATGGCTGGCCTGTTTTACTAGAAAAACACTACAATGTAACTAACTTAGCGCAACCAGGTGTTAGCGAGTACAAGATTCTAAAGCAACTCCAGTTAGTGAACGTAGTCGACTACGACTTAGTTATTGTTAGTCACACCTCGCCGTATAGAGTGCACAGCAAATTAAATCCTTTTTATAAAAAAGGACATATATATCACACCAGTGACATACTATGCAGTGACACATTTGCAAAATGGAGTTTTGCTGCATTTGCAATGAGATTTTACTTTAAATATATATTTGACCCAGCTTATTACGAATACATCTTTATTAAATGCATGCAGGATATTAGTAAATTACTAAATTCGGTGCCAACGCTTCATATAACACATTTTAACTATCCACCATATATACTCAGCGAGTTGCCATCCTTAACATCGTATTACAATATATGGAAAGATCACCGAGGCAAGTTTAACCATTACAATATCGAAGGCAACACTCGCATTTACAACGAAATAGAGAATCGAATTGAAGAAAATATTATTTGCAGGAGCTAGTACTACTAGCGGATACGGTCTAGACTTAGAAAAGAACGACCCGCGTTTATGGTGCAATCAGCTTAGTCGACTGCTCGGCTATACAACTGATGGTACTACAAATATCGCCGAAGTAGGCCTAGACAACCACGAAATTATGATCAACACTAGCAACGAATTGTTGTCACGTAGCTACGATGTTGCAGTAGTGTGTTGGCAGACATTGCATCGCACAAACTTATATCATGGGTTCGAGCTGTACGACACTCGAAACTGTATAACTGCAATCGACGAAGATCGATCATACACAATGTCAAACGGAACTATCCATCCTAGTGCATACAAGAAGTTCAAAAAAACTGTAATGCAGTATTACAATCCAGCGTATAACATCATCAATTTAGTAAAATACGCAAAAATACTATCCGAGATTGCAAAACTAACTAATACAAGTTTATATCTTGTTAACTTTAGCTTCCCATGGAAAACTAACAAAATATTTAACTACGTACCGTTTGATGTTGCTGACAGCTTTACAAAAAACGAAATTGCCCAATTGCAGTATCGAAGCGAACTAGAAGCATCAGAAATATACACCTACTTCCACCAGTTGATTAACAAAGCAGGCGGGATAGTTTACAACGACTGGGTTAACTTGTACGAACCACTAAAACCTCTAGTAGTAGATATTAGCAAACACAACCATCCAGGGTATCAATCACAAGATAACATAACAAAGTTTGTCTACAATGCAATCCAAACCAAACAACGTCCTACATAACTTTTAGTAACAGAAGGAATATATCATCATGTCTAACTGGCATCAAGTACAAAACGGCGGCAAAGGCTCGGCCCGGAGGGCAGGAGCAAACGACAAAGCATACCAAAGCGGGTGGGACCGGATATTCGGCAACAAAGATGCGAATACAGACAAAGACGTTAAGTCAGCTGGTCCGAACAACAATAAGAGCAATAAGTAAATTTCATATTGACTGGTGCGCAGTTTTCTCTTATACTACATGTAAATTAAATGTTCAAATAAAGGTTCAAGCATGATTGTTAACGATGCTCCAGTGAATACTGTAGAGTCAAACGCTACTACTGTTAATGAATTTCGAATCCGCAGCAGTGCTAAGTCATTTGCGCTTTTGTCAGACGGCTTGTATTCAAACTCAACTGAAGCTATTGTGCGCGAGCTTAGCTGCAATGCATACGACAGTCATGTTGCAGCTAAGTGCCCAACTAAGCCGTTCGAACTGCACTTGCCGACAGCGCTCGAACCATGGTTTGCTGTTCGAGACTTCGGTACCGGCCTCGATCATACCGAAGTAATCGATATCTACACTACTTACTTTGAAAGCACAAAATCACAAAGCAACGACTTTGTTGGTGCACTAGGTTTGGGCTCTAAAAGCCCGTTTAGCTACACTGACAACTTTGCAGTAACAGCAACTAAAGACGGTATTACACGTCTTTATTCTGCGTTCATCAACGATAACGGTGTTCCTAGTATTGCACTAATGCACGAAGCAGAAACTGCAGAGCAAAACAGTGTTGAGGTTCGGTTTGGTGTTAGTGAATCGGATTTCCGACGTTTTTGGAACGCTGCTGCTGTTGTACTCACTCACTTTGATGTTAAACCAGTCATGACAGGTCATGACGTTGATATCAAAGAAGTAGCATACGCCGAAAAAGATATCATTCCAGGAGTTCACATTTGCGAACAGGTCCGTAGCGGTAACCGAATTGTTATGGGCAACATTTCTTACCCAATTAGTTCTGATCAGATCGAGCAATACGTTAATAGCACCGAGAACGAAGGCGACTCAGACAGCGAACGCCAGGCTGCACTTAACGCAATTCGATTGCTCGACTTTAAGCGAATTGAAATTAACTGCCCTATCGGTAGCGTACAATTTCAACCAAGTCGAGAACACTTGAAGTATGTACCGAGTACGTGCGAATATATTATCAATACCTTGAAACAAGTAAATAGTAAACTACTTGAGTCTCTCGAACGCCGACTAGCTCAGCATACAACCCAGTGGGATCTTAAAAAAGATATTGCAGCGATGGCCGGAGATAACTGGTTTAAGATCCCACTAAGTTCGTACGTTAACAACTTAAACGACAGCAGTGTTGCTATTGTCCACCAGTCAGGATGGCGTAAAGGCGAAGTTCAAATAACGCCGTACGAACTTAATGTTAGCGAGCTCGAAAACAATAACATCCGAATTAACATTCTAGAATATACTCACAACGGCGTCAAAGAACATAAGCCAAATCGACATGTAGACGATAACGGTGCGACTACTACAACCTATAAAATTAGCCCAACTATTGCACTCGGGATTGTAACAAACGACACAAAACTCGGCGCGATTACTCGAACAAAGTACCACATGCGGTCGAACCATGGAAATCTAGTCAAAGACGGTGCTGCTTTCCGTGCAAATTATGTTATTGTGCTGTCTGCAATCGACACGTCTAAGCCAGCTGACTTTTCTATAGTAAACAAAAAGCTAGGCGACTTTTCAGAAAGCTTTTGCACCGTACTGTCGGCACTAGATAAAAAGGTGCGGAAGGCCGCGGTTGCTACCGGAAAGATGCCAATCCTTAAGCTGCGTCAAAGTTCGTCTTACTCTCGGCACAACTCGATCGATCGCAATTATGTATGGCAACCTATCGAAGTTGATAGTAGCGACACTCGCGAGTTTTTATACGTGCCATTGAGCGGTTTTGACATTTGCGACTCGAAGATTGCTAGTCGATTTAAAGAAAACTGCGAGCTTGCTGTTAAACTCAACTTGCTAAATCAGAACCAAGTTATTGTAGGTGTTCGAAAGTCCCACTGGGACGAAGTAAAACGTAATAAACAATTCAAACTGTTTAGTGAGTTCTTAGAAGAATCAACCGATGCTATCAAAGAAGCTGCTAAAAAATATGCACTAACAGTAGCATGTAACAAAGCTGAAGTTGACCACACCGATTTTAAACACGTCGGAAAATACCTTAAGAAACAATATCCAGGAAAGTTTAACGACATTGCTGATTTGCTCAACGATCACCCAGTTGCAATAACTGCACATCAAGCTAGGTACGAGTACAACAATACATTTACATTTAAATTAGTGTTAAAGTATGCCGAAAAGAGCATCGATCGGTATGTTAAAGAACTAGAAAAATACCCGCTTCTGAAGATTCTTCGGTATACATATCGAGATGAAGAAGTTAAACTAATTGCAGACTACATTGTTGCTAACTCATAATAAAGGTAAAATCAAATGTCATATCCGTACTTGATTCAAGGAAAAAACATCATCGTGGTGATCGACGGTACTTCACACACAATCAAAGAAGACCATCTGAATTACCACAAGATTAAATCTGCAATTAAAGATAACGAGTGGGAGTTGCTACCCGGATTAGTAGACGTAAAAACAGATTTAGTTAAGTACAGCAACGGCGATCTAGTCATTGACAAGAATACACTGTACTGGAAAGGGCGCAAGCTAGCAGGAGTGATGGCAGAGCGGATCATTGATCTATACAAGGACGGTTTTTCTATCGACCCGTTTGTTAGCTTTATAGACAACTTGAATCAAAACCCAAGTGCAACTGCAGTTAACGAACTGTACTTGTTCCTCGAAGGCTGTAAAATGCCAATTACAGAAGATGGTTGTTTTATTGCCTACAAGCGAGTCAATGATAACTTCAATGACTGCTACACAAACACTGTGCTAAACAAGCCGGCTAAGCTACTAACTAGCAGCGAGCGTGATAGTATTGTAGCCGGGAAGTACACTGGTGTTGGTAAAGAAGAAAACGTTACTGTAAGCATCGTTGACGGTGTTACAACGGTCGAAATGCCCCGCAACAAGGTCGACGACATCCGGACTAATTACTGTTCCGACGGACTGCACTTTTGTAGCCTAGGGTATTTGAACCATTTCCGCGGCGAAAAAATCGTGCTGCTAAAAATTAACCCAGCTGATGTTGTTAGCATCCCAGCTGATTACAACAACACTAAAGGACGATGCTCAAAGTATCAAGTTGTCGACATTGTTGAAGACCACAGCCGAGTTGAAGATGTTCTTAAAGTGTCAGTTAGGGTCTTTGAATAAATAGCATATAAGGAGATTTCAATGCTGTTCAAAGACTTAATTAACGAGCGTTACGTTAACGCTATAGGCGACTCACCCGAGGTACTTGCTCTTAAGAACCACTACAAAAACCAAGTGTGGGACATTCTACAGTCGACATACAAACCGATCGGTGGTATTAAAGGTTCCGGATTCCGGGACCCAGATGACATGGTGCAGAATATTCCATTCTGGAAGCTTGCTGTCAAAGACGGCAAAGTACACGCTGTAATTTTGTACAAAGACAAAGACGGCCGTAAGAGTGTAGCATCCGGTACTGCAGGTACAGACTACGGCAAAGAGAGATCAGCTGACATCATGCGGAACGACCCGGTCCGGGCGTACGGCGAGAAGAGCAAAGCTGCGCTAGGGGCTTTAATGAAGCAAATCCCATGGGATCAGTTAAAGTCAAAAACCATGACACCCGCTGCTGCTGAACAAATTCTAGGAGATCCTGTTACGCCGATTAAAGACGTGCCAGAGGACAAATGGCCCAGTGATGCAAAAATGACGCTAGCCAAATATCCACAACTAGTTAACTACGGATATCTCAGAGAGCTAGGTGGCACAATGATATTTAAAGTGATGTTCGGAAGTGTCGGAAATACTATCAAATAACCATTGACAGCACTGCTAACAACCTATATACTTACACTGTAATGAGAAGTTAGGAGACGGTGATGAAAATACTTTATATCCACGGCTTTGCTAGCAAATTTGATGTTGCCAACGAGAAAGTAGTTGGGTTAAAATCACTCGGTGAAGTAGTTGGCATCACTGTTGACTATACTCGTCCATGGATTGATGTATTTAATTTGTTGGCCAGTACTGCAATGCACGAGCGAGTTGACTTAATTGTCGGCACTAGCTTGGGTGGGTACTGGGCTGCTGAGATTGGTGAACACTTTGGTATTCCGTTCGTTGCGCTAAACCCGTCGATTGAACCAAGTGTTACACTTAAGCGGTACGAAGGTAAAAATGTTTCGTACACCGGCGATGAGTACGAGTTGAGTTCTAGTGTAATTGATTCGTACGCCAATCGGGACTTTGCAGTTAGTGGCTCTGGTTTAGTCATCCTTGATGCTGCAGACGAAGTGTTAGACTCAGACCGGACTAAACGGTTACTCGAACCACATTACGCAGTTTCAGTGTTCGACGGCGGTAGTCATCGATTTGAACACATTAATGAGTCGTTAGAACTCATCGAAAAACATGTTCTGAATTCAGAACTTGTATACGGTAGCTGATTCTATTACATACTAACTACTACTTAATAGTAATACACATAGAAAAAGCTACTCTTTGAAGTGCTACAGTGCAGACGAACGTAAACTATACTATATACATAATATAATGTTAATTTACTGCACTATAGCACTTTTCTTTTATCTACTAGGCAACCAATGATTTCAAAAATTCTCGCTTCATCGTCATCGGCACTTAGCAAACTATCGCTTGGCATCGCATGCATGAAAGAGTACGGTTTTAAAAACTCCCACGTGATAGGCAACAAAGACAGTCAGTCTTGTGTTACATACCCGTTAAATAAGCACCTAGAGTCGTCTAACAAAAACCCGTATACACAAACGCAAAAAAACATAAATTCACTATACGTCCATATACCGTTTTGCACAGGCATTTGTAATTATTGTTCGTATGTTGTAAAAGCTACACACGAAGGTAGCTCTAAGATCGACGAATACATCGACTACATTAGTGCTGAGTTTGATATACTTGCAAAGACAATAGGGTTACCGATTTGTGTAGAGTCTGTATACATCGGTGGCGGAACTCCAACTATACTAAGCAATACTCAGTTATCACGCTTACTGTCGACTATTAATAGCCATGTGCTGTGCAGCGGAGAATACACCCTCGAAGGGTCGCCAGAGACTGTAACAAGTGAAAAAATCAAAACAGCAAAAGAGCACGGCGTTAACCGAGTAAGCATTGGAGTAGAGTCATGGGACGATTCTGTTCTAACAGCTATCAATCGACGCCACACTGCAGCTGTTGCAGAACAAGCTATACACAATATTCGGCTAGCAGGGATCACTGACATAGATATTGACCTGATTAGAGGATTGCCGGGTCAGACCCGAGAGTCTCTAGCGCGAGATGTACAAATATGTGCCGAGCTTGATATTCCGTCGATTACGTGTTACCAGTACAGCCTTAAGCCCAGGTCTGTTGATGCAAAAGTTATTTCGTCAACTGGGTACGAATTCAGCGACGACGACCTAATAGAGCTCGGAGTTATCGTCGACACTGGGTTTAGCCTTGCAGGATACCAAGCAGGATACCCTGCAGGATGGTATACAAAAAACGTCTCATACAAGCACAACATTATTAAATGGCAAGAACAAGCTAATCAAATTGCAATAGGTGTTAGTTCATACGGATACTGGGAAGGTACTTCCTTTTCAAACACTAGCTCAATTAAAGAATATTACAAACTTATCGACGACGGTGTCCTTCCTATCACTAAAGCGTCAGACTTAACAGTAACAGAGATTGCAAGAAGGCATTTTATGTTTGCGCTTAAGACAGTAGCAGACGTTAAAAAACTCAACGATAAGTACAATTTTGACATCATCTCTACGCTAGGTCTGACAGAAAAAATCAACATGTTATTAGAGGCGGGCGCTATTAGCGTCAACGATGGGAGAATAACCCTTACTCCGCTCGGGCGGCTGTTTGCAGATCAGATTATCATGAGCATGTACAATGAGACATTTAAGGACACTTAAGCACGGATTTTACTCAGTTGGGGATTCTATATTTGAAAACAAATATGACGCTATGCGAGCATGTGTGTTGCAAGGATGGGATTTTCCAACTTGGCACTTCAATGATAGTGTTTTCCAATCTGTTAACTGGAGTTCTGAACCTAGCGATAGCTTGTACGAATTGTACAAGAAACGTGCATTGCAAATTAGAGAGCAGTACAAGAACGTTATTATTAGTTTCTCTGGCGGCATAGACTCAACTACTGTGCTTCGTTCGTTTGTTGACAACAATATCAAAGTCGACGGCATAGTTATCCAAGGAGTTAACGCATCTAGTAGTTTTACAGGTGCAACCGAAGTTAATTCAGAAGTAACGAAAGTTGCAATACCTTACATAAAAAAACTAGAAAAACAAAAAGGTATCAAATTTGACATTTTTTTGCAAGATATTAGCAACAGCTACCGAGTGTACAAATCAGACGACTGGGTTGATAACTTGCACAATTACGGAATGCTTAGTCCACAACCAGTTACATTTAACTCTATCAATAATCACGCGTGGTTTAAGAACAAGCTAGAAGTAGGCAGTACTTGCTTAGTTAAAGGGTTAGATAAACCCCGAGTGTATGTCAAAGACGGGTACTGGCGTTTGTCATTTTTAGACTCTATATTAGCCAATGGACAAACTAAGCAGCAATCAGACCAGCTAGATTATACGGTTGAGGCATTCTTCTGGCAAAGTAACTTACCAGATCTACTTGTTAAACAAGCACACGAAGTTATAAAGTACTGCGAATCAGCTAACGTCCCTGCAAACATATGTTCTAACCCAAGTAAGATGGTCAAGTATATAGAGCCGATTATATACAGTCGGTATGTTCCTGCAAGCCAAACTCCGGGGTCAGACCGAAAGTACTATTCGGTCGGAAAGCCAGATACACCTAGCTTGTGGATCAAGGATCGCTGGTTTTTACACAGCAATGAATTCGAAACTGAAAAAGCAAACTGGTTAAACGGGTGTGTTCAGTTAGCTTCTATGTTACCGGACAGATTCTTCAACGATGGGACTAGTTTTACTACTCCTGATCAGTTTAATAACTTCGTTAACTTTTTATGCACTAAGTACAACATTCCGCTAAATGTTATGCCAAAAACAATCAGTGACCGTCATTGGGTGTTTGGTACAGTATCTAGCATTTCAACAGAGTACATTATTAAAGCCTATGGAAATTAAAGAAAATACAGTGTTAGCTGCGAAACACAAACATTTAACGTATGCGTCATCACACGCTAGTACTAGCGGAGTTATACTAGAATTCGGTGTTGCTAGCGGTGCTAGCATTAACTTACTATCAACGTTGCATCCTAATCAACTATGCATAGGATTCGATTCGTGGAGCGGGTTGCCAGAAGATTGGGATCGCGGTGACTGTATTGTTCCAGCTGGCACTTTTGCTTGCAAAGTTCCAACATTCAACAAACCTAACATTGTGCTCTGCAAAGGAGATTTTAGTAACACTGCTCCTGTAGTTGCTAAACACCTGCAGCAGAATGCTTCACTGATCCACATCGACTGTGACTTATATAGCAGTGCTGTAAGCGCGTTAAACAGCGTTACAAGCTTAGTTACAGTAGGGACTATCATTGTATTCGATGAATATGAAAACTACGCTCGGACGCAGCACAAAAGCACTAACTACCAAAATGAACAGCGGGCTTTTAGCGAATGGTGTAGTACCAACAATATCAAAGCTACGCAAATCTCCCGTACGAATTTTTACCAAGCTGCGTTCAGAATAGATTGTGTCTTGCCGTAATTGAGCTTATAATATAGTTTTAACACACTCATAGGCAGAACTTACATGTTTATAGCATCACCTAAGCTCATGCAGCAGATTGGCTGTGCTGCTGGCCAGCAGCACATCGATGATGTCGAAAACTATATTTCGCAGCTGATTTGCAATATCACTGGTTATACAATCGCATGTAAGCCTGCTGCCGGTGTGTACTGGCCAGAGTTTGATGTTGTGTTTCAAACTAAACCTTACGCACGGTCTAGATGTTTTGCAGAAATTAAGTTTTGTAAAACAACCAGCGGGTATGTTGAAGTGGGCTCAATTGATCAATTTGGGTTTTTTGAAAAGTCGGGTCTAACAGCAACTCAAGCCAGTGTTTTTCTTATGATCACCCCGACTCAATGCCGCACTAAAGGTAAGCTGCGGGTCATTAAAACAGATGACTTGTTACAACTATACCAGTCAAAAATCAATACTATAAATTTTTCTAAAAACCAGTCTGCACCTTCGCATGCTGCTGCCCTTAAGAACGCAGGGTTTACTGTATGGAACTCGATGCCAGGCGAGCGGCGACAGTCAGTAACTATGCCATTCAATTTCAACCAAGTTGACGACTTATTCTTAGTTGAATTCGGATACAATAACTCTACACACGAATTCGTTTTCGATCGAAATACACTTGTGTATCCAACATACGGGCTAGCAAACTATCGTCGCTGGTTCGAGCATTCATTGCAATAAAAGGCTTGTATTAGTTGCCCGATGACACTATACTATAGATAATTAAGTCATCGACTAAACAAGGATTTTTTAATGGCTACTTTTTTTTACTAGCGATTTGCACTTTTTTCACAAAAACGTTATCCACTATTGCAACCGTCCGTGGACATTCGAAGAGCAGACTGAAGAAATTGTCACGCGATGGAATTCGCGCGTAGGTCCAGACGACGAAGTGTTTTCACTCGGTGATCTATTCTTTGGAAAGTCAGTATCTCGTGTTAACGAGATTATCAACATTATAAATCGCCTGAACGGGAAGATTACGTTAGTGACAGGAAATCACTGTCACTGGAGAGCTATGGCCCGCATAGCCAACGAGTGCACTAACGTTGTTGCAGTATGCGATTATACAAAAAAGCACATCAACGGACAGACTATTGTAATGTCACATTACCCGATGGCTGTTTGGGATCATGCGCACTATGGTTCGTGGATGTTGCACGGACATTGCCACGGTTCGTATCAGCCAGATCTTGGATTAATCCTAGATGTTGGAATCGACAACCATCCAGACTACCAAATCTGGTCTTTTGACGAAGTTGCTGCGTACATGAGTAAGCGTACCCGATTTACACCAGACGGGCATAACAAATAATCGTCTGCACTAAAAACCAGTTGCACTGTTACCTCATGTACTGTATAATTCAAATATAAACAGTTAAGCAGAGAGAATGCTATGAACTTTGATTTTTCTGACCTCGTTGATCAAAAACTAGTTGTAGTACGAGAAAGCGCTAAGTACCCGGGCCTCTCTGTTGCGAAGTACAGCAAAAAGGTGTTCTTTAAAAACTTATGGCTGACCGACGAAAGGCTGTTAGATGCCCGGGGAGTAGTCCTCGACGAGAATAACCGTGTAGTGATTTGGCCGTTTACTAAAGTGTTCAATCGTTTCGAAAACGGAACTGATTTAGATCGTGACACTCCGGTTATTGCTGTTCGGAAAATCAACGGGTTTATGGCTGCTGCTCGACATTATCGAGGCAAGCTACTAGTGTCTACAACCGGCTCGCTTGATTCAGATTTTGCTGTGCTAGCCAGAGAACACCTCAAGAAATACAACATCGAGCCCGGTGCTACTTACTTGTTCGAAATTTGCGATCCACTCGATCCGCATATTGTTAGCGAAGAATCCGGCGCTTACTTAATCGGCAAGCGATGTATGACAACCGGCGCTATGGCCACTGAAGAGGAGCTAGATGTAGTAGCCACAAAGGCACTGTTCATGCGTCCTGAGTGGTTTCGTTGCCGAATGAGCGATGTGACTAAGACTGTTGCATCAGTTAAGCACGAAGGATTCATGATCCGCCTCGACGACGAAACACAAGACACTGTAATGAAAATTAAGTCAGTGCATTACTTGACTAAAAAGTTCATTATGCGTATGTCTAAGAAAAATATCGAGCTGATGTATCAAGATCCTATTGCTTTCCGAGAAAACATCGACGAAGAGTTCTACGGTATTGTTGACTACATCGTTTCGACAATTGATCTCGACAAGTGGTTATCTACTGATCCTATTGCTAAGCGCTGTGTCATTGAATCGTATTTCAGAGGTGAAACACAATGAACATTTATCTCCACTTTAACAAAGACAGTGTGAACCACGAATTTGCATACGCTAAGAATGAACAAGGTCGGCTGCTTCCTGTGGAACCTTTATATATGGCCAATTCTATATTTGTTGTTATCCCTTGCAACGACGAATATAAAAGCATCCGTGAGATTACTAGCAACCTTAGTGAGATTACTCGCAACTTCACTTTATGGCCTGGCGAAGCTGAGAACCGCACTAAACGCGCAACTGTGCTATATGAAGACTTTGTTGTAGTTTACCTTAAGAACAGGTACACAGGAGCGACTTACTGCGACGAGTACTCAGCTGACATCGACTGGCATTTAAGCCCCGAGGAACTCACACATGCGTTGATGTCAGCCGTACCAGTGTCTAAAATTAAACTTAAAACCAAAAAAGTAGACAAGACACTTCCTACGTTGCTTGTCTAAGCACCACGTTTAAACAATAACCAGGACAAACATAACGCACTATGACCTTGCCAGACCCGAATTTACAATGGGCTTCTATTAAATTAGTAAGCGTCGACACCAACGACAGCGCAGAAACTTACGAACTGTATGTGCCGCTTGTGCAAGTCAAGTACGACGATGTGAATTCTGCAGAAGGACTGAAAAAGATTGTCAGCGATCTCATCGAACACAGTCCGGAGCCAGTTAAACGAGGATCTCATTACACAATGCTTGCAGCATCATGTACATTGCGCTCTTCCGTCAATAACGTCCCGACAATGGCTTCTGTGCTAAGTCTAAGAGGTGCATTCCTGTGGGCTATGTTTAATGGTATGTCAGTTCTAGTTAAATCACCGGATAGTAGTAATGCATTAACTGAATCCGAGCTCAACGAAAAATTAACTCATGCGCTGCTATCAGCTGCAAGGTAGCTAGTCATCATGGCTGAGGGCCCAGATACCGATATCATGTCAAAGCTAATTAACTTAGCAAAATCTGATCCAGATGCGCTGTGCGAGCTAGAATACTTAGCACGTATGTCGTGCAAGTACTCGAGTATGTCTCGTATGTTAAAAAAGCGGGTTTCAGAATTATTGTCAGAAAATAAACGTCTTCGGTTGCAACTTGAGCAACAAGCTGCTATTATTCTAGCACAATACGAAGATAAGGACACTAGCAATGATCTTTAACGAAGCTATCCAAGAAACTACCGGTCAAGTTGACGATTTCTTCTATCAGCCACACATTTATTTTATCAACAGCGGTGGCAAACTAGTAGCATACATTCGTGCAGGAACAACCGACGTTGTTGAGTTTTCTAAGCCTGGGTTCTTTGACAAGCGCTACCGCAAATTTAAAAACGTTACCAATCAGTATGCACACCTTAAAGATAATTAAAAAAAAGTCTTGCGATGTAGATCCACTGACACTATAATTGCATTATAAACGTTAACGAGTGAGGAAGATAAAATGGCCCGTCCAAACAAATCAGATGACGTCATGAACTTTAAGCGCGAAGCAATGTGGGTCCAGATGGGACGTATTGAAGATTCTGCAGAGCTCAAAGATGTTGTCGACGAGAAAAAATATCGACCAATTACCTCAGTAATCACCGACGACGGTGATATGATCGAAATGACTGCTGAGCAAGTAAAAGCAGTTAAGCAAGTCATTACTTCTGTTCCTACCCAGGCTCGTGCTTCGGTAATTGAGTCAATCCAGACTACTCGTGGACTAACTGCTGTTCTTAAAGTTGCTGTTAATTTCGAGCTTGTGTAAAAATGAACATGTATGCTGCTATACTCGACGATAATGGTATCGATTCATTTGTTAATTTAACTAATGCCAACGTTGAAGCTACGCTCGACGTGTTACAAGACAAACAGAATGTTAGGTCTGCATCGCATTACTTAAACGTGATGCAGATGCGCTCACGACTAAATTGCCACCGGAATTCACAATTATGGGTTTTTAAAACTGATATAGCTGATGATGTAATTAATCAACTCGTTAACGATAATCACCAAAGCAATGATACTATTCTCGTTGAGTTAATTAAACAAAAAGGTATACAAATTTAACGTTGAGTTATCTTATTTTTTGCAGCAAGCTCAGTGTAGTAGACAGGATTAAATTATGTATACATCACAGCCCGACGAGTTTAGAGTTAGCGGACTTACAACCACTGCTGTCTTTACTCTAAACTATTTTCTCAAACAGTTAGATATTGTTTTACATAACGTAGAAATCGATGTTAATAGCACTGATTTTGATAACGGCATTATGATGTCACCCTATAGTGTTCGCCGAGAGACATCTGTGAAGTTGACTATCGGTACGCCTTGTGATTTAGACAATACTGTAAAAAACGTATCAGACCTATTAAAAGATCTCGATAATCTTAAAAAAATTAAAAACGACCCGGATCTACGAGATCAATACGAGCAGCTGCTTATGGTAGCCACCGTAAAAGAGATGTAAATATGTCAAGAATATCAATCGAGCAGCTTAAAGAATTTTCTAACTTAAACAATACCCCAGTCACTTCGATGCACGACATTTTTAACAATGCACTCGAAATACAAAATTCACAGGATTCAGAATCTAAACTACTGGCCATTTTTTGGTCTCTTCGGCGTACAGACTCAGTGTCAGATAGTCACTGCGCTCCCGCGGGCGCTGAGTCTAACTTCTGTAATCCGTCAAAACATTCCGGATGGTACGGAAATGTTTCTTTAATATACTCAGACCGATCTTCTAGTAGCCGACTTGCAAATACCCCTGTGCACTTAGGAACAGGCGGGTATGGATTGTATAGCGTTACTGGCGGTTCAGGAGGGTCGTTAACACTTGTGCCAGAGTTTAATATGCTATCGGGAGTCCGGCGGCAGGTTGTTACGTCAACAGATAAAAAGGAATATAGAAAAGAGTTTAGTAAATTTTTATCAGACGAGCAGATCAAGACAATCGAAACGCTCTACCCACTTTCGTACGTTGCTAGTATATTTCTAAGTGACTTTCCGGATATAGATGAAGAGCAACACTATGTCTTAGAACATCTTAAAAACACCCTCGAAGGAAATTCGCAATTTCAGAAATTCTACACAGGGTTCGTAGCAGTTGACAAGTTTCGCAACTTACTTGATTCGATTCGACAAAATATGTTAATTTCGGATAGCGCTAAAGGTCTTGCACTTTCGCATGAGTAATTTTAACGATATCCACAGTGCGCTAAGCCGCTTTGTTCATGAGAATGCTTTTACAAATATCGTGATAAAAGAATATCCTGTTAGCTATACATCACTAACGGCCGATGTTATAATTGTCACTAGTGACCAATCGTTAGTTAAAACGTTCGACACTGATGTCGACGGGTTTAGTATACGAATGCACAAATATGTTGAATTTAGTAAAGACATAGAGCACATAGCTAGTACATTAGAGGGGTACTACTCACTTGCAGCACAGACGCTAATTAGTCATTACGAAATTATTAAAACAATTTCAAAAAACAAAAACCAAATCTCCCCACTATACGGATGCATTTTACAGCTAGTTGCTGACCCGGGGGGAGTTTTTGGCGAGAGCGAAGAAGCAGTATTTCACGTTCTAGTTAACGGGCAGAGTGAAGCGACCGACGTCATCATTGATGCCCGAACATACAATACTGAGTACATGCAACGGTGTTTAGAAATGCTATACGAAAGCGCAACACTGTAAGCATACTCAACTACAAACAGAATTAAGGTTGGTGCGCCGAGAATTATAGCACCGCGTAATGTTGTCAAACAAGATGATCGATGCGCAATCCGTTTGTCTGTTAACGGGCTAGCAACACTATCCTTAACCGGACGATGACTGTGGTAATGCGCAGTTTGTTGTTAGTGAAAAAATCGCAGCATTTGAGCCCTATGAAAACCACGCAGTCACCTGAAAGTGGTTTCTTAAAAATCGTAGCGGCATGGGTTAGGTACAGAGCCCAAGGGCGAAGCTGCAAAAGTCCGCTGGCAATCACTGTGGTGAAGGCAACTCGCATGAAGTCTCCTCACATTAGGTCACCCCTTTACTAGGGTGACCTATGGCTCAACAATCTGCATGAATATCTCTCTTATACTATACTTGTACTAAATTCTGTTCTGTCTAACAATATCAATCTTAACAAACTACGAGCGGCGTTAGCTGCGAGTATGATGAGCTTGCTCATCACTTAAGGGTTCGACAATATTGTTAATACCTATTAGAGCTATAGAAACATATGTTAGGTTTCTATATAGGAAATGGCTAGCTCTGGCTTTATGCTACACAAACACTAAAACAAAGAGGTTTAATATATGAACACACAGAAATCAATCCCATCTAACATTACATTTAAATATCGAGTACGAACCGACGGTAACCCTATCACTTTTGTTGACACTACTAATAACGGTGCTAACCCGTTTGAGTGGAAAGATGTAACAACCGAAGATATTTTTAACAACAAGCGCGTTGTAGTCTTTAGCCTTCCGGGTGCGTACACACCAACATGTAGTACGTCACACCTACCTAGATATGAAGAACTGTACAACGAAATCCGCGAGCTAGGTGTAGACGAAGTGTATGTTATTAGCGTTAACGACACCTTTGTTATGCGCCGGTGGATGATCGATCAGGGGGCGAAAAATGTCAAGTTTATCCCCGACGGTAACGGTGAGTTTACTAATGCAATCGGCATGCTAGTTTGCAAGAACAACCTAGGGTTCGGTAACCGGAGCTGGAGATATTCCATGGTTGTCGACAACGGTGTTGTTGAGAAAGAATTCGTAGAGCCTGGCAAAGAGGACAACTGTCCAACAGACCCATTTACAGTATCAGATGCAGACACCATGGTACAGTACTTGAAACAGGTTGCTAATAGCTAACCTACGTAGGAGCTGCTGAGAGGAGATTTATTTGCTATTTTTCAAAAATATTTGCCAAATTCGGTCGACTCTCATCAGCTAACTCTGTTACTATATACACATAGACAACAAAGACACAAAGGTACACAACATGAATGACATCGTTAACAAACTTAGTGCTGCGCTGTATGAAACCGACCCAGCTGGTACTTATTGTAACTGCAACGATGTCACCGACGAATACGACATCGAAGCCGCGACAATTGTGGCACTGTACGGCAACAATCCTACTGCTGATGAAGTGTTCTCGCTGCTGTGTGCTAAATTTGACGTTCGTGTTGTTGATTTTGACAAGTGTGCAACTGTTGCAAACATGATCAAATAATAAGATTAACGAGGAACCATGACATACCTAGTAGGTGACAATTGCATAAAATGCAAGTATATGGACTGCGTAGAGTCTTGTCCGGTGGACTGTTTTTACGAGGGAGAAAACACCCTCGTAATTAATCCCGACGAGTGCATCGATTGCGGATTATGCGAGCCAGAGTGTCCAGCTGGCGCTATTTTTCCAGACACAGACACTCAACAAGATATCGACAAATGGACAGAGATTAATAGCAAGTACAGCTCGATCTGGCCGAACATTACTAAAATTAGAGAAGAAGACCGATTCGAAGATCGTGACAAGTGGGATGGAGTCGAAAACAAATTTGAAAATTACTTCTCACCTAACCCGGGCAAGGGCGATTAACTATGTGCACAGTGTACGTTGATTCCGAAATTGTTGAGTTTGCAAACTTGCATGGTGTTAGCGTACATTCGGGTATGCAACACTTAGCTAGACGATTAGAGTTTGAATGCAACATAAACATCGAGTTAGTTGATTCGGAATTTTACGAAGCTACATGCGGTGAAAGTGACGAAGGGCCAGATACATATTCGATCGAAATATCAGAGTGTGTTCTGGAACACGGAATTGATTATTTTTTAGAAACGCTTGTACATGAAACTGTCCATGTAAAACAGTTTGCAAAAGGTGAACTTCGGGTAATTGGATCGACTTACTATTATAACGATGTTGAGTACAAATTTACTGCAACATCAATTGAGGAATACAAACAGCTCCCGTGGGAAGAAGAAGCGTACCGACTTGAAAAATCACTAAGTGAAGAGATAAAAAAGCTGGCTTAAGCCAGCTTTTTTTTAACCTTTACACTCTTCAGCGTGTGGGTTATCGAAGCAAGGAATTTTAGCTGTTTCTGTTTTACAACCAGTAAGTGCAAGACCGGTAACTGCAATAACAGCTGCTAGTACGAATGCTTTAATTTTGTTAGCCATGGTTTTCTCCTAATTAGTTTATGTGTAAGTTACACAACATTATTTATCACAGAGGCTATATGATTCTAGAATAAATAAATGTAACTAAGGAAAAATATCATGGCACGACAACTAATTAACATCGGAACAGGGCCGAACACAGGCACAGGCACTCCACTGCGAGAATCGTTTGATAGAATAAACCAGAACTTCGAAGAACTATACGGGGCTTCAACTATTGACACTAAATTGCAGATTGTCGAATTCGGAATCGAGGCTACTGAGCCTAACACTGACATTAATTTATCTACCACTGGTAGTGGTGCTACTTCGATATCGAAACTCCGACTCGGTAACACGCGCACGATCGACGATCCAATTGGAGCAGTAGGCGACAAAGAAGGTGACGTAGCGTGGGACTCAAACTTCTTTTATGTGTGCATTAACAATTATGATGGTATAAGTAATATCTGGCGTAGAACTCCGTTAGACGCATGGGGAATCTAAGGAGGCACTATGTTACCGCAGTGGATAACAAAATCCGGAAACTTAGGTACTATAGAAGAACGACAGTTCTACAAGTTCGAGCTCGAAGCAGATAATACAAACTCGTTTCGCTTAATATCCGGTCGACTGCCCGACGGCATGTCGTTACGCGAAAATGGAGTGATCGACGGTGTTCCTAACGTAACAAACTTACTGAAAGGAGTACCGTTTGACGTATCGGAATCGGTTACGAGTACTTTTGTTGTACGAGCAACAAGTTCAGCCGGTGTTAACGACCGAACATTTAGCTTAACGGTATCTGGACAAGACAAGCCGTCGATATTAACGCCAGGTCCTAACCTAGGTGAGTTCATCGAAGGTACTACAGTTAGCATAGACATTGTTGCTGAAGATTTAGATAACGATCCACTTAATTGGAGAGTAGCAGCTGGCAGCTTACCACGCGGGTTAAGCTTAGACCAGTCGACTGGTGTTATTTCTGGTTTACTCGAACCGCTCCCGGGAGAAGATAGCCGGACTGCTGGGTATGATGCAACAAAATTCAGTGAATTTGAATTCGACTTTGGATCTCAGAGTGTTAGTAAGCGGTACTTCTTTGCTATTAGTGTGTCAGATGGTAAAGATACTGTGCAGCGAAACTTCTCTATATTTGTTCACAGCCGTAACACATTCATAGCCGATAGTACTGCTATAACTGCAGACACTTCGTTTATAACAGCCGACCAAACTGTATACAGAAGTCCTGTGTTACTTAATACGAATCGCGACTTAGGTCAAGTATTTCATGACAACTATTTTTCGTATAAGTTTAGCGGATTAGACTTTGACTCGAGTCAGCTCAATTACGAGATTCAAGCTAACAGCTCAGAATACAGCTTACCACCCGGTCTAAGCTTAGATCCAAAAACAGGCTGGTTGTACGGGTACATATCGTATCAGTTCCGAACTGAAAAAGTATATCGCTTCCGAGTACGTGTTGTAAAAGTCGATAGTCCTGACTATGCTAGCAACTGGGTGGAATTTAAACTAGTAGTCCTAGGTGAAAGTAGCAGAGACATTACATGGGAAACACCGGAAGATTTAGGAACAATCTACACCGGTGACGTGAGTACACTACAAGTAGTTGCTAAAGACGCGTCGAATCGAAATCTTCAATACTACCTAGGAGTCCCTCAAGCACTATCTGAGCTAGGCTTTGCTGATGTTAGTCCAGTATACGATGCAAGTGCAGTCGGGTTTGATAACAGCTTTTACGACCAATACGGATTCGATTTTAGTAGTAATGTAGATACTAGTGTGCCGCATTATTCATTGCCGCAGGGACTAAAGTTTACGGCAGACGGTATGTTAGTAGGTCGGGTTAACTTTGCAGCGTTTAGTCTCGACGGCGGCAAGACGACTATAGACAAGACTACTGCAAATTATTCTAATACCGAATTCGATGCTGTGTACAAGTTTCAAGTCACTGCTGCTAACCCGAGTAAAACAGTAATTTCACGGCGTGAGTTTACTGTACGAGTAGCTAAACGTTCAAACGAACCGTATGAAAATTTGTTCGTCCGGGCATTTCCTACGTTACAGTCTCGGAAGTATTTCGAGACCTTAGTAAACAACGCAGATATCATAAAACCTAGCTACGTTTATCGAAATAACGATTACTATTTTGGTAGGCAAAGCGATATTCGTATGTTGGTACTACCTGGTGTTACTGCTGAAACAGCAGCAACGTTTGTAGAAGCAATGGAAACCCACCATTATAACAAAACATTAAAGTTCGGCGGCGTTAAAGTTGCAAAAGCAAAAGATACTAACGGCAACGTATTATACGAAGTTGTGTATTTTGATGTTATCGACGATATAAAAAATATAGAATACACACATCAACTTCCTATAAATTCTAGACTGCAAGCTGGTCAGTCAGTAGTGTATCCTAACTCTCTCTCAAATATGATCCGCGTTATAAAAGATCAAGTCGGTATTAATACTACATCAGCATTCCCGTTATGGATGACAACAAAGCAAGACAGCGGTTCTGTTTTAGGCTGGATCCCTGCTGTTGTTGTTGCATACACAAAGCCTGGTTGCGGTGAACTGGTAGCGTACAACATATCTAATTCAGATTTTGATATCAAGCAAATAAGCTTCGAAATTGACCGATATATCTGGGACAATGACATGACCCAGAACTTTGATAAAACGTTACGAGAATACTATGAATCAGCCGAGACTAAATTTGACGTTAAGAATACAGCAACGTTTACAGTATCAGAGTCGGATTTTGTGTCGTTCGGATGGGAACCAGCTGAGGTATTAGATAGTTCTTATGACGGCGATTTTGAAGACAGTGAAGTTATATTTGAACCACTAGATGTTATTAACGGCTGGGAGATTGGAGAAGTAAGAGAAGGGGCGTCTATTACTAGTAGATTTACAATGCCTAAGCCAGTGGCTAATCCCGCAGGTGTTATTGTGCATGTAGACGGAGTAGCTCTTGCTTCTAGTGCATACACGGTTAGCGGTAACAGCATTACTATCGTTGAGTCTGTTATCGAAATAGGATCAATAGTCCATATTGAAGCAACTGAATTTGCTCCAAGTACATCGCAAACAACGTTCGACAATAACACTACTCGATTTATTTCCGGCTCGTATAGCTACAGAGACAAAGACTACGGTGATAAATACTTAAAATTCCCAAATACCGGAGTACTTAATTAATGAGCACTATCAATCCAAACAGCATTGATACAACATATCCTATAGCAGGACAAGACAACGATAGCCAAGGCTTTCGAGATAACTTTACAAACATTAAAACAAACTTTGCTAATGCAAAGACTGAACTTGAAGATTTACAATCTAAAGTAATGCTAACGCAGGGCCTTGCTGGCGACACTTCGTCTCCGTTTGTGAACGACGGCCGAGGCTCGGTTATATTACGAGACTTTAAACTGCAGGATATTAGTGAAGCATTTGTAGACCACGGAACGTCAGCTGGCCAAGTTGTGCTAAGCTTCGAAGAGTCGCCGTACCAATCGCTACTACTGTCAGCTGACGTTAGTTTGAGCTTTACTAACTTCCCAGATGCTGGCAACGTTGGCCAGATGTACATCGAAGTGCAAGTAAGTGATGTAAGTCATGGAGTTATTTTAGACCATAGCTTGTACACATTCCTGGGCGAGGAAAACATTGCAGGATATCGACTTGTAAGTAGTAGTACAGGACGAATTTCATTTAGTCAAACTGGTACATATGTGTTTAAAGTTGTAACAACTGACGGCGGAACTTCATTTGTAATCACTGAAGAGACTAACAGAACAAAGAAGGTTGACTTTAGGTCAATCACTTCAAGCGTCGGAAGCCCGGGCGACAAAAAAGGCGACTTTGCTGCTGACGAATCGTATCTGTATTTGTGTAAAGTCGACTACAACGGTACAACTGATATCTGGACTAGGATAGCGCTTCCGACAACTACTTGGTAAAAAATAGTTGACCTAGGTCAACTATTTTGCTATACTGCTAATGTAATTCTTAAAGGAGATATATGAGCAACGTTAGCAATGAAAGTAACAACGAAAGCAATTTTAATAAAGTAGTCGAGTTCATGACAACATTTGGTCAAGAAGTAAACTCTGCCCCTACTTGGCCGAGTGAAGAAATCCAGTCTTTACGTATCGAGCTAATTAAAGAAGAGTTCAGTGAGTTATGCACTGCAATCGTCGACCGTGATATAGTTGAGGTAGCAGATGCATTAACTGACATTTTGTACGTGGTCTACGGTGCTGGTGCCGCATTCGGGATCAATCTAGACGAGTGCTTTAGCGAAGTGCATAAAAGTAATATGTCAAAACTCGGACCCGATGGTAAGCCGATATATCGCGAAGACGGTAAAGTAATTAAAGGTCCGGACTATTTCCAACCTGATTTAAATAAGGTACTACTCCATGCATCCGTTACTCAACGACATAAATGATTTAACCATTGACCAGTTAAGCGATAAAATTAGCGAGATTGACAAACGTATTTTGTTTTATTCTATGCAATCCGGGATATTCGATTCGACACAGATTCTGTCTCAGCTACAACAAATTAAAGACGCGTATGTCGAAAAGTTTAGCGAAAAATCTAAGCAACAGCTCGAAGGATTGTCTAAGAATAACAAAGGCAATGCAAAAGATGTAGTAGACATAGATGATCCAAGATAAGTACCATCGAACTGTTTATTCTGAATCTGAGCTAGTGGATGCGTTGTACTGCAATCCTAGTCTAGACCTGTCGGATGTGAATGTAGTCGAATCTAGATACAATTACGCAGTAGAAGAGTTATATAGCAGTCTTCCACTTTTAGCAGAATATGTTGCTGATGTAGGAGATGTTGGTATGTTCCACGCAAGTATGCAATCAAAGTGGAATATGCCTGCAGAGTATAAAGAGTTTGACATCGTTGAACATGTTGTGTCTTTGTGCACAACAGAATGCGAGTTGATTAGAGTTAAAGACGAACTTATAATGTTCTTAGATCGCGGCTTTGAGTCTCTACTTAAGTTCTTGAAGTTCTTCGTTGACGAATGCAAGAAGCGTAATATAGTATTAGGAGTCGGGCGCGGTTCGAGTGTTTCGAGCTACGTTTTGTATTTACTCGGTGTACACCGAGTAAATTCTATAGAATACGGGCTAGACATTAACGAATTTTTGAGGTAACACATTAATGGGAAAACTATACAGAACAGCAAACGGTAAGCAAATTGACATCGAAGCACTCCGTTTGAAAAACGAAAATACAGCCGCAGTAGGAAATATGCGAGTTAACGCCCGCGGCGATGAACTAACACCAGACGGTCGTGTAATTAAGAACCGCAGCGAAGCTGTAGCTGACAACTATTACAACCTACACACTGCAGTTCCTACTGACGACGACATTGTCGAAAGTTCATACACTAATGCTGCACAAGCAGATGTAGACGACGAGCCTGCTGAGCAAAGTTCCCAAGTCGACAATGCTCCTGCAGAAGCGACAAACGAGCCAAGCTTGAGTAAAACTACTGCAGCACAGCAGACTAAAGAAACAACTGAAGTAAAGTCAACACGCGAGCGTAACCGATCAATTACTGGAGTTAAACGTCTATGAACGAGTTTGCATCCTTAGGCGGTCGCGAACGGTTTACGAATGCAGTGCACGGAAATATCCGTGCACTGGGCAATAACATTATTGTCGACAAGATGAACTTCGGTGAACGTAAAACCACCGGGGGCATTGTGCTAACGTCTGATGACGGTAAAGATTCGGGGATTCGACCGCGTTGGGCACAAGTGTATGCAGTCGGGCCTGAACAATCAGATGTTAAAGTAGGACAGTGGATCTTAATCGAGCACGGTAGATGGACTCGAGAGTTTACTGTTATCGGCGACGACGGAGTTGAGCGTGTTCTACGCCGAGCTGACCCAGAAAAAGTGCTTGCTATCTACGACGACGAAGGTGATCCGCCTGACAACTATTTCGGAGCATACTAATGGCTACACATGGTATGATTGACTTAGAAACAGTTGACGTAACGCCGTCAGCTGTTATACTAACACTTGGTGCAATTAAGTTTGATCCATTTTCGCTAAGCGAACCGCACACTGGATTGTATCTCAAGCTTGATATAAGCGAGCAGCTTGCAGCAGGTCGAACAGTTAGTAACGACACTATCGATTGGTGGGCAGAGCAGCCAGAATCTGTAGTCAATGATGCGTTTTATAACGAAGACACAGTTTCGATGGAAGATGCTGCTGCACAGATTAATAAGTGGCTAGTTGGCCTCGATCGAGTATGGGCACAAGGAGTTGCATTTGATATCCCTATTCTCGAAAGTTTCATGCAGTCAGCAGGATCAGGCGTTAATTTTGACTTTTGGAATGTACGCGACAGTCGGACAATCTTAGCAGCAATGCCGAAAGATCCTAGAAAGGACATGCAACAAGATCTTCACAATGCACTTGCTGATGCGTACTATCAAGCAGTTGCTCTTCAAAAATCCCTTAAACATTTAAACATCACTAAGATTTAACATTGGAGTTTCAATGAACACACTTTGGATCGAAAAGTATCGGCCGGCAGATGTCGACGGGTACGTATTCACTGATGATCGTCAACGACAGCAGATTAACAAATGGATTAGTTCGGGGGACATTCCCCACTTGTTACTAAGCGGTAATGCAGGTGTTGGTAAGACTACACTAGCTAAGATCTTGATCAACCAGCTAGGAGTAGATAGTGCAGACGTGATGGTTGCAAACGCGTCAAAAGAAGGCCGGAAGATCGAGTGGCTCAATGACAAACTAATCGGTTTTTGCCAAACTATGCCATTTGGCAAATTTAAGGTAGTATTACTCGACGAAGCAGACTACCTTAACCCGCAAAGCGTACAACCAGCACTTCGTAATCTAATGGAAGAATACAGTCATAGTGTTCGTTTTATTTTAACGTGCAACTACCCTAATAGGATCATTCCAGCGTTGCATAGTCGATGCCAAGGTATGCACATTGAAAAAATTGATAAGCAAGAGTTTACTGCGCGTGCGGCTACTGTTCTTATTAGTGAAGGCATCACCGATTTTGACCTAGACACACTCGATGCATATGTAAAGGCAACCTATCCGGATTTAAGAAAGTGCATTAACAACTTGCAGCTTAACTCAATTGACGGGAAGCTATTATCTGCATCTGACTCTAGCTCTAACAGTTCAGACTACAAAATCGAGCTCGTTGAGCTGTTTAAAGCTGGAAAAGTCCGAGAGGCTCGGAAACTAGTTTGCTCACAAATGCGCCCCGAGGAAGTTGATGATGTGTTCCGGTGGCTGTATGACAACTTGGAACTCTTTAGTACTACCGAAGAAGGTCAAGATCAAGCAATTCAGATTATTGCTAAAGGATTGCGTAATGTTCCTCTAGTATCTGATCAAGAAATTAACCTTGCTGCAACATTGTGCGAGCTAGCATCAATAGGCTAACCGAATGCAAGCAGAACCAATTGAGCTGAGCTACGTAAGACTGCAAGAACTTGCACTTGCAGTCTTAGCTTACAATAAAATGCGTACTAGTGCAGCGCCTCTAGCCCAACAAGCGGAATCAGTTGTTGTCCGAGAGATAATTAGAGAATTCAGATTTAATCCTAACTATTGTCAGTCAGAAGCGTTTGCGCATCTAATGTCAATTGCGACTGATGTCTTAGACAGTTATAACCATCAAGTCATGATAGCTGCGTTAACTAAAGATACAACTGCTCGAACACCGAATTCCTTACTAAGGCCATGGCTGCAGTTTCGAAAATTAGCTAAACAGACATCATCGGTAATATCGTGGGATAATGTCCGCAGAAATCTAGACACGTTAGTTAGTGTCCAGCGCGAAGCAGCATATTCGGTAATACGACAAAACGAAGTTACTCCGTTTATTCCTAATATCGACTTCTCGAAACCGTTTGACATGTATGTTGTTAATAATACTATTGCGCTAGAAGCACAACCGCCTCTAGTATGTCTTCTTAAACACCCAGATGCTTGCTTAAGTGCCCGACTAGTTAGTTCAGCAGCTGATAAAGTATCTCGGGCAAACTTTTCTTTATCGAAAAAAATAAAAATAAACCCAGAGTGGTTGACTCAGCTGGAAGATTCTGCTATTGTTCATATGATGTTTAAAAACACTCCTATTAATTTTTTACTAACTGACTTTGAGGCTGTATCATGAAAAAGATTCTAATCGCAGCTAGTGTAGCGATAGCATTGAGTTCGCAGCCAGTTGCAGCCGACATGCTAGATGATGTAACTCCGATGATTAACAAAGGAATGATGAACTGGTTCATGGGCCAGTGGTGCGGCTACGATCAGTTAGCAGAAGATGCTGGCCTAGCATTTGTGAGCTCGCTACGGGCACGGTATATTGCTGTCAATGGCCCAGCCTCTGCAGCAGAGGTTGATGCAGTTATTAACTTAGCACTAAATCGGTTAATAACTGCCGATAACGCATTTCGCGAGTTAGACGCAAGCATGTACGATATTAGTGCAGCTGAGTGCGAACGTTTCCTTGAGGATGCACCTAAGCTTAAAGCACTAGCGTTTGAACTTCAAAAACACCTGTGAGTAATTACATTGTATAACCTACATGAAAAAGTGATCCTAACTGACGTCGACGGAGTTCTACTAGATTGGGAATATTCGTTTACAATGTGGATGCAACGCCACGGATTTGAGCGCAACAAAGGTAGCGAAATCCTTTACACTATTTTTAATCGCTACAACTTGAATCAAGATGAGGCGTTGCGTTACATTAGGATGTTTAACGAAAGTGCAGCAATCGGCTTCTTACCACCTATGCGAGATGCAATTAAATATGTCCGTAAGCTTCATGAAGAGCACGGATACATCTTTCATGCTATTACTAGCTTAGGATTAGACCCGAGCAGCTACGAATTGCGAAAGCGTAATCTAGAAACTGTGTTTGGAAAAGGGGTATTTGAGAAAGTAGTATGTGTTGATACAGGCGCATGCAAGCGCAACGCTCTATTGCCGTATACGGATTCTGAGTGTCTTTGGGTTGAAGACAAGCCGGAAAATGCTGACGTCGGAGTTGAACTTGGACTTAAATCGGTGCTAGTTTCGCACCCTTATAATCAATCGTACAAAGGCCTTGCAACTGTTGTAAATACATGGAAAGACATATACTATTATCAAACTGCAGGAGGAATTAATTGAATATAGGTGTAATTCACGATTGTAAATCTGATTTTGATCGATATTGTGCTGAAAATCCAGACTTGTCTTATATAGGGCACTGGAACGAATCATGGTCTGATACTATGTTAAATTCAGACATTCTCAATAACAACGACGGAAAGATATTTGAAATTCGGCTAAGCTACAACAACAGTTTCGATGATATACTTAAACTGCCTAATACTCGCATTATTAAAATTTTGTCAGACTCATGTTCGGATGATCAGAATTTACACCACTGTTCGCTTGCGTCGACAATTGTCGATTATCGATCTATTGTTGCTTCCCAAAAAAGCGGAGCACATATCACTACAGTTGGTAGGGTAGGGTCTCATATACTTTCAGACTTCCTTAAAGTCGGCTTTTCGCACGAACACAAGTATAGCGTTTTAAAAGAATACGCAACAATATATACAATTGTCCGTGAGTCTTTCTTGGAAACTGTAGCAAGTAACATTATAATCGAACAACTCGACTTTAAGTCAAAGTTTGAAATTGATGAAGATGATCGTTTCTTGACCGCACTACCGACTGTTAATTGGTCGTTAGCAGAAGTTACAAAACGCTTTTCTGACATTAAGTACTTTTACGACTTGTATGTATATCTGTCGTTTAATAATGTTAACGTGTTGTATACTACATACGAAGAGTTCGCTCCTTTCTATAATGCAGTTAAACCCAAGTATAAAAAACATCCGTATAACAAGTCAGATATCATTGAAGATTATCATGAGCTAGCCGAATACGTTAACAATGAAATCCAACCAGCTCATAAAGTGTTATTACAGAATCTAAATACACATCTTGTACGATTAGATCTAGTAAAACATTAAAATTATCAAATTAGCATATTCATTCCCCGTAAATTTCTAGTATTTTTTCTACAACAGGATGTCGTTCGATATCCTTTTTTGCAAACTGTACTAGTTTTATCAAGCTCGAATCATCAGAATAGCGCAATTGAAAGTCAAGCAGACCGTTATTATTGTTAGCCCGGTCTGCTTGGTCGATATCACCGGTTGCGACTATTTTACTTCCTTCACCTAAGCGGGTTAGTAGCATTTTCATTTGGCCTGGTGTGGCATTTTGCATCTCGTCGGCGATGATCCAAGAGTGCTTAAAAGTTCTACCTCGCATATATGCTAGTGGAGCTACCTCGATAACGCGTTCTTCTAACATAGTTGCTATTTCGGCGGGAGTAAAATATTCTTCAAAAACATCAAAAATAGGGCGAGTCCATGGCTCCATTTTTTGATTTAAATCACCTGGCAAGAAGCCGTGTTTTTCGTCGTCGACGGTAACAGCTGGCCTTGTGATAACGATCCTTGCAACTTTTCCTTCTTTTAGTTGCTTTATACCGGCTAACGTCGCTAATAATGTTTTACCTGTACCAGCTGGTCCTATACCGAAGCATATATCAATATCTTCGTTGAGTAAATAGTTGGTATATGTTTCTTGTGATAAGTTTCTAGGTATGATATCAATATGTGTTTTGCGGCGAATAGCGGGGATCTTTGGTGATTCTTGTGTAGCGTGGTTGTGTTTTGTAGACAAAATAACCTCCGGCACTGTCTAATAGATTTTACTAATCTATAAATATTTAGCACTAATTTATATCGGAGTGAAAGTGAAAATATTAATTTGCGGACTACCCGGAAGTGGAAAGACGTACCTAGCAGAAAAGTTAGCAACACAATTGAAGTGTGCGTGGTACAATGCCGACGAGCTTCGGAAAATGGCAAACGACTGGGACTTTTCTCGTAGCGGCCGTATACGACAGTCGCACAGGATGAAAACTATTGCCGATTTTGAACGTCAGAATTCTAGAACTGTGATATGCGATTTTGTATGTCCTACAGTAGAAACTCGGAATATATTCGACCCTGACTTCATTGTGTGGATGGATACTGTTAGTACTTCACGATTTGATGATACTAATAAAGTCTTTGTCCCAGTGTCTGACGCACATGTTCGGGTTACTAGTTGGCTCACTGACTTGGAGGTAGAAGATCTTGCTAATCGAATCAAGAAAGAAATCGTTGTATAAAACGCTATCGTGGCGAATTGTTGGTAGCATGCTAACTGCTAGTCTCGGGCTGATGCTTAGTAATAGTGTAACTATTGCTAGTGGTATTTTTATAGTAGATTTTGTAGGCAAGAGTATTCTGTACTACGTACACGAGCGACTATGGAGTAAGATTCATGTTTGATCATAATAAAGAAACTGCGCAAATGTTAGGTCGATTCCAGCCATGGCACGATGGTCATACTGCGTTATTTAAAGCAGCTTACAACGAAGTGGGCCAGGTATGCATTATGTGCAGATCAGTTCCAGTAGACTCGGAAGCAAATTCAAGAGTTCCTGGGCAAGTAGACAATCCGTTTACATTCGAAGACGTTAAGTCACGAATAACACAAGCGCTTAATAAGGAAGGGTTTGAGCACGGCAGAGAATATATTGTACTGCAAGTGCCGAATATTGTTGATATCAGTTATGGCCGCGATGTTGGTTATACATTTACTCAACATCACTTAGGCGATGATGTCCATTCTATATCAGCAACTGCTATCAGGAAACATATGCGAGAATCTGGCTATATTAAATAAGCGACCAACTAAACATTTCTCCAAACTTTTTCCGCAAATATGACATTCGACTGCCGTATAGTAATAGATTCTCACATGTATCCTTTGCCGAAAAGATGTCACCGATAGGATGCTTAATACGTTCGTCGATGCCGATTATATGTTGCGATTGTATGTAATTTCTATGCATTTCTTGCAGCTGATCGATATTTATTAAATACTCACTTGGTATTAGTTCGGTAATTACATCAACGATCTGAAATAAAATTTCAGATATATGGACAATTTTTTGCCCATGTGCGTTTGCAACATGTAAATTATTTTGGTTAAATTTGCAAAATAGTGAGTCTAGATGATTGTCTATTAAGTACGACATACACTCTGCCCGCGAATCAAAACTCGACATGTCACTCCAGTGTTTTATCTTTTCGTTAAATTTGCCAGTAAGGCCTAAGTTATCGGGGACCTTGGTATAAACATTAGCAAAAACCCAATATTCGTATCCTGTTATATCTATGTAGACTTCTTTAGTAGGAAAAACCTCGATGCGATTCAATAGCTCTGTAACGTAACCGGATGAGTTTTCAAACTCAACTTCTGCGCAATCATGGAAGTCGTGATACTTTATAATAGGCCGGGTCATGTGAGGATCTAACAGTAACGAGTTAGCACTGTTAGCGTTTACATGAATAATGTTATAGCGGTTGTTGTGCGCAGTACCATCTGGTGTTAAAGGGTCTACGACTTCTTTAAAAATTCTGGAATCGCATAATTGTATACAGTGTGCTAAAAAGCTGCCGCATGCTCCAGTTAAATACGATATTGCATACATTGGTTGCATAAATAGATTTAAACTCCTAAAAACAATATTTATTATACACTATTCAATAGAGATTACCATGAAAAGAATATTTTTCACCGGAATTCCGGGATCGCGATGGTCGGGCATTGCTCAAATAATTGAATCTACTGGGTTGTTTGATATTAGCGACCGAACACCTAGTAGACAATACATACAAAATAATTTTACAGGGCATCAGGGTAGCTACTTCGGTACTGATATGGAATTTCCTGTAAGTCTAAACGAAAATACTTTAAATGCACCGTTCGATGATAGAAATTCAAAGGCAAAATATCGGTTGCTTAAAAGTCACGAATGGTCGACATTTCTAGACCGTATTAAGACTAAGTTTCCTAATGAGTCTATTGTTATTGTATACCGAAACGTTAAAGATAGTTATACCTGGTGGAAACAGGCTGGTGGGTTTGATATAACTTACCCTAACTATTCTGCATATGTAAACAACAACCATATGAAGGAAACAATGTTACGCGACACAGAAGAGTATTTTAAGTTTGCTGCTAAAAACAATTTAGTGTGGGAGAAGTTTACAAAAGAGTGGGTTGAAACACATTTTGGTGCAATAGACGATTTTGACGAGTCGTTATACAGTGATGTTTATATCGCTGCATGGAACTTGTAACGCTAAATACAGTAAATAAAGAGTATTATATGGACCTTAAGCAAATAATTAAAAACACAAAAGACATATATATGACAGACACTATGCTCGAGTATCTATTAGACTTTGAGCGGGTACTAGATGAACTTGATGTCTATGTGTTCGATAACTGGAAACATGGCGAGATTATTGCTGGCCCAGTCTTTTCGAAATATTTTGTCAACGTAACAATAATGTGGCCTTACGCTAAAATGCCAGATCCGGACGTTGTGTCTAGGCTAGATCAGTACGGTATCACATGTGACTATAATAAAGACAAACTAGATGTAGTTCAGAAAGGAAAAAAACAACAGATAGATATTTGGACAGTAGAAATATCTATGCCTAAGAAATTAATGTATGATATCCAACAAGGTTCGATTGAAGTCGAAGGCGAGACAATCGATATTGAAGATCTGGATGTTGCGTACGAACAGAATTTAGACGATGAGACTCAGGAATTCGACGATGAAAACCAACAATAATATGTTAACTGAAGGCTTGCAAAAAGGCGATCTATCTAAGTTAGTGCGCAACGAGATACATATCGACGAGTACAGCAGTAAAATGGGCGAAGACCGAGATGTTATCACTGTTAGCTTTAAAGTGTCAGGTATGTTACCTGCAAAAGACTTGGTAGACTTTATCGAGCGAGGATACAGTTTTGTACTCGATGCTGATGTAGCAGCCGGCGAGTTATCCGACGGTGACTACTTAGTGTTTGTTGAATTCGAAAGAACACCAGAATTTCCAGCCCATATGAAATCAATTTTATACGGCGTTAGGAACTTAGCTAATATAGATAACTGGGAATTTTCGTACAAAGGCGGCGAAGCGATTCCGTGCAGTACCCGAGTGATAACAGCAACAGTGCCGTTGACTGCAGACGAGTACGATGTCGAAAATAACGTGGATGCTGGAAGCGACACTAACGATGCTGATGATTTAGCTGATGACACATTTAAAGAAAACTTAAATAAGTTTAAAGACATTGCACATGTACCACAACATAAAACAAAAAGTAAATCGTTTGATTTACACAATAACCCGATTATTAATTACTACAGAACGTCCAGGTAACGATATGAAACTGTCAACTAATTTTACCCTAGCAGAGTTTACGAAGAGTCAAACTGCACTTCGTCTAGGCATAGCTAACACAATGCCTCGAGAACACAAAGACAATGCTATACTGCTAGCTAAACACGTCTTACAACCGGTGCGCGAGCATTTCGGGATCACAGTAATCAACTCGGGGTATCGTAGTAAGCAATTAAATAAAGCCATTGGCGGCTCGAACACAAGCCAGCACTGTTCTGGCGAAGCAGCCGATATCGAAATCCCCGGTGTATCTAACCTAGATGTTGCTAAGTGGATTAGCGAGAACTTAGAGTTTGACCAGCTGATCTTAGAATTTTACAGCGACAGTGATCCAGCAGCCGGTTGGGTCCACGTGAGCTACACAAGCAACAATAACAGGAACCAAGTTTTAACAGCCGAATCGGTTAACGGAAAAACAGTTTACAAGGCAGGACTAGGTTAATGGCGTTACGTATTAAACTAATCATTGCTACTGTTATTGTAGCAGTTGTAGGAACGATAGTTGCTGGAGGCCTTTGGTACTTTAACTATTCGCAATCACAAATCAAGCAGCTTGCAGCCGACTTGTCAGAGGCGCAACTAGCTAACAAGCAAACTCGAGCTGCACTGTCATCGGTTCAGAATCAGTTGCAAGCAAACCAAACACAGGTACTAGATTTAAACAGACGGATGCAAGAAACCTCCGTTGCAACAAATGACCTTCGTCGGCTGTTTAGTGAGCATAACTTGACTAAGTTGGCTTTAGAAAAACCCGGCCTAATAGAGACTCGAATAAATGCTGCGTCTAACAATACTATCAATACTATCAATAGCACTACTAACTGGTTGCGCACAGACGCCGACTCAAGTAGTAACAACTGATGTTGTCGACGCTCCTATACAAATAGTAGCGAGACCAAATTCATTGGCTCTTAATCCGATTAAGTTCTACGTAGTAACCGAAGAAAACTTTAGTGAGTTTAAATCTAAGTTCCTTAAACAGAACAACGAATTTGTTTTTGTTGCTATATCGGTAAAAGACTACGAGACACTAAGTATAAACGTTAATGAAATGCATAAATATATCAAGCAACAAAAAGAAATTATCATATATTACGAAAATGCAATTACAACATCAGGACCTGATAATGCCACCGAATAAAATTGTTACTGATTCTAACTTTAGCACTATTTTTGAAAAAATGAGAACTCGGTCTAACAAAAACAGTAATAAAAATTCCAGATTTAAAGCCGGTGATCTTGTTATTTACGATCGCGGTAGTTATCCATGTGTCGGCGAAGTAGTTTCAGTCGACGGTGCTATGCTTGTAATTAAGCCCGACAATAGCGACTCAACCTTTCGGATTGCAGCTTCGTTTGCATACCCCGTAGACTAAATACTTTACAAGGAACTTTTAAAATGAAAGAAGATATTAAAAAATATATGCAGATTTTATCTGAGTCTGCACACGAATCAGATTATAGCAACCCCGACGTATCGGACACTGTAACAGAGTCCGAGCTTGACTTAGAAGGGGATGTTGCTAACTTCGAAAGCGAGATCGACGATGCTGTTATGACCTTTGTAGAAGCAATGCGACAAGCTGCTAGCAGCAATGCTCTAGGTGAAGACGACGACATTAACCAGTATTACCAAGACGCAGTTGACGTCCTCAGAGAAGCTGCTAGCACAATTAAGCGCAATATGACCGAAATTCCTGCGCGCCGCGGCGGCATCCGCTAAGCGGCACTACTTTCATACAGAACATATACTTGGGACCGTTATTGTTATAGCCAAGTATAGGCGCCCACTGCCAGCAGATAGATTCGCTACCTATTTGCAAAGTGTGGGATTTTTCCTATTGCTCGCTAAATATTAATTAAGGAGCAATACAAATGAATAACGAAATGTCAAAATTTGATGCAGACGACGACGGGAAACTGTCAGAGTCCGAATTCGATTTGTATAAAGAAAATCAAAAGCTCAAGTCAGATCTTGGAAAGCAAGAAGCACAAAAACGCATGGCGTGGACTGCAATATATGCAATCATTGCAGCTACAATTGCACTATTCCTTCCTGTATTTACTACTGATCGTATCACAGCTATCGGTGACCCGCTAGGGTTGTTCTACATTTCCATGGCTGGTATTGTTGGTGCATTTATGGGGATGACTGCTTACATTAATCGTCGATGAATAATCAGTACCGAGTACTTGGAGTGACTCCAAGTACTCCTTTAAAAGAAATCAAACATCGCTACCGGCAACTTGCTCAAAAGTGCCACCCGGACAAGCAAGGCTCTGCGGATGAGTTTACTAAACTAAAAGCAGCATACGACTATGTTGTCAATGATATAAAGATAAACAGAGACACAGCAAGTATGCTAACCCGTAACCCTAATAGTCGGGTGATTGTTAGTATAGACATCACCGAAGGCATTCTTGGCTGCACAAAGTACATTAGCACAAGCGAGCGCATTGTTGAGATCACTGTGCCGCCGGGTACTTTACAAAGCGTGAACTATGTAATTAGTGGCGCCGGCCGAAAAATAGTCAACAACTTACCAGCCGGAGACTTACACGTAACAATTAATATCAACAACGATACGCAATGGCGGGTTACTGGTAACTCGTCGCTAGTAACTGAGGTTGACGTTCTAGCATTTGATGCTATACTAGAAACAATGCAAACAGTGCGCTTACCAGACGGAAGCGTTACATCTATTAAACTCACTGACCAAACACCCCTAGAGTTGACAGCACACAACTTGCCTGTTACATTGTATGTAGTGGCTCGTATTGTTCAACCACGATTAACAGCTATCCAAAAGCAACAACTTAGTAATCTAATTCAAACATGGTAGTGAATGTCGTTTAGTAAACAACAGCAGTCAGTTGACGTAATCCAGCAGTTAGTTAACACACACCGACGGCTAGGTAGCGCCACATGTAGCATAACCGGACAGCTTTTAGTTGCGGTCCAGATAAAGTCAAAGTGGATTGTTATGTTTGAACCACTAATAACTGAATTTGGAATACAGTACTACGACTATCTAGGAAATGAACTAATGCTATTGTACAGTGAAGTAGATACAGATACTGCATCTGAAATTAAAAATTTAACATCGTTGCCCAACCGTTAAGAGGAACTAATATGACAATGCTGTCATCGAGCCCAGAAGTAGAAGTAATCATTAAGAATACCGCCGAGCTCGGCGAGAAGTTTAACCATCAGTATGTAACAGTTGACCACCTAGCTCTTGCGCTCCTTGAGTACAAGAATTTTGCCAAGATTGTAAATGAGTTCGGGTGCGACACTGAATCGATGATTGAAGATATGACCCAGTATCTCCAATCCGTAAATGTCCCGGCATTGCCAGAAGGTAAAAGTCCTAAGCGCACTTTTGGGCTAGAGCGTGTCTTCAATCGAGCGTTTACTCAAGTACTATTCCATAATCGCAACTACGCACAGCCTGCAGATCTTTATCTAAGCATTTACAGCGAAGACAAGACGTATGCCCATCGTGTGTTCTCCCAGTACGGCCTAGAGTACGAAGAGTTCATCCCGTTTTATAATGAAAATTACGTAGAAGTTAAGCCGCCAGCTGACGAAAAGTACTCCCCAGAGAAGGCAGAACAGCTACTAGAGAAGTATTGTGTTAACCTATCGGCGCTAGCAAAATCTGGAAAAATCGATCCAGTAATCGGCCGCGAGTCGGAAATTGACGAAATTGTACAAGTGTTTGGCAAACGAAATAAAAACAACATTGTACTAGTAGGTGATCCCGGCGTAGGCAAGACGGCTATTGCCGAAGGGCTAGCTAACTCTATTGAAGCCGGCGATGTGCCTAGGTACCTCGATGACCATGTTGTTTATAGCCTAGATATTGGTACGGTTGTTGCAGGGTGTAAATACCGCGGCGAATTCGAAGAAAAGGTTACTGAAATCATCGACGCTCTTGTGTGCATGAAGAACAGTATTCTGTTCATTGACGAAGCGCACCAGATCCAAGGAGCTGGCGCCGGCCGCGAAAGTAACGTTGACTTTTCGAATATGATTAAGCCTGCAATTGGCAAAGGAAAAATCAAAGTTATTGCTAGCACAACATGGGAAGAGTACGGGCAGTCATTTGAAAAGGACCGGGCACTTGCTCGTCGATTTTACCGTCTTGCAGTAGATGAACCAACTCCGGAGCTAGCTAAAAAAATCCTAGTAGGACTTAGCTCAAAATTTGAAGACTTCCACAAGTGCCGTATTGCTAAGACTGCTATCGAAACTGCAGTAGACTATAGTGTGCGCTTTATGGCCGATAAAAAACTACCAGATAAGGCAATCGACTTAGTTGACTCTGCAGCTGCTCGTCTTAAGAAAGAAGGTAAGAAAAACTTCACAGTTAATAAAAAAGATGTTCTTCAAGAAGTTAGTCGTATTACCCGAATCCCGATTGACCAGCTTGACCTCGACAAGAAAGATACTTCGCTAGCAACGCTAGATGCAAATATCAAGGAAAAGGTTTACGGACAGGATCATGTAGTTGATGGTGTTGTTGATCGAATTTTCGTTGCTAAAGCCGGACTGAAATCGTCTAATAAGCCAATCGGTTCGTTCTTGTTCCTAGGCCCAACTGGTACTGGTAAAACGGAACTAGCGAAGCAACTAAGCTTTAACCTAAGCATGCCGCTTCTGCGCTACGATATGAGCGAGTTCCAGGAAAAACACACTGTTGCACGTTTAATCGGTGCACCTCCGGGTTACGTTGGGTATGAAGATGGTAATCTAGGTGGAGGCATGCTAGTTCGTGACATTGAAAAGAACCCGAATGCTATCATTCTATTTGATGAAATTGAAAAAGCGCACCCAGATGTTAGTAACATTTTACTACAGATGATGGACGAAGGATTTGTGTCAAGCAGCAATGGTAAAAAAGCAGACTGTCGTAATTGCATTATTTTGCTAACAAGCAACCTAGGCTCTGCTGCTAACGAACAGAATGCAATTGGTTTTGGTCGGAGTCAGCAAAAATCAGGCGAAGACGACAAGGCTGTTAAAAAGTTCTTCAGGCCTGAGTTCCGGAACCGTCTAGACGGCATTCATAAGTTTAACTACTTGTCTAAAGAGTCAATGACTGAGATTGTAAACAAGTTCATGAACGAAGTTCGTGTGCTACTTAGCGATAAAAAGATCAAGCTTGTTGTTAGCGATGACGCAATCCAATACCTGATTGACAAAGGGTTCGACCCGAAGATGGGAGCAAGACCGCTAGCACGAGTTATTGACTCTGAACTGAAGGTTCCTTTAAGTAAGCTAATGATTTCCGGTAGTGTATCAACCGGTGATAAGGTGTTTGTTACTGCATCTGAGCTAGGTCTTGTTGTTGATAAAATGAAAGCGTATGCAACAATTGACGACGAGATTAAAGTAATATAACGCGCTTAGTGTGCAGCAAGGACGCTGCACTAAATACTGTACGAGGTAACACATGTTTCGAACAATTTTAATACCACACACCACGTATAGTGACAGCGACACAATTACCAGCGATGCAGTTGCTACGCACTGTGTCGGCGTAAACAACTTACACACGTTTGAAGTTAACTTAAAATCGTTTATTGGAAAATTGTGTATTCAAGGAACGCTGTCGCAAAATCCTAGTAGTGACGATTGGGCTGAACTACAGGATACTGTTATTGAATTGTCACAGCCGAGTGACATCCATCGTATCATTAATAATAGCGGAAGCTATACATATTTAAGAGCCCAGATTACAGACTTTTCTGCAGGCACAATCCGACGAGTAGTGTATAACTCATGATAACATTTGTTTTCGACGAAATAGAGCACGGTATTCCTGTTTCAAACTTATCTCAACTTGATAGTGTGCACGCAAGCCAGTTTCGTTTTTTAGACTATCTTCAGCACGAAGGTGTTGAGTATGATATTGTTGCAACAGACAATATCGACAATATAGAACATGTAGTAGTGTATCCGATACAACTTGAGAAATTCGACCAGTCAATTGACTTAATGAATATCCTAGATGCCCGGGTAATCGAAGCTGCATCCGAGCATCGCTTGATTATTGCTATATTCCTTAAAGGGTGTACTGATATAACCGGCGACGTGATTGAAAGTATTTTCGATTGGTACGAAGAATGGAAGCTCCCAATTGGCTCAGTTAAAGTAATTACCGACAATTATAAGTTGTCGTCGACTGACCCGTTCGTGTACTTTTGTGAAGACGAGATTTCTACTAAGATTGCAGTAATGCAAGAAAAGCTCCCGACAGTGGTCAACTTAGTTCCGCGATCTAAGAAGTTTTCTTGTGACATTAACTCAGACAGTCAAGTAGCAACATTGTTTGGCGCTTGCCTGTGGCAACAAGCTTTACACAAGCAAGGCTATTTTTGCAACACTGAAGTTAATAGTCCGGCGTTGCTATGGGAAGAATATTTCAGTAACAACGATTTGCTAATGGCGCAATACGAACTCCAGTTACCACTTTGCGAAGACATAGATTACGGAACAGCAGCAAAAGAATCGTATTGGAGGTTTATTATAGAAGATGAAGCTCTCGAGGATACTACCTCGGTCTCTAGCCAAGTATTCCGGGCTATTGCATACATGCAACCTTTTATTATTGCTGGTACTCACAACGAAGTCGGCCTTTTAAATCACCTAGGTTATAGTACGTTTGACGGATATGTTGACGAATTATACGATTCGGTTATAAATGACGAACATCGCATGTTTGACGTACTAAGCGAAATATTTACTGTATGCGCTAAAACTAACGAACAAATGCATAAACATATCGACTACATGCGACCAATACTTGAAAAAAACCAAGCAGTATTACTATCGAGTAAAAAAGCGCAACTAGTCGAAGTACTGGATCAGATTTTAGAGGTGTCGTAATGGAGCAGATTGATTTTGAGATTGACTTTGAAATTCAAACATGGGATATAACCCAAGACCTAGATGTTACTGTTAAGTTAGACGGTAACATATTAGGTACGTTTCCCGAAATATTCGGAGCACAAACACTTACTTTTAACGATGTTAGCATCAGCGAAGGCCCTCATGAACTAGAAATTTTACTGTCGGGTATGGAAATGCGCTATACACAAACCGACGACTCAGGCGAAATTACCGATGACGTATTACTAGTCATGAAAAACATTACAATTGACGGAGTTCCACTCGATGAAGTAATGCAGCTACATTGTGTATATTTGCCAGAGTACCCTGAGGAATTGGCTAGCGAGCCTGCAGAACGCCCTGGCGTAATTAATCTGGGACACAACGGCCGGTGGGTTTTTAAATTCGAGACTCCGATATACATGTGGTTTTTAGAAAATCACTAACACCTGATCTGCGTAATAAATATAAGAAAAGGTTCTTATATTATTATGCAAATGACTCCGTATACTTTCGAAAACGAAACTGAATCAGCGGCAGGGATTAATAAATTACTAGTAATTTACCCTGGCCGCTTTCAGCCGTTTCACAAAGGCCATAAAGCTGTATTTGACCACTTGGTTAGCAAGTACGGCACAGATAACGTTTTTATAGCAACTAGTGATAAAGTTGCTCTCCCCAAAAGTCCTTTTAACTTTGACGAAAAAATAAAAATGATGAAATTAACTGGGTTACCGGTTAATAGAGTTGTTAAAGTTAAGAACCCGTACCAAGCTCAAGAAATAACACAAACTGTAGATCCGGATAGCACGGCTGTAATTTTTGCAGTTAGTAAAAAGGATATGGCCGAAGATCCTAGATTTAGTTTTAAACCCAAAAAGGACGGGTCGCCTTCGTATTTTCAGCCAATGCCCTCGGATAGTAATACTATGGCTCCTTTGTCGAAGCACGGTTATATAACTACAGTACCTACGTTTAACTTTAAAGTGTTAGGCGAGCCAATGAAGAGCGCAACTGAAATCCGGGCAATGTTTCCAAAGCTAGATCCAAAACAACAAGCACTTTTAATTAAAGATTTATTTGGTGCATATAGCGAAGACGTGCACGAACTCCTAGCTAATAAAATAGTCGAACACACTGAGATAGAAGAAAGCTGCTCATCTCTTCCGGAAGATATAATCAATCGAATCGATGCTATTGTAGATTCTGCAAAATCGCTCCCGGTTTCGTTGCAAGATAAACTTGCAACAGTACTGTCGTCGCTAGCCCACAACCTTGACGATATGCCTGATGACAAAATTCTGTCAACGGTTTCTGAACTCGAAGGGATAGTCAATAGCCCGCAAAATTCGACCAAGTATCCGGTGTTGATCGATACTGTAAAAATCAACAATTTGTTAGAGCACATTATTAGCTTTGACAACGAAGATATAATGAAAAGCGAAGTTAGCGTCGACGGTTACGGTACAATGACAGTAGACACGCTAATAATGGCTATTCGACGTTTTATTAGCGAACTAAACGATCAAGCTGAAACAAATGAGCCGCAAGAATACCGAAATATAAATGCTAAACTGAAGAAAGGTGTTCTTCAGTCAATGTTGTCAGCGTTAATAACCGCGTTTGACGATATAAATGCTCGACGTCGACAAGGCGGTAAGAATTCAAAGAGCATTCCTAAGGATATATTTTAATGAGTAAATGGTCATGGCTGCGTGAAAATGATGCAAGTGCAGCTCCTATAACACAATCTGATTTAAACAAACTAGAAGTATATGCCGACCGTCTGTTCTCTAAGGTTGGCATTGATATTGAGTTTACCCGGCACTTTCTTGACCGTGTTAACGACGAAAGGAATAAGCGCCAAATAACTCTAGCTGAACTTACACGACTTTTTAAACAAGAGTTCAAACGATGGGGTAAAGCAATAGCTCAAATGGGACCAGACGCACAAGCTGTTATGAAAGATATGAAAACAGACATTAACATGCCGTTTGTGTTAGTATGGGATAACCAAAATAATGATCTAGACCTGATCGCAAAAACCGTCATGAGAAAGAAAAACTTCATGACCCCAAATAAAGAATACCCAGTTGAGAGTGTACAAGAAGGGCGAGTTGATATACCTGATACTCCGGCGAAATTGAGTATATACGCAGACGACAATCGAAAAACAATTACACTGAACAAGATAATTGTTCCTAAAGATGCTCGCTCTGCAGGCGAAGGAACTCGTGTAATGAATAAGCTTACTGCTATAGCCGATAAGAAAGGGTACACTATAGTACTAGATCCTTCAGCTGACTTCGGTGGAAATAAAAACCGCCTAATTAAGTTTTATAAGCGATTTGGGTTTGTTGAAAATAAAGGTCGAAATAAGGACTACGAAATATCGGAGTACATGTACAGGCTACCAAACACAGCTGTTACAGAAGGTGTAGGCATTATAGTACCTGGTGTTAATACAACAGCTGATGTCAAAGCCGGCGAAACTAAGCGCCAAGCAAAAAAATTAGGAATGACTGTAAATAGCAAAAACGAGCCCAAAGAGTTGCACCCTAAGGCACGTCGAAATTCGAACAATCCTAATACAATGTTTAACCTAGGAATTACCGAAGGGCGGATTGCCGCATTAGATAAACCTACACCGACTGTTAACCAGATCGCACTAGATCATGGTGTTTCGGTTGAATTCATTAAGCAGCAGTTAAAGCACGGCATCGAAGTTGAGTACGAGCACACATCAGATCGTGACGTTGCGCGAGAGATTGCACTAGATCACTTAGCAGAACTACCCGATTACTACGACAGGTTAGATACAATAGAGCACGATCATGCTATATCAGAAACCTTAAAACAAGTTAATGGTGTATGGGCTGTTGTTAGTAAGAAAAACCCTTCAAAAGTGTTACAATATTATAACGGCAAAGGAAAGCCGTCAGATGAGTGGGTTAAGAGTGTTGAGAAACGTGTGTATTCGTTTGACGAAGCATCGTTAAACGAAATCAGAGATATAAGTCGATTTTATACAAAAGATCATGCAAGCGTTGACCCGGGCGATCTAGACGAATACCTCGACGAGGCAGAACCGGCTGGATTTTCGATCAAAGGATATAAAATCTACATCGCGAAAGATAACAGTAGAGACTTCCACTTGTTAGTAAGTAACAACAAGCCGTTCGGATCTGAAGAATTTGACTTCTTAGGTATAATGGATTTGTATCGAACTGCTGGGATGCAGCATATGACTTCTATTAAGCTAGCTAAAGAACTCCATGGGAAAGGACTGGCCGTACCGCTTTACTTAGCAGCTATGAAAAAATACAATATTACTTTGATATCGGATTCGCAGCAGTCTAAAGGCGGTCAGCACATATGGGCTAAGTTAGCAAAACACCCGCAAGTTGACGTGTTTGTCCAATACAAAGACACTAACAGCGAAACAAAGTATAAAGAATGGCATCCTGAAGATACTAGTAGCGTAGTTAATAACGAAGACGAAACTTCTCTTGAATTACGTAATATTAAAGACGAAATTGCAATGTTAATGTCTAGGGCAGAACACCCTAAGGTAACAGCCGACGAGAGCAAAGCGTTGCAGAAAAAAATCAAACAGTTAAACAAGTATTACAAAGAACTTGCTGCTGAGCGGTCGCAAGTTAACGACAATTACTTTTTAGTTGCACAGATGAAATAAACACTATGTAAGGAGCAGTACGTATGTGTAAGAGATCTAGATCAGAAAAATTAAAGCAGTATTTGCATGATTTTGGACATATGATATCCAAAGCAGAAAAACGAAAGCTCCTAGCAAAACGAAAGAAATTAAAAGTTAGTACAAAAAAAGAAGAACGATGCTTAAGTCACAACCTTATAAGGAACATTGATTCGTATAAAGAATGACAGCACATACAGTACAAGTTACAGTTTCTGGAGAAGAAAGTTCAGTCTATCGATTGTATGTCGACGGACAACTTATGACAGAGCGGGAATTCCCGCTCTGTCATAGTATAACAGAACACGCTGTTTTTTACGGTAGTGGTACTGCTACAATTGAGCTAGTCGAAGTGTCAGGAAATGTTAAAGGTATCATATCGTGTAAATACAACAACGACACTGTTTCTTTTTCGAGTGATATTTTTACTGTACATATACAATTAGAGGATAACAACAATGACAACACCTGACATAAAAGCTATGGCTAGCATACTTAATAAGATCGACGGGAACCGCAGCGACACAAACGATAGTGCAAACTTCGGCGATACGTACAACCAAAGTGCTAAACTAATGTCGGACACTGGCGGAAATATTAGAGCTATGGCTAGTATACTAACACGGTTAAACGAATCATCAATTGACGATAGCAACGCTGATAGTAATTCAGCAGAGCTTGCTAGCGAATCTGATATAATTAAAATTGTGTCAGTACTCGGTAGTTTACAACGAGTATTGCAAATGAGCCGGTCTAAGATAAATATTAGCAAAGAGCAAGCAAACGAAATCAAACACCATTTAAATGACGTGTATCAGATAGTTATTGCACCAAAAAAACGGAACTGAAAAACAAATGCGCTATTACGAGTTTATTAACGAGTCAGACGAACAACCTAGCTGGACTTTTGCTCCGCGGCGAGATCGGGTTAAGTATTGGAAGCGCTCTGGTGTTGATGTTACACCAGAGGAAGAAGAGCAATATGTTAAGACTAATGTAAAGTCTGATTCTTTGCAGCAAAAGATTAACTCAGTATTTAAACAGCCGCAACGCAATGAGTTTAGCAAAGACGAGTACATCCGTCTGCTTAAAACACACGACTGGCACTTTCAAATGTCCGATGATCACCGTGTTTATAAAAACGGCGAACAAGTGCTTAACAAGCTAACACAAATGCAAAAATCTCTAGATCCAGATAAAAAAATCTGGAATCAGTATGCCCCCAAATAAGTTGCATACAGATAGCTTTAATATGCAACAAACACTTCGATAAAACAACAACGGAATGTTCTAGTTTGCACATCCCAGGGTGCAGACTTGTAGTAGACACTCGATGTTAAAGCTAGGCTGTTTTCGAACAGCCTTTTTGCTTTTTATACGATAAATACTCTAAAAAGGGAGCAACATAAATGCCAGATTCTAGTGACATGATGCGTCGGCAAATAGATAGAGAATTCTCTGCACATCTAGCCGCAGATGCTGCTCGCCTCGACCGAATAGAACAAAAAATCGATAAATTAGCAGAAACAGTTATATCTTTGGCTAGAGCTGAAGAAAAGCTTATTGCATTAGAAGAGGATCGATCAGTGATCCATAAACAGCTCGAGCGACAAACAGAAACTATATCTAAATTAGAAAAGCGTGTGTCGGAGAACGAAGTTACTATCAGAGTGATAAACCGAATTTTCTGGATCATGACAACTGCAATAGTTACCGGTGCAGTTGGTACGTATATCTTTACACGGTGAACACTAGTTCACCGTTGACAATCCAGCATGCTGGTGTTATTCTAACAATACAAATACATGTAAGTTTGAGGACAACATGAAAGAATCTCAAATTATTCGCGAGTACGACGAGACAATCGACGACGACCGACTAAAGCAATTAATTATTAAACGCGTTAAAGCAGAAGACGACAGACAGCTGTTAGATCGTCTATACCAAACATTACAGCAGACACATATCGACGATCGTATTGCAGCTACTCTGGGTAAAGATCCAGATGCGAAATCGCAGTTGCAGCGGTTTTCTCGGTTAATCCTAGATGTCGACGGAACATACCAAGAAAAGGTACAGTTCATCGATGACTTCGAAAAAGGCTTTGTTGACACTAAGAAGCTATTAACGAAAAACTCAATAAACAGCTTCTCTAGCCTATTTGACTCAACTCCGTTTGTACAAAAAGTTGCTAGTGCCCTCATGCCTGTACAGGATATGGGCATAGGTCCTGGTGAGTATGCACTAAGTATCCTTAGTCCAAAAATCTCAAACAGTGGCCGCTTAAATGCTCCGGGTGACCTAAAAGTCGACGGTGTACATGTCGAAGTTAAAGCGCAGAAGAAAGGTGCTAGCGGCAAAGTCTCAGGTGGTCGGTTTTACGACGGACGGAAGGCACAGCTAGATATACCGCAAGCTAAGCGCGAACTCGAACAAGCTGGCTTTGTTGATATCCCAGCTCGTATCAACCTTACTGCTTTTGTTAGCATGATAGGAAAGTTGCCAGAACAAGATCGCAAAAAAGTTACAGCAGCTACGCTAAGCCATATTTTTAAGTTCTACAACCCAACAGACTTAGTTGATGCAATCGTTGCAGGCGATGTTAACCGGGCTCGCAAGATGTACATTAAGGCTAGTTATTTGAACTATAAAGCAATGAGTAAATTCGACGGTATGTTACTGATTGACGTATCAGGCGGTCGTACATTATACTTTGATGATGTATCTGCTGTTATTGACATGCTAAAGTCGAATACAGTATACGTTATTGCACCAGATCAAGAAGTATTTCCACAAATAAAATTCTAAACAAAGGACACTCAATGAGTACAGATAAAGTTTTCAACCCGTCAGAAAAGCAAAAACTAATCCAAATTATTAATGACGGAACAAATGTTCTAGAAGAAATTAAAATCCTAAACGAAGGCTTAAACGAAACCATTAAAGCAATTGCTGAAGAAATGGAAATTAAGCCAGCAATCCTCAAAAAAGCAATTAAAGCAGTGCATAAAGACGACTTCCATAAGCACAGCGACGATTACAGTGTACTAGAAAACATCCTAGCAACAGCTGGAAAAATCTAACACTTCATAAAGGAAATAGCTCATGCTCGATCAGCTCATGAGCTATACCTATTCCTGGCCAGACTTTGTTGGTAATGTAGGGGTTGCTATTCTAATCGCTACATTCTTCCTTAACATACATGGTAAAATATCTGCCACTGGCTTTTGGTATAGCTTTAACAATTTATTAGTGTCTATCCTATTAGGCATATCACTGCTGTATAATCCTAACTTGTCGGGTATTATAATCGAAGCATTTTGGTTTGTAATATCATTCAGCGGCTTAATACGAGTAGGGCTTAGAAAAAGACGAGGACTAAAATATTAATGTCATATGTTGATGCATTCTTTGACAAATCTGCAGAAAAGATCTATGTAGTCGAGCGGTCCGATGGAATTAGGACTTTTAAAGAATTTGACCCAGAATATGTTTTTTATTACGACGATCCACGCGGGAAATATAGAAGTATATTCGGTAATACTGTAACAAAAGTTCGATGCCGGTCTGGCAGCGAATTCCAGAAAGAAATACGTTTAAACAAGCATAAAACACTGTACGAGTCGGATATTAATCCAGTGTTTAAGTGTTTAAGTACTAACTACCTCAATGCAAACTCGCCAACATTACACACTGCGTTTATTGACATCGAGTCGGACTTTTGCTTAAAACGAGGCTTTGCTCCGACTGACAATCCGTTTAATAAAATCACTGCTGTTACTGTATACCTAGACTGGACTGATCAATTAATCACATTAGCAATCCCCCCGTCGACGATCGACTGGGAAACTGCTCAGTTAATATGCTCAAAGTTTGAAAACACATTTCTGTTCCGCGAAGATCAAGAAGCAGAAATGATGAATACATTACTTGATCTAATTGACGATGCTGATGTTATTTCAGGGTGGAACTCAGAAGGGTACGATATACCATATATGGTAAATCGAATTACTCTGATTGCCGGCAAGGAAGTTAATCGACGTTGGTGTTTGTTTAACCAGATGCCTAAAAAGAGACACTTTGAGCGATACGGCGCAGAGAATGTTACATACGACTTTATCGGTCGAGTGCACCTTGACTATATGCAATTGTATCGTAAGTACACATATCACGAGATGCACTCGTATAGCCTGGATGCAATAGGCGAGTACGAACTAGGCGAACGTAAAGTTGCATACGATGGCACCTTAGATCAGTTATACAAGAACGACTTCGAAACGTTTATCGACTACAACCGCCAAGACGTAGCACTGCTAGGTAAGCTAGACAAAAAATTAAAATTCTTAGCGCTAACAAACGAACTAGCACATGCAAACACTGTGCTTCTGCAGACTACAATGGGTGCTGTAGCTGTTACTGAGCAAGGTATTATCAACGAAGCACACGAGAAAGGGTTAGTAGTACCGAACAGAAAAGACCACGGGTCAGACACCCAAGCAGCCGGTGCATACGTTGCTCACCCTAAAGTAGGCATGCATCAGTGGATTGGTTCAATCGACTTGAACTCACTATACCCGTCGACGATCCGTGCCTTAAATATGGCTCCGGAAACAATTGTAGGACAGCTCCGGCCTACGTACACAGACGCACTTATTACTGAAAAAATGGCCAAAGGTAGTAACTTTGCAGAAGCATGGGAAGGACTGTTTGGTTCAATTGAATATTCGTTTGTTATGGACCGCGATAATAGCAACCCGGTTACTATCGACTGGGAATCAGGCGGATCAACTGAACTAACCGGTGCTGAGATATACAAGTTAGTGTTCCGGTCAAACGAAAACTGGGTTATTAGTGCAAACGGAACTATTTTTAGATTCGACATTATTGGGATTATACCCGGGCTACTAGAGCGGTGGTATGCTGAGCGTAAAGTACTGCAGAAGAAAGCAAAGCAGTGGAATAAACTCGACTCCGGAATTAAAATACCTAGCCGATTGTTACAATGACTGCATCAGAATTTAAAAAGCGTTATAAACGTTTATATAAGCATATCATGAGCTTCTATGGTAAAGCAGACGGTCTTGTACACAGTCCGGGTGCTGCTATAGAATTATGGAAGCGCGGTGATCCTTGCCCGACATGTAGTGTCTGTGGTAAAAAAGTAACGATATCAAACCGCTTTTTAAATCCGGTCGTTGATGTTCGGTGTGCTCAGCATGTTAACACGAATAACATAGTAACACATGACGAAATTCATAAAGCGAACAAGCATCAGTTAGAAATAGTTAGCATACCGAAGTATCCTGCGCACTCAAGTGAGATAACTGTTAAATGTGCTCAACACGGCCAGTATATCGTTACTGTGAAAAGATTTTTGCAAGGTGCAAACTGTCAGCAGTGTTATCACGCTAGCAGGAACCCGCGTTACGATTTCCAAGCTTGGGTCGATGCTGCAACTAAAGCACACAATTCGTACTACGATTACTCATCTGTTGTTGAATATAACGGGTTGTCTTCTAGTGTTACGATTACTTGCCCTAAGCACGGCAAGTTTGTACAAAATGCCGGCGTACACAAAAATGGACACGGATGCCCGGAGTGCGCTAAAACCAAGCTAAACGAACTTCGGTATACTCCTGATGCTTTTATCGACGCTGCCCGGTTAGTGCACTGCGATGCTGAATACGATTACAGCTGTGCTAAATATGCTGGGTGCAGAAGCCCGGTAACTATTGTGTGTCCGAAGCATGGTGAATTTACGCAGATAGCGTATTACCATTTGAATGGCAATGGCTGTCCGCAGTGCGGAATTGCAAAAACAACAAATAAGTCAGCAGCCGAATACGAAATTATCGAATTTTTAAAATCGTCGGGCGTTAATAATATCGAGCATTCTTGGCGAGGCCTAGGCTTCGAAGTTGATATATATTTGCCCGACTACAAACTAGGCATCGAATACAACGGGGTATACTGGCATTCGAGTAACTCCTTAGAAACAGACAAAAAACATGCAAAGCAGCATGTAGATAAGACTAACAGCTGCAACGAACATGGCATCGAGCTGCTGCATATATTAGACATCGAATGGAAAAATAAGCAAGACCTCTGGAAATCTGTTATCCTTAATAAACTTAAGCAATCGAGTAATGTAGTGTATGCCCGGGCATGCGATGTTGTACAAGTGCCAAATATAATAGCGTATAAGTTTTTCGAGCAAAATCATTTGCAAGGCGGTGTGTACGGAAGCGTTAACATAGGACTAGAACACAACAACGAGCTTGTTGCAGTTGCTAGCTTTGGTAAGTCGCGTTTTCGGAAAGATAAAACAAATACATACGAATTACTTCGGTTCGCATCACTTAGGAACTATTCTGTTGTAGGGGGGTTTTCTCGAGTACTTAAGCGCTTTGCTCGGACACACAACGGTATCCTTGTGTCATATGCAAACAGACGCTGGAGCACAGGCCATGTGTACAAAACAACTGGATTTGAACTAGTAAAAACGCTAGATCCGTGCTATTATTATACTGATCTGCAACAAATATGGCATCGGACATCGTTTCAGAAGCACAAATTGCATAAGCTATTAAACACATTCGACCCGGCGATGACCGAAGTAGAAAATATGTACAACAACAAGTATCGGCGAATATGGGATTGCGGACATTATGTATATGAGATTAATTTAAATGAACTTTGAACTATTAGAACAAATTCTAGAGAGCGGCACACGAGAAGAACTCGACCGGTTTATAGAAGAAAATCAGTTAGAAATCGTCGACGGCAAGATCAAACATAAAAATCCTAGTTATGTAAAACAGCAATACGAATTTTGGGACAAACGACAGCTAGTTAAAAAGATCAACTTGAACAGTTTATATGGTGCTATCCTAAATCCAGGTTGCCGTTTCTTTGACAAGCGCATCGGACAATCAACAACACTAACAGGTCGCAGTATTGCTAAACATATGGACGCATTTACCAATGAACTCATTACTGGAAAATACGACCACGTTGGAGAATCAGTTATATACGGCGACAGTGTAACCGGGGACAGCATGATTTACTTAAGCGACGGTCGTAGTGTACCTATAGAAGAATTGTACAACATGTTTGCATACACTATTAGTACAGACGGTGGTAAGGAATATGCGATTCCGCAGCAAGAAGTTGGCACAGACGGTCAACCGATTAAAGCACTAGGGTATAATGCGTTTGAAGATACTTCGGTTTATGGCGAAATGGCGTATGTAATGCGACACAAAGCTAAGAAGAAACTGTACAAAGTGACGAGTCAAGACGGGTCAACTGTTACTGTAACAGAAGATCATAGCGTCATTGTTGACCGAGATGGTTTTACACTAGAAGTCAAACCAGCTGAACTAGTAGCAGGGGATTTACTTATTACGGTTTCGGGGATCAATTGATCTTACCGTTTCGACTGCTTCTGCACGTTTAGATACGTGCTACTATTTCCGCAAATGCTCCGTGCATTAGCAGTCTCCTACATAGCTATGTCGTAACGTTTTATGATATCAGCAATTTCATCTTGTTTCATATCAATATTTAGTTGTTTTTTGATATAATAAATATTTATGGAGACAGGAGATAGCACCATATGCCAAAATGTAAGGAGTGCGGCTACGAAGCAAGCCGCTTACAATGGACACACTTTAAATACAACTGCTCTGGTCGATTTAACAATGGCACAGAGTACAAAGCTGCATACCCGGGAGCAATTTTAGTTGACGCTGATCTCGCTAAGCGAACAGGCGTCACTAAAGCTAATATGATTGCTAAGTACGGCGAAGAAGAAGGGACACAACGCTGGAACGAGTATAAAGCTAAGCAAGCAGAATCTAATTCCTTAGAATACAAACGCAAAAAGCACAGGTGGACTGAGGAGCAATTTAACAAGTTTAACAAAAGCAGAGCTGTAACACTAGAATCCATGATTAACAAGCACGGAGAAACCGACGGCTTACGAAGATGGAATGAGTACAAGGCTAGACAAGCATATACAAATACTCTAACATATTTTGTCGAAAAGTACGGCGAAATGGGAGAAGACAAGTACAAGGAATTAAACCGCGCAAAAGGTCACAGTATTGAGACTATAATGAAGCGGAATAATTGCAGCATCGACGACGCGTTGGCTATATCGCAAGCAATGCATACTAATAGACATTCAATTAGTGCGCTAGAGGAAAGTTTTTGCTTACGGCTCGAAGAGATGCTAAAAACTAGCTTAGACTTTTCATGCAGGACTAAGCAGTATTGTATCTGGTCATCGACTAACAACCGACCGTACTTTTACGATGTAGTTCATAACAACCGGGCAATCGAATTTAACGGCGACTATTGGCACAGTAACCCTGCTATATATGAAGAGAACTACTACAACAGGTGCACTGATACTATTGCTCGCGACAAGTGGATGCAAGACACAGCTAAAATAGATGCGCTACTAGAAGAGCGCAATATAGAAACATTAGTAGTATGGGAACAGGATTATATCGATGACCCTACTGCTGTATTAGAGGAATGTAAAGAATGGCTCAAACCGAAAGACAACAAGTAACTAGTGTCGAGTGCATCGGCGAAACCGAAGAGTATGTATACGACATAAGTATGAAGGAACAAGACCCGTATTTTTTTGCAAACGGTATCCTTGTTCATAACACCGACTCTTGTTACTTCAGTGCCTGGCCCGCAGTAAAAGCTGCTGTAGCTGCAGGTGATATGGAATGGAACAAAGACACTGCAATTGCATTGTATGATCAAATCGGCGACCAAGTAAGTGATAGTTTCCCGAGCTTCATGAAACGAGCATTTAACTGTCCAAAATCGTTTGGTGAAATTGTAAAGTGCGGGCGCGAAGTTGTAGCTGAGTCCGGCATTTTTATAAAGAAGAAACGATATGCATTGCTTGTAATTGACGACGAAGGGAAACGTGTCGACGTCGGCGGCAAGCCGGGTAAAATTAAAGCAATGGGGCTTGATCTTAAGCGCAGTGACACTCCGGACTACATGCAAGAGTTTCTTAAAGAAATCCTCGAGGACTGTTTGGTCGGTAAAGATCCTGAGTCTATTGCTGAAAAAATCCGTGACTTTAAAGTCAACTTTAAAAGTAAGCCGTCGTGGCACAAAGGCACACCAAAGCGGGTTAACAACTTAACAAAATTCACAAATCAGGTGAATTCTGGTAAAAAAGGAACAGTACCTGGACATGTGCGAGCAGCAATTAATTGGAACATGTTGCGCCGGATGAATGCAGATAATTACAGTATGCCGATTATGGACGGGCAAAAGACTATCGTGTGCAAACTAAAACCAAATCCAATTGGTCTGACGTCAATTGCATATCCAATTGACGAACCGCATTTGCCATCATGGTTTAAAGAACTTCCGTTCGACGATGCTGCTATGCTAACTGCAATTGTTGACCAAAAAGTAGACAACTTACTCGGTGTGCTTAATTGGGGTTTACGAGAACTCACTGATACTGCATCAACCTTCGATTCTTTGTTCGACTTCTAATAGAGTAGTGCATATGAAACGAAGCGACTACGTTTTAAAACTAAATTCGATAAACGCAATTAATACCACAGAAGTCACTGCTGCAGTTAACGCGTTAACTGCAGCAGTGACAGGTATTATACCTGACACAAATAGTCTGAGTAAGCTCTCGGCAGCAATTGCGGATGTTGATTTAGAAATTTGTGCCGAACAGAAAAGACTTGCTGCACTCCGGGACTCTATAACACTAACCGGATTCTCTTCCGATCTTAACAATCCGACTACAGTATACAAGCAGCTCGACTATGTCGACTATGCAACTACAATTCATCAGATTCTAGCAGAAAAAATAAACATAAATTGCTCTTGGCAGCACCCTGCGTTGTATTACGAGCCAGTACTCGGTACTTATACTAATAAAATGCTAGCTGCTGACCCGCTATATATGGTTTCGAAGTTTAAATTAACACTCACTCGTATACGGGATCAGTTTAATCCTGTGTACAAAAGGCGTATTAGGCTGTATAATAACTTAAATGATCTACCCGTCGGACAGTTTGGTACAGCTGTTTCGATCGGTTACTTTGAGTTCTGTGATATAAATCAGATTAGAAATACGTTATTTAAAATAGAATCGCTATTAAAACCCGGGGGAACATTTATTTTTACATACAATAACTGTAATGTATACGAAAGCTGCGTTTTAGCAGAACACACAATGCGAAGTTTTTGTACCGATGACATGATTAAACAGTTGACAGCGGAGTCTAAATTAGATATAATAGAACTAACAGATCATAATCCGAATTTAAGCTACGCTATTGTTAAAAAGCAAGGTGTCTTAAAAACGAATAGAGCTGCCCAAACTTTGGGCCACATAAACCATGGAGAAGACTAATTAATGCGCGATTACCTACTAGACATTGTACAACACACCCACAAACTCGGTTTCATTGACCTTATTAAGGTTAGCAATAAAGACGGTGAACCGAACGTCTCGGCTATGTCCGATGATCGGAGTGTTATTGTGCAAGCTAATTTCAATAACAAAATTCCGGAGTTTGATGCTACGTTCGGCATGCCGAACTTACAAAAACTTAACATTCTGCTCGATCTTCCGGTATACCGAGAAGGCGCAAAGATCACTACTGCTACACAGAATCGCGAAGGAACTACTGTTCCGGTTGGGTTACACTTTGAAAACAAAGAAGGTGACTTTAAAAACGACTATCGCTTCATGAGTCAGCAAATTGTTGAAGAAAAACTCAAAACTGTTAAGTTTAAAGGTGTGCGCTGGGGTGTTGAACTAGAACCAAGCCAAGCTAGTATTCAGCGTCTCAAGTTCCAGGCTCAGGCTAACTCGGAAGAACTAACGTTTGTAGCACGAGTTGAAAACAACAACCTTGTGTTTTACTTCGGCGACCACTCGACACACGCCGGTAACTTTGTATTCCAACATGATGTAGCAGGTACACTTACTCGAAGCTGGTCATGGCCTATCCAGCAAGTCCTTTCAATCCTAAGCCTTCTGGGCAAAATTACAATGAAGTTTTCAGACGAAGGCGCTGCAATGATCGTTGTTGAGTCGGCTTACGCAACATACGAATACATTCTACCAGCACAAACTAAGTAATTATGAATAAAAATTTGACAGAAACACAACTCGACTATGCAAGGTTCTTACCGGCATTGTCGGGATTCTATGCAACGTTTATCGGTAAACAACGATTCGGTGAGTACGTCGAAAAAGCGCGAATTCCATCAAATTTGCCCGACGGTGTTGAAAGTCTTAACTACTTAGACCCGAACGCTAACTTTTATTACAAATGGTGTTTGTATTCTGCAGGCCACGCTGAGTTAGATGTTAACAAAGATTCTCCTAAGGAAGACATGATTCGAAATCGCGACCGATCGTCGAGCTGGGTGCTCGGCGATTCCGGAGGGTTCCAGATCGGTAAGGGTGTGTGGGAAGGTGATTGGAAGAATCCTAATTGTCCTAAGGCACAAAAGAAGCGCGAAGATGTGCTGCGCTGGATGGATGCGTATATGGACTACGGGATGATTTTAGATATCCCAGCCTGGGTGTGCCGCTCTCCGCGCGGTCGCGAAGCAACCGGAATTAATTCGTACGAAGAAGCTGTACAAGGCACCTACATTAATAACGATTATTTTATCAACAATCGAACCGGTGCATGTAAATTCCTGAATGTTTTGCAAGGCGAGAACCACGCAGAAGCAGACGACTGGTACGAGCGAATGAAGAAGTACTGCGACCCAGTGCAGTATCCCGGGAAACATTTCAATGGGTGGGCAATGGGTGGGCAAAACATGTGCGACATCCACTTAGCACTTAAGCGAATTGTTACTCTCAAATTCGACGGTCTTTTGGAAGAAGGTGTACACGATGTTATGCACTTTCTAGGAACATCTAAGCTCGAGTGGGCATGTATCTTAACTGACATTCAACGTGCTGTCCGAAAACACCACAACCCTAGTTTTACTATTACATTCGACTGTGCAAGTCCGTTCCTTGCTACTGCAAACGGGCAAATCTATACAAGCGTCGAAACTCCACACCGAGGTAAGTGGGTTTACCGAATGGTGCCGAGCATTGATAACAAGGCGCTAGCAACAAGCACCGAGACGTGGACTAGTGCTGCATCGAAGCATTTTAAGCTGTGGCAAGATAGTCCAATTACAGACGGTCTGCTTGCTAGAGATATCTGTATATACAAACCGGGCGATCTTAATAAGATAGGCAAAGAAGGCCGCACGTCATGGGATAGTTTCTCGTATGCATTGCAAATGGGTCATAACGTGTGGACTCACATTAACGCTGTACAAGAAGCCAATCGGCAGTACGACTCAGGGTCTTACCCTGCTATGCTAGTCGAAGAAAAGTTTGACAGACGAGCTGTTCGCGAAATCATTGACTACATTTTAAGTATCGACGACCGCGAAGTTGCGCTGCGTACAATTGAAGATCACAGTACACTATGGATGGCTGTTGTCGGAACCCGAGGCGCAGTTGGCAAGAAGACTGTAAACGCATCGTCTCAGTTTAGTGCACTGTTTGACATCGTTGAAGAGCCGAGCGAGCACAGCGAAGAGTTCAACGAAGCCGAAGTCGAAGTTCTCGATAAACTTGAAAGTGAGCAAGAATAACTTGCTCATTTTCGATACTGTGCTACTATTAATACATACCACACACTAATAATTAGGTAAACAATGAAACGCAATTACAACGGTACCACATCTGCGACTGCAAAGTACTTCATTGGGGTCGAAGTGGAGAACACTCCAGCTAAAGGTATGCCTACATTTTTTGTTACAGGAGTTCCCCCACTAAACACCATCCTTGAAGCAGTCGACGACTTGAACATTAATCATGTATACTTAGGAGCAAACCATACATTTAAGTCGCGAGACTCAGTGTTACACTCTGACGGTAGCTACAATCATGACTTAATTGATGCACTCAGTGACTTGATCGACGGGTTGCTAGAAAAGAACTTGTGGGTCACCCTCGACTACGACATGTCGTTGCACGAAGTATTCTTAGAACTTGGATGCACTGAACACCCGATGTTTATTCCGATGGTATCAGTAAAACTGCCGTACTTAGATCAGCTCGGGTACAATGCGTGTATCAAGATCGACGACAAGGATTTTAATGCAACAAACTATGGCGTATGGGTACATCGTGTACGCGAACTAATGGATGTTGATAAATTCACCCCATGGGCAAAATACAATTCAGACACAATTGTTAATAACATAGGCAACGACAAATGAAACATATCGACATTAATGTTGTAGGAACAACTGCGTCGGGTAAAACAACTATCTGTGCAATTATTAACCAAGCGCTAGAAGAGCACGGGATTGCTGCTACAGTGAACTTACTCGACGGTGAGCATGTCGACAATCCTAATATTACATCTCGGATTGGTGTGCGGGCTAGTGCAATCGCTAGCAATGATGTTAAAATAACAGTAAACGAAGTACAAGCAATGGTGAAGCATAGTGCAGCAAATTGTAAAAACTAGCAAAACAATCTGGGTTACATTCTCGCGAGAAGGTATTCACAAATACCCAGCAGCTCTCGACAACCCGGCGCTGGCGACCGGCGGCGATGACGATGTAAGTTTCCTAGGATACCCCCATAGACACATCTTTCATTTCAAAGTGTGGATCGAAGTATTCCATGATGACCGGGACATTGAATTCATTCAGTTTAAACGTTGGTGTGAATCTTTATATTCTGACACTGTGCTAGCATTAGACTACAAATCGTGCGAAATGATCGCCGACGATTTGTACAACGAAATTTCACATAAATACCCCAACCGATATGTAAAAATTTCAGTAGCCGAAGACAACGAAAACGGTTGCGAAATCGAGTACAAACTAGTAAAATAAGTTTAAAGCAGTGCAAAGTAAGCAAACAAAACAACAACATACACAACGTAGTATTCATTAAAGGAAGTAATTATGAAACCAGTCGTATCTCAAATTTTCGCAGATCTAGACCAACTCAAGAAATTCTGTGTCCATTTTGGTTATCGTTACAACGAAGCCGATCTTTATAATATGCGTTCATACGTATACAAGGCTTACCTGCGGTTTAAAGAAGGTAAGCGTGTTACTAACCAATGGGGCCGTGATGCCCGTAATTTCCGCCGTTAATTAACATCAAATAGCTTATTTGCACTGCTTTCCTTCTTAAGAGACAATTATGACAAAAACTGTATACATTGTTGATATCGAGCCAGTAGAAACTCGATATACGTGTGAGTGGCAAGAATTTTTGCCGAAACAACTATCAGAATTTTTAGGACCTGATACTAACGTAATTCCTATTTCGGGCGAAATTTCGAGCACAACTACATCACCTGGAGCATTTTTAGACTTTTCTGCAACTAACATCTACAAAAGTTCTCAACTAATTAAAATTGCTGAACTATTTGCTGCACAAAAAATCAACAACGGTGATTACTTTTTGTTCACTGATGCTTGGAACCCAACTGTTATCCAACTTCGGTATATGGCTGAGCTCAACGGCGTTGACATTAACATTGGTGGCATGTGGCACGCAGGTAGTTACGACCCTGCTGACTTCTTAGGCCGCATTATCGGAGGCAAGCCGTGGGTCCGGTTTGCTGAAGCTAGTATGTTTCAGTGTTACACTCATAACTTCTTTGCTACAACGTTCCATGTTAACTTGTTTGCACAGACTTTCTTGACCGGGGATGCACTTAAAATTGCATATGCAAACAACCAGATTAAGGTTGTAGGCTGGCCGATGGAATACTTAGAAACGTCTGCATTAACAGATACTGATTATTCTTCTAAAGAAGACATTGTGCTGTTTCCGCACCGCGTTGCTCCGGAAAAACAACCCGAACTCTTTAAACAGATTGCTGAGAAGTTGCCAGATGTTGAATTTGTTATGTGTCAAGAACAAAACTTAACAAAACAAGAATACCACCGCCTGCTAAAACGTGCAAAGGTTGTGTTTAGCGCAAATCTGCAAGAGACACTAGGCATTAGTGCATACGAAGCGCTGCTAGCAGGCACAGTTCCAGTTGTTCCAGACCGCTTGAGTTATGCAGAAATGTATTCTGACAACATTAAGTACAGTTCTGCACTGTCAGAACCTAGTACTCCGGATGTTGATGCACTAGCACAATTAGTAGAGCAAACACTATCTCTATACCCAGATAATGCTAAAGAGGTAGTTGATACTGAGCTTGCAACTCTCAAACGATTCTTTAACGGTGGAAAACTGTATGAAACAATCCAAGCATCAATTCAGTAATACTCCACTAGGAACGATAGATCTTTCAGCTGAAGACCGATTAGCGATTAAGTCGTTGCCGTATTTCTCAAAACCGTTCAATGATATACATGCTATTTCTTACTGGAGAGAACAAGGAGTGCCGTTTTCAAACGGCACTATGTACGACCACACTCGGAGTACTCCTAGTATTGCTAACAAAATAGTAGAAGAAGTTGCAACTATGCTAACTGAGACTGGTGTTGATTTCTATCACTTGTCTTGGTGTTTTTATAAAATGGTACCAGGGGATATAATTCCGTATCATTCTGATACGTACATCGCATACCGTCGGTATGTGGAGTCAGCTGGGATAACAGAAACAGATCAGTATACCGTGCACCGGGCGCTGGTAACAGTCGACGACAGAGAGCCTGGACATATTCTAGAAATCGCAGGCACGTTCGTTGACTGGCAAGCTGGTGATGTATATGTTTGGACCGAAGACACTCCGCACCTTGCTGCAAATATCGGTTTAACTAATCGATACACTATCCAATTAACATTCGTTACATTAAATGATTAAGCTAGCAGACTTTAACAACCCGTTTGATGCAATAACAAAGTTCGAATCAGAGGTGTGTAAGTACACCGGCGCACCTTATGCTGTATCAGTTGATAGTTGCACACATGCTATAGAATTAGCATTTCGTGCAACTAGTATACTAAGTGTTCAGCTGCCGGCGAACACTTATATCAGTGTTCCGATGACTCTTATGAACTTGAATGTGCACCACGAATACATCACTGATGACTGGTACAGTGAATTAGAGTACAACTTTCGCGGGTCGAATATTTGGGACAGTGCTAGAAAATTTCAAAAAAATATGTACCGTACAGGGCAAATTCAGTGCTTAAGTTTCGGTTATTCTAAACCGTTAGAAATCGGCCGCGGTGGTGCTATTTTAACTGATAATGAGAGTTTAGCAAATACGCTTAGGTTACTCCGCTACGACGGCCGCGACCTAAACATTTCGCCATGGTGTGATCAGCGTAAATTTAAGCTCGGATTCCACTACGCAATGAAACCCGAAGAGTGTGTAGTTGGTATTAACAAGCTGTTACGTAACGAAGTTCACGAAACACAGTCGTTCGAATACCCAGACTTACGTTCGATAACTATCGAACGTTAAGTTCTTTGCTTTTAACTGTTAGGTATTTCATTAGCTTAAGTTTGTATTGTTTTACGTTCTTATCTTTAAGATCTAAGAAGTCATAGTTCTTAATAGTTTTATTCGTTAACAATTCAGAAATATTGTAATTTCGGGCAAAAAATACCTGATTACTCGACGGTACTAAGTTCTCGTGTGTGGCGAAATCGGCCATTATTTTTTCGGACAGCTTGTTAGCTTCGAACACGTTTGTTAAATTATTCTTCCACGGCACATGCTCTAGAAACATGCTCGAAAACATCTTTTTATCTTCTTCTGATGTTACATCACTTAATTGCATTTCTTCGTATCCGTATGATTTAAAATTAACACCAAATTCGCTATTCCATGCAAACGAGTCTGGCCTAGTAATACGAAGCGGCTGAAATCCTATATTGTGCAACGGAACTTCGCCTGATACAATTCGTTGATACGAATTCCAACATTCGTCGAGAGTTTCTTCAGGTAAGCCTATAATAAATCCAGATGACGTCATTATAGTATCACCGTAATCGGATCTAATACGTTGTAACGTTTCGATTAACTTCTCTGAATTAGTGCTCTTACCGATAATTTTACCAGCAGCATTACTAAGCGTCTCAATGCCGAAAAATGTTCCACGCAGTCCAGCATCTGCTAATAGTTTGACTTGGTCATAATTGTTTGCTAGTAGATCTAACCGGAGGTAACACCTAAAGTTTAACTCAAACGGTAAGCTTGCAGACACTTCTGCAAACATTCTTAATTTTTCGTCTGATTCGTTAAACGTATCGTCGACGATGAAGTAATCGGTAATTCCGTATAGCTCGTAGTTGCGTTCTAACTCGTATTTTACTTGCTTTTGATCTCGCAAGTAATCTAATTTTTTCTTGCCGTTCATGGGATATGCGCAGAACTTACACTTAAAGATGCAGCCTCTAGCAGACTCGATCGGTAAGACTTCTCCTGGCATCATAATGTCATCATCGCACCACATGTTAACTGTTTGTGTAAAGTCATAACCATCTGCTTTTCTGTCAGTTAAGATTTTAACTCCGTGTTCGTTAACAAAATGAGGTCCAAGCGGTTCTAACGGATCTCGCAAGTGCTTGGCTAATCTCCAAGCACTCATTTCGGCATATCCAAGCACCGAATAGTCTAGAAACGGGTTGCTTGTGTTAGACCTAGCATGAGCGCCGCCTACTACTATTTTTACATTCGGGTTTACTGCCTTAAATGCTTCGACGAAAATTTTATCAAACTCTAAACCACAGTGGGTGAAACTAATTTCATCTTTCGGTAAAGACATAGTGTTGCTAATCCCAACAAACAAGGTGTTGTCGCCGCATGCTAGTTTTGCAATCATGTACATCTCTGCCTTTGAGTAGCGAGAAACATGGTCGACGACTAGTACAGAAAACCCTTTGCTCCGTAAAAAACTAGATAACTGGTAAGGTCCTAGTAGCTTGCATGATATATGCTCGTTTGCGTATTCGGTGAATAAAATAATGTCGTAGCCGTTTTTCATAAATTTCCTAATATTTGATTGACAGCAGTAGCTGCTGGTACTATTATGTAGTTATCAAATTAACGTTAGTGAGATTTTGCAATCATGCGACACATCGAAAAAGCAGCCCTGTCTATTGCGATCGGCTTGTCACTAACTGCATGCGGAGGCGGAGGCGGTAGCACTAGTAACGTGAAGCCCGTTGGTAGCAATCCCGAACTAGTCGAGCCTAGTAAGCCTAGTAATAGTACACCAGCAACGTGTGATAGTAGTTGTGTTCATACAATAACTGCTAGCGTTTCACAAATTGCAGAAAGTGGCGCAATTAGTACCCTTGCTGCAGCGCTAGCCGGTGTTAACTATAGCGACACTGATATTAATAATGCGGCTAGTTTGCGTAATACGTTAATTGAACTAAAAAACCAATGGCACCAGTTTGAGGCGAAATTTAGCAGCATGCCTGCAGAGTTCCGCCTAGAGTACATTGCGTCCGGCCAATATGCTGCAGCAAACGCAGCAGCGGCGTTTCTGTTTGGATCGAACAACCCTTCGTCAAACGCGTTGACTATTATTAATTTGATTGCAGAAGATAAAGCGATCAACAAACAGCATGCTGACTTGTTTATCGAATCAAGCAACAAAACAGTAGAAATAATTACACACAAAAAACCATCAGATTCTGATAAAGAGTTAGCAGTTGATATTGCTAGTCAACTAGGTGTTACTATCGAATTCACTGACACCGGGTACACTATTACATATCCAGTCGTTGAAGAGCCAACTGATCCGGTCGTTGAAGAGCCAACTGATCCAGTCGTTGAAGAGTTGCGTGAAACTGTTACAGTACAGCTAGATCGATACATTTCAGGTCAAGTCGAGACTAGTAGATATACAAGTGTAAACAAAGTTACAACAACTGAATTCGCTGACGATAATGGTGATATTATTGTAGTAGAAACTACTACATACCGCACTCAGATTAACTACAGTGATATTGTAACAACAGTATACGAAACCACAACAACGATTGAGTACAACGACGGCAGTACCGAAACACACACTACTCAATATAGCGAAGACCAATTAGTCCCAGCAGATCCGGTTGTAACATATCACAGCGTTGAAACGGATCGTTATTACAAAGAAACCGAAACTCCGATTGAGGTACCGACTTCGCCTGAAATTGTCGAGTACGCGTCTGTTGAGTACTCTGATCCTAATCTAGGAACGCCAACGCCAGACGTTAAGACTCCGGCTGAATACCGCGCTAGTAGTGAGTTTTGGGCAACTGCTGCAGCTACAGACGACCACTTAGCAGAGATTAAGGTCGATGCGGCATGGAGTCGGGGGTGGACTGGCAAAGGAAGCGTAGTTGCAGTTGCAGACTCTGGCGCAATGGTAACCCATAGTGATTTAGATGCGCAGATTACTGCAACAAAGAACTTTATCACAGGACTCACTGATGTAACCGATAACGTAGGTCATGGAACTCACGTTGCTGGAACAATTGCAGCAGAAATGAACAACCAAGGGATGGTAGGTGTTGCACCCGACGCTAAGTTAATGATAGCAAAGGTAACCGATAACACTGGTTACAGTTTTTCGCTAGCAAAGCAAGCTACTAAATGGGCTAGTGATGCAGGCGCAGTTGCTATCAACATGAGCGCTAGTAGCATGTTTGATAACAGTTTTAAACTAAGCCTTACTAAGCACTCCACTGGGATGTTCAGTAGCAATCACTGGTATTACGGAACTAACGGGTACAACGGGTATGTATCCGAAGCCGGCACTTGGAAACCTTATATCGGCAACGAGATTGTCATGGTTGTTGCTGCTGGCAACGACGGGTTAGACTATGCTGCATTCCCCGGACTAATGGCCACCGCAGTTGACGATAACGGTAACTTAATTCTAGACGGTCGGATGATTATTGCTGGTGCATGGGACACTGCAAATCAAAAGATTGCAAACTATTCCAACAAAGCAGGGCATGTGTGCTTAGCATGGAATGAAGGAACTCAGTCATGCGATGATCTGTACAAAATTAAAGACTTTTATCTCATGGCTCCAGGCAGCACTGTTTACAGCACTATGCCAAACGGTTCATATAATCATATGAGCGGTACTAGTATGGCTGCGCCGCACATTACTGGAGCAGTTGCTATTATCCATCAAATGTGGCCGCATATGACCGGGCGCAATCTTGTACAATTACTGTTAGTAACAGGCGATAAATCCTTTGCTGGATATGACGAAAACATACACGGTCAAGGTCTTCTTGACATGGACCGTGCTACTCAGCCCGTTGGCGCAACCGGTATTCCAAAAACCGGCCGGACTAGCGGCGGTGTTACTGAATTGTCCGGCGGAATTGCAGGTTCAGTTGAATTGGGAGAAGTTGCTAGTAACGTAATGGTGCTTGACAGCTTTGAGCGTGATTTTTACGTCGACTTAGGGCAAGCGAAAATCGACAAAGACACTCGAACTGTAAGTTTCACTGAGTCTCTAGCGAATGATACTATCACTAATAGTTTTGCTAGCCTAGCAGGCGCTGTATACCAAGTAAACGACATGATTTTTGCACTCGGCGAAAAAAGCTTTGCTGTCGGTAAGCAGTATGGCAATTTCGAGATCGGGTATGTCAGTGAAGACGAGACTGTACTTAACAACGAATTTGCAGGTATGTTCGGTGTAGGACAAACTTCAGAAACAGTATACGCTGCGTACACCCGATCAGACATTCTAGCAGGATTTAACGTTGACACCAAAGCGGAAATTGGTTATACTACTAGCTCTACAACTGATAATAGCTTGATCACTAGTACTAGTGGTATCACAAGCGTAGCGCTTCATGGTGCAGTTACCCGCCCACTAGGCGACTACTGGGTTGCTGGCGCTACTGCTAGCATGCCTCGTAAAATACTAGACGGTAGCATGGGACTAACTGTACCGGTTGCTCGCACACTTGACGGACGAGTTCTGTTCGAAGATCGTACTATGGACTTGAGCAAAGGTAATACCGAATTCGACGTCGGGGTCGTTGCTAAGTACCGGAAAAATAATTCTAAGTTCAGTGCGTACCTAGAACATAGATTTAACCAGTACGGATCAGATACAAACGGAACTGAGGTTCGCGTTAACTACGAGCTAAACTTTTAAAGGAATTTAACTATGACTAATAACTGCACTGAGCCAGTAAACAGATTTTCTGGGCTAGTAGACGGAGCGGCGGAGTACACAACAACTAGCATTTCGGGCCTAAGCATCAACGATTCATTTTCGATTGCAGCATCTGTGTGTAGCACTATTAAGGTATCTAAACAGTCGCAGATAACTGCAATTCAGATCGACGACGCTGACTCTACAGTGATCATCAATGATGTAGAATATAAAAAATTACGCGAAGCATATGATATATTGGATCTGATGCTGGCAACAAAAAGTGATGTAGCTGTCCAGGAAATTATCGACCAGTACAGAATGTTACTAGCAATTCAACAGGATAGTCAATGAGCAGAGTTAACGTCACTAGTTATCGGAATAATGCAAGTAACCCACTCGACGGAACTGCTGCAGTGGGCTCAGTTGTATTAGGTAACGATACTCAATTATATGCATACGATGGCTCGAACTGGTGTCATGTTGATCTTTCTGTTACAACTAGCACACTCGAAGCAGATATCGAACTACTTCGTACTGAAGTAAATGCATTTAAAGAGCGCGAAGCTCGAATACTAAAATTAGCAGAACAGTACCCGGGTATTGCTGAACTTAAATCTCAGTTAGATACCATGGTAGCATTAGCAGAGAGTTATAATGAATAAAACACACATTTCTTGGTCTGATATCACACTTGCATGTGAAGAAATAGCCAATCAAGTACGAGAGTCTGGATTTGTTCCAGACTATATTGTTGGAATTACTCGCGGTGGGTGCATTCCAGCTGTTATTTTGTCTCATATGTTAGATGTTCGATGTGAGATGGTTAAGATAAAGTTACGAGATGCAGCCGGCGGCGAGGAGTGCGAGTCAAACTGCTGGATGGCTGAAGATGCGTTTGGCTACCAAAGTGAAGAGAGCGATAATAACACTGTTCGCCAAAACCAAATTAACACTGCAAACATACTTGTCGTCGACGATATCAACGACACTGGTGCAACGTTTAACTGGTTAGTATCAGACTGGACATCAAATGCAGGCTGGCTAGCAAAAGAACACAACCCATGGCATAATAATGTTAAATTTGCAACATTATTTAATAATGTACCTAGTAGTTTTAAGGATGTTGACTACTATAGCGTTTCGATTGATAAGAATAAAGACCCAAGTTGGATTGTGTTTCCGTGGGAGGAATAAGTTCAAGTTCTGACTACTACAAAGATAACTTGTAAATTTTAAGGTAATCGTCTATGACAACAACTGCAACACGATATCATGATTTTTCGGCCGGCCACCGTGTATACGGCCACGAGTCTAAATGTAGCCACTTACACGGTCACAATTATAGAGTACACTTTACTGTCACAAGCAAGACTGGACTAGATCAAGTAGGACGTGTTCTAGATTTTTCGGTAATTAAAGACTTACTGTGCGAATGGTTAGAGCATAACTGGGATCATAAGTTTCTAGTATGGGCCGAAGACCCGTTTGCTGATTCGCTCGTTGATCTAGATCCGCCCGGTACTGTTGTAACATCGTTTAACCCTACTGCAGAAAACATGGGTCAATACCTAGTAGAAGTAGTATGCCCAGCTCTGCTGCAGAGCACGGATGCAATTATTACTAAAGTTGATATAGAAGAAACGCGCAAATGTTCAGTAACAGTACAGGCGTCCGAGCAATCGTAGAAGATACATTCTGGTTTATATTTCCAGTTCAGCAACTTGGTGAGTTGCTGAAATACAAAGACCAGCTAGCTGGTTGTATTAGCGAGATGACTACACTTATGGAAGAATACTTAACAGTTACCGACGGCTCAATTACTTCAAAATTTCAGTTTAATGGCGAAGTATCAATCGATAAATTGTGTAGTCGAGAATTCCCCCGTTACCCGGGCTGGATCGCAAATATAGATCCTAGCCTCTCAGAATATTTCTCATCGTTGTCAGAATTGCCAGTAGACAACCGAGCATTCTTGTATTATAATGTAAATCAGACATTCAGCAAATTATCACATGTGCACTTTGGCACAAACGACCAAGCACTAGCATATATGCTGAAATTTAAATATTCTTAAGGAGATCCGATGGGCAAGTTTTACAGTACAAAAACATGGGGCAACGATCGCGGCTTGAGTTGTTGCTTTAGACAGTGGAGAAGTCATCATAGTCACTGTTCTCTACTGCACGGATATAGCATCGGTGTTAAAGTCATTTTTGAATGCGATTCACTCGACGAGCGAAATTGGGTCCAAGACTTCGGTAGTCTTAAACGATTCAAAGAATGGCTCGAACATATGTTCGACCACACTGTACTAATTGCAGAAGACGACCCTCACTTAGATTCGTTTATGAAGCTACAAGAAATCGGAGCAATCCGTGATGGTGCAAATACTGCACTTCTTGATTTGCGAATCGTTCCAGCAGTAGGTTGCGAAAGATTTGCCCAGCTGGCATACGACACGCTAAGTAACATGCTAGACGAGGATCGAGCAGCAGGTAAAGCACTAAACAATACTGTGCGAGTTAAAAGTGTAGAAGTCTTCGAACACGGGGCAAATTCTGCAATTTACGAAGGTTAACACAATAGGAACAGCAATGAAGGAAAAGACGTTACGATATTCAGAAATTTTTTACAGTCACCAAGGCGAAGGTAAATTTGTTGGTGTTCCTAGTGTATTCCTTCGCACGTTTGGCTGTAATTTTAGATGCAAAAAGTTCGGCAGAGACAAAGACGAAGATGTTGGGAAGTACAATCCGGAAGTAATTCCGATCATCGATGCACTCGATACATACAAACATTTTGACGAATTGCCCATTGTGCACACTGGGTGTGATACATATGCTAGCATATACCCAGAATTTAAACGCTTCATGCAAAACGATACAGTCGACGAGCTTGTTGAAAGTTTGTTAGCAGCTACACCAAATGGAGAATGGACTTTAGAAAACGGCCAAGACATTCACTTAGTTATTACTGGTGGCGAACCGTTACTCGGTTGGCAGAGATTTTATGCTGAGTTGCTGTCTCATCCGCGTATGGCTGAGCTCAAGAACTTAACGTTTGAGACTAATACAACACAACTGCTAAGGCCTGAATTTGTAACATATCTCCAAAATCGGCGCGATGATTTACACGTTACATGGAGTTGCTCGCCAAAGCTATCAGTATCTGGCGAGGCTTGGGAAGATGCTATCAAGCCAGACGTTGCGATGCAGTATTTCCAAATACCAAACTCTAATTTGTATTTTAAATTCGTTATTGCAAATAACGACGATGTTGATGAAGTCGAATCTGCAGTGCAGGAATATTCCCAGCGCGGGGTTAAGGTTCCTGTGTATGTAATGCCAGTTGGTGGAAGGTCAGAAGAATACAAACTTAACGAATCTGCAGTTGCTGAAATTAGTCTGCAGAAAGGCTGGCGTTTTAGTCCGCGACTCCACATCTCGCTGTACGGTAACAGCTGGGGGACTTAACTGTGCTACCTGAGCAAAATGTAGAGATGTTAACTGTTTATGTACTAGCTCGCGCTAACCTAGGGGTTAAAAGCATCGAGCTATGCTACGATGCAACATCTGCAACAACTGAGCACTTCTATAATGCTTTTCCTAGTCTCGAAGAAGCACAGCAGGCACAGCTAATCGAAAAGATCAAAGGAAATCACTATAGCATTTATTGCTTAGTGATACCGAGTGAATCAGTAATTACTTAATTAAGGTTATACTATGTTTGCAAGAATAAAACAACTGTTGTCGCGAAAACCGCGATCAAAAAAAGAACAAGCAACAAAAAATCAAGAGCCGTATGTAGAAGTGCTATCTGTTGAACTAGACGAAACAAATATGCGTGCTGGTGCATTTGAGCTAGACTGGAACTCTTATTTTATTACATCGTTACGTAATATAGGCTACCAAGGCAAGAGCGACGAACAGATTGTAGAGCAATGGTTTCAAGACGTGTGCCGCCATATTGTATTAGAAACATTTGAACAAGAAAGTGCCCAAACTTCGTTTGTAGAAAGAAAAACTCGAGCAGATGGTAGGACTGAAGTTCGATGATCTTATATTCAAACGGCGATAGTCACGCTGCTGCAGCAGAAGCTGTTAATCCTTATGTATTTGCCGAAGACGACCCTATGTATGTTCACATGCAACGTAGGCCGCACCCTGACAACTTAGAAGTGTCGTACGGTAAATTACTAGCACGAGTGTTTAATACTGGATTTGCTACAGATGCAGAAGGTGCTAGCAGTAACGACAGGATTCTTCGAACAACTCGCGATTTTATTAACAACAACAAGTCAAAACCGTTTGTCCTAATAGGGTGGACTTCTTGGGAGCGGAAAGAAGTTGATGTTGACGGTAAAATGCTTCAATTAACAGCCAGTGGCACAGATTCGGTACCTGAACACTATAAACAAGAATACAAGAAATGGGTTGCGAGTTGCGACGAAAACCACTATCATAAGTGTATGAAACAGTGGCACGACACAATATACCGGTTTCACTGTGAACTTAAAGAACAAGGGATTAAACATCTGTTCTTTAACGCATTTCACCAATTTGATAAACGTATCACCGGCGAGGTCAACTGGGGCGACAATTATGTCGATCCGTACGGTATGACGTATTCCGACTATCTTGCGTCAGTGAACATAACCCCAGTTAGTGCATTTAGCTACCACTACGGACCCGACGGTCACAATGCGTGGGCCCGATTTTTAATTCCATACATTCAGAAGATTATATGAAATACTTACTTGTAGACACAGCAAACACTTTTTTTCGCGGCAAACACGTTGCGCACCGTAATACCGACGCGTGGGCAAAAATAGGCCTTAGCTTGCATATCACACTCGGCGCAGTAAACAAAGCGTTTAACTTGTACAATGCAGATCATGTTGTTTTTGCACTCGAGGGCCGGAGCTGGCGGAAAGACGTGTATGCTCCGTACAAAGCCAACCGCAAAGTAGCAGCTATGGCTAAGACCGAAGCCGAACAAGAAGAAGATCAGCTGTTTATGGAAGCGCTCAATGACATGACTACGTATCTTCGCGAAAAGACTAATTGTAGTGTTGTCCGATGTCCTAATGCCGAAGCAGACGACATTATTGCAAGGTTTATTCAAACACACCCAAACGACGAGCATATTATTGTTAGTACTGACTCAGACTTTTACCAGCTAATAGCTGAGAATGTGTCTCAGTACAACGGTGTTACCGAAGAGCTAATTACTATCAATGGTTTTTACAAAGCAAACGGTAAAGAAGTCATTGACAAGAAAACCAAGCTGCACAAAAAGTTAGAAGACCCGCAGTGGCTGCTATTTGAAAAATGTATTCGTGGTGACTCAACAGACAACGTCTTTAGTGCGTACCCAGGCGTTCGCAAAAAGGGGACAAAAAACAAAACCGGTATGATTGATGCATTTGCAGACAAAGATACAAAAGGTTTCAATTGGAACAACTTGATGCTGCAACGGTGGACTGACCATAACGGCGATGAGCACTTAGTCAATGACGACTACCAACGGAATCGAACGCTAATTGACTTAACTGCGCAGCCGAGTAATGTTGTTGCAATGTTAGACAAAGTTATCAATGAGCAGTGCGTTGAAAAAGCAGTGCCGATGATCGGTGCACATTTCATGAAATTCTGTGGTAAGTACGAACTAGTACGGATGTCTGAGTCTGCAAATGCATATGTTCAGTGGCTAACAGCTCCGTACAAACAATAAAGGATATCAGATGAACGCAGTAGAAATTCTTAAAGGAAAGTTTTGGGTCATTGTTGATTGCGGTACCCGAGTCGGCTTACTGCAACCGACAGAAAACGACATGTTTGCATTAACTCTCAACGGAGTTAAAACTACATACCCAACCGCTAGTGCGGCCTTGAAGAAAAATAACATTCAGCTAAGCAAAGATACCGACGCAACTACTAGCACTAACTCAGATGAAGAGTTCGAAGTTAACGGTTTTCCGGTAAATGCTAAACCGTTTAACGTAACAGTAACTGAATGGCCGAATGTATGCACGTTTACTAAGACTGCGACATCTAAGGCAGTTCTGTGTGCAGGATACTACATTGTTAAATTTAAACACGGCTGGGTTCATAGTTTTTGTCCAAAAGTAGACACATTGAGTAAAAATGAATTCTTAGGGCCGTTTAAAACTGAATTAGAAATGAAGGAACAGTTGCGACTTGCGAGGAAATCTAAGTGATACATATCAAAAACTTTATCCACAAAGTTAAGCATGCAGAGTCTAGTAGGTCTCGGAATGTTACACTAACCTTAGCCGAAGCGCGGCAGCTAGCTGATGACATTGCTCTACTGCTTGCTGATCGAGTTTCGACCAATAGTAACGTTCAGCAGGATAGCAGCCCTGCTAAGCCTGCATCAATATCGATATCCGACGGTGGCCACTGGTGACTACTATTCACAGCTTAATCCAAGAATTCCGGAGTGATCCTAAAGTTCTTAAGGACGAAATACATCGTTGTATACTCAATCGGGCAAAAGAAATATTAGAATCAGACTCCGAGCACAACTCTGACCTCGTGTTTTTGGCTGAGAAGATTGTATCTAATCAGCAGCTAGTGTGGCGCAACAATCGGACTGGTTCTGCGAGTATGAGATTTACAACAACGGCATACATGTTTATCAACGAGCTTTTTAAAACACCATTTATTAAAGACACATATAACATAGAATATGCTTCGGCCTCAGCGTCTAACATTAAAGCTAGTCACGTTCAACCGAGTAACAGTGGATCTAAAATTACTTCTACTAAAAAGTACGCCAACGAGATCACCGACTTAACGTCAAAAACTATTATTGCCATTGATAAAGTAATTAAAGTACCGTACGTTATTACACACTCACGAATCGTGGTGTTTGACGAAGAGACTGCACTATACCTCAACATGTACGACGGAAATTTGAACATATTGTTCAGTTAACCGTTGACAGCAAGTGCTAAGCTGCTATAATACACACATAACATTAAACAACATTACTTTAAGCCATAAAGAAAGGAAGACATAATGTCCGATGCACATACTATTACCAGTACCGCCGCTAAAGCAGCAATTCGTCGATGCTTTGAAGTTAAGCGTCCTGTATTCCTGTGGGGACCTCCGGGTATTGGTAAGTCAGAACTAGTAGAGTCTATTGCTAAGTCTGGCGAGTTCGGTAAAACCCATCTCATCGACCTTCGAATGCCTTTGCTCGAGCCAACTGACTTGCGTGGCATTCCGTACTACAATAAAGAAATCAGTATGATGGATTGGGCTCCGCCTGTTGATCTTCCTTCTGCAGCAGACGCAGCTCAGTACGATACTATTATTCTGTTTCTAGACGAAATGAATGCTGCTGCCCCTGCTGTCCAGGCATCGGGCTACCAGCTAATTCTGAACCGCAAGGTCGGCAAGTACACGCTGCCAGACAATGTCGTAATTGTTGCTGCTGGTAACCGCGAAGGCGACAAGGGTGTAACTTATCGGATGCCGAGTCCGCTAGCTAACCGTTTTGTCCACCTTGAAATGAAAGTCGACTTTGCAAGCTGGTTCGATTGGGCCGTTGACTCTAATGTTGATGCTCGCGTAATTGGTTACCTGCAAAATAACAAGTCTGAGCTGTTCCAGTTTGATCCGAGCACTGCATCACGCGCATTTGCTACACCACGTGCTTGGTCGTTTGTTAGTGATATTATTGCCGACGACCTTGATGACCAGACTGCGCTCAATCTTCTGTCGGGCACAGTAGGCGACGGAACTGCAATTAAATTCATGGCGTTCCAGCGTGTTGCTGGTACTATGCCGAAGCCAGATGACATCCTCGATGGTCGTGTTGTTAAAGCTGACAACATTGATGTTTCGGCAATGGTGTCGCTGAACATCAGTCTGTGTTATGACCTCAAAGAGAGACTGAACTCAATTGGCGCAACCGACGAATGGTACGAAATGTCAGACAGATTCCTAAAGTTTGCAATGGACAATTTTGAGCCAGAAATTGCAGTAATGGCTGGTCGAATTGCCCTAGTTAACTTTAAGCTACCGCTATCTCCGGGCAAGAACAAGTCATTCAAAGAGTTCCACACTCGATTCGGCAAGCACATTCTGCGATAACGATTGCAGTAGTTAAAATAAGGGGTTGATCAACCCCTTATTTTATAATACAATAATTAATATTGATCCTAGTGGGAGCTTCTTTCAATGAACGCAGAAATTAAAGACCGGCTTATTACAGCTCGAGTCCAAATGCTACTAAAACATCCGTTCTTCGGACCGCTAGCAACCCGGATGAAGCTGGTCGAATCAGAGAAATATAAAACTGCTGCAACAAACGGTCGCGACATCTTTTATAATCCTAGTTTTGTAGAAAGCCTTACAGACAGCGAACTACAATTCTTAATCGGGCATGAGTTGCTTCATGCGGTATACGACCATATTCCGCGGACTGGTGAACGTGACCAGATGATTGCTAATATTGCGCAGGACTTTGTGGTAAACGCAGATCTAATCACACACGGTATCGGCGACTTTATTAAATCGGGCTTATACGATCCGAAGTACAAAGGATGGACCTTCGAAGAAGTGTACGACGATCTCATGAGCGATCCGAACATGCAACAACTGTCGGAACTGCGCAAAGAGCTTGCTGGTAAACTTCTCGACGAACATGTCGATGGCGCTAGCGAGGACGGCTTATCTGAAGAAGAGCAAATAGAAGCCGGGCAGGCGATGCAAGCTGCAGTCATTGAAGCAGCGAAATCTGCAGCAGGATCAGGTAACGTTCCTAGCAGTGTTGATCGCTTCGTTAAGGACCTAGTTGAACCTAAGATTAACTGGCGTGAGCTACTTGCACAGAGCATCGAAAGTACTATTCGCAGTAACTTTTCGTGGATGCGTCCTAGCCGCAAAGGCCAACACATGGACGCGGTCATGCCTGCAGGCATGATTCCAGAAGAGGCTATTGACGTATGTGTTGCAATCGATACGTCGGGGTCGATTAATACAACAATGCTCCGTGACTTTGTGTCAGAAATTAAAGGCATTATGGATTCGTATGCTGACTACAACCTAAATATCTGGTGTTTTGACACTAAAGTACACAATCACAGAAAGTTCTGTTCGTACAACAGTGACGAGATTACTGATTACGAACTTAAAGGATTTGGCGGCACTGAGTTCACAGCTAACTGGGAGTTTATGAAAGAGCACAACATCGAACCTAAGCTGCTCGTTATGTTCACCGACGGGTACCCAAGAAGTTCTTGGGGTGATCCCAACTACTGCGACACATTGTTTGTTATCCATAGTAGCAAAACAATCGAGCCGCCGTTTGGGTCATATGCTCATTATGAATATTAGCAAACACTTCAGTATGACTGCAGCTGAAAGAGCTGCAGTCCTTTCAAATCTTCAGGAGCAGATCGGCGAAGATGCTGTAGAATCCGCAATCAACACTGCTTTGTTTGATATACTAAACCACATCCCACCGCATTTTATTAAAATAAAAAACCCAAGTCAGCAGTCCCGTGCTGCCGATCGAGCTAATTTAAAATATTTTATGTACGCTAACAAAATCTACCGGGCGGCCTTGACTTCCCATTACGTAGCATTCGAAAGTCCCGAAGAGGCTATGCTGTTTAAATTAACCATGCATTAAACAGCGGTAAATAACAACACAATATTAAGGAGAGGAAAAATGCCAGAAGATACATCAATTGACGCAACTGAGCCAGCAAATGCTACATCAGCTAACCTGAGCTTTAAAACACTAATCGAAGTTGCTAAGCTAATTAACGTGTGTTCTAAGCGCGGTGCATTTAATGCAAACGAGCTCGAGCACGTCGGTGGCCTTTATAACGATCTTGTGAAATTCTTGCAAGAATCGGGCGCTATTACTGCTACTAGCAATGAGGCTGGTACAGCAGCTGAAGAAACAAAAGAAGATCAATAAGAGGTAGTATGATTAAACACGTAGGTCGATACAACAATCAAAAAGTAATTGTACTTTTCCGTAAAGTGCCCGGGGAAGACCACATGTGCCTAGTAGCATATAGTGATAGTATTCCTAGCCAAATTCACAATGACGTGATGAAAGTCGTCGAGAGTGCTGAAGGTCAAAGTGCAGAAATTCTAGGTGACGTTCTAGGACGCAGCGTAGGAAGCGACGGGTCTCAGCTGCTACAAAAACTGCACAGCGAAGGTTACATTAAGAAGCTCCCAACAAGCCAGGTTATCATGGTTCCTAATGCGAAGAGCCAACTTCGTCTAGACGAACTTAACGTGCTGATTGACCAAATTCAAGCAGGCGGAGAGAGTGCTGCAAAGCTAAAAGACCTTGACGACAATGCAGGTTATCAGAACATTAACAAAGAAGCAGTTGAAGCTATTGCAGCAGTCGACGGTGCACTAGACGACGAAGCGCTGTCTAAGCAGTACCTCGAGCAAGCAGAGCAGTACTTGGCCGAAGCTAAGCGATTGCAAGAAGAAGCATACTTGCTTAACCCTAGTCTTAAACCAAAAGACAGCACTCCCGAAAAAGCGCCCATTGCTGCAAAGAAAAGCACCGCGTCTAAGGCGCCTGCTCGAAAAACTACAGCTTCTAAAGAAAAAGAAGTAAATACTAAAACAACAAACAAAGAAGACACTAGCAGTACTTCAGCCGAATAAGGAATTAGTATTATGAAAGCAAGCGAGCAACTCGAACAAGTAGAACCAATTGATGTTGATTTTTTATCTAGTTGGGCAAATCTGTTATACCAAGTCGAGATGCTCGACTTGCCTGCTGAATTCGTCGACCGTATTTTAGTCCACACTAAAGCCGGAAGTGACGTTGAGATCAACGTCAAGGCAATGCGGCCGCAATATACTTCATCCGACGATCTTAGTGCAGCAATTAGTCAGCAACTCGACAAGTTAGGCGATATCATCGACTCGATCGATTATCGCGTTAACATCGAAGCGGTGGCAAATAAAGCAATCGAAGCAACTAAAACAGCACTAGAAATTTTAGAATGAACGCAATTTTCGCAATCGACGAAAGCCTAGGCCTAGGCTTTCGTGACTCACTGCCGTGGCCGTTTATTAAAGAAGATATGCGGCATTTTGTACAAACAACTAAAAACCAAACAGTTGCTATGGGTCGGGGCACGTGGCAAAGTTCGATGCCAACCCCGTTACCAAACCGTCGTAATATAGTTGTTACATCTTCTGCTGCTCCTGATGTTGAGACAGTTAGCAATGTTAGCAGCTTACCCGCTGACTGCTTTATTATCGGTGGTGCGAAATTAATAGAGTCTTCTTGGTCAGAGATAACTACCGTGTACCTAACACTAATCCATGGCTCGTTTGTTTCTGACTGCAAGATAAACCAAACTATTATCGACGACTTGTATTCGTCGAATTGGACCGGAACCCACATTTCTACTACAAGTAAGTGCTCAATTTATGTCTATAGACGCAATGACTAATAAACCAGTAGCTGTTATATATGGTGGTTTAGGGTTTATCGGACACCATATTGCTATCCAACTATTAAAAAGTAACTACTTTGTCTACATTGTAGACGCTGAGTTTAATTATACCTCCGACGAGTGTTACTGCGATCGTTTAGCAGCTATTAACGAAGTGTCATCTTGTTACAAGATTATTAAAGCAAGAACCGAAGACATAATGTCAACTAGTGCAGTTACAGAACTACAGAACTTATCTGCAGATGTTGTACTACATTTAGCAAACATGCCAAATAATAGGCTAACTAACCTGTACTACAAAGAAGCACAACGCGGCTTTGGTGTCGGAACTCAAAATGTTCTTGATCTAAGTAGAGATTGTAAACACTTTATATACTTTAGTAGCAGCTTAGTTTATGGCGATTTTACTGTTAACCCCCAGCCCGAAACTGGACCTTGTTCCCCTGAAACAAATTACGGAAAGTTTAAACTTGCGTCAGAAGCCGTTGTTACAAACTTTTTCAGTGAAAAGTCAGCTAAAGTAACAATAATTCGACCAAGCGCTGTATACGGCATTCGCGACAACACTAGTCGAGTAGTATCGAAGTTCATGAACGCTGCAATGTCCAATGGACCGATGCGTGTTAACGACATAGCAACAACAATGGACTTTACATATGTGTCAGACCTAACAGCAGGAGTTGTCCAAGCAATAAAGAACCAGACAGACAAGTCTTCGGTGTACAATTTGTCGTACGGCACGACTAGGACTTTAGGCGACTTAACATCCTTGACAAAATTAATTGCAAAATCTAGCTCCGATGTTATAATCAATGATGCGGAAAGTGGATTCCCTCTTAGACCGTATCCACTTTCCATTCAGAAAGCAAAAGACGAGCTAGGCTATTCGCCTAGGATCAATTTAGAACTAGGGTTGCAGTTGTGTCATGAATATTCCTTACGTAAGATTACAAGACCAGTTCGCTGAAATCTCAAGCGAACTGTCAGACAAGTTTGCACAAATCCACGACTCAGGGCTCTATATTCGGGGCCCTGAGTCGTCATTGCTTGAACACAATCTCTTAAAATACACGTCAGCTGATGCTGTTGCATTATGCAATAGCGGGTCAGACGCATTGTACCTAGCTCTTAGAGCAGCAGGAATTACCCACGGAGACAAAGTAATAACTCCGTCTCTAACTTTTATTGCAACAACCGAGTCTATACTAAGAACTGGTGCAGTGCCGGTGTTTGTTGATATCGATATATACTATCACGGATGCACTGATGAAATTGACCAAGCATGTTCAGATCCGGCAGTTAAAGCAATCTTGTTTGTTGACACGTTTGGCCAGACTCCTGATATTAGCAAGCTAAGAGACATTGCTAGCAAGCATGAAATTCTACTCGTCGAAGACGCTGCACATAGCTTCGGTGCTGAATACAACTACTCTAAAGTTGGTAGTTTGGTTGACATTACTTGTGTGAGCTTTAACCCTGTTAAGAACTTCGGAGCCATGGGCTCTGCAGGCGCTGTCTTCGGATCAGCTGACGTAGTAAACAAAGTTAACCAGCTCAAAAACCACGGTCGGCATACATCGGCGTTGGGCGTTAACTCGCAGTGCGACGAACTCCAAGCAGCGGTGTTGAATTGCAAACTTCCTCTATTAGATGGGTGGATAGATCGCAAGCAAGCAATTTGCCGATTCTATACGTCCGAAATAAACAGGTCTAATAGCGCTGTTTTAGCTCCGTGTGCAGCGCCGTGGGGTAAACACACATACTATTCATATGTAGTCCTAACACCGCACAGAGACGAGCTTAGACGCTATCTAGCCAGCTGGGGTATTGAGACAAAGATCCAGTATCCGGTGCCAACACACACCGAAATCAGAGACAATACCCACTTGCCATCTACAGAAGCATTCTGCAACAATGCCTTGAGTATACCGTGTTACCATTCACTAGCCGACAACGAAGTTGAGTTTATAGCAAATTGTATCCGGTTGTTTAAACTAAAAAAATAAGGGCTTATAAGCCCTTATTTTTCCAATACGCCTCACACCATTTCCACTCTGCTGGTGCTTGTAACGCATCTAGATTATCACTATTTGCGCAATAGTACGCAACAGCATCTTCTGCACCCATAATACTATACTTTCCGTACTCGCCGTTTCCGACTGTAAGCCACTGGTTTAGTCTATACTGACTTTCGACGTCAGTATCTGCAGCCAGTTTCAGTGCTTCCCTGAACGCAGTTTTCCACACTGCATACGGACTTTCTGCGTAATCAGCTTCGCAACTAAGCAGCTGAACAGTTTCGTGCAACGAACTTAAGGTCACATCACTGTACCAATCTGAATCGGTTAAGCTTAGCAAAGTATCGCGATGGTACGCTATAATAGCCATGTGTCCATATGTTAACCCATTAATGGGGTTGTGCGCATTAAAAATATAATGCTTGTTTGCCTGCAGGCGATCAGGCTGCCAGCTAAAGTCGAATTCGGGATTAACCTTGCATTTAGCAAACACTGCAAAAAACCATTCTGTAGTGCTAAGGCGAGCAGCTGCTTGGTACGCTGCTAAACGACCGTTAACCCCGTCAGAACGCTTCGCTCTTGAACAAACACGACAAAGAGCATCGTAGTTGCGCTCGGCACATTCTTCGCCGTTGGAGATGAAAATAACGTCCAATGGCGGGACTGTGATCGAACTAGACTGCACAGATGCAATGTTACTAAAATCATACACCTGAGTGTTAATATGTTGTGCTGCATCACGCGGAATTCTAGCCACAATTCCCGAGTTTACAGACAGCAATACTCGATCCTCTTTCCTCCACAGCACCGGAGAAGGTAGTGTGCCTTCTATAGTAGCATCAGAATGGACAAAGTCGGTATATATTCCCGTTAACGGGGCATTGTTAATCGCGTCAGTTAGCGACCCTGTGTAATGCACCACTGGGAACGGGTGCCGCGGCACTGAGTAGTCTACGTAGTTAACATCCTTGAACCACTCAAGTAACTCAATGTTGCTAGACTGTCTTAAGAATTCTTGCACTGGAACAAAGAATGTATCGCCAAACGGTTGCTCGTTTGATCGAAAAACGTGAATCATGTTCTTTTGCCATGGCTCTGGCTCCCAGTCAAATTCAAAGCCCGAGTAGTCGCATGTACTACTAGTAACCCATATATATTCAGCTGATGTCTTATTACACACTCGTTTAATTGTCTCGAGATACGAGTTATTAAATCGAGTAATATTGTAATCAACTGTTGATTCAAGTTCTTTGTTGTTTCCGAAATCCACATACCACACCTCGTGGTTATTGTCGAATAACGAAACAGTTACATCATTAACAAAGTTCAACGACGGGAAATTATGAATTTCAGTATACCATTGTGCTAGTCGCAAGAACTCGCTCACATTGACGTAAAATACATTTGCCCATTGTTGTTTGTTGCTTGAAAATACATGCAAGTTATTAGCCTGCCATGTAGCAGGGTGCCAACTAAAATCAAATTTCGAATAATCGTATGCAGACGAAACAACCCAAATAAAGTCAGTCGTAGCCCGGTTACATGCTCGTGTTATCGCAGCAACAGTATCACCAGTGCTGCGCATCTTAATAAGATTGCCATCTGTCTTGATAGACTCTAAACTAGCCTCGGATTTTTTATTATGTGTGTCGATGAAAAAAACATCAACAGTCGCTAGCGATCTAACACAGTTGTCCATATAATGATCTGGACCAACAGCATCTGTTCGGACTAGCATAACTCTACCAGACTCCTGCCAGGACGAAGGCCAAATAAATGTGTGGTGTTGTTCCCATGGTGCTGGGATAAAATTAAAGTCAAACTCGCTATAATTATTATGACCCGACAGGAACCAGAAGTGCTCAGTTTTTGCAAGCGACTGCGCTTCGTTGATAGTTTTTGCATATGTTGACTTGAAATTCAAGTCCGGTTTGGTGTCAAAATAAAATACGTCAAACATAAAATCTGTCGTTTGTTAACAAGTATTCGTCAATTTGATACACATTAATGCCGTACTTTTGTAGCAGCTCAATGCCGTGATTTGTTTTATACCGGTTCTTATAAAACACTGCAACAATCCCTGCCTGGTATAACAACTTTGCACAATCGATACACGGTGAAAGTGTCACAAACGCGACTGCACCATTGCCCGATTCGTGGCTTTTTGCTAGCTTTGCAACTGCATTAGATTCAGCATGCAATACTTCTTGCTTAGTTACTAACTGAAATGGCTTTCCGCTTGTGTCCATTAATGGCCATTCACTGTTGCATTCGGTGATCTGCGGGGGTGCGTAAACGATGTCTTCGCATACATTTGTGTCACCCGACGGCATGCCGTTGTAACCTATACTAATAATGCGGTCATCTTTAACTAAAATACACCCGACTTGAGCTCGCCGCGCAGTACTGCATTGTGCGTATACCTCCGCTGCGCTCATATGAGCGCGTAACATCTTATTACTTAATTTCATCGATTTCCTTTTGGCGTGCAAACTTTAATATCGTAGGTACGTTCCCATTCTGCTGCATCAGCAATAGTATTAACCATTGGCTTTCCTCGGATGTTTAAACTAGTGTTTAATAGCATCGGACAACCGGTTACTTTGTACCACTCTTCGAGTAACTGCCTAATTCCCGACCTGCAATCACGCGGCACAGTTTGCACTCGCGAAGTCCCGTCAACATGACAAATAGCTGGAAAACTTTTCGAGTCTTTGCATGTTGCCACAAACTGCATATATGGACTGCAGTTAACTGGCATGTCAAAGTAGTCAGCGGCATGTTCTTCGAGTATAACCGGAGCGAACGGCCGGAATTGCTGCCGACGCTTAATGCTGTTTACTGTAGCTTTTATCTCGCTGCCGCGCGGGTCCGCTAGCAAACTCCGATTACCTAATGCTCGGGGCCCGAATTCTGCCGGGCCAGCAGCTACACCTACTATTTTACGCGATAACAACTCATTAATCAAGTCATCGACTGGGTAGTCTCCTTTGATGTCGTGCCCTAAAAACGGGCTATTCCAATTAAGTTTCTTCTTATACGCTAGTGCTGCAGCGCCTAAGCTAGATCCTGCGTCGCCCGGATTTGGCATGATCCATATATAGTCAGTTAAAGATGTTAACTTGCTGTTCGCTACACAATTTAACGCCACACCGCCCATATACACCAAGTTCTCAGACCCTGTTAGTTCTAGTGCTAACTTAGCGTAATCGTAAATTACGTCTTCGACAATTGCCTGGGCGCTTGCAGCAATGTCAACATCGTCAGCAGTTCCAAAGTAATTCTCAGGAAAGCCTATATGCAAATTCTGCTTTACATTAGTGCCATTGAAAATCTCATCTAGCATCTTCTGCTTGTATATAGGCGCGCCCCATGCGGCCATCCCCATTGTGATGTACTCTTCGTTCATCGGGTTTAAGCCAATGTACTCGGTAATTGCGCTGTAAAACAGTCCTATACTGTTTGGGTATTTTTTAGAAAATACCTTTTTGTAACACGCTTCGCCGTTATTGTTGTAATGCGCATCAAATATAGACACGGTGTCCCACTCGCCTACTGCATCTATAACCAAACAAGCGGCGCTAGAAAAAGGGCTTGTCTGAAACCCAGCTGCTGCGTGACTAAGATGGTGCGGAAACGAAATAGTATTAGCAGATGATGCTATTAGACCGTTGTCTTTAAGTTGCTGCCGCAACGTCCATGGAGTAGTTGACTTTTGGCCCGAGTACAGCTCTCGGATCTTGCGCTTCCACGGAATTTCGTAATAAGCGATTGTATCTATTAATCCGTACTTTAATACAGAGTCGATTAAGCCTAAGTCTAACATTGGGTCGTGCTTAACTCCGCTAAACCGCTCGCTATGACTAGCGAAGAGTATATCGCCGTGTTGGTTAATTAATGTCATTGCAGCATCATGATAGCCACAACTAATGCCTAGAATGTTCATTTGTATATGTGCGGGTCCTTCTTTTGCATCTCTTTAAGACGCTTTCGATATTGTATTTCTAGCTTTATTCGGTCTTTAATAGCAGTAACCCACTCAACGATTGACTTAATCAATATAGTTCTCCTGTAAAAAATTGCAAAGTATATCAGCTGCAGCAATGTGCGCATCTTCCAATGGATGAGTAGTTCCAAACGGAAAATTATTGTGCTTAGCCCACTCTACGAATCCGAGGTTGTCGAATAAACACCACCGATCGAATTTAATCATTGACTTTAACGATTCGATAGTCTCGTCGCTAGAATTAAAGACACTTGTTGTTAAAAAATCCGAACTACATGCTGTAAAAACATATTCAACACTGTTTGCTTCTAGAAAACTTTGTAAGTAATGCATCTCTTTAAGGGATGTATAAATCTCCCAAAACTCCGATCCGATGTTTATATTAAATTCTTTAATGTAGCTACCTAATCCGGATCTTTTTAAGAACTTAATATGGTCTTTGTGCGAATCAATGATAGCTCGATTGGACGTTTTGTTTAGAAAATTTCCCAAAACTTCATCAATTGATGTATACGAATCCCATGGTGATACATCATACCACGGAGTTTGCGGAGTCCTTGAATCATAATTGAGCCTAACTTCGTATCGCTGCGGAAACGACCACATAACAACAACTAGCAGGTCCGACGGTGGATTTTTACGTAGTAAACTAGTCACTCTGTTAATAGTCCGCCGGGTGATACTACTATTGCTCGAAGAGCTTATAGCATCGTTTATTAACTCGGCGTGTATCTTGTGTGCAACCAGTGAAGGCCATGCAAACCTACTATGAGACGGGAAATCGTCTTTAAGCTCAGCACCGTATGTAAAACTGTCACCGTTTGTTACTAGAATAGTCATATCCCGGCCTTAAGAACTCAATTTGATTTTGTACATGATCTGCGTCAGCCCAACTGTATTCGTATACACTTGATATACCATCGACTTTGATTTTGTATATGTCTAAGTAATCGCCTAGCATATTCCAAATTTCAAACATGTCGGAAGTTCCGAAACTTTTAATAAGATCAACAGATCCGATCTTAAGGTAACCTAACCCTAATTTAGGTTCATTGATATCAACGCCGTGTTTGGTTAACCAACTGTAATACTCGTCTAGGTATTCTTTGTGCCACAATTGGTCTGGGTCATTATAACAAACACTCTTAGCCCACTCGACATCAAACTCGCCACTGTAGTACTTCAGAGAATTAATTGCCTCTGACGTTGTTCCGTCGTTTGCTGAAATATCCGTAGGATCGTTGCCAACGATTAAATCCGGGGCTCCTTCGTCTCGCCACACTTCAAAAAGAGTTTTACCAATTTGAGTCCAGTGCATGTACACTGCTCCAAATTCGCGATCGTAACCGTTTTCGATAAATCCTACTCTGTGTTCGTCTGTTAGCTCGTAGCGCGGCGCGTGTAAGAATGTAGTAATCTGACTAGGTCTGACCCATTCTTTATTGTATGCAAATTTTCGATCGCACAGTATTTTGCCCTCGAGCTCATGACACAAATTGTTAAGTTGACGGATTGCAAACTTTGTCTCAGCGTCAGCTAGCTTATAGTATTCGCTCATGCGCCAAACTGTTCCTTGCAACCTCTCGAAGTGCAAATGTAACCGATTCAACGTACTATGCTTGATCCGCAGCCCTAAGTTAATCCCGTCCTTGTATTCGCCTGGGCCAATTGGGTAAGTGTCATTAAACCGCACAGTGTCTTCGCAAAAGTACTCGTCGATAATATACGGTTCTAGCCCATTATCTTGCCATGTGTTTGTTTCGTTAAACATATTAACCACATGAACATAATGGTTGAGTTCGTTGCACAAATATTCTACTGTGCGCGTACTAGTAGGAAAGCCGAGAAAGCAGTAATTCTTTTCAATCGGATTCTTAGATTGTAATAGCCCTTTAAGGGCATTAATCCAATCTGCTGCTAGCTGGTTATCTTCCGGAGTAATATAATAATCTAGAAGTTGCGATGTTTTAACATTTCGCAATGTAACTTTTATTTGAGGCAATGTCATGCCACCACTCCTTAATTAATCGATTATCTGATATTATATCAGCAAACGTGAATTTGTCGCCGCGTATTGTTTCGAGTTGTTGTATTTTTAGCTTAGCGCGTTCGCGGCCCTGTTTAAACGTATCCGGAAACATCTCTTCAGTGGTCGGCCGCGTTTTAAGAGATACTAACGTGTCAATTAAGCTCTGTTGCTTCCAAGTTGGGTTTTTACACTGTAGCAAAATGTCGTCAATTACTGCAGATAATACATCGCGCGGAAGGAGTAAAGGACTCATCGCAACGTCATCTGAAAAGGTAAATGTAACTTTTGTTAACAACTGAACATCTAATTCTTTGCTTAAGTTAAAGATATTTACCGCATCTAGTAAACCAGGTAATGTAATCGTATAGTCGATTCGCATTTGATTCGGTACTGATTGGTACTGCATACCTTCTTTAAAGTTCAAAAGCCACTCGTTGTAGTTTAATCCAGTCCTAATGTATTCACCGATCTTCCCTGTACCGTCTAAGCTTGCACACACTTGCCAGTCGCGAATGTTACTCAGAATGTCCCGAAACAAATGAACACCGCGGTATTCTATCTTGCTCAAGTTTGTATTATATCTGGCGTAAACTCGCGGGCCGTCTCCTAATTCAACTATACGCTGCATGTACTGCCAGTGCTGGTCGTACATTAAAGGTTCGCCACCGACCCAATAAACTTCTTCAACGCGATGTTCTTCAACTGCTGCAGAAAACTCTTGTTCAACTTGGGTTTCTTGGAACTGCTTAATTGCTGCGCGAGTATCGCTTTCTAACCACGAATTCTGCGGGTTTTTCCAGTTTATTCTGTTATGCTTGCGGCTTTCAGCCTCCCAGCTTGAGCTTAGCATATCGCCGCACTGACGACACTTGAAATTGCACAAATTAGAGAATCGGTAATCCCAGCTAACCGGTTTCATCGAAGTATACCCAGTTTCGTCAGTGCTCTCCCACACTTCGTCGTACTTGTGTTTAAACAAGTGCCAAAAATAGTCTCGGTATACATCTGTGTTAAGAAGCTTTTTATCGCACACTTCGCATGCTGATGGCAGCTTTCCTGCCATCATTTCCAGACGAATATTTCGGACGTATTCGCTATTCCAAAATTCGTCTAAGCTTGCAGGACTATATGTCCCAGACCCTTCGTCTGTATCGATGTACTGCTTAAAACTTTGCGCAGGTTCTCTGCTAGCACAACATAGTCTACGCTCAGTTTGCGGACTTAAGTAAGTATGCACCCACAGCGCTAAGCACATTTCTTCAGGTTTTGATATCGGTTTTTTCATTTAGTTAACGCACTGTACAACTCTGGGTATAAGTCTTTAAATGACTGGTTTCTATACTTATCAGACATATCGATCCTCTCTAACAGTTCTTGTGTGCTTTGCATGGGTTTACCATTGCGAATAAACTGTTGTAGTGACTCAACTTCTGCACGATATTTTTCTGCAATATTCGCGCTTGCTAGTACCGAAATAAAATACTCCTTAACTGGATCAATCTGCTTACTTACGTTGAAAATACTCGGATCGTGTAACATGTTCCAGTGGATATAATCAAATGACTGAGTTTCAGCCCATTCTAGTAATTCCGGAATGTTTGCACAATTAAAAAAGTTTATCGTAAAGCACAATTGTGTTTTAATATTGGGATATACTTTTTTTGCTTCATTGATCTTACTGATATTCTCACACGATTTAGCCCACGTGGCTCCGTACCGCTCGTATTCGAATCTACTTTCGACGTTATCTACACTAAATGCAATTTCAATCTCTTTAAACTCGGGCCATATAGTTTTAAGAATGTCTTCAGGATACACTGTTGCATTTGTGTTATAATGAACACTTATGTTTTTTGCATATCCGTGCTCTGCAGCGTATCTTAGAATATTAAAATGCTCTTCAATTAGAAACGGTTCACCTCCAGTAAACTCGATATACTTAACGTCAGGTAGCACGTCGATTACATTATTCCAGAAATTTTGAGATTCACGTGGCCAGTTGCCTGCTTTAAGCATTTTATACGAAAAGTTATCCTTTTTATTTTTATATGCAACTGTGCTAAGTTCTTCTTGTGCCCACTTGCTACTCGACCAGCTGCCACAAATCCTGCACTTTAAGTTACAGATATTACCTAACTTCAGATCCAAAAACCATATATCACGTATTTCGTCGGCTTCGAAATTAATCATCTCAATTTCATGCTTAAACTTGTTCAGCGTATTGATGCGCTTACTAGTACGGTTCGCATCTTCTTCTGCCCAGCATCTATTACATGTTTCTGGACGATTGTTTTGTGCAAACTCACGACGCAGCCTGTTCATCGATTCACTATTAACGGCATCTGATATAGTAGACTCAGACACCTTAAGGACATTACCGAGCTCGTCGGTAATTTCGTCAAGTGCTAAACAACACGGCCTGTATGAGCCAACGGGTGTAGCTTCAACAGACACCCATGGCAAAATGCACAAATTTGATTTTAATATGTCGTCGGCTTTCATAGCTTGCCTTTGAATTCTGGAAATACTGTCAGGAAGTCCTCTGACCGGATTTGGTCTAACTTTTCAATATTCTTATGAAACGCCGGTAATAATTCTGACTTGTCCGAACTTGTCATAAAGTTTATAGCACTAGAGAAACCGGAAGTTGCTCGGGTTAGATTGTCAAACGGCTTTATATACTCTATATGCTCTAAGTACTTTTGTTCAACTTCTGCTTTAACAGTTTTAGGCAATACGTCAATTCTGTAATAATCCGGGCTTTGCAAGATGTTAACATTTAGGTCGCTCGGCTTTAAAAAGCCTTTTGAAATCCAATCGCGGTGGAAATCGGGCAAGTGCAGACTGTTCATTATACTGAGTGTCGGGCTTACATAAAAATCAACATCAGGGCAAACTGACAGCATACGCTCTCTGTTTTTTTCAGTCTGGGTCCAGTCTTGCCCTTTTCTCATGTATTCGCCGCGATCTCCAGATGCGTCTAAGCTAGCACCTACACTAACACTATCGAACAGCTTCCAGATTTCAAAAACGTCTAAGTCTTTATACTTAGTTTCACTGAAGTTTGTATTGTATATTAACTTAACATCAAATCGTTCGTTTGCAACTAACCATTTGAGCACACGATAATGTTCTTCCATAATTAACGGTTCGCCACCGGCAAAATAAATTTGCTCAACATACGGAAGATGCTTTTCCATCTGCTCCCAGATGTCTAATTTCGACCGGCCTGCGTATTGGATGATAGGTATGTTTTTATCTAGCCAACCGATTGATTGCTTTTCTTTGCCCCAGTTGCTACTAAAGATATCGCCGCACGTTCGACATCTGAAGTTACACAAATTGTTAAATCGAATGTCCCAGTACTTTAGTTCAAATGACGGCAGCTTACCGTTGTCGTGGGTAGTGTCGACTATATCGATATGATGCCCAAAGTGCTTGTTACTGCTGTTGCGCATACTAAAAAACCCTGCTTCTTCTTGTTCGTAGCACTTCGTGCACTCGCCGCATGGTTTCTCAGTTAGCATATTTGTCCGCATTTTCCGGAGCGGAGCATCATTCCATATATCTTCTAGCGTGTGCTCTCGCATATTTCCAATGGGTTTGTCCATATCAGATAAGCAACACGGGTATGCTTCGCCTGTAGGATACCCGTGGATATGAATCCATGGGATTATGCAAAAAACATCACTTTCGATTAACCGATGGCGTTGCTGTTCGGTTAAATCATCCGGCTCTACAAACACCGGCTTCCTACTACTATAATCGTAAGTTCTATAGTATTTTTTCATCTGATCTGCTTTCTTAGTCATAAGGTAGAATACCACTCTGCTAACTGCACAAAGGTTTTACTAAAATCTTTGTTTCGCCGGATGTCATATTGATCATAGAACTTCTTAAAGTCGTGTAGCTCTTTCCCTAACTCAAGCCCGGAACCAGATTCATTTCGCAAATACGAAGACAGCCTCTGTATCTGGTTCTTCTCCATGCCCGAAAGCGCTGTTGCTAGTGATTCAACTACAGCATCAAGTCGAATAGCATACTCAAGTCGAATTTTTTCAGGCAGCACGTTTACACTCTGAAAACTAGGGAATCGCAAAATATTAAGTGTGAAATTTAGTTTACTGTACTTTTGCTTAAGCAGACAAACAAATTCAATAAAATCAGGTAAATCTACAATACACAGTGCATTAACAGTTGACATTATATGCACAGCTTTAACGTCAGGTGATTCGAGAAGCTTAATAAGATTTGAATACCAGACTTCCCACACAAAACCGTCTCGGATATACTCGGATCTAGCTGCTAGTGCTTCGCAACTAGTATACACTTCGAGGTTGCTAATGTTTTTTGCAGCATCTAACAATTTATTAATTAAACTATCTTTAACACATAAGTTGCTATTAATTGCTAGTCGTGTCGGTGTATTGCTATCCCAGTTGTCTAACAATCGCCATATATGGTCACTAGCAAGTGGTTCTCCTCCTGTAATTCGCAACTCGCTGAGAGTATCTTTTAAGTCACTGTCCCACCACTTAAAAAACGCTTCTACATACGGGTTAGTTTCGTCACGTGCATACCTCTGTGCAGAATCGTGTGTGTGCGTAAAATGATTTCGACCGTCGCTGATTAAGTTAGTATACGGTCCGTTTGTTTTTATGTCTTTGACCCAAGATGTACTAAATGCCGGATTGCAATAGCTGCAAGCCAAGTTGCATGTCCGATCGAACGCAATCTCTAGAGTCCTGAGATCCACATCGAGTTGGCTATTAGTATCTTTTGCAATAATCAAATCGTCTTTGCTATAAATCTTTGTTTTATACACACGATCACTGACATTATCGCCCGGCATGTCTTCGATCTTCCAGCAATAGTCGCAGCCGCTCGGACGTTCGCCGCGCTGCATCATGAGACGTTCTTGCTTTTTCTGTGCAGTGTTATGAATCGCTTTCGGGTTTTTTATTGCGTCCTCTGGCGGGACAAAATGCGGAAGCGGGTGGTGACAGCTGGTTGTCATGCCCGACCCGAGCCAAATAGTAGCGTTATACCATTTTGCTAAGCAAAACGAATTGCTACCTGTTTCTTCTTTAATATAGTTTAAAAATTGATCATCTGGTATATAGTGTAAATCTTTATTCATTGAATTACCAATCAGTTATGTATCGCTCTGAAATATTCCGCCGGTGACATTTTTCGTTACACTGTTTATTTGTTGACATCGAATTAAAAAATTCTGCCCAAAGCGGTGAGTTTATAACTGCTTCTATCCCACGTTCTTTAATGTTAAATTCAGATTTTAAAAAATCTTGATAATTAGGTTCGTATCTATTTGCGACCCAACAGCACGGCACAAAATACCCTTGACTGTTAATATACAGACCTTTAGTACCAATTAAACATAACGGGATTATATTCTCACCAGAGCGAGATTTCAGAACATCGTGATACTTTAATATTGCATGTGTGTTATTTACATTAAACGATGTTGACCGCGGAGTTAAATGAATTATGTTTCGCTCAAACCTACCGGTTGTACTAATTAAGTTCTTATCAGTTGGTTCTAATTGTTGGTTTAAGCTGTTCTGTAAATTCGGATAAAAATACCCGAATTTAGTACTTTTAGTTAACTGTACTCGATCTAAGCCAGAGCTAGCTGCTATATTAACAATTTGATCAATCTTAGATTCGTTAAACTTAAAATAGATAGCTGCCCAAGTTTTAAGGGCAGTGGTATTGCAAGACTTAATGCCTGTTAATATACTTTCAAAGTTTGAATTTACTCGATATATTTCGTTCGATTCATGAGAGTACCCGTCGATACTCCAGTGAATCTCATCATGATGATTGAGTGTGCGTCCTAACTTAGCCCACCAGTCTGGCTTTTTATAACTACCGTTTGTGACAATTTGTATCGAGAGCTCAGGTTTAACTAACTTTAAGTATGCTATGATATCTAGGAAATCAGTAGCATATATCGGGTCGCCATCGTCGCCGCAGAATGAAATACGGTGTACGTTATCTAGCACTTCGTTGGTAAAGTTATCTGTAAAAAAATCCAACGACAGCTCGGTTTGGACTAGACTATCTTTTAATTCAACACGAGGACATAATGGACATTTAAGTGTGCACTTACTACTTACTTCTATATGCCAGTGCCACAAAGGCCAGTTGTGAATGTTTTTCAACTTTTCTTACAATCCTCCCAAAAAGTTTGCAGCTCAGGAAACATTGTTTCAAAGTTATAGCCGCGGCGTTTGTCGTACTCGCTAAAGAACTTATAGAAATCACGTTTGCGCTGAGATACTTCATTTAATGATAACACAGAAGACTTCATCCAGTCAACATCTCGTTGTAGCTTAGCAAGTTCGAAATCCTTAAAGAACTGGAAATGCCCTTCATCTCCTTGTTCGAGACGAGGTTTAACTACTGTATCGATTGTATTTTGCAAATACCATGCAACCGAGTCTGGCATGTAATCGAGTGATTGCCACGCCGGAAACTTCAGCAGCGGGAAATCTATCCATATTCTCTGATAAGTCTTACTATACTTGCCGCGCAACTCGTATATCCACTCGAGTAATTTTGGCAATCCAAACACATTAAGGTTATTCATAGTAACAATAAACGTGATGCTACTGCGGTACGGGACTTCGTCAAGAAAGCGCTCCACATTATTCTTTAGTCGATCAAAGTCTAAGCCGCCCCGTATATACTCGGCTTGAGATCCCCACGAATCTATACTAACAAACTGCATAAAGTGTTCTAGTTTTATATCGTCGATGCTGCATAGCTGCTTAGCATAGCTGATGTATTTCTCAAAGAGCTGAGGTTCTACGCTGAAGTTACTAGTTACATTCAAATGTAAATCCGGCTTCGGGTTATCTAGAATCCAGTCAAACACCCGATACGTGTTTTTGTCCATTAATGGCTCACCGCCTGTCATCCTAAAGTGTTTAAGCTCAGGATATAGTTCGGGCCACCATTTCCAAAAAGCATCAACATACGGATTATATTCGCGGACTGGTATGTTACGTCTGTCTCCGTTAAAGTACTCGGGCGCATTGTGCGGAACTGTAGTAGGATATGCCCCGTACTGATCTATTTCTTTTTTCCACGTGGTGCTGAATTGCGGACTGCAGTAGCTACACGCGAGGTTGCACCCGTGACTGAAATTCACTTCTACATAGCTAGGATTAACATTAGCATCCCAGTCTGCAGACACAACTTGGTCAAATGATTCCATTGCCCATGGCTCACCAGATCGATAATGCCGATCTGACATATTACCAGTGTCTTCGATATCCCAGCAATACTTGCACTCTTCGCAACGCACACCGTCGAGCATTTCTTTTCGACGTAATTTTTTAAACGAAGTATTGTGCAATGCACTAGGATCTGCTTCGATTTCGGTGATAGGAATCTTATGTAGCGGAGGGTGGTAACAGCTGTTGTTAAAACCAGTCGGTAAGTGCAAGCTCACTTGCTTCCATTTAGCAAGACAAAAGGTATCACTGACAGTTTGTAATTGTTTCCTAGCATTATCTGCTGCATTTGAGTAATCGCTCATTTACTTCCTACTATTAAAATCTTGTTCGGTGAGCATGACATTTTTTTGGCGATGAGTTGCATAAGTTAAATGCTTAACAAACGAACTCTGACGTGCATCTAACTCAACGATATCCAGCGATAGCTTAGTGCGCAACTCGTCACCTAAGGCAACTGTTTCTGCAGAAACATCTTGGATATCTAAACTATCCCAAAGTTCGGCAAGCTTGTCAAAGTCTTGAACTTCGGTGTAGTCCCAATCTGTTAACATTGTTAATTTTGTGCCTAAACGGGCTCCGAACATTGCATACTCACCGAACTGCGCGTCACGTCCTACATTGTGCCAAGTTAGCAAGTTTGTTAGGTTTTGTTTGTTTGCGCGTTCTTTAAAATCAGCAATTGGTATTTTGCTCCCGCGGTCCAAGCACATCTTAACCCCTTCGCGGAATCCGGCGCGCCATGCATGAAAGGCACTACTGTTGGGGTGTGTTGTACTGTACACATTATGCATTGCGATATACTTAGGGTCAAAGCAAAACTCCACAGCAGTTTCTGCAGACCCATTGCTGTTTTCATGCGTCTTCATGTTATATACAAAATCTTTCGTCCAGCAACTCATGCCGCCGTTGCCATACATTAGCCCATTGATGTCATTTACTGCTCGCCACCGGAACACGCAATCTTTATTAAGATCGGTTAATACTAACTGCTCGTCGAAGAATCTCGGATCAGGCATGTTATCGCCGTCGATTAAGATAAAGCGATCAGTTGAACTAGCATCAGCAGCGGCTTTATGTGCTGCATCCGAACCTTTAACACCATCAACCCGAACTGCCCATGGTACCATATTTTGTATTTTAGCCCAGAACTCTTCTTTTAAAGGCTCGTCGTAACTCAAATATACGCAGTCTAAATCTGCAATATCAACTATTTCAATGTTACTCATTATACCATTTTACCTCTTTGTTTGCTAACGGATGAATATACCTAGTCTCAGCATCAATGTCTATCATTTCGATGTTACCGTCAACTATTGCGCGAATATACTCTAACCTAAGAGTGTTGTATTCGTCGTAACTAATCTCGATCGAGTGTTCAGTTTTAGTTAAACTAAAATCTAGCGGGTTGTTTGTGTCTGGGTCGTATACTATAAAGTATCTTTGCTGTTCTACTGTAGACGGAATAAACTCTTGTAATGCTTTACTGAACTCGTGCACGAAGTACCTCTTCTTTGTAGTAGTCGTGTACTCTCTGCAGATCAAACTGCTTTTCGTAGTAATGGAACGGTAGTGTTTGCAAATAGCCACCCACTATCAAGCCGCGACTATCGATCGTATACGGTAAGCACTCGTGCCATTTGTACGTCTCAGGGAATTTATTAATTGCCGGTTTCATATGCACCATCGACGGCACTGTATTTGTTGGGAGCGTAGTTGATTCTTCACCTGCAAACAACGCTGCAATACTGTATGCTACATCAGTTGTAGGTTGTGTATCGTTACATAACGCTAGCTGTGCTTTTACTACTTCCCAGTTTTCAAACACATACCGAACTGTTTCGAAGAACGATTTACTTGCTGCACTATACCGGAAGTATGATACCCCATTGTATGCGTTCACTAAGTGATTTTCAACCACTGTTCGTCGGTATGCGGTGCTGTCCGAGACTTGGCCCCTAAAGTCAACAACATTAGTAGTAACTACTACATCATGCTGTCGTAAAATAGACCACCAGTGGTCGATTGATGCTGGTACTATTAGATCCGATTCTAACTTTATCGTTTCCTTAAACGGAGTGTATTGCCACACTTTCCACTCGTTAGCAAGTTTCCACTTGTCGAGCTCAGCTGCATCTTCGTCGAGTAAAATCACATAGTCAAACACGTCAAAATGCTCGTCTCGCAGCTGATCGTATGTAGGCTTGTCTAGCAGTACCGCATACGATTTAGTTGTGCGTTGGGTTGCTTTGATGCTCAGTGCTTGCACATAAGCCATATGTAAGTAATCGCACGTTTCGGAATTCTGCACAACAGTTAAGAAGCCTTGTTGTTCGCTAAACTCGTTACAGCGTATCATAATAGCCCCTCTAACAGATCAATATTTAACCACTTGTTCATAATATGCAAGTCACCGATTACTTTTACGGCTGTAGTACCGTCTGTGGCTACAATTGTACCTGGTATGCAACTAGTTATGTAACAGTCCGATGACAGCGTAGGTAAGCTCCATGGTATAATTGTGCTCCGAGACTCGGATAATCCCGAAACTGCATGCATCCCAACTGAAAAGCTAAAATCGTTACGATACGGCCCAGCTGGGAAGTTGTAAACAGTTCTGGCATAGTCCCAATTGTCTTTAATATGAGTCATCGTATCGAACACTGACTTAGCAAGTTCCGATTTGTCAAACCGTACAACAGTTGCCCAGTACATTTCGATACTGTTAAACGACACAAGTCGATCTGCTGCTAGGCGGTTTGCTCCCATGACATCGTGTGCAGACTTAAACGAAACAATCGGAGCATCAATGTCAACTAAACCTAACAGCGAATCAGAGTTAACAATGTAATCTGCATCAATCAACAATGTTATATCGTACGGCGTTAAGTTAAATGCTTGGTCACGACCGATGTTTTTCCAGTTGATAGTTTTTGTGTTGCCTGTTTCGGTTTTAAATGACCGTGTGTTAATACTATTGTTGCTAACAATAATCTGATGGTCAAATACATTAGAATCGATTAATTGATCCGTAATAATAGATGTTGGTAAGTTTAAGTGTTTTTTAATTAGCTTGGCGTTAATTGTTGCTAACTTAACGTAATCGACGTCACTGGAGTTGTATGCAAAAATTAAACAGCCTTTAGATCTTTCTGTCACGTTTTGATTGCTCGTAATCTGCATGCCACTTGTTCGACACTTCTGTATATCGCTGTTTACATTTTTTAGTAAAATCACCCAAGTCACTGATGAGTATAGGATTGTCAAATGAATCAACTAATACAACACTGCTCTCATCACTAAACAGTTGCAACATCGCAAACAGCTCAGGTTTTAGTACAAATAACCCTCCGTTGTATGCTACAGTTAGACGCGACAAATAATGCTCGCGCATTGCTTTTTTTGTAGCTTCGCGATTTATTCGCATTTTTATAATCTCTGACACAAGCCCTCCGTTAAAAGTCATAAAAAAAAGGATGTACAATATTGTACATCCTTTTTAAAAACAGTCAACTAATAATTAAATCATTAGCTCTGGCTGTTTGCTGTTGTCCACGCGGGTGTGCCCCAACTGTTACTAAGAACAGTAGTACTAGGCTGACGGCCGCGGGCTGTAGTAGAAATAGTGCCGTTTACTACATCAACTGAGCTTGGAATAGAGTTGTCAGCAGCGTCGTCGCGGAAAACAACAGTAAAGATAATTTGGTTTCCGTTATTACCTAATCCGTCGGCGTGTGCTGCGTTTACCCGGGCTGAAACTTGTACATAGTTTGTAGTATAAGGGCTTGAGTCAGCAAACTGCTTAAACAACACAGTGTTTGTTGTTGTTAGTTCGTAATAACCAGTGCTACTAGCAAGAGTAGAAACTGTACCCGAACCGCCTTCTTTTAACGTTCCGTGTGCTCTGAGTACAATTGTGCCAGCTTTGTTTAACAAGTCAGTCCACTCGGAATTCTTCGTATGAGAAGTGCCGCCGGACCGGGCGAAGTTCAAGCGGATCTCACCGCCGGCGTTGAAGAAATGTCGAGCTGCGTTTCCGCCTGCAAATGTAAATGTGCATGTGTGCGTAGTTTGCACTGTCCATGATGCGGTGCCCGACACTGTTGACGCAATATCTGCGCCTACTGCAGCACGGTTTAATCGGTTATTGTTAATTGCACTTACATTGTTTGATAGCGCAGTAAACGCCGAAATAGTGCTTCCTGCTGTTGGCGCAGTTATTGCCGTTAAAGCCGTGCCTTGGTGACTCGCTGCACTTGAGATTCTGCTAAGCAATGTTGACCACTGAGTAGCTGTAATAGTAGCTCCAGCAGCAACTGCAGCCACTACCGAAGTCTGGCCGTAACCGCGGTCTCCGGAACCAGTGCCCCATACGTTGTTAACCGTATTACGGAAGCCGTTGTAGTGATCATCTAAGATGATATCGCCTGATTGGTATGCCATGTTCTTTCTTTACTCCAAAAATTATTTTATTGTTACTACAGCTTCGACTAGACCAACTTCAGTGCTCGTTTTATCGTGTAGCGCTCGGCCGATTGTATTAAACGGTGTTAGCTCGTCTGCATTTGCTTTTCGAGCGCAGCCGTTGCCTGCACTTACTAATCGATCACCTTTGCTAACTGGCCCGATTACTTTAACTGGTACTCTACCTGACATTGCAATCGGTGGGAAGTACTCGCTAGTAGTGTGGTTATTCATTAAGTATGCCGGGTCTGTACTAACAACTCCCAAGACTGTATCGCTTAATTCTGCATCTTGGCGTGTGATTTCTTTTTCACCACCAATAGCAACAACAGTGCCAGGTTCGTATACTGCGTCAGCTTCGAAGCGTTCTGCTAAGTCAGCGTATTGTGCGCTAGTCGACGTACCGTTAAACGTAGTTGCATAGATTGAATTAAACTTAACAGTTGCAGAGCCGATGTTCTGAGTCCCGTTAGCTGATAGTATATTACCCGACATCGTGCCGCCGGTTGTTAACAGCGATCCCGACGAGCTAACTTTGCTATCAACATATTGTTTTGTTGCAACACCGAGCGCTGCAGTCGGGTCACCTGCAACTAACATTCTATTGGTTCCGCCGTCGATTGTCAACGCCGTAACAGTAGACCCGTTGTCATTGACTCTGAAAATTAAGTCGCCGTCGGTAGTCTGATTACTAATTAATACGTTTGATCCAGATACACTAACTTTAAAGTCGTTATCCTGACCAATTTGCAAACCAGAATCGTTTAAAATACTAAGCGTGCCAGTAGTTGTGTCGTTAGCGTTGCTGCGGATATACCCGGATGCGGCGACGCCGCCGAGGGAGTCAGAGTTTACAGCAGTGCCGTGGAATTTAGCGTCTGCTAATGACGAGTTTAAGTTATATCCTTGCTTAACTGTAGCAAAGCCAACAATCGACGACTGTGGAGTAAATGTTGCGTCTTTGCTAATAATAGCAACTAGCGCATCGCTCACAAACATTTTCACTACAACATGCTCTATGCCTAGGTTATCGGTGATCGTCTCGATCGAAGCTCCCGATTGTCCTGAGCCGGCTGTAAATGCTGGACCAATTAGTGTAAAGTTTGATCCGTTAAACACTTTAAGCTGGTTGTTAGCTGTATCCCACCACAAGTCACCAGTAACGTTACTCGCCGGTGCTGTAGAACTAGCTGTAGAGCTCGATACCGTTTTAAAGGTGTTTCCTGTATACACCTTAAGTAAATTATTTGCCGAGTCCCACCAGATCTGGCCAGATATTGGGTTACTCGGAGCTGAGCTGTTAGCAAAGTTCTCTAACAGCTTAACATAGTTTTCGTTGAGGATCTCACCGTAACCGCCGTAGTTCTTACCAATTAACGTCAAGTCTGTGCTTGCGTCGATTGTACCGTCTGCTACAGTAGCTAGTATCGATCCATCAGTTCTATTAATAGTATAGGCCATTCCAAATTCTCCGATTATACGTTAAGTATATTTATGCATTTAAGTTAGTGTACTTAAGTTAGTTAATGTCATAATTCGAACAGTATAATCAACCTGGATTAGTCTGTTCAGTGATTTTTGAATAGGGTGAAAAACAACATGAGTTAGTAACTTTCCTGTCCCTTCGTCCCCTGTCCATGATTTAAGTCCAAGCTCGTCGAACACAAACTCTCCTTCGAGGTTTGTGCTACTATCAAACGCTTCTTGGCCAGCTGGCTCACCGTAGTCTAGTAGACACGTAATAAAAATATCCGTATACGGCTGACCGGTTGTGTGTCGAATTGTTATATTGTTCCGAGTCGGGTCTGTATTAAGACTGCTAGTGTCGTCGACTACTTTATAATACGTCTTGTTATATAAGTCAGCATTTACACCAGTTGACGCTGGTAAGTATGTAATCAACCCAGTTGGGTCGACGCTAGTGCCGCCATTACCAAAATGCATCTCGTGTATAAAGCCCGATCCTTTGTTTGCTAGCATACTAGCAAGAGCTTCGCTCATATTCTCGGCATGGATTGCGTTACGTTTATCCTCGAGGACTTCGCCCGATTCGGGATCGAAAATTTTTATATGCCCTTCGATATATACAGATCCTGGCTCACGAAAGCTCGGATCTGTATTGCCTAGGTTATTTTCTGTCATTACAAATACCTTTTGTATATGACTTTATTTATAAGAGGGGAATTCCCCTCTTATAAAATAAGCCCTGTTTTGCTCTGCAAGAACTGTGCTTGCGGGCTAGTGTTAAACTGCAAACTAGATCCAACTGTGTTGTACCATATATGGTTATTAGTTCCTGTGTTGCTAATTTCCGACTTGTACGATGCGTCAATAACCAGCGAACCTTTAACATGAGTAGCAACTGCTCCAGTGCCTGCTGTAGCCCGGCGGATTTGCGATAGCACATTCCCGTTCTTAACCCAGTATGTAATACGCTCGCCGTTGATAAACACTACGCCAGGACGGTTTGTTTTAATGCTAGGCTCAGACAATACCGATCCGTCAGTGACGTGTATTTCTGTATCTGTAATTTGCAAGTCGTTATCTAGTGCTGTTGTGTGTTCAACTGCCATAGCGTAATACTTAACATCATCTAGCATGTCTTTAAATACACGCCACGACATTGCTGGTGCAGCAGTATTCTCAGTGAAGCTAGTAATTACAACCTTGCTAGTAGCCGACACGTTAACAGCTGGATTAATTTTAACTTTGTTATCGTCAATTGTGAAGTCAATGCCTTGATACATTTTAACACCGTCAACTGAAACCCAAAGATAATTACTATCAGTGATATCTCTGTCCAGAACATATGTCGGCTCATTAATAACTGCCACTGACGGACTCTCGTAACCAATACTATCATATGGCGCATCATCAAAGCCTACAGTTGCAACTATAGTCGACTCTGTTGTGCCAACAAACACTTTTGTCTGCACATCACTGTGGTCGTGATTTGTAAACGATATTGCACGAAGTTCCGAACCGTCGGAAATTGCAACAGTATTCGAAATTTGAATAGTATTGTTATTTATAATCCGATATTGTGCATTTGTTGTAAGTGCTACGGTAATAACTTCGTTCTGATCGGGTGTTTCGTGCAAAATAACACCTCGCGGCGTAATACCGTCGTCGACAGTGACTGTGTAGTTTACATACTCTTGCAGTCTAGTGTCGTTACGATACACTTCAATGTCAGTAGTGCTAATACCGTACCACTGATCGTCTGCAGAATCGGGCAGTCTGAAATTATTATTAACACCGTCAGCAGTGTAATACTTAGCATTGGCCGGAGTTAATCGATTGCCGTCTAATTCGACAATCATATGGCTTGATTTTGGTCCGGTATACAACACGCTTTGTGATATTTCGTAGCTACGCACATTTGCAGTAGTTACAATTCTATCTTCGACTACATTGCTATACGGAATTGTGTTTTCCGAATTGAACACCCACAATTTAACAAAATGCCCAGCTGGTATTGGTGTAGCCAAAGTTACTACTACTCCGCTAGTTGTAGCAGTAATTGACGCTTCGTGTTCAACACCATCTACTAAGCAGAATACACTCTTCGAGACAGCCCGACTAGTTGGCACATTTATTGTGCTTATCTCTTCAGTTGTAGTAAATGCATTGTTATACACAATGCCCTCGCCAGCAACATCAAACAAGTACACATAAACAGTTTCATCGTTTAGTAGAGGAGTGTTAAACAATATCCGACTATTGATATAATCAACAGTAAAGTCGATATTAGCAAACAATGCACCTCTTTCTTTCGAGTACACAATCACCTTGTCGCTGCGATCAACAGTAAACGCAGTAGTTAATCCGTCGCCTACAAAGTAATTTAACCGGATGCGCAACCCATTGCCGTTGTTTGTAAAGTTGCTACTAGGTGCTTGCATAACTTTTATATCAACTGTGTCAAACATCATGCCCGGAATAAACTCTTCCGGGTGATGCGAGTTGTATTCGTCGACAAAGCTAGCACCATCGACACTAATATCTTCCGGGCGGAGTCCTAGGTTACTGTCTGTGAACTTACTAACAATGTTTGTGTCTAGTACATTACTGCTTAAAACAGTAATCCCGTCGGCTGTTACTTCGTAGTTATCAAATACCTCAGCATCAAACGCAGCAACATCAAAGCCCGGTTCGACGTCAAAAGACGGGCCTGTGACACGAGATCCTGGATAGTCGACACCAGATACTAACTGTGCTAAATTATTATCTAGCATTCCTTCCTTAGGCTGATAAAATGCTGCTATTCTGTCGTTAGCTGATATAAACTCGTCTGCATGCACTTCGGCAACGTTGCTAAAATTAAACGCATCAGCCGATGTGTGGTCTACGATAACTCGATATGCTTTGTTATTGTATCGTACAATATCCCCTACTGCATACACACTACCCGGCTGCCACGGTTGAACTTGTGATCGATAATCGATTCGATCGAATTTAATTGCAGTTTTAATCTTTCGTGTAGTAGAATTGTCTAATCTAGCAACAACTCTAGCACCAGTACCGTTGCCGCCAATTAAACGGACAGTCGGGGTAGTGATATAGCCCGACCCCGGATTAATCACATTAACTTTATGTACTTCGCCGGCGCGGGTAATAACTTCAGCTGTTGCTCTGTTAGTGCCGATGTCCGGTTCGCTAATTTCAATCTGCGGTGTTACACTATAACCCGATCCTTTAGTTACAATATCCACACGTCCGATTGAACTAGTGTAATTTCTAGACCAAGCTTCGCTCGATGTTCCGGCAAATTCGTTAACATCGTACGGATCATTAATATCTAGTTTTCTGTATATACCTAGGTTTTCATCGTATACACTCTCGATATCGAAGTCGCTTACGCTAGTATTAACAGTATCTACCCTGTCATACTTTAACAAGTACTCGCGAACTTTAGTTCTGTACGGTTTAACCTCGTTAATATAATCAAGCAAGAACGTCTGGTTATCGGGCTGATATGTAGTGAACTGATCCAGTCCTCTCACCTTATGCTCGACACTAATAAAGCTAGTTTTGAACAACCAGTCGACGTTTTGCTGTTCTGCTAATATTAACTCGAACAAGTTAAACACAATTTCGTTAAACTTACTAACGTTTTCGTTAATAAAAATGTCCTCACGAATTGCGTCTAGTATTGCATGAATTTCAGCAACTGGGTTGAGATCGAATCGAGTAGCATCAAATACTTCGGCATCAAAACCAACGTTCTCTACTGTAGGATCGTACAACGATCTACTTAACTGAATTGTTCCGTTTTGTAAGCCGACTAACACTAACTTATTATCCGAATCAGCTGCATGTAATTCAAATTGGCCAGCGTTGTTTGAAGCAACTAACACAACCGATCCAGGCTGCGTTGATAGCTGACCTAGCTTGTCCATTGACTGCACTTTATGAGTTACTACAGTGTCAGCCGAATACCCAGCTGCATACCAATCAACCGTAGACCAGAAGTTTTCAGTCTTATAAGATTGCACTCGGGTTTTAACCCATTGCTTACTATTTGATAATGTTCTAATAGTCCACAGTGTGCTTTCTGACAGATCTTGTTCTACCAACACACGGTACCCAGCTGGTTTTTCGTTAGTATCGATAAACCGTAAGTCTGCGTCAAATTTAACTGACTCGTCCCATAGCTTAGCTGACTTCCGCGGAGCAGGGTCGTTGCGAAGTAAGTTATTGTATCGAATAGCACTTGCATACGGCTTTGCCCGAAGTTCGTTGTTAACGTATTCAACTAGCTGTCGCAAACTTTCTTCTCTGTTAACAACTATACTCTGTCTCGGACGGAACCCTATACCATACTTCTCACTCGGTAATAAGTTCCTATCTGGCACTGACATTCCTGTAAATGTTGCGCCTGCTAAACTATCCTTAAGCTTAAGATACATGCGATCGGTTATAGTCGAACTGTTGCTTCCTTGCTTAATTAACTGGTATTCGTTATGCCATAACTTGTTATCGTCTGCACCGTTGAACGAAACACTAAGCACAGTGTCGCGGCCTGACACTAAGTTTTGCATATTGCCAAGTGCTATAGCACTACTAGACAAGAACATTGCATACGGTATACCTGTTGAATCAGGTTGGTCGATATACTGTTCAACTGTTGACGCACTTAACTTCTTAGATTCTGCAACTTTCTCTAAGCCGCGAACCCAGAAGTAGTAATATGTACCAATAGTCTTGTCTGTTTCGCTGTAACGTGTTAACGTTGTGTATGTATCAGCCGAATACTTAAGTGCAGCACCTGGGTTGCTTTCGATAAATTCAGCTGGCGGCAGTTTACTGCGGATCCACTCATACACTGCAACTTCTGATCCTGGGAACTTCTTATTCCAGTACTGAGCACGTTCTTCTAACGTACCGATTTTATAATTAACGTAACGAACTGCGCTTGTATCCCACCAATATTCGCCAACATGCTCTTCAGCCCACGCAGAACTACTATTAACGTTAGTATCACCGTTTGTGTACACTGCAGGGTCGTGTTCTGTTATATAATCGAGCTCAGCTTGTGCTTGCCCTAACACACGTCCCGACAGTGGATCGACAACATCAATATACGTTACAATTGTATTTGTTGTTTTATTATACGCCATTAAGCGGTCGATTAAGCTAATGTCAACAACGTCCTCTTGTGACCTAACTGAGTCCCAGCACTGCTTATTATCGCTGTTAGAAAACACTAATATAGTCCCAGCGTTAGGGGCACTGCTAGTATCTTCTCGCGGTGCTGACGCAACAATCATATTTCCTTTTGCTGCTAACGCAAAACCAAATTCGTCAAGCGGCGACACTGTACCAGCAACAAGCTGTTGACCAGGTACAAAAGATCCGGATTCCGGACTCGTGCTTACATACTCAAACACATAGACGCTGCCCGACTTGTGTTCGCGATCGCGAAGTCTTGTAGTTTTTGCATCCAGGACAGTTGTTGAATCGTCTAGCGTTACATCCTTAAAGGTAGATGCATACGGCGACCCTATTAACAAGGTTTTGCCGTTGTTAGTTAAGTCAAGCGCATGGCCAAATTTTTCATTACTCGACTCGTCTGGATGTTTAATTACCGAGTTCAGAGTTAGCTTACTGATACCAAAATCAGCTAGCGAATTTCCAGCTGGTGCTGTAATAGTTAGCTTAGCAGCACTTCTAACATCTACACGCAATGTAGTACTGTCTATAGAAACATCAGTAGCAGCAATGCCTGGGATGTTGTTAATGTCACTTAGGAACTGTTCGGTGTTAGTATACGTAATTGCGTAATTGTTTATGCGGATCGACGAACCTGTATTTGTTGGACTTAGTATAGCTGCTCCGGTTTGTAGCGGCTTATTAGACAACGAATACACAATGCCACTATTCGGCTGTCCGTTATCACTACCAGGTGCCGACACATACGCACTACATTCAGTAGGGCACATTACAACTGCCCAACCAAACCAGTCGCGGTCTGAAGGTTCCGGGTTTTTAATTTCTTGCTGAATAGACAAGTTATTTAATTCAACTGTTGCAACTTCTCCTAAGCCTAACGGCTTAGCGAAAGTAATTTGCCTACCCGAAACTGTTACAGTATGCGTTACATCTTCGCCACTAATAGTAACTTTAAACCGAGTGTTCGGAGTTTCTGATAATAAAAACGTGCCAGTCGAACCGTCGCCGTAAATGTTTTCTACACTACGTGAAATCACATATGCAGACCCAGCTTCGTTATTATCGTCAACAGTTGAATACGGTGCACCTGCGATTATTACTTCGCCGCGGCTGTCACTGTATACACTGCTACCAAAGCTAGGTCCGTTGCTTAAAGAATCAACTAGTTGAAATTTCGGTAGTGTTTGTACTACAATCTCAGTGCCAATTGGATAAGGTTTAGTAACCGTTAAGCTATTTCCACTAATGTTATAATCAACATACGGAGTTAAAATCTCTCCAGCATTGTCCTGAACTACTACTGATTCGGTATCTAGAGCATTGTCTAAGGTATAAACACCAGTTGCATTTATTGTTACTAGCTGACTTTGCGATTCGGCGTTTACTAAGTTATATGCGTAAATCGATCCGGATTCTGGCGCTCCGACAAAAAGCCATTCGCCGGTGTTGCTAAACGCAATTGCAGAACCATACATCGCAGACGTGTCAGGCGCTGCTAGCACATACCGGATTGCTATGTCTGCACCAATCTGCGAACCTATTGCAACAAGGCCCTTGCCAGCAGCAGACTCTGGCAAGCCGATAGCTAGTGTCGAACCATAGGACTTAACCACTGTTGCTGCTCCGGCGATATTAGACAACATCAATTGGACTTCTGAAAGTTCATCTGTTGCAGTCGGACCAACTTGAAACAGTTTAACTGCACTGTTGTTCTTAGAAGTAACTGCAACTACGTTGTGTTCTAGTATTGCAATAGACTGGCCAACCATTTGATCAGCTGTTGGCGTTTGCAGTGTTGCAATTGAGTTAAAAGTCCACGGCGCTGTTTTGTTATACACCGACCAGTTACTGTCTGAGTTACTATCAACATACAATTTTTCACCAATAGTAAATGACGATAACGTTTGCTTTGCACTTAATGTCGACTCTGGACGAATTCGTATAGATTCGAACAACAGCACAATTCCTGCTCCAGTAAAGTCGACATTTGTAGCTTTTGTATCAACTACAACTTCGTCAGGTTTCGGGCTAGCTAAAACAGTATACACTCCGTTTATTCTAGAGTGGAAATTTTTAATTGCAAAACTCGTGTTAGTATCTAAGTTAACTGATCTTGCAAACTTGAGTTTTAAGTACCCATTGTTTGACACTGACGCAGCAACAACTTGCACATCTAACGAAGTAGCTCGTAGCACATCCCACTCAGATTTATAACTTTTTGCAACCCATATTGTGTAACCCGGGTACATTTCGTTAACCAGAGGTGATAGTCGCTTGATGTCCGACACGTTTACAATTGCTTTGTTTACGTCTCGTGGACGAACGTATCCAGCAGCAGTTAGTGACATTTCTGATTCAGTCGATCGCACAGTTGGCCAGTTTTCTATAGCAAAGTTAGCCGGTTTTTTCCACAAGTCAGACTCGCGAACTTGCATATACGGAGCTGCTGACGTGTTGTTAACAAGCTCAATAATTGACCTAGTACTTGTTACTTTTTCTGGATCAAGAACTATCTCAGTTGTCTTAACAGAGTCAATTGAACCGTAGCTACCTGTTCTTAGAGCCCATTCTTCGTATAGGTCAACGTCGACAGTCAAGTTGTCAACTTGGGTTTTTAACAAGCTCTTAAGGCTACTGTTAGTTCCTTTCTCTTTGATCATCCCTTGATAAAATTTAACCTGGCTTACGTCGTCTAGACCTAAGCGTTCTAAGTAACTTCGCTTCTGATAACCGATTAAACCTTTACCGTAACGATCGACGTCTTGTTCTAGGTTTGCAACATCAATGTTATAAAAATCCTCCGGCTGCTGTGCTTTAGCACTCCAGTTCGGAAGTAACCCAGTAACAGGCTTGTCTGCAACAGTCCATGCATTATAATCAAACGACTCAGACGCGTCTACATGTAACAAGCTAACATACAACGTACCTTTATAAACTACGAACTCGCCCTTGGCGTAGTTTTTACCAGGCTGCCATTCTTTGTTTGTACTTTGACTTAACACAAATCCCGGGGCATACAATGTACCGTTCCACTCGCGAGTTACGTAACCATTTAGTCGAATAAATTGATGTCTATTACCTAGTTCTGGTTTGTAAATTACATCTTTAAATATCGTAGCGTTGTCTAATACTAACATATGCTCGTATTGGACAGTTCGGAATTTAACCAATCCTATATTGTTGTCTGCTTCTAATTCAAATGCATTAGCATCACGTACGACATGCATGCTAGAGCTACGAACCGGTTTGAAGTTGTTGTCGAGTACTACGCCTGTTGAAAGAACATCGTCGACGACTTCAAAATCGCGCGAGAATCTAATTAGAGATCCGATTGGGTTTAATACAATAATGCTTCCTGGTGCCCATCGTTGTGTTGTCCAGAAAAGGAACTCTTTAGCAGACAGCACAAAATCACGCAATTGCCCGTCGGTTAATACCTCATCGAATACAAATCCTAAACTCTTTAATCGGCGTTGGTAACTTACTAGGAAATCAACTAGCTGGTCTCTTGTTGCAAACTCAGTCCCGTATGGGATCGTAGTTACAACGTTGTTAAAATCGTTATATACAGTCGAAGTAGCGTTGCCTGCTTTAATAGTGCTTTTGTTCGAAGTTATAACACTAGGTATTATTTCAAAGCCTGCAGCCGATGTGTCATACCCCGACACTGTATACCCCGACGGCGTCTTCTCTACTATTACTGCGCTATAAGAATAAACACCAATCGGTTGACTTTTATGCAAGAACAGCTCTAAATTAGTATCAGGAATCAGCACACCGTCGTTCTGGCTACCCGGTGTTGCTCGAGTAGCAACAACTTTAAGCTGAGCCAAGTCGCTGTATCCGCCTAAGCGATGACTTAACTGAACAGCAACGTTTGATATTTTTTCCGAAATAATATTTCGGTTAACACCTAAAAACGTGTTGTAGTCTACAATATACTGAATTAAGCCCGGAACGTAGTTCTCGTTGCTATGGACTAGTGTCTCGGTGAATTTTCTAATTGTATTAACGTTGCTCGACTGAATAGAACTACTTAAAAACTCACTAGGCATAAGCAGAGCTGCTACTGCACACATAGCAAACGGTAGTTCACTTGACTGTCTCCACGAGTATTCAGCTGGGCCAATATCGCCAAATTGAAGCGGTCGGGCCATAGAGAAACTATTGTATGTTTTGACCACAACTTCAACCGGGCTTAACAGTCGACCAAAGTCATCAACAGGAATGATTGATTGCAGTGCCGGTCTGGCAAAACGCGGATCGGCTTCCCACTCGCCAGTTACTGGATTGTATTTCTCTCCGTTTGCAAGTCGGTCCCACAATACCATGTTACCCGCAGTATAAGGCGCTGGTCCAAATTGACTTTCCCACCAATTTGGTTCAGAAGAGTACCCTAGCATCTTCCATGGAGTTAAATGCGGTGTTTCAGTGTCGTATAAGTAACGGTATACTGAACGCCATGTACCATTGATACTAATACCATCTAGTGCACATGTCGACTCGGCGTAGTTCCACGTATACGGGTCGTTTGTATTAAACGACGACCCATCGGTTACTTTAACACTTGTGCGACTAGCCCACTTGTTGAACTCTGCACCTAATACAGTGTTAAACTCGTCAACACTGTATACAGTGTCGCGGAACGCTCCTGGAATTAGCTTATACCAGTCGAATAAGATCGGTTTTACTTTGATGTTATTGTAAACGCGCTTTTCGAATTCAAGGATCAAGTCATCGCGCATATCCGAAAACGCTAGCATTGTACTACCGTCGTGGCCTACAATCACTTCTTGCGGAGTTCTATACGAAGTGTCTAGTACCTTCTCAGGAACAGTAGCTGGCCACAATCCCATCTTCGACGGTGTTGGCGGTACGAAACTACCTTTTGTGTTCGTATACTCATTGATCACGATCGTCGAATCTGCACTTAACGGGATGCGTGTTATAATTGCAGCACGGCTATCTGAAAATTCATAATCACGCCCGTGCAGCAGCTGTTCGCCGTTATAGTATACGTAAACTGCACGAGTTGATATTTCGTTGAGGTTAAACTGGCTAGTTAATTCCCACTCAGTCTGAGACTCGTCGATTACGGTATATTCGATCGACGACTTGTTATTAGAGAACCCGATCATATCAGAGTTGTAAAACGGAAATTCGGATTCGCTTTTATACTCATTCAGCACGCTAATAGCATCTGATACAGCCGCCTCGACTGTCATGTTTGTATAGTCAGTGCGCGTAATTAAGTCAACAAATTTGTTCTTAAACTTAAAGTACTCAAGCTGAGCGTATTCTAAACTCCGAAGTGCATCAAGGTTGTCATCAGTTAATAGCGCTGCTGCTGTTAAGAAGCTGTCATAATGACGAGTTATTGTTCCTCCAACAGCTGCAAAGTCGCCGAGGTCTCGCAGATTACTATTACCATCGCGATTAAAAAACTTGTGCGTTTCTGTAATCGAATTAACATGATTTCTAATTTGCCCTAATGTAAAACTACTAACCGGCAAGTTGTTGCCGTTCGATTCTAAGTTAGCAGGTATTTCGTAGTACGAATTCGGATCTTTTACATTACTAGCAAATTTAACAACTACATACTTTCCAGCTGGAATGTCAGATGTAAATTCTACGTAGGTACTCTCGTCTACATTTGTTGCAGTGTAGTTAAACGTTTCTTTATTGTCAATGTAAACATATAAAGACCGGGACAGCTCAAATTCTTCTACCCTAGGCACTCGAATCTCTAGAGGTTCTCCAGTAGAAACAAACTCAAGAATCTGGTACTGTGGAGTTTTTTTATAATTCGTGACCCATGCATGCATAGGCGTTACTTCGTGCAACGCACTTGTATACGAATATGCATTGCCTGTGTTAATATTCTGCGTTATCTCAGTGCCGTTGTCGATATACGTAAACGTATCAGTATCTAACGTTAGATTAAACAGTATGTCGCCGATGTTACTAAACGAACTATAAGATATACCAAACCCTAACTCGGTGTCGGTAACACGACCCGGTGCGTACTCGAATATACTTGTTCCAGCAAACGATGTTGATGGGTATCTTGTGTTATCACCAAGCGAAACACCGTCGGCATCAATAATATCGAACATCACTGGCGTGTTAGCTGACTGTTTAAACTGAGACTCTGCCCAAGTGCGGTCTTTAAAGACAAAGCTTTTTCCTTGATTAGATATACCGCCCGAAACAACAATACCATCTAGGTCACTAGCAAGTACTCCAGTATCGATTAATTTTACTGTTGTTGAACCTGTTCCAGTAACATCAACAAAGTCGACTCGATAAACGCGTCGACGAACCGAATATTCAGTGTCAGCTGCAAACACAATAGTCTGACCTGGTGCTAATTCCACACCGTCGATAAAATACCCTGGCGTTCCTTCAACTCGACTAAACGCGTCAGTTGTAACAGTGTCGATTAATGTTACATTTGCTATGTGCCTAGATGCAAAATTAACTAGTTGTAAGTTAGGGACGTATTCGATGATCGGACGCTTAGCGCGACTAGTCTGATTTAGCACCGGTGTGTAATTATTATACTGTGCTGTAGCATTAATAACATCCACGTGGAACCAGCGGTTATGCCGTGCCCATGGGTTTCTGTCTTTGCTAGCACGGTTTATTACGATGTAATCTTTATTAACCGGACTGTTGAACGTTCCGTCAAACCGTTGACTGTCGTATAAAGAAGTGTCGTAGCCTTCCGATAGCGTTTCGGTCCAGGTTTCCGGAGTAACTAGTTCACTAACAGGTATTAAGCTGATACTTTTACCAACACCTTCGACGTAATACTCTTTATCTGCGTACTCAGTCTGAATTACTGCAGTATCGAACCTAACTTTAAGGCCTGTTGTAAACACAACCCCATTCGGACTAGTATATTCTTTTTTCCCGATAATGTCATTGACGTTTATAAACGGTACTGAATTTTCTTGCACAATACGGATCTCTCCGTATACATTGCTATTTTCTGCATCCTGGTAGTACAGTGTTCGAAGAGGCGCTGTGATCACTGGAACTTTAGTAATTTCCCCTGCAGGAGTTTTGTAGTACTCTACATTACTGTTAGACACCCCTTCTGTTACAATAATTTTTGTGTTTTCAGGAAAATCATCGTGGTAGGTTAACGATAGCACACCCGTCGATGATACTGATATTTTCCAAATGCCGCCGCGGAACGCTTCGCCTACAACCCCTGTTATATCGTACGCAGACCCGCTGGCGTCAAAAACAGTAGAGTCGTACAAATCGCCAATATTCCACTCTTCCGACGTTTGATTTAAAAATACTACAGTCTTACCGTCTAAAAAAGTAACGCCGTCGATGGTGCCAAATTCGTCCTCGAACTGCGTTAATGTTTTATTGTTAATGTCTTCGAACGACAACTGCGTAACTAAGTTAACATTTTTAGATGGCATTTGTACAAACGAGTCTTGTGCAGAGTCAATTGGTACATTAAACAGCACTTCACGTGAACCATTACCTGTCACACCCAAAATATCGCGGGTACTAACGTTAGGAGACGCTGCGCGGTACCCGGATAGTCCGGGTTCAGTCTGTATATACAAGCGGCGGCCATTTGCAGACAGTGTGTAATTACCGCCTTGTACAACAGTTATATACGGATTTGTCTCAGACGACCCGTCGAATACATAACCTGCAGGAGTATATGTAAACTGAAATGTGTTAGTAACCGGGACAGCTGAGCTAAAAATATCAACAGAGTCTGGGCCGTTTGGTAACCAGTAATACTGGCTAAAATTAACAAACTTGTCTAGATCGACTAAACCAGTAAACGTCTGTGACTGATGGCTAAACATAGCATCAGCACGATCTTTAAATCCGCCTGCAGCAGCAACTTTATTAAGAACATCGGGATAAGTGACTGTACTAACAATATTTTTGTTAGCATCTTTGAAAACAACTGTAGGCTCAAGCTGGTATTGATTGCGTTCTGCTGTACTGTTTTGTACAAACGAATCGATATTATTAAACTGTGCACCAAACTTTCGGCCAACTAAGCCGTTAACTTTCCGTAGACGCTTTTCACTTATTAATTGGTCTAGAGTTGCAGCTAAAAACTTTTTATTAAACTTTGTGTTATGAACTTCTGGTAGAAATCCAATTGATTTGTATAATGCCATCTTTATAACTATTTCCGTTTATTATACATTATTTACATCAATTTCAATGGCTCTGATTTTAGATGCAGTTATGCTGTCAATTACTTCTATGTTGTCAACTGTTGCTGTACTTACGAATATTTCGTCCGGTCTGCTTTTGATCTCATACAAGCTACCAAATCGAAGTTGTCCGCTTAGCGGTACTAACATAATACTACTAACAATTGACGACAGTTTAGTATGCAAGTACGCACTTAGTTCGCTGAAATAAAATGTATCACCGAAGTCCCAGTTTGTAATTGAAAAATATTCATTAATTGCATCAATTAATTTGCTCTTCACTTCTGAATCCGATACCAATGCTCGTTCATTCTTAACAACTTTAAATGATGCACGCAACTCACTACTAGCAGTACTTCCAAATAATGGTTTAAATTTAGCAGGGTTGAAAATAATAGTATCACTGGTTGCTTTTTTATCAGCTAAGCCTGCAAATTCATTTTTAAGCTCTTGCACAGTAGGCAGTGCTGGCTCAGTACTCCGGCCTGTTGAATCAGTAATATACCGCCGGTAACTATCTTCATATTGTCGCGTCAATACATACAAGTCAATTAAGTTAGTAGGACTTGGGTCAATACGTCGATCGTTCGGCGCATTATGTCGATAATGGAATTTTAGTTCTGCGCGACCTTGTTTAACAACATAATCAGTTTCTTTATTAACAACTAATTTATCACCACTGAGCCGCAAGGTATAAAACTCGTTGTCGCTAGTTAAATAGAACAAACTTCCAGGTGCGAATAGGTTTATATTGGCTAGCAACTGAGATATAGTTTCGTAGTTTGTGTAAACATTTCCAGTAACCGGTTCAACTGAATTGTACCCGTTGTAAGTTTTCTTAAAGAATACATACATATCATCACCAACGATACTATCGAAAATGTCCGGATTGTCGATTACGCCGTCGAAGTCGCTATCCGGAAAAGTAAGTTTTACACGTCGACTGTTAACATACCCATCTTCTTCGATTATAGGACCGGATATAAACATCATATGGTCAACTCCAATTGGATTGCTCAGCCCTGGAATAGTGTTTATTCCTAATATAGTAATTGCATCATTAACTACCTTTCCTGTCCGACTATCGTATATACGTGACGATTCTTCATAATGAAATTGAGTTTCTTCCTTACTTTCAAACACATATGATGTGCCGCGGTACGTTACTGTATAGACTTCTCCGTCAGTTTTAAACAAAATTAACCAACTGTTGTCCTGGTTTGATCCACTAGTATCACCTGCTCGGCTAGTCGAAAAGCTCAATGAACTATCTAAGTTTTCTTCTGATATAATTTTCCATGTTTGGGTTTGGACATCAAACCGGACTCCAAAGTCTTTATACAACTGCACACTGTTAACAATGTCGTCGGCAATCGATAGCATTGTTGTATTGAATGGCGGAATTACTTCGTCAACAATCGAGCCGTGCGGAATTTTATCATTGAGTACAACCGGGCCTGTTCCGTCTTGCAGCTCGCCGAGGCCTTGATTTGTTCCGTCTGCTAAGACTGATTTTACCGACGTCCATATTGCAGTACGGTCGCCAGGCAATATCGGTGTTCCGATCGACATTGTGTTATTCTTATCAAAGTAGTACCCAGTCGGCGCTTTAAACTTTATAAGTGTGCCCGGTTTAATGTATTTTCTGTTGTTACCTACATAACTGCCAACGCCTTGCGGTATGTTATCTCCTGAGATATTAGTAAAATATCCAGTCGACGTATTAGTAGATATAGAAGAGACGTACCACTTAGTCGGTGTTAATTCCATACTAACACGTCCGATAGCGTCATAATAAAAATGAGCCATTTCTTTTGTACTAACCGCTCGTAATACCGGACCACGAACTACTTTTGATATATCGTTTAAGTTAACCCACTCAAATGTGAATGTATCAGTTATTGAGTCTTTATAAAATATCCCATCTGTCGAAAAGATATTAGTACTACTGTACTTTCCAGTTACATCTTTAATATCCAAATAGCGGCTAACACCGCTCGACGATCTGTTAACTGCACGACACTTTATAATATTCCGATACTGAGTAAACGGAAATATATTATAGTCTTCGCCGGTAATCATTCGATTTTGTGTGTAGTACTGCTGCGGTGCTTTAGTCTTGATGTCAGCTAGCGACTCGCGAGTCGCTGCATTATTAACTGTATACTGTAGCCCTAGCGTCACAGTTAGCGTTTCACGACGATTGTTTCGGCTTAGATAGCCAATCTGAACTTCTATGCCTTGCATGTTATTAGGCTTGATTTTATAACTCAGACCGTTACTAGTTCTGTAATATAAGCGATAAGACCCCGACGGCATATCCGAAAACACGCCGTCACCGAATACCAATTGGATTTGGTCATTTGCTAGACTATTAACCGAAAAAAGCTTGCGCTGATCTTTTGATAGACTGTTATATGCTATGTTATTACCTACTACTGCAGGAACTTTCGTCCACTCGTCACCCAATGTTCCGTCAGTGTTAACAGAGTACACCCAAACATCGTCGTTGTTGATATTAGGGACGTTAACGTTAATTACCCGATTAGGAAGTTTCTCGTCGACAACAAACTCGGAACTGTTTAACACACCTTGCTTGAAATAAAAGAAGAATCCACTGTTAACGCTAGCAGCACCTTTGCCGTCGTTCTGGTACAATATATTAAACCCCGACGTGCTACCGGGACTAGTTTCGTAAATGTATTCTTTTCCAGCAGTTGTCCCGTTTACAACTTCAAACTGACTTACTTGCCCGTCGATTACTGTTGTAAACGGGCGCACATTTAAGCCACTAGTAAACGTGTTAAGAGAGTATACTTCTGTGCGTGTACCTAATAGTGTCTGTTTAATTAACGGCTTTCCGAATCTTTGAGTTGACTGAAACGCTGCGTCAAGAATTGCAACAAACTGTTCCATATAATCTGGGTTAGTTCTGTCATTCCAGATTATATCCAATCCGCTTAAGTTTTCACCGGTACTATCAAACACATCTTCGGATGTCCGGATACTAGTTACTTTTAATAGGCCTTTTGCATTAATGTGTCGCTTAGGTGTGTAGCTAAGCATCTTAGCTAATTTAAATACACTGTCGCGGCGCTCAGCTGTTTCTAAAAAGTTTTCGCGGGCGTTTAAATCTGATCTAAAGCTGATCGCCTGACTGATGAACGCAATCAGTTCTATTAGCGCAATGTACTCCGAACTTTCGATATAATCGTTAAAATCCTCCGGATAATATGTCCGGAGGTAATCGATCATCGTTTTTCGAATAGTCTCAAAGTCGTAGCTCTGAAAGTCAGCTTCTCGGTAAGTCTGATACAGTTTAGTCCATGACTCTGCTGAAAATAAATTTGTTTGACGAGATGTTTTTGCCATAGTGGTTTTTACTCTTCTTATCCTTAAGTATATTTATACTAAGTTAAAACCACTATTTTAACTATTTTAAATAGTCTGGTACCGAACACCCGGTGTTGTTGAATTAAAGTCTATTAATAGCCTGTCGATAATATCTGTGTCAATGTACTTAAGTTCAACAAATATCTGTATCCCGTCATCTATATCCTGCATTTCGATACCAACAAGTTGCAACCGCGGATCTAGACTTGCAACTCGTTTAACTTCACTAAACACTGCGTCCTTAGTTGCTTCGTCAAACGGAGCATATATATAGTCCCATATTGAGCAGCCGAATTCTGGACGCATCAACCTCTGGCCGCGGCGAGTGTTTAATGTATTTAAGAAGTCTTGTCTGACTAACTGATAATCAGTTAAGTATGTTTTTACCGAGCCCGCTGTGCTCATACCTTTAAATGTTGCCATATGTTAACCCGTTGTTGTGTTTTTAATGACGCTATTCGCTTTTACGTAATATGCATCAAGTGTGTCGTCGACTACTTGCCCTGTTCGCCACTGTGCTGCAGTTGCCGGGCCGGCTTTTTTACTCACTGCTAACATACCAGCTGCAACTTCCTGACTGTCGGTAGGTTTAATTGCGCCAGTTTTTTCCATTTGTTTTCCGTTTGCATCAAGTAGTTCGATTGCAGCTGATTCCTGGATAGCCGACGAAGTTAAAAACGCATCAACCGAGTTAACGCCGTCTTTGCCTGTCCATACTCCACTAGGTGATAAATTAGTTACCGGGCCGGGCTTGATGTATCCTAACTGCTGGAGTTCAGATACTGTAAAATTGTACTTACCAACCTCCCCGTCTGCCGTTACTAGTTCGTACTCCGACGGTCCGTTTGTTTTCCCCAATGTAGCCAATAGCTTTTGAGAATTTGCAATGCTCAATACTGCAATCTCCTTATATGGCACTTGTTGCTTAATAATGTCAACAACTGATATATCAATTGACGATGTAAAGTCGTTGACGAACTTCGAAATACCCGTATCCGACAGGAACTTTCCAGTAACATCGCTAACTGTTGTTATAACATTGCCTAATCCGGAACCCAAGTCACTGAGACTGAATTGCTCTGCAGCAGCTGAGAAATCCGAAGTTATGTTAGATACAAACTCCGAGTTACCAATATCGGATATTACGCCTCCCATTCCTTGCACAAACTCGCCAGCACCGCTAGCAACGTTTTCCACAAAATCCCCTAACCCGCTTGTTAATTCACTTAAGCCGGAGCCGTCGACTATATCACTGACAGTGTCAGAAACAGAGTCGACTACATCGCCAACAGTGCCTGTAACAGAGTTAACTACATCGCCAACTGTGCTCGAAATAGCATCAATTGTATTTTCAGCCAGTTCAGTAACTGATGCAATAGCAGCTTCTGCATGTTTAATAAGTGATTGCTCTTTAACAAAATCTTCAATTGACGACAGTATTTCACTTGACAGTTCGCCTACATCGTCAAATAGCTCGTTGACAATATTAGTTGTGTCTTGTAAAATTTTCGCCGGGGTGATCGGAGCGATCTTAGTTTCAACTTCTTTAACTACACCGGTAAAATTAGCCGACACTGTTTGAATAGCACTCGACATGCCTTCGTTGTAGCCGGGGATTTTCGAAACACTAGGCTGGCCAGCAGCTTGCACGCTACTAGGAGGAGTTGCTACTTGCACAGAAAACTCGTTAGCTGACTTACGAGGTGTTGTAGATTGTACAGGCTTTTCTACACTCCGATCATACGGCTCATGCTGTGGCACTCTAGTTGCTATTGATTGCTTCGTGTCTGCTGCTTTCCAGTTTCCGGTGTAGCTCGGTGCAGGGTGGGTGTTGAACTTTGCTGATTTAACTTCTTTCGCCGACGATGGTGTCGACGAGTTTAAATTCAAAATCGATCCCTTAATACTAGTCTCAGCAGCTGACTTTATTCCTATACTAGCGTCTGCAGAGACTTTTATTGAACCCAATGCTTTTAAGTCTAGAGCCAAGCCGGTGATATTAGTTTCTTTAACCCCTTTAAGGTTCAAAGACTCAGATTGCATATGCAACCCAGAGTCGGAAATTATATTAACTTGCTCGCCGGCTTGCATATTAATACTCCGGCCGGCTGTAATATTAAAGTCTTTTTTTGCATTATAACTAATACTCTCAGCCGAGAATACATCAATTTTACCATCAACACCGAACTCCATCCAAGCTGTTCCGGTGTTATTACTGATATAAATTATACCCTCAGTGTCGTGCATTAGTATTTGATGCCCTGATGCGGATTTAAGCCGTATTAAATTATTGTCACCACCGAGCTCACCGTCGTCCATCACAAAGCTGTGACCCGGCATTCTAAAGACACCTGTTTTAATCTTCTGAGATGGTGGATTATCAGAGCCAGTGTTTTGAATGTCTGTTACCGGTAAGTCAGGGATCGGACGTCCTGGAGTACTAATACCGAATACTCGACTTGGCGACTCGCGTTTACTACTCGAAGTAGTATGCCCCCTAATATCGTCATCCATTAACCCTTGCCATTTAAGGACGCCAGTTAATATAGGGTTACTAGGTCTAGGGTTAGTGTCGTAGCTGTTGTACGACGAGTCTCCTTTGTCGTTAAATTCAGCACCGGGCATCTTTTCAAACTTATAAGCGCCTTTATCATCTTGCGTTACGTTTGTAGTGCTTGCATGCCCTGGTACAGAAAAATGGTTGTTAGCGTCTGGTAGACATCCTATATAGTACCCAGTGTTAGGATCACCGTTAACAAATACACAAAGTATTTTGACTCCTATATCTGGGGGTGTAGCCCACATACCGTAACTATGAACACTGTTTGCATAACTGTTCGTAGCGCTTTTACCAGCAGCAGACGTTTGGCCGAAGAACGGACTAGCATAACTTACCGTTCTCCAGTTTTCTGGGTCGTTTTCATTGCCCCCAAACCGTTCGATAAAAACACTAACACGTCCTTTTCTTAACGGATCTGCGTTAGCCTTGACAATACCTATATACGGACCACTGTCTAAATTAACACCTGGTTTATTAGTTGTCTTTACGTTACTAGGTACATGACTGTTATACTTTCTAGAATAGGTCAAAATTCATCTCCCGAATCTGCTGCACTACTAGCGCTATTTACTACAACTGACTCAGACACACGCTGCGGACTACTAGACCTGTTTAAAACATCGCCTATCAATTCATTTTGTGTTGCTGCAACAATCGGTATATCGCTTAGTTTCTGGTTTTCTTGCCGTTCTTGTTGTTCATTGTCTTTCTTGTCTGATACAATAGCATTGTTGTCAACTGCAGGAAGCTTTAATGCGTGTATTTCTTGAAGAAACTGACCTCCAGAAAACGTGCTTTTAATTGACAAAACGCTATACAGACCGTTAATTAGTATACTATTATACGAAGCGCTGCTGTTGTAATCGCCGGTAGTTTGATTAATGTCGGTTGGTGTTTTAATAGACACTTCAATATAAGTCTCTCGTTTGTTGTAGTTTATACTACCGTCTTTAAGATAAACATATTCCTTGTTATAATCTGACACCGGAAGCCAATAATCTGTAGTATTAATATAGTCAGGATCTCCGTATATGTTTAACTTTATCTCAACCATGTCGATTGTTGTATTAAGCAACGAATCGGTAATATCGCCGGCAACAATTGTACGAAGATCAGACTCTGAATTGTTAGTGATGTTTGCCGGGTTAGGAACGTATTCAACACGCTTCGGCATTGCTGATTTCGAATCAAGGTTGACTAACGCACCTGACATTTGGTTCGTTTCCGGTCCTGTTTCAACAGACGCAACGTTGTTCTTAACCATTGTGCGCGCCTGATAGTATGCTGCATTAAACTGCAGCTTAAAGTCTAAGATTTCTGTATTCCGGCCTGTGAAAATATAATCGTATCGTTTATGCGGAGCTTCGGGCATTTGCTTACCAATGCCGTCGTAATTGCGCCCGTTAACGGGTAACATTACTACCGTGTATGTAATTTCTTTCTGGAACTCATTACGAATTCGATCAAACTCTAGCAGCCGGACCCGGGGGATCACTTTCCACCAATATATAGGAACATCACTTGCTTCATCGTCGAGCTGCCCGCCGGGTGTTAACTTGATCTGCGACAACATATAGTCCGATCGGCACACCATCAAATTGATTATCTCAACAATACTCGTGCCTACTCCGAATGCGAAGTTCTTTAATCCTTTTGATAATGTTATATTTTTCCCTATTTGTGTTTGGTAGCTTTCGATGTTACGCTTAGCTAGCGGCACTTCGTGCTCTTTTAAATTAAGGACTGCTGCAGCATTAAACGCACTACTACTAATCTCCGGCGGAAATTCAAAATGATATATGTCGGGGTATTCTTGCAACTTACTTCCGCCGGAGTCACCTACTTTATGAAGCTGATGCTGATTTAATGCCCCGGCCAGGCCGGCATGCTGTCGCTGGCCCATACTACCTAGTTTAATGTACGTATCTTCAATTGCTTCGTAACGGTCGTCGCGTATTTCTGTGTAAGTACGAACTGATGTTGAAAAGAATTCGTCTATAGTGCTGCTTTCGATTTCAACTTGAAACGGCACTATGTTTCGTAGTGTGTCGTACCCTATGTGGTTGTACGGTATTGCGCTTATCTGATAAACACTGCCCGAAGTTGTTAAATCGAACGAAAAGTCAGTGATCTTAAACGGTATTACTTTTCGAGCTGCTGGCGGACTTGCTAACTCAACTCCTGCACTATCGTAACCAACGAAATCAATTGTCAGAATGTAAGGTTGTTGTAAGTAATTCCCAGCAGTAGCCGATCGTATAAGCCGCTCAACTAAGCTTACTCCGTATGGCTCAGTAACTGAAAAAGTAAAGTCAACTACGTTAGTGTTTCTATTATATTTCGAAAGACCGATTAAGGTGTTAACATCGAAGTCATCTAAAAAGAAATCAACATCAAACTCCGGATGTTTTTCGAGCCCGGTGCCTGCTGACGATACTAATAGTGTACCCGGTTTTGGTTTAAACGGCGCTTTGTCAACTGCATCTTGAATCAAGTTATAGTCAGCTACGTCGATTGTGTACCACGATAATACATAACTGACGCTTGTTACGCCCGCTAGCGGATTTTGCTTTGCACTAATAACGTGGTTACTTGTGCTCGTGCTAGACGTTTGAACTGCTGCACTCGCATGCGGCGCAGACGGAGCTGGACTAATTTCAACTGGAAGTGTCTGATCGGGTTCTACTGCTATGTCGTCTGATTGAGCTACTGCAGGTGCACTCGACACAATAGATTGGCGGTCTTCAGCTGGTGTGTCAGCAGCTGGAATAGATGCTGTCTGGTCTATTACTGACCCAGTGTCTAAGGACGAAAAAGACGGCCCAGGTACAATTGCACCATTGTTGTAATCCCACTCGTCGCGAGTCGACACACGGATTGCATTAGATATCTCAGCTGCAGAGTAATTCCGCGCTTGCATTAGTGCAACAGCTTGTTGTACTTTTGCGTATGTTTCTTCTGATGAGTCCACGGGACCAACGTATCGTAAACGTGGATCGTTGTTAGCCATTTATAATCCTAAATCTTGTTTAATAGTGTCGAGCGTTGGAAGAGCAATCCGTGTTCCAAGTTTAAAATCAAAAAGAGGATCCTTAAGGGTATTAGGGTTGCGTTTTGCAAAAACCCACCACAGGTTGCTGTCATTGTATAAATCATATGCTAGCAAGTCCGGTCGTAAGTGATATGTACTAGTTATTTCAAATACCTTATCATCAGGTCGCTTACTAATAGGTCTATCAGTCATTACATCCAGGTACCTATTGTTAGTCGGCGTTGTATAATAAGGGCTACTTTTGCTGTATAATGACATTATAAAAACCCGCCTCTATTAGGGTTGCTAATCAGACCGCCTTTTGAGAATTCTGACAAGCTAAAACTATTACTCACAGCACTCCGACTGTAAATCGGTTGCAACGTTACTGTTAATTGTGTACTAGTCGGTACCATAGTAACACTTTCCGAAGTTGACAATGTGCCGTCGACTTCGACACGTCCTGTTAAGTCAACTGGTATATAATCTACAGTGTCAGGTAATACCATTGTAAAACTAGTTATAACCACAGGAACATCATCAAACATGTACTGGCCATGGCCGCGGAGTCTGAGAACTGGTGGAGGTGAGCCTCTGTTATCGTCGAGACCGTAAAACATACGAGTACATGTTTTAAAGAAATGAATTGCTGCTAACATATACCGAGCTTCAGCTACGTTACTTGCTGTAAACTCGCCGGGTATAACTATCGAATTAACCGAGCTTTGTTCGTATGCCGGGAACGCAAAATTCGAGTGAGCCGGTTGCTGCATGTTGTAAGTTGCACTGTATTCAAACTGTATACTAGGTAAGTATGGAAATATTACGCCAGTGCCCAGCGGGTGCATTACACCTGATTCTGATATTAGTCTCGCAATCGTACTTCCAGACGGTGCTAATAACTTAACACGCTTATCTGCAGACAATGTACTTCGCATAACTGTGCCAGAAAGCATATAGCTAGCTCCGGAGCCAGGCTTTAAACCGTTTGATTCTAATCGAGCATCTTTTGCACTAGTAATAGTTGTTGACTTGATGTTTCCGAGCGACATGTCAACCGGGTTGCCTGGACTTACTTCTTCTATAGCTATAGTTTCGCCAACTTCAACTGTTGCAACAGGCTCTGCAGAACTCGGCAAGTTTTCTTCTACTGTAGCAACTTCAGTTGCAGGCTGAACCTGCACCGATTGCACCGGTGCTCTACCTTGTGGTTCTGGTGCACCATACAAGGAATCGTCGCTTGTAGGCGCTGACCGCTGGGTGTATGCTGCCTTAGAAAACTTAGGTGTTCCTCGGTTCCCCGGGACATTCCGCAAGGTGTCACCGGTTGATTGCCAGTTTTCTGTTAAGCTAATGTAGCCGCCGCCTCGTTCCGACACAGCTTGCTGCATTGCCTGATCGGGGTCCTTGCCCGTTGCAACGATTTCGCGATAGCGCCGGTTAACTGCTTCCTGAGCGTTCATCGCCTGATCTTTGAGAATGTATCCCATTTTTATAAAAACCTCTTGCTCTTACTATTTAGTTACTGTATAATAGGTTAAAATATAGGCCAAGGGAACCAATGAAAGTAAATTACCTAAACAATCGCGACATACTAAAAGAAATTCACCGAAGTAAATGTACATACAGTAGTTTTGCAACAGACCACGACCGAGACTATGATGTAATCGTTAACTCAGTTAGTGATATCACAATCGACCTAGCAGCAGAAAGTAAATCCACCAGAGCAGCTAGGATCGGCAGAGACAACTATTACGCTTACATTAAAGAAGCAAAAAAGAAAGAGCTAAAAGCATCTGATTTTAATATCGACCCCGAGACATACGATGTTACTGATATTGTGTTTCGTGTCATGACATTTGATCATATACCCGAAGAAAAAGGTCGTAAAAAAACAATAAAAACTGAAGCCGATAAACATGTCAAGTTAAACTTCCCTCCGTTTCAACACTTCCGATTTAATAAAAATCATCAGTTAGAGTGCGTCGGAAAAAGTCACTGGAAAGGGGATCTAGAGACTGGAAAGTTTTCTAAATCTCACGGAAAGATGACTAACGAACTCGGTCGCATGATGCTTAAACTTTGCGAGCGGTACGGCACACGATCGAACTGGCGGGGCTATTCTTACAACGACGAAATGAAAGGACAAGCCTTAGTACAGTTAGTGCATGTAGGACTTCAATTCGACGAAAGTAAGAGCTTAAATCCGTTTGCGTACTACACAACAACTATTAAGAACTCATTTACTCGAATACTTAATATCGAAAAACAAATTCAAGATACTCGAGACGATATCCTCGAAATGAATGACATGAATCCTAGCCACACTAGACAAGCAAATAACGAACACACTATTGCTGAAGCTAGATTCTATAATGACCTTAACGACAACAACGAGAATTTATGAGTAATTTGTTTAAAAAAGCAATTATGTTTACAGATTTGCATCTAGGAAATAAGTCAAACAGTATGCTACACAATCAGGACTGTTTAGATTTTGTTAACTGGGTGATTAAAACTGGCAAGGACGAAGGGTGCGATACCCTTCTGTTCTTAGGCGATTGGCACCATCACAGAAATACCATTAACATCGCAACGTTAAATTATAGTTTGCAAGCACTTGAACTATTAAGTCAGTCATTTAGTCAAGTGTTTTTTATTCCAGGCAACCACGACTTGTACTACAGAGACAAACGCGACATACAAAGTGCAGAGTGGGCCCGGAACATCAAAGGTATTAATATTATTAACGACTTCTTCTGCGAAGGCGATGTTAGTATTGTTCCGTGGTTAGTAGGCGACGATCACAAAAAACTAAAAAAGATTAACGCGAAGTACATGTTCGGCCATTTTGAACTGCCAAACTTTTACATGAACGCTATGGTTAAAATGCCAGATCACGGCGATGTTAACGTTAGTGACATGCAAGGAGTTGAGCAAGTATTTTCGGGCCACTTCCACAAAAGACAAAAAAACCACAATGTGTCATACATCGGCAACGCATTTCCTCACAATTATTCAGACGCATGGGATGATGACCGCGGTGTTGCTATCCTAGAGTGGGGGCAACCTGAACGTTACATTGCGTGGCCCGATGCGCCGCGGTACCGAACACTGTCACTTAGTCAGTTGCTAGATAACCCAGATAAGTACTTAACTAACAAAACATATGCTAGGGTCGACTTAGACATTGACATTAGCTACGAAGAATCAACATTTATTAAAGAGACATTTGTTAGTCAGTACAAAATGAGGGACTTTACTATTATTCCTACTAGGCGATCAGCTGAGCACTCAAACGAGATAACCGGAGATGTTAATTTCGAAAGCATCGACACTATCGTCAACAGTCAACTATCACAAATCGAAAGCGAGTTTTACGACCCTAAGGTTCTGCTCGAAATTTACAGGAATCTTTAATTAATGATTTGCATTAAAAACCTTACTGCAAAAAACTTCATGTCAATCGGAAACCAAACACAAGCAATCGAACTAAACAGGAACGATTTGACTCTTGTACTTGGAGAAAACTTAGATGCAGGACAAGGAGATACCGGATCCCGCAACGGGACAGGAAAAACAACTGCACTAAACGCACTAAGTTATGCATTTTACGGTAATGCCTTAACTAATATCAAAAAAGACAACCTGATTAACAAAACAAACGGTAAACACATGGTTGTTACTGCAGAGTTTGAAGCCAATGGTGTACTTTACAAAATAGAGCGAGGGCGAAAGCCGACTTTTACAAAACTATACATTAACAACATCGAATTCGAAGAATCTGCAGAAAACGAAAGCCAAGGCGATAGTAGAGAAACTCAAGCTGAGATAGAAAAGATCCTCAACATGAGCCACGAGATGTTTAAGCACATATTGGCTTTGAATACCTACACTACACCGTTCTTAAGTATGCGTACTAACGATCAGCGTACTATTATTGAGCAGCTGTTAGGCATTACAAAGCTAAGTGAAAAAGCTGACAAACTCAAAGAGGAAATAAAACAAACCAAAGATTTGATTAAATCCGAAGAGTACAAAATCAGCGGCATTCATGACGCAAACAAAAGGATTAAAGAATCTATCGACGGGTTGCGGCGTCGGCAATCTATGTGGTTGTCAAAAAAGAACAAGGACATAGAAGAGTTAAAGATTGCAATCGACGAACTATCACACGTTGATATCGACGCTGAATTTAAAAATCACGAGTTACTCAACGAGTACAATATTAAAAAAGAGAAACTCGATCAATCAAATAAATGGGTTTCTTCTATAGAGCGGGATTTGCAAACTCACTTCCGTACAGTTAGCAAGCTCGAGAAAGAAATCGCAGACATCAAGTCTCACAAGTGTTATGCATGCGGTAGCGACTTACACGACACACAGCAAGAAGAGATTCTCGGCTCAAAAACAGAAATGCTAAACGACACAAATGATTTAATTGCAGCTGCAGAATCGCAACTAGTTGCACACATCGAAGAAGTGAATAATATCGGCGATCTTGGAGATAAACCTGTAGTCTATTACAAAAACATCAGCGATGCACAGAATCACAAAACGTCACTAGAACAGCTACAATTCGAACTAGATAAGTTAAAGGACACAGAAGATCCGTACGACGAACAAATTAAAGAAATGCAAGAAGTAGCTTCGCAAGATGTAGACTACTCAACACTTAATAGCTTAACCTCCCTTAAGGATCATCAAGAATTTCTTGTCAAGCTGTTAACTAATAAAGACAGTTATATCCGGAAGCGAATCATTGATCAGAACATGTCGTTCTTAAACAGCCGACTAAGTTACTACCTAGATAAAATGGGCTTACCTCACTCTGTTGTATTTCAAAATGATCTTTCAGTTGAAATCACTGAGCTCGGCCGCGATCTAGACTTTGATAACTTAAGCCGCGGCGAGAGAAACCGACTAATTTTGAGCCTGAGCTGGGCGTTTAGAGATGTGTGGGAAGGGCTATACAATACTGTTAACTTGCTGTTCATCGACGAACTAATCGACAACGGATTAGATACTGCAGGTGTTGACAACGCACTAAATGTATTGAAAGCAATGGCGCGCGAACGAAACAAAAGCGTTTGGTTAGTAAGCCATCGCGAAGAACTAACAAACCGTGTTAATAACATTCTGAAAGTAACGAAAGAAAACGGGTTTACATCGTTTAGCGACACTGTAGATGTCGTGTAAAACCAAAAAAACAAGCCTGTGTGTTTTCTAAAAGCTAAATACACACAGCAAAGCAAATTCAATCATCCAAAGGAGATTATCAATGACTGAACCTACAAACCACGATCTTATCTGCGAGCAATACGAATCTTACCTAAAAGAATCAGAAGCATTTGAAACAAAGAACAACAAAGCTGCTGCAACTCGGGCTCGCAAAGCACTCGGCGAAATTGCTAAACTAGCTAAAGAACGTCGAAAAGAAATCCAAGATCGTAAAAACTCACTTTAATATATTGACAATAAAAATAAATCGTATAGTATAAGGTAATATCACTAGTGCCAAGTCCACAAAAGAATAAAGGGTCCAGCTGGGAGAGAAAAGCAGCTCAAGAGTTATCTAAGCTGTACGGCGAAACATTTATTCGAGCACCGGGTTCCGGTGCTTACGTGGGTGGCACTAATAATTCTCGGAAAGCTTTTTTACACGAAGGACAAGTTCGCAGCTTTAAAGGCGACATTGTGCCTGGAGAAAGCTTTCCAAGATTTAATGCTGAATGCAAATCTTATAAAGAATTTCCGTTTCATCAGCTACTAAGTAACAAATGCACTGTATTAGATACATGGATTTCACAGTTACTCGACGCAGCAGATGCAGGCGACTTTAATATACTGATAATGAAGTTTAACCGAAAAGGTCAGTATATTTGCATAGAATCAAAACATAATCCAATTGCACCGTCGTATGTTGAATACAATTCAGCATTGCACGGAAGTTGGAGGTTTATTGAGTACCATACATTTTGGCAGTACAATGCTAATTTAGTAAAAACTCTCTGTAAGTAATTCAAAAAACATTGTTCGCATTAGGCGATCTAGGCACATCTTAGGCACATTGTTCGCATTAGGCGATCTAGGCACACTCAATTTAGGCACATTGTTCGCATTAGGCGATCTAGGCACATCTTAGGCACACTCAATTTAGGCTATATACCAGCACTGTTTGGTCGGGGTTGCTCGACTCGTAACGATTCAGCCGGGGTCATGCTCGTTGCCGATGGTGGTTACGCGCTGGAAGGATAATGCTAACTTAAGGCACAAAATGATAGCAGCTCTGTGAAACAGATACAACTGCTGGCTTGTTATACCTTGGACAACTACGGGGTATGCAGGTACCGTTGGATGAAGCTGAAGTAGGGGGTACCGGCTAACCGCCTCCGCTGCATTATTAATTTTTCTGTTAACATGCATTGCAAATCTCTTTTAAAATGCGCTAACTAACAGATTAAAAAATAATGTAAATCTTCTTTAGTTGAATGGTGAGAGATACTCAGATGAAGATATTTCACTTTACTTTGCCCGCCCTGGGCGAAGTATGGATCCAATATCTAGATGAATGCGTAGTTATTCACTTCGTTCATAGCGTTCATTGCTATCACATGTGATTAGTTACTTGTTGTCTTTATACATTATCTTTTAAAATATAATTAATCACGAAGTTTACGAAGTGATTAATTTGATGTACGAAGTACATCACTAAAGACATAGAAGTTGTAGATACATAACACATATCGTAATAGAAAGGATCGTTCTGGAATTTAAATCAAATAAAAAGAGCAATATTGCTCTTTTTTAATTAGAAAAATGGAAGTCCTGTTTTCTTTGTAGTTTCTAGGTTTTCTTTGATTAATTTTGAGATCATTTCGCGATCTTGCATCGACATAGTATATGCATGATCAATAGTAACTCCCCCTCGCATAAACCAGCATATCTTTAAGAGCTCTTTCTTTAAGGCTTTTATCTCGTTATCAAACCTATTGAGCATTTTGATAATCGACGGGTTATCTAAGGATAAAAGCCTTATTCGAAAAAAGTACTCTGATCCAATACAATCGGTGTATCGTATTCGTGCTCGCAGTCTGCGCACTTAATATGAAGTGGCTTAATTTTACAACTGTTGTTAAACTCAGCTACAGTTGTTTTTACTTCTTTAAAGAGTTCGCGACTGGCATTAGATACATATTCTAGAATATAGCCGCGGTCATCTACTGTTGTTCCATCTGGAAGTTCGATGTAGTTAATCCCATTTGCTAGCGAATTCACTGTTAAGTCGGTTAGTTTGGTGAATATAGCTTTGAACTGTTCCATCCGTTCTGCTTCGGGTATTCCTTCTTGTGTTGCAGCTGTAACAGCTCGTTGTCGTTCAAAGTCCTCAATGCTCTTAGCATTAATGTCAGCATAGCTTTGGGGCCTTAGGTAAATTTTTAAGCCATTGTATGTTACTGGGGCTGCTAAGTCTTTTGGCGCTTGGATCGAATCTAGTATTGCCCGCAAATCGATTTCGTACTCGTTTTGCTCTTTGCATTTCGGACATTTCGATTTAATTGCCATATTCTCGCCTACAGACGCAATCCGGATAGCAACAAGTATAGTGTCAAGGTCAATACTAGGAATAGCGCTAGGGTCTTTAATAGCTGGTATACAGCTACTTATGCATGTCTTGGTAGCGTTACCATTGAGCAAACTGTCGGGTGTTTTGAACAAGATCTCGTCCCGAGCTGTCATTGGATACACGTCTAGTTCGCCTGTAACAGGTAAGTCTATAGCCCCTTCTGGCCAGAACTTCCCGCGACTCGGTAGTTGGATACTAATTGCCGGAGTCCGGAAGTAATTAGATAGTGGGTTATTCATTGAATGTTGCTCCTGATAAATAGATAATATACATGTATTTATGGTGGTAAGGTGGCAAACTCTTTTATTGAAGCAGACGTTCCGGGTATCGGGCGTATTAAGATCGAAAACGCAGCGCAAGAAAGCACGTTGCTTGATATCCTTGCCGCGATAGAAAAGACAAACAAAGCTAAAACAACTCAGCAAACTGACGAAAAAAATGCTCAACGTAAGGCAAAAAAATCAATCGAAGACCAAACGCGTGCCACGCGTGATGCAACAAATACAATCGAGCGATTTGATCGTGAGTACCTAGAAGCAACGACCACTGTTACAAACTTCGGAAGTGTATTAACCGACGTTACGTCGGAGTCGGCTGCAACGTTGCGTGATTTGTCGTCGTCTATAGCATCGGGTGCAAACGAATTCGAATCAGTTAGCGAAATTACTAACATCGTTGTTAGCAGGATGACCGAATTGATCAGTGCCACCGGGAAAATGGTCGGTGGCATTAGTATCTTGGGTACTAATATCAAAGGACTAGCAGAAGGTGCTGCTAGCACTGTTAACACTTTAGTTACATCTGCAGCTGCTGTATCTGGGTTTTTCTTGGCGCAACTCGAAAACATGTCAAGCACAATGAACGAACTATCTCAGCGTGGTGCTGGTTTCAGTGGCCAATTAATTGACATGAGAGAAACAGCGTTGCGTGCAAACCTAACGTTAGATCAGTTTTCGGGGTTAGTGAACAAGCGGTCAAATGACTTAGCTACAATAGGCGGCACTGTAACCGAAGGCGCTAAAGTGTTAAGCAGTGTTATCGACGGTATTCCTAAGCAACAGCGCGAAGCACTCTTACGTATGGGTTATACATATGAAGAAATTGCCGATAGTGTAACCGAGTATACTCGCCAAAATACCATGGGATTGCACAAGCAAAATTATAACATTGCTATGTTATCCCAAGGAAGTTTTTCTTACCTTAAGAATCTACGCGAACTGAGTGCGTTAACTGGTGAAGACGCCGACGAAATTAAAGCTAGGCAAAAACAATTCCGCGATCAAGCAACAATGCGAGCAAAAGTTCTAGAGCTAGAGTCGCGCGGCGTCTCAGGAGTCCGGGAAAACTTAGGTCAATTGTCGGCGATCTTCGGCAGCATTGCTCCAGAATTTGAAAAGTACTTAACTGACATTATCGCCGGCGATGGCGCAGTTTCGGTAGAAGGGGCAATAGTAGAACAAGCATATGGCCCGCTAGCCGACGTAATGCGTGAGTTTGCTTTAAAACTGCAAGCAGGCGTAAACCCTGATCAATTTGCGTCAGAACTTAAGAGTCGATTACAAAGTACTGTGTCAGTAGCCGACAAGTATATGCGCGATAATGCTAGCACAGTAGCATTAGCCCAGTTTTCGGATAACAGGCTGTTGCAAACATACCAGTCGACATTTACTGGTGTACTAGACTCTCTAGATCGATTTAGAACAGGGTTAGAAACTGCTCAAGCCGAAGCTGTAGCCTCTATAGAAGCGCCCGACGAACTAAACAAAGCAGTTGTGTCGGCTCGATTAGAGCTGCGCGATTTGTATTTTCAAATTCAAGAAACTATCACTGATGCTATGGAATCAGGTCAGGCTATAATAACCGGGCCGATTAATATGACTAAGTACTTAGTTGAAGGTTTTAATACTCAGTTAGAGAACTTGGTTAGTATAGCTAGCGTAATTGAGTCGTCGCGTGATGCCGACGGTAACGTTGATTTAGAAAAATTGTACGAGCGACTTAAAGAGATCGGACTTATTCCAGGTAAGTCAGACACGACTAAAATGAGTAATGCAGAGCTGTCCTCATTGCAGCCCGGTGAATCTTTAAGAGGACAGCAATTTGATGATAACAAGTATACAGTAGAAAATTTCGAAAACATACACTCGGGTAGTATTTCTTTAATACCAGCAGACACACCGCGGCATGCTGATATTGACAGCATGGTAACAGAACTTCGATCGGAATTAAAAACAGCAAGTGCCAAAGAAGTGGCTATATTAAGAGAAGAAACTACTAAGGCATTCGGTGCAATGTTAGAAAAACTCCAAGCTGAACAAAATGCGATTGCAGTTGAAATGAGGCGTTGGAAATCTGAACCAGCTCGATATAATGCATTGCTGAAAAAATTAGACGAAACACGAAGCACATCGGACCACTTAATACAACAGCAGGTAGAGTTGCTGCAGCAAATACAGAAGCATGTTAAGTCAACTGCAGACGCGTCGGACAAGCTTGTCCGCACTGCGAACTAAATATCAAAAGTGATCTAATTAGAGAGTATTATGAGCTATAAAAAGAGATTTAAAGTTGTTAACACAAGCGGCCAGTATAGTCCTATATCAGGCACTGGGTCTAACCGCGGTAATGATAATGCCCTGGCTAGTCCGGGCTATGACAACTTTAGTAACTTGCAAGATGTGTATTCGGGCCATATTAACCGAGTAGACCGATATTTACAATATGAAAACATGGACCAAGACAGTGAAGTTAACGCTGCGCTTGATATCATTGCAGAGTTTTCAACCCAAGCGTCAGAAGAAACTGGCATGCCGATGGAAATACGGTATAACGACACTGCAACCGAATCGGAAGTAAAAATACTCAGAGATCAACTCCGGGCATGGGTTAATTTAAATGATTTAGAAAAGCGTATGTTTAGGTTATTCCGTAGTACGCTAAAGTATGGTGATCAGGTCTTTATCAGGGACCCGGAAACATTTGAGCTGTACTGGGTAGCAATGCCTGATGTTACTAAAATTGTCATTAATGATACAAAACGTAAAGAGCCAGAACAGTACTCTATAAAAAACTTAGCTCCTAAATTTTCAAGCTTGGTAACAACAGAAACGCCGAACGAAACTAACTGGGACAATATAGGCACTGGGACAATGTCCAGTGCACAATCGTACCTTAACAACCAAGACGGTAATACTACCGCATCCGCCGGCGAAGAATCGGTTATAGATGCAAATCATATTGTGCACTGTAGTTTGACCGAAGGTCTCGACGAAAACTGGCCGTTTGGCACTAGTATACTAGAAAACATTTATAAAGTGTATAAGCAAAAGGAGCTTCTAGAAGATGCAATCATCATTTATAGAATTAGTCGTGCCCCGGAGCGGCGAGTATTTTATATCGACGTAGGTAACCTTCCGAGTCACTTAGCTATGGGTTTCATTGAGCGTATTAAAAACGAAATCCATCAGAGACGAATTCCGAATAAAACCGGTGGCGGCTCGTCGCAAGTTGATTCGACTTACAACCCCTTGTCGATGAATGAAGATTTCTTCTTCCCTCAAACAGCAGAAGGCCGCGGCTCAAAAGTTGACACGCTACCGGGCGGCACACAACTTGGCGAAATTGACGACTTAAAGTTCTTTACTAACAAAATGTTCCGCGGACTTCGGATTCCGAGTAGCTACTTACCAACCGGTCTCGACGATAGTTCACAAGCAGTAGGTGATGGCCGCGTTGGCACAGCATTAATACAAGAATATCGTTTTAATCAATATTGTAAGCGCTTGCAAGCACAGATAGCACCAACGCTCGACCGCGAGTTTAAAATATTCCTGGCATGGCGCGGTTTTAATATTGACAGCAGTTTGTTCGACTTAGTGTTTAATGAACCGCAGAATTTCGCAGCGTACCGACAGGCAGAACTCGACCAGCAGCGTATTACGTCTTTTTCTAGTTTAGACGGAGTTGAGTACTTAAGTAAGCGATTCTTACTTAAGAGATTCTTAGGCCTGAGCGAAGCAGAAATTGTTGAAAACGAACGCATGTGGCGAGAAGAGAACAGCTCCGATGATAACCAATCTGCAGATACCGACAGCGGATCGGATTTGCGTGCAGCAGGTATATCTCCGGGTGGCTTAGAAGCCGACTTAGAAGGAGTTGATGATGTTGACTCTGACGAATCGGAACTCAGCGACATTGATGCAGACATCAGCGCCGATGAAACAGAACTAACTGATACTGAGAATGCATAAATAGATGTATAAAGGATTTTGTAAATGTTATTAAACGAATTTTCTAATTTGTACGCTCAGTACTCAGCAAATAATAAACAACAAACCGACGAGCCCCGGAAGTCCGGATTCTATCGCGAAGAAGATGACAAAACGTCAAAAGATAATAGCCAGACTAGGACTTCTCGGTTAACGTTAGAGCATTTAAATAAGATCCGAAAGATGCGTGATGTTCGCAATTACGAAATGTATAAAAGATTACAGAACGTTAAGCGACAATACGGTAAAAAATCAGATTCTGACCTGTAAACAAAAGAAAGGCTTAAAACGGCTCAAAAAAGAACCTTTTAAGCCTTTCTTTTGTTTTTGTGTTTAAATACAGTTACAAATATTATCCCTAACCTAGGAGACGAATTAAAATGGCTAGTAAATTTGAAAAGTTAATCGAGCACATTGTAAATGCCGATAACGACAAAGCAAGCAGCCTTTTCCACGAGATTGTAGTAGAAAAGAGCCGCAAGATTTACGAAAGCATCATTGACGAAGAGAACGACGAGTTTGATTTTGACTATGATGAAACGGATGACTTTATCGGTGATATCGAAGCCGACGAAGAAGGTATTGCACTTGAAGCTGAAGAAGACGATTTTGAATTCGACGACGACGCTGAAGACGACGATACTGACACTGAATTTGATTATGACGACAACGATGACCTAGACGATCACGAAGACGATCATGTTGATTTAGACGATCGCGTTGAAGACTTAGAATCTGCATTAGATGAACTAAAGGCAGAATTTGATCGTTTAATGTCAGATGAAGACGACGAAGAAGCCGACGAGTATGAAGGCGACGAAGGTGACGAAGACGAGACTATTGTTCGCGAATTCACTGAAAAAGTTCCTACTCCGAGCAACAACGAAGAAGGCAGTGTTAATAAAACTAGCACAATTGCTAAAGCTTCGGACGTTAAGGACAAAGGAAGCGATATGGTGTCTAAAGGCGGCGAAGAGAAAGGCGGTAAAAGCGTAAAACCAAAAGGTAGCTTTAACGGAACAACTAAACCAAATGTTAAGCCGGCACCAAAACCGGACTTAAGCAATAAAGACGACAATACAAAAAGTCCTCTAGCTAAACGACAGTAAGGTAAACAATAGATGCATTATTTACAAGAACACCTAACCTTCGACCAAGCTCAAGTTATTGTCGAGTCGGGTAAAGAAGGTAAAGACCTTTATATGAAAGGTATTTGCATCCAAGGTGGTGTAAAAAATGCTAATCAACGAATTTACCCTGTTAATGAAATCGAAAAAGCTGTTAGGTTGCTCAACGAGCAAGTATCTAACGGTAATAGTGTACTAGGTGAAGTGGACCATCCAGATGACTTGCAAATCAATTTAGATCGAGTAAGTCATATGATTACTGAAATGTGGATGGACGGCCCAAACGGGTACGGGAAATTAAAAATCCTCCCAACTCCGATGGGCCAGTTAGTTAAAACAATGCTCGAGAACGATGTAAAGCTTGGTGTAAGCAGTCGTGGCTCGGGCAATGTTAATGAAGCTAACGGTCACGTGAGCGATTTTGAAATGGTCACAGTTGACGTAGTTGCACAACCTAGCGCGCCGAATGCGTATCCTGTTGCAGTTTATGAAGGATTAATGAACATGCGGCATGGCCACAGGGTTTTAGATATTGCTCGCGAGTCAATTGTTGACCGCAGAGTTGAAAAATACCTTAAAGACGAAATGCTTCGTCTTATTAAGGAAATGAAAATCGGGAGATAACCATGAAAGGTGCTATCAGTCCATTACTAGAAAGCGGTCTTTTAAGCAGCGAAGCTAAAGCAGAGCTAACTGAAGCTTGGGACGAAAAAGTTGCCGAGGTAACAGAACAAGTCCGAGCTGAGCTACGCAGCGAATTTGCCCGCCGTTACGAGCACGATAAAAGTGTGATGGCCGAAGCGTTGGAAAAAATGGTAGAAGAATCTCTTACTAGTGAAATTGCAGAAATCCGTAACGAAGGACTTCGTTTAGCTGATGACCGTGCAAAGTTTGCTGAGTCAATGAAATCAAAAGCACAGGCGTTTGAAAAATTCATGACTGAAACACTAGCTAAAGAGATTAAGGAACTACATGAGGATCGTAAAGAAAAGCAGAAGCATCTAGCTCTTCTTGAAAGTTATGTAGAAACTATGCTAGCTGAGGAAATTAACGAGTTTGCTGCAGATAAGAAATCATTAGTAGAAACTAAGGTTCGTTTAATTGCAGAATCTAAAGCTGAACTGAATAAACTAAAGAAATCGTTTGTTGAGCGCAGTTCGAAACTAGTTAAAGAATCAGTATCAACGCAACTGGCTACAGAATTAACACAGCTAAAAGAAGATATCAAAGCAGCTCGCGAGAATAACTTCGGGCGCAAAATCTTTGAATCTTTTGCAGCCGAGTTTGGGTCTAGTTACTTGAACGAAAACCAGGAAATTAAGAAATTACTAGGACGTATTAAAGCACGTGACATTGCACTAGCAGAATCGCGTGAACAGACACAAGCGTTACAGCAATTAGCCGAATCGACAAAGAAACAGTTAAATAAGCTTAATGAAAGTGTTACAAGAAGCAAGAAGCTATCGAAGCTTACTCGTTCATTGAATAAAGAAAAAGCTGCTGTTATGGAAAGTTTATTAGAGAATGTTGCTATTGATAAACTTGACAGTGCTTTTGAAAAGTATTTACCGGCTGTTCTTAATGAAAGTAAAACAGTTGCACAAGATCGCTCGCGTTTTAAGCAACCGTTGCACGAAAATAAGAAAGAAGTAACCGGTAATAAAAAAACTGCCGCCAAGACCGATGACCAGGGCAACATCATCGAAATTAAACGTTTGGCAGGTTTAAAGTAATAGAGATATATTTAGGAGAAGGTAAATTATGTCTAAAGAACTACTAGAAAGTCGCTGGACTGAAACAAAGGACGCCCTATTAGAAGGTCTTGAGGGCTCTAAACGCACTTCGATGAGCGTTGTACTTGAAAACACTCGTCGTCACTTAGCAGAAGCTGCTACAAACGGTTCAACGCAAGCTGGTAACATTGCTACTCTTAACCGAGTAATTCTTCCAGTTATTCGTCGTGTAATGCCAACTGTTATCGCTAACGAAATCGTTGGTGTACAGCCGATGGAAGGCCCAGTAAGCCAAATCCATACTTTACGTGTTCGTTACGCAGACGATGCAACTAACACAGCAGGCGGTACTAACGTATCGGCTGGTGAAGAAGCACTAAGTCCTTTTAAAATTGCAACAGCTTATTCGGGTAATTCCGATGGTAAAGCTGCACCTACTGCACAAATGGAAGGCGTGCCTGGTAAGCGTATTAGCGTTCAGCTATTAAAGCAGGTTGTTGAAGCTAAGAGTCGTCGACTAAGCGCTCGCTGGACTTTTGAAGCTCAGCAAGATGCGCGTGCAATGCACGGTATTGATGTTGAAGCCGAAGTAATGGCAGCATTAGCTCAAGAAATTACTGCTGAAATCGACCAAGAAATTCTTGGCTCTCTACGTGCTCTAGCAGCAACTGAAGAAACATTTGATCAGAGCGCAGTAATTGGTACGCCTACTTATGTCGGTGACCAACACGCTACGCTAGCAATTCTTATCAACCGCGTTGCTAACAAAATCGCTCAGCGCACTCGTCGTGGCGCAGGTAACTGGGCTGTTGTATCACCAACTGCTCTAACAATCCTACAGTCTGCTACTACAAGTGCTTTTGCTCGTACAACTGAAGGAACTTTTGAAGCTCCGACTAACACTAAGCTAGTTGGTACGCTAAACGGTTCAATGCGTGTGTTTGTTGATAGCTATGCTACTGATAACACTCCTGTACTAGTTGGTTACAAAGGTTCTAACGAAACTGATGCTGCAGCATTCTACTGCCCGTACGTTCCGCTAATGAGCTCTGGCGTTGTTCTAGATCCGAACACTCTAGAACCAACTGTTGGCTTCTTGTCACGTTACGGTTATGTTGAACTAACTAACACAGCTAGTTCTCTAGGTAACGCAGGCGACTACCTAGGCGAAATTGCTATTTCTAACGTTTCTTTCCGTTAATAATAAGCATTTTGCACTAGATTAAAAAAGCAACCCTAGGGTTGCTTTTTTATTGGCTGTAAATCACATAAATAAAATTATTAGATAAAGGTTTATCATATATGAGTAAGACTCTCAGAGTATCCACCGAATATACACTAGATACTCCAAAAGTAACAATTACCGGCGACTTATATGTACTAGGCGACAATACTGTACTCGAAACTGAAAATTCGAGTATTAAAGATAATGTTATAGTACTAAATGACGGCGAAACTGGCTTAGGCGTTACAGCTGGCGCTGCTGGCTTGGAAATAGATAGAGGTACAGCACCTTCTGCTGCACTTCGGTGGAATGAAATAACCGATCGATGGGAAATTTCGAGCGATGGAGTGAACTTTTTAGCTATTGTTGCGTCAAGCACTGGTACAGCAGGGCTGCAGCATGTTGTTGAAGATGATTCACCTCAGCTCGGCGGCGACTTAGACGTTAATGGATTTTCGATAACATCGGATGTTAACACAGATATAGTATTAACGCCATTTGATGGCAAACGGGTACAAGTAAATGCACCTCTATCATTGCAAACGCTTGCAGTTGAACCTAGCATGACAGCCGGGAACGCAACAATATACAGCGGCCCGGTATCGTCTGGCGGAACAGGTGTGTATGTTAGTAATTCTCTAGGTCACCCTGAACTTATAAGCAAAAAACGGGCCTTAGTGTTCTCGTTGATATTTTAAAGGATACAAGAAGAAATGGCATTAATTAAATCACAGTTATCTACTGCTCCGGCAACGATCTACACTAGTGCTAATGAAACAGTGATTACTGTAGGGTATTTTTGTAATACCAGTGACTCAGTTGACACTAGTATCGATGTTTACTTAGTTCCAGCTGGAGACTCGCCTGACAGTAGCAATATTATATATAAGAATGTTCCTTTAGTTGCAGGGAATACTTATATTCTAGATACAGAAAAAATTATCTTTAATGACGGTGACTCGATTCAAGCTTCAGCAACAACTGGAAGTATTGTAACATCAATGATAAGTTATACAGGTTTATAATGGGTAGATTTGTTAAGAACATCACAGTGTATGATAACGATGCTACTAGTGGGGTTGCATTACCGTCTGCGTCTACTGCTATGCGCCCAGTGACACCAGCAATCGGTACTATTAGATTTAACACAACTTCGGGTTATCTGGAGTATTTTGATGGGGTTTCTTTTAAAAGTGTAGCATTTAATGGCACTAGTGTAACCTCACAGGATATATTCACCGGCGATGGTTCGACAACACTGTATACATTGTCTAAAAGTGTTGGCCGTCCTACCGATGTTGTTGTAGTTACTGGCAACGTATATCAAGTAGCAACAGTAAATTATAATATAACAGGTAACCAATTAGAGTTTACTAGTCCGCCCCCATTGGGCCATACTGTAGTAGTCGTATATGGTTACGCTAGTACAACTGCGGAGTAATATATGATAGGACGAATTACTGGCCCGATGCTCGAATCTAACTTAACACGTTTGGGCAAAGATCTATCAATCGAATCCGATTTACTTTATGTTGATGTTAACAACCGACGAATAGGTGTAAACTCGACAATCCCGGCTGGTAGTTTACAAGTTGACAGTATTGTTGTTGATGACAATACAATACGATCACAGTCTGGAATTGTAGACCTAGGTGAGCTGTCATCGATCCAGATAAACGGAGGAGATCCGGACGCAGTTATCATGACGGATTCAACTGGAGTCTTGCGCTGGTCGACGTTAGGCGAGTACTTTGGCGACCTGTCGGTTAATGGCCAGACAATATCATCTGACATATCTGGTGCTTCGTTAACATTAGGTCCGACTGTAACATTATCTCCAGCAGCTGCTGGGTTTGTAACATTAGATGCTAGCACAGGTGTTGTAATGCCAATTGGCAGTACTGCAGAGAGACCTAATAACGCACCTGTTGGTACTACAAGGTACAACACGTCATATGATGCAATTGAAGTGTTTGATGGTGCAAACTGGGTCAAAGTTGGTGATCCTGATACTAGTGTAGTATCGGTTGATTCGTTTGTCGGCGATGGTACTAAAACTACATTTGTAATGTCCGGAATAGCAACTACGAATCAAGTTATTGTTACAATCAATGGTCTAGTGCAGCATCCGGTAGAGTCGTATACAGCGTCTGGTACTACTCTAGAATTTGTGCAAGCCCCTGCACTAGGTGACGAAATTAGTGTGCGCCGATTTACAGCAACACACAGTAACAGGTCGCTCAGCGACGATGCAGGATCGACTTATATTGTAGTCGACGAAGTTTATAACGATCGCACAATACGAATGTATGCAGACTTTTCGGAAAAAGTTAATGTTACATCAGAAGGTATTGCAGTCCTACCTAACCCTGCTGATCCTTCTGTAAACTCAAATTTAGCATTTCTGTATAGTAAAGACGACTTGGGCACAACGTCGATGTACGTTCAAGACGGCGCTGGAAACAGTACAAAAATATCTCCGCACAACAACTCAGGCGATTGGGAATACTATTCAGTTAATAAACAAACTGGAAAAGTTGTAAAAATCAACATGGAAAAAATGATATTGAGACTTGAAGAAGTGCTCGGGGAGACATTTTTTGAAGAATATAGCCCAGGGCGTGATAGCAAGTAACTCTATATAAAAGCGATTAATCTAATAAATATATGTAGGGTTAATTCTAATCGATTCGGCCTGGGAACTTTCTCGGTTAGAGCCATACTCTGTTTAATAATTGTATGGGAGCAAATATAAATATGGCAATTACTCGTATTAAAACGGATCAGATAACTGATCTTGCAGTTACTACGCCGAAGATTGATAATAAAGCAGTCACAGGCGGTAAGTTAGAAGATAACTTAACGTACGGTAGTAACTTTACTGTCACAGGCGACTTAGTCGTACAAGGATCTACTGTTACTGTCGACACATCGAACATGACAGTAGAAGATCCTCTACTTGTTCTATCGAGTGGTGCAGCAACAGGTGCAGTCGATGTAGGTTTATTAATCGAACGAGGTGCAGATGATAGCTTTGCTATGATCTGGGACGAATCGGCTGACGAATTCGCATTTGTTAATGTTGGCGCTGAAGATGGAACAACTGCAGGTAACTTAACATTTGTTACGTATGCAAACGCCCACGCTAATAACGTAACAGCTGACGGAAATGCTTCTATTGCTGGCGATTTGTCAGTAACTGGAACAACTTCGCTTGCAGGACCTGTTACTGCTGGTGACTTAGACGTTAATAGTTTAGATTCGGCTACACATGTAACAGTGGGTACTACGTTAGATGTAACTGGTCAAAGCACATTAGCTAGCGTAACAGCCACTGACATTGACGCATCTACTTTGGACACTACTGGTAATGTAACGGTAGGTGGAACGTTAGATGTAATCGGACAAAGTACATTAGCTGGCGTAACAGCCACTGATATCGACTCGGATACTTTAGACACAACTGGTGCAGTTAGTGTCGGTACTACATTAGATGTATCTGGTGCAACTACATTAACAACCGTAACTGCTACAGGACAAAGTACATTAGCTGGCGTAACAGCCACTGATATCGACTCGGCAACCCTTGATACTACTGGTGCAGTTAGTGTTGGCACTACATTAGATGTAATCGGACAAAGTACATTAGCTGGCGTAACAGCCACTGATATCAACTCGGCTACATTAGACACTACCGGTGCAGTTAGTGTCGGTACTACATTAGATGTAATCGGACAAAGTACATTAGCAGGTGTAACTGCGACTGATATCGACTCGGCTACATTAGACACTACCGGTGACGTAACAGTTGGTGGCACGCTAGATGTAACGGGTGCAACTACACTCGAGTCGAGTGTCACTGTTAACGGTGGAACAGGCGAAACATTTACTATCACTGACGGCGCAAGTGTTCCGGTTACTACATTCAGTGTCGACTCTGCAACAGGCAACGTGTCAACAACTGGTACGTTAACAGTTGATGGACAAAGCACATTAGCAGGCGTAACTGCTACTGATATTGACGCATCTACATTAGACACCACTGGTAATGTAACAGTTGGTGGAACGTTAGATGTAACTAGTGCAACTACATTAACAACTGTAACTGTTACAGGACAAAGTACATTAGCAGGTATAACAGCCACTGATATTGACGCATCTACATTGGACACCACTGGTAATGTAACAGTTGGCGGAACGTTAGATGTAACTGGCGACACGTCACTAGACGGTTCTGTTGTAGTTGGTAATGCTGCGACTGATATTGTAACTGTTAACGGAACAACTACGTTTTTAGAATCAGTTGACTTTGCAGGCGGACTAACTGTTGACCCATTACAAACTGTTGACATGGGTGGTAACGTAGTTAACGGAGTAGGAACTCCTGTTGCTTCAAGTGATGCTGCTACAAAGGGATACGTAGATACTCAGTTTAGTGACGTGTTTACTATTAGCGACGGCGTTACAGATCAGAGCATTGCAAAAGGCGACACGTTTGTTATCGCAGGAACTGCAAACGAAGTCGATGTTGCAGTAAGTGCAACTGACACGCTAACTATCGGCCTACCAAATGATGTTACCATTGGTAATAATCTTAGTGTTACTAATAACTTAAATGTTACTGGTACTGGTACTTTTGTCGGTGCAAGTTCGTTTAACGGCGCAGTTACATTGGGCGATGCAGCAGTTGATGCAATTTCTGTATTGGGTACAATGACGGTTAGTACCGAATTAGCAGCCAAAGGCGGAGCAACATTCGGCGATGGCGTTACTCCAGTGACTATTAGCGCTTCGGGTAATCTAATTCAAAACGTCCAAGATCCTGTGAGCGCACAGGATGCGGTTACTAAGTCGTACCTCGAAAATCAATTGAGTAACGATTTTAAGGATATGATTATCGAAGGCGATAGCAAAGTAGAAGTTATCGACGACGGTTTAGCAACCACTGAAATCGTTATGGATATCGATAGTCAGCGTGTTGCAACTGTGAGCTCAACTGGTTTAACTATCACTGACACCTTGGCACTTAAAGTTGGTGACATTAAGGTAAGTGGCCATACAATTGAGTCTGATGCAGACAGCAACACAATTGTAATCGACCCGTACCCAGCTGGTAGCGGCGGTAAGGTGATTATCGAAGGTGACTTAACAGTTACAGGTACTACAACAACTATCGATTCAACTGTTGTAACTATTGCAGACCCTGTATTCCAGATCGGTGATGACACTGTTAACGACACCCTAGACCGTGGTATTAAGGCACTTTATAATGACGGAACAACTGCAAAAGTTGCGTTCTTTGGTATCGACGATAGCGACAGTGAATTTGTTTACATTCCGGATGCTACTGACACATCAAGTGTATTCAGCGGTACACTAGGTTCGGCTGCGTTTGGGTCGTTACGTGTTGAAGATTTAACCGATAACCGCGTCTTAATCAGCGGCATCAATGGTGAAATCGAAGACAGTGCAAACTTAACGTTTGACGGATCGACTTTAACTGTAACCGGCGCTGCAAACATTGCAAACAATGCAACAGTAGGTGGTACACTAGGCGTAACCGGAAATACAACAGTAGGTGGTACACTAGGTGTAACTGGCGCTGCAACATTGAGTTCAACACTAGCAGTTGCAGACGACTTAAGTGTTGCTACAAACAAGTTTACAGTTGATGCTGTAACCGGCAATACTGCTGTTGCAGGTACACTAAGCGTTGCTGGCGAGTCTACTCTTTCGAGTGCTACTGTTAGTGACTTAACGGATAATCGAATTGTAATCGCTGGTTTAAACGGCGCACTAGAAGACAGCGCGAGCTTAACGTTTGATGGTACTACATTCGAGGTAGGAACTGCGTTCGACGTTGTAGCTGCTACTGGTAACACAGCAATTGGCGGCACCTTATCTGTAACTGGTTCTAGCACACTAACAGGCAGTATCACTGCAGGCAGTGACTTAACTGTAGCAGGTACAACTACATTAAATGGAAATGTTGTAGTTGGTGATAATGCTCTAGATACTGTAACTGTAACAGGTACAACTACGTTTGTGCAGTCTGCAGATTTTGACGGCGGCTTAACTGTTAACACAGCGCAGCTAGTCGACATGGGAGCAAACCGTGTTACTAACGTAGCTAACCCGACTGCAGCCCAAGATGCAGCAACTAAGTCTTATGTCGATCAGTTAGTAACAGATCAAGACTTGGATTTTGCTGGCGACACAGGCACTGGCGCTGTTGACTTAGACTCGCAGACAATGACCTTTGCTGGAACAGCAAATGAAATTGTAACAGTTGCAAACGGTCAAACAGTTACTATCGGCTTACCAGACGATGTTACTATCGGTAATAATCTTGTTGTTACTACAAACGCAACTGTTGGCGGAACTTTAGATGTAACTGGAGCAACTACTCTAGAGTCAAGTGTTACTGTTAATGGCGGCGTTGGCGAAACATTTACTATCACCGACGGCGCTGAAGTTCCGGTTACTACATTCAGTGTTAATTCGGAAACTGGTGCAACAACAACAGGTGACCTAGTAAGCAATAATACTACTGTTAACGGTACGTTGTCGACAGCCGGCGAAGCTACATTAGCTAGCGCAACAGTTAGTGATTTAACTAGCGGCCGCGTAGTACTAGCAGGCCTAGACGGCTCGTTAGAAGACAGTGCAAACTTAACATTTAACGGTACTACAGTTTCGGTTACTGGTGGTGTTAGTGCAACCGGTGATGTTGCTTCAGCTACGTCAACTGTTAGCGGTAATGCAACAGTAGGTGGAACTTTAGGTGTAACTGGTCAGAGCACATTAGCAGGTGTAACTGCTACCGATATTGACTCGGCTACTTTAGACACAACCGGTAATGTTACTGTTGGTGGAACTCTAGCTGTAACAGGTGCTAGCACAATGGCGTCTGTGACTGCTACAGACGTCGATGTAGCAACGTTAGACGCATCGGGCAATGCTACAGTAGGCGGCACATTAAGTGTAACAGGACAAAGCACATTAGCATCTGCAGCTATTAGCGACTTAACCGACAACCAAGTTGTTATTGCCGGAGTTGCTGGAGAGCTCGAAGGCGACGCTAACTTTACATTCGACGGCACGTCATTAAATGTCGGTACTGGCAACTTTGTTGTAACTGCTGCTAGCGGTAACACCGCAACACTAGGAACACTTGACGTTGCTGGGTTAGCTAGTCTAGATGGCGGCATTAATGTCAATGGTGTGTTTACAGTAACTGATGTAACCGGTGATGTTGCAACATCTGGTACTTTAGATGTTAGCGGCGAAGCTGATCTGCATACAGGTGTAATTGTAGGCAGCGGCGGACTAGTAGCTCGACATGCAGAAGCTACGTTGCATGTCGACGGTACTGACTCGATGGTGCTACCTGCAGGTACTACAGCTGAACGTCCAGTTACTCCAGTTGAAGGTATGTTCCGTTATAACACTACTACTAAAACACACGAAGTGTATGACGGCTATGAGTGGTCAGCTGGTGTTGACTTTACACTTATTGAGAGTGAAACGTTCACCGGCGATGACGTAACTACTAACTTCACACTAAGCAACGACCAAACTACTGCTAGTTGTATTGTAAGCATTAACGGTGTAGTACAGATTCCAATCACTGCTTATGGCGTGAGCGGAACTACGTTAGCATTTACTGAAGCTCCGGCAACCGGAGACATTGTTGAAGTTCGTAAGCTAACAACTACAACTACTCCGGTTGGTATTTCCGACGGCATCGGCGAAGCTAAATTTGATACAAACGGCGATCTAGCTGTTACTGGTAATGTAGTTCCTTCTGCAGATGTTACATACGACTTAGGTAGTTCAACACTTAAGTGGCGTGACTTGTTCTTAAGCGGAAACACTATCCACTTAGGCAACATTCAGCTTAAAGATGACAACGGATCACTTAAGCTTCTGGCAGCAGATGGAATAACTCCTGCTCCGATCAGAGCAGCATTAGATCCAGACATTGCAGTTGATGGCGGCACTTACTAAGTGCAAGTTAAAAGTGGGGATATATCCCCACTTTTCTTAAATATAAAATTAGGGCGACAGTATAGGACTGTCCTGACCCAACGGCGATGCACTATAGCATCTTGACCATATATGGAGAAACAAAATGGCTAATACCATCCTTTTAAAGCGCTCGAGCGTTCCTGGAAAAATTCCTTCGTCAACAGACTTAGCACCAGGCGAGCTAGCTATTAATACTGCTGATGAAAAACTTTACTTTAAAAATTCAGCAGGTGATGTAGTAGAATACAAAACAACTGAGCATATTCAAGACATTGTTGGCGCAATGACTAGCGGTAATACAGAAAGTGGTATTACTGTATCGTACCAGGACCTAGACGGCACTATTGATTTTGAATTGACGCAGACTGGTGTTACTGCCGGAACATACGGTAGCTCGACTTCTGTGCCTATATTAACAGTTGATTCGCAAGGTCGTATTACGGTAGCAGATAGTGCTACTTTAACAACTAGTAATATCGTCGAGGGTACTAATTTATACTACACAAATAGCCGCGCAACTGACGATGCTCGTGCTGCAGTTAGTGCATCAGGCGATTTAGCATACAACCCGACTACTGGTCGGTTTAGTGTTACAACATACAAAACAACCGACTTTGATACTGACTTTGCTTCTAAATCAACAACTGATTTAACTGAAGGTACTAATTTATATTACACCGACGGTCGTGTTCGTGCTGCAATTAGCGGAGGCACTGGTGTAACTTATAATGCATCAACTGGACAATTTAGTATAGGTCAGCCTGTTGCAACAACAAGTAATGTTACCTTCAATGACGTAACGGTTAATGGTTCGTTACACAGCGACGACATAACAGCTGCAACAATGACAGCTAGTGGAGATGTTGTTATCCAAGGTAACTTAACTATCAATGGCACAACAACAACTATTAATGCCGAGACATTAAACTTAGCTGATAATTTAATTCTACTAAACAGCAATGAAACAGGTACTCCTACTCAAAATGCTGGTATCGAAATTGAACGCGGAACAAGTCAAAACAAGTCCCTTTACTGGGACGAAACAAACGACCGATGGTCCGTTGGATCTGATTCGTTTGCTGCAGGCAGTATTGTAGCCACAACGGTTACTGGTAATCTAACAGGCGATGTGACCGGTAATGCGTCAACGGCCTCTACGTTAAAAACAGCTCGTACTATTGCACTAACTGGCGACGTAACAGGCAGCGTTTCGTTTAACGGTGGATCAAACGTTTCAATAACCACTGCAGTTGCCAACGACAGTCACTCACACGACGGCCGTTATTACACTGAAACAGAAGCCGACTCTCGGTTTGTAAATGTTACCGGCGACACATTAACTGGCGCGTTGGTGCTAGCAGCAGACCCTGTGACTAATTTACAAGCAGCTACAAAGCAGTATGTTGACAGCCAAGTAAGTTCCGGTACAGTTGCTAGCGCCAACCAGTTAACTACAGCTCGCACTATTGCTCTAGGTGGAGACTTATCTGGTTCAGCAACGTTTGATGGTTCAGCTAACGTAACCATTACTGCTACGGTAGCTGATGATTCGCATAATCATACTATTGCCAACGTTGACGGTTTGCAAACAGCACTCGACAGCAAGTTAGATTCTTCTAGCTACACTGCAGCAGATGTTTTAGCAAAATTGCTAACAGTTGATGGCGCTGGTTCGGGTTTAGATGCTGACACGCTTGACGGGTTAAACAGTGCTGCTTTCCTACGCAGCAACGCAGCTGATACACACAGTGGAACTATAACACCGGCTACTAATAACACAATTAACCTGGGTAGTTCGACATTGCGGTACAATACTGTATTTGCTACTACGTTTAACGGTACTAGCACTACTGCACAATACGCGGACTTAGCAGAATGTTATGAAGCAGATGCAGAGTACGCACCTGGTACTGTTCTGTTTTTCGGTGGCGAAAAGGAAGTTACTTCGCAAGGTGGGGATAACGATCATCGTGTAGCAGGAGTAGTTTCAACTAACCCTGCGCATGTCATGAACAGTGCACTTGACGCCGAACATGTAGCAGTAGTAGCACTCCGCGGCCGCGTGCCATGCCGTGTCACAGGAAGTGTGCGCAAAGGTGACTTGATGGTATCTGCAGGCAACGGCATTGCTCGGGCTGAAACAAGTCCGGCAGCTGGCGCTATTATCGGTAAAGCATTACAAGACTTTGACGGAACTGACGGTATTGTTGAAATAGTTGTCGGCTAACAACACCACATTGTGGATATTAATAAGGGGCATAAGCCCCTTATTTTTTAGCTAAATATACAAAAATAGGATTCATAGCTATGGCAATTATAGAGCCGCCGTCAACGGGACTTACACGGCCGCGACAAACACAACTAAACACAAACGTCATTGAGTTTAACGACCCTTTGTTGTTAATAAACAAAGGAGACGGAGATCAACCCAACGATGGTGATATAGGGTTTGTATTTGACCGCGGTTCGAGTAATAATGTAGCATTTATATGGGACGAAGATTCGGACTCATTTATACTAGGTGAAACAAGTAGCACAGGCGCCGAAGACGGAAACGTAATTATAACAGCTTTAAGTGATTTGCAGGTTAATCACTTAACTACGTCAGCGTTCGCGTTACCGACTACTAGCGGATCGCAAGGATATGTGCTAACGTCTAACGGCGCCGGGATGTCGTATTGGGCAGAGCCTACAGCTGAATCACAGTTTAGGCGGGTCGAAGTAACTACAAACTACCAAGTCCTCGAAGGGGACACTTTTATAGGCGCTCGACATTCGTTGCCTATTACTATTACGCTAGCTGCAATATCAACGCCTGGCACTATTTTAATCGTTAAAGACGAGCGCGGTGCTGCTGCTCGATATCCTATTACAATAAACGCTAATCAGTCTACTATCGACGGTCAGCAAGAAATAATTATTCAGCTGAACTATACTTCATTAAAGTTAGTTTGGACTGGAGTCGAATGGAGTATCATATAATATGTCATTTCTTATAAATGATAAAATAGACCTTAATGGTGATAGTGTTTTAATTGACGCATTTGGCCGTTTTAGAGTTTCTGAACCAACTACGGTATTTTCCGACCGCGGTTATTATAATAACGAGTTACTGTGGTCTTTTGATACAGTAGGATCCGGACAACTCGATACATCAACAAGTTTGCAAAGTTCGGAGTTAAATTTAACTGTTGGCACCGAATCGGGCGCAAGAGTTCGCCGTCAAACACGGCAAAGTATTATATACCAGCCCGGGAAGAGTCAGCAAATAATGTTGACGTTTGTAATGCAACCTAAAAATAACGTGTTGCAACGCCTAGGATACTATAACTCAACCGACGGTATCTACCTCGAAAATGATAGCAATGTAGCTAATTTAGTAATTCGAAATAACAGGACTGGTAGTGTAGCTGAGGATCGAGTTACACAGTCGGCGTGGAACGTTGACACAATGGACGGAAACGGTCCGTCGGGAATTACGTTAGACTTCACTAAGTCTCAGATATTGTATATTGACTTAGAATGGCTCGGAGTAGGCCAGGTCCGAGTTGGGTTTGTTGTTAACGGACAGTTGTACTATGTGCATAAGTTCCAGCATGCAAACATAACTATAGGGACGTACATGGGTCACGCAGCCCTGCCGCTTCGTTACGAAATTGAAAATACCGCTGCAACTAGTAGCCCAACTGTGCTAAAGTCGATATGCCAGCAAGTATCGTCAGAAGGCGGACACAACCCCGTGGGCACCTATAGAAGTGTTGACTCTGGGTTAACAGCAATATCAGTATCGAGCTCGACAGTGTACACTCCATTGATATCTATTCGTCTTAAGCCTGGAATAGAAAACGCAGTTGCAAAGCTTCTTCAGACTCCATTAATGAACACTGCTAACACATTTGGACAATACAAGATTATTTTTAATGGCACATTAAATGCCGCGACGTGGCAAAGTGCAAGCGATGTTATTGATTACGACATAAGTGCAACTGGCATAACAGGCGGATCGGAAATAACAACCGGATTTTTTAGTAATAAAGAAGCATCGTCTCCGGATTTAAGTTTAAACAAACTAGCCTTAGGGAGAGACATTGCTGGGACTCCGGACGTAATTACGTTAGCTGCTCGTACTATTAGTAATTCGATTAGTGTCCACGGTGCAATTAGTTGGGAGGAGATATACTAATGGCTATTGAATATAAAATTACGTTAAGTGATGTTCCACTTAGTGATTATGATGCTTCTTACTACTCAGATGTAACAGTACCTGAAGTTATACCACCCGATGGCGCAGGTTGGACATTAGAGTATTCTGTTAGAGGCGAAAGTAAACTTTACCATTTCTGGACCAGGGGGACTACTATATTCCACGAAGGTTTAGAAAACTACTGGACTGGCGCAGCAGACAACGTTGCTACAGGCGAGCTTGGCACCGGTGTGCCTCTAGAGATTACAGTACAACCGGGCCAGACTGAATATAGTCTAGATGCTGAGTTCGACTTAAGTGTACCAACATGGGTTTGGGGCGGCCAAGCTGCATGGGTTGACGCAGGCATAGGAGACTATGCTTCTGCAGAATTTGTTGCAAAAGCATCTGTGTTGCAAACAACTGCTAACAAAGATCTTGCAATCGACGGTGATAAGGTTGTGTATGTGGGTCTAGGTGCTGGGACTCATGGCTTTGCACAAACACCGGTACTAGTACCAAATCAGAGTGCAACTGGTAAATGGAATTATGATGTTGATACAAATACTGTTACTCCGGCTACAGACAACGGAAAGTACGATATATTTGTTACTGAACAAGTAGTAAGTCGGTTTGTTAACAAAGTTATGTTACTAGGAAACAGCAACGGTTACAAAGAGTTTGCAAGCCAGACTGGGTGGAAAATACCCCCGGGGTATTTTGTCAGATTCTCAGCATATAATAATTCACAGACCACGTGGACTATTGCATTCTTGCTTAACTTAATTAGGGAACGAACGGTATGAGCTCGTTAGGTAGATATTACCAGACTGACTACCTAGGTGAATCGGTTATTACAAAAGTAGTATTTAAGAACGGAGCTAAAGAAGAAACTCGTGAATGGGTTTCTTCTACGTTTTCTAATACTAAGCATAACGGTATTGCTCATGTTATCGGCAATGGCAAAAGTCGACAAGGCTTTAATTTAAATCTCTTAAGAGAAGTACACGGTGGACTATTAGCAAAAGGCATGGGGCAAACATACGGGTGTAATGCTTTATATAGAGACTTTGCTCCGGACTTTTTAGTTGTAACCGGGCAGAGCGTAGCACACGAAATAGCACCTAAATTTCCAAACGGCGACACAATCGGAGTAACTTGGTCTAAAAACTTGTTAGCATTCCCGGAAAAATACCACTTAGTGCCTTATAATGTACGTCTGACAGCCGGAGCAGCAGCTGCGTATTTGGCATGCTTCCACGGGCATACAAAAATTTACTTATTGGGGTTTGATACGCAACTAGACCCGCGTAATACAAATAATATATACATCAACACTGCAGGATATCCGACTGATAGTGATTGTCCTAGTAATGCTGCGTTTATTAAAGACCTCAAGACAGTGATGGATGTATATGACGATGTTGAGTTTATTAGGGTGATGCCTAGGTTAAACTCGCCGATACCGGAAGATTGGAAATGGTGTAAGAATTTTTCACAAATAACTTATCAGAAATATATTAGTTTGTGTGATCTAGGATCAGCGCTTCATTACTTAAAGAAGTAATTTCACTAACAGTTGATAGTTTAGATTGTATGTCGCTGATATTTAATGTAGTGTAAACACCCGGGTGCAACGGCTTAGGTAAGGCACTTAAGTCGCACCAACAATACCCTTTATGTTCATGATTTAATTCGGGGATAAACTCTTTGTCGACTACTGACACAAACGTATAATACTCGAACGAGTCGCTAGAAGATTTAAACTTTTCGATCGGTATCGTTTTCCGGACAATAGGTGGCTCGCCTATTTCTTCGAAGATTTCTCTATAGAGTCCAAAAATAACACTTTCACCTTCTTCAACCTTCCCGCCTACTAATCCCCAAGTATTCGAATGCCGACCGTCTGCACGTAGAACTAGTAGATACCGTTTTGTTGACTTAGCGTAGAACAACGTGCCTGCTGCAGTAATTGTCATAAAACAAAACCCCAGTGACCGTTGCTGTACTCACCTTCGTAGCTTTTAATCCACTGTTCTCCAGTCCACTTATACTGAATACCTGTTTTTATATTTGTTACAAAGTTAAAAGGATTGCTAGCATCACCGCGGAACATAACAGTCCAGTTCTGCCCAGTATACTCTATTATGTCGTTTTCTTTAGCAACAAAGTCCGAACCGTCTGAACCCTTCCATGCGTCAGCACCGTCGGTGTTTTCATCAGATCCTATGTTATCTAATATTAGGTATCGCTGTCCGGCAGCAGCAGCCGGTAATCCGGCACCGGGCCCGGTACGTTTAGGGTCAACTATTTTGTCGACTGGTGCTAGTGTATTTGACGGCACAGTGTCGGTGTCTGTGTTAAATCTTAGCACATACGGATCGCCTGCTACATACTCTATAGTACCTACAATAAAAGACCCGTTTTCTTGCTCTAATCTAACTTGCGAAATGCCGGGGTTTAAACTCCCGTATTGATCTACTAGACTAGTCCATCGAAGATCGGATCCAGTTTTAGATGGTGTGTCGTTGTCGTCAGATGATACTTTTTCGAATGGCTCTAATAATCTTAACTCGTTGCTTACTAGCATAACTCCGTAGTTCATCGGAGTTATGTACTGCCGCGTTCCGAGCAGAAGCGCATCGTCTGATATTGACTCGGCAATTTCACCCCGTTCATTAAACATGCTAGCTATAATTTTATGAATAACACCTTGTTTCTTAACACGAGCAGGCATACTAATCCACACAGGACACGAAAACCGCAACGTTGCGATGTCGATTTGCTCTTCAGTGCCCATTGGAATCGATCGACTAGTCCACGACGTACTCTCGAGATATACAGTTGTAAGCGAAGTCCAATCTAAGTAATTATCGGTTGATTGTACATCTAAACTCGGGTTGAACAACGGTAGTATTTGCTCGAGTAGTTGGAGCTTCTGTGTGGTATTACTAGTCCAGATGTCAACTGTTATTTCTAAGTCGTACGGAGCTGGCATGTGTCGCTCAACAGTTAGCGCAGTTGCTTGCGCAGGAGTATACTGTCCTGTAACAGAATCGTACTGCCGCTGGCGAACCTGGATTTTATCAATGTGATTAGGTTCTTGTATCCTACTAGTTGAGTACCTCAGATCGCTTATATATAAGCTTATTTGCGGCACCGCTGGCCTAGTATTCTCTGAGTTGTTATTGAGTATACTAGCCCCTTGGCGACTAATGTCACCGTATTTTACAGGAACTCTGAGTAATGCGTAACTGTTTGAAGCGTTACTTCCAGTTTGAATATGGAAATTAGAAAACAACCGCACAAACTGTAGGATATATCGGCGCAATTGCGCATCGTAAAAAAATGAGTCTTCGATAGCCATTAATCATCTGCCTTCGGTTTTAGTATGTCACTGAGATTTTGTTTACTAGGAACAACTGTTCCGTCTTGTAGTGAAACAGTTGCAGTATTCTGAATGAATCCAGCTTTTTGATGCAAACTGTTGTTTGTGCCTCGTGTGTAGTTTGTCCTAATGTTGTCTTCGACAAATTTCCAAGTACTCCCGTTATAACGGAATAACCTATTAGGCATGTAGTCTACGCGCAATACGTAATCGCCTTCTTTTGCATCGTAAGGAAACTCAACGCTCGGTGTTACAGGGAATCCGTTCGGAGCCAACCCGTCTCCGACTAAGTACCCTCCGTAGTCTTGCTTTGGAGTTTCGGCATCTTCGTCTGCTGTTAATACTGCGTTGTCGGCATACACAACGTCACTATCCGCGCGGACACCGTAGCTATCGGCTAGACTCCCGTCTTCTTTAGTTGGCACTACATAAAAGGGTTGAGTATTGTATCCGCTAACTGGTGTTTCTGCTTCGGCTTGCTCAACAATCGCATCATTGATACTCAACAGGCCTTTGTATGTACTAAGCAGATCGCGTAGACCACCGTTGTCATCTGCTCTGTTAGTGCTGTCTAACGCCTGGTTAAATATGTCGCGGTATTCTTGACTGTCCACTAGTGGTGTACACTTTGCTCGGTATAAATGAGGATACCACGTTGCGCTGAATCCTTCTGCTGCTCTGGTTACGTCTTGGACAACATAATAACGCTTAAGAGCGCCATCTAACGTTTCATCTAGTCCGTGAAAATCCTTAAGGTGGGGTAATTCGATTACATCACCTGCTATTAATTTCCTTCCTAAGCGTTCGATGGTATTGTTAATATGAAATGTTACAAATATAGTATCGCTAGAAAGAAACAACCCAAATTGACTTAAGTCGAAGTCCAAGTCTTGGACATTATACACTCCGCGGAGTGTATAAACATCGCGGTCATATATACGGTCCCTGTTCTCTAAGAACAGCAAGTCTTGGATATTCTTTTCGCTAACAGTGTCGTATTTAGGCTGGGTAGCATCAGTGTCATCACTAACACCGGCTCCTAGGTATTTATGTATATGAACATCTGTGCCACCGATAGTGAACATTTCATATACTCGTCTGTCAGTAAAGTTATAATCGTTTGACCGATTGGGTTTATATAAAGATAACCGCGGCATGATTTAAAATCTCGTTTTTATTATTTACCTACATATGCACTAGGCGATTACGCAAAATAACCGATAAATAACTTAAAAAGGTACTGTATGTCTAATTTGTCGCAACTAAAACAAGAAGTTTTTGATTATGTTTATCTCATGCTCGGCGGGGATATAGTGGATGTTGAGCTTGACCCGAAACATTACGAGATGGGTTTGACTGCTTCACTGTCGACTTATAGGCAAAAAGCAGCAAATAGCGTAGAAGAGAGTTA